GCAAGTCGGCTCGTAAATCGGCTTCTCGCAAGTCGGCTCGCAAGTCGGCTCGCAAGTCGGCTCGTAAATCGGCCCGTAAATCGGCTCCTCGTAAATCGGCCCGTAAATCGGCTCGTAAATCGGCCCGCAAATCGGCTTCTCGCAAGTCGGCTCGCAAGTCGGCTCGTAAATCGGCCCGTAAATCGGCTCCTCGCAAGTCGGCTCGTAAATCGGCTCCTCGCAAGTCTGCCCGTAAATCGGCTCCTCGCAAGTCTGCGGCCCGTAAATCGGCTCCTCGCAAGAAAGCCTCGCGTAAGCTCGTTCCCGCTTCGGTCATGCCTGTTGCTTAAATCGGCTCTCGCAAGTTATAAAAACGAATTTTTGATTTTAAAAGAAATCAAAAATAAAAAGAAGTGATGCAAGTGATGCAAGTGATTAAACGCGATGGATCTTACGAACCCGTCTCTTTTGACAAAATTACAAAGCGTATCAGCGATCTGTGTTATGGACTTACCCATGTCGACCCTCTTCTTGTTGCCAAAGAAACCATTAATGGTATTTTTAGCGGCATCAAAACCACCGAACTTGATAACCTTTCAGCCAATATCTGTGCCACAAAGTCGCACCACCACCCTGAATACAATTTACTGGGCGGCCGTATTCTAGCCAGCAATATCGCCAAAACAACTAGCCCAGTGTACACCGACGTGGTTCGCGCCCTTTACCTGGAAGGCATCGTCTCGGAAGCATTTTACAAAGTTGTCTGTAAATATCCTGAAATTATCCAAGGCTACATTGACTACGAGCGCGATTACCTATTTGACTTTTTTGCCATTAAAACGTTAGAGCGATCCTACCTGTTTAAAATCAAAGACAAAATCGTCGAGCGTCCCCAACATCTCTGGATGCGTGTTGCCATTCAAATCCACGCTCTATCTGGCCTCTCACCGGAAGAGTTTTTGCCTCTCATCAGGGAAACCTACGATTTGACGAGCACCATGTACTTTACGCACGCCACACCCACACTTTTCAATGCGGGCACGCCAAAACCGCAACTAAGTAGCTGTTTTTTGCTGTCCAGCGAGGATAATTTAGAAGATATTTTCAAGACGATTTCCGATGTCGCTAAAATCTCCAAATGGGCTGGTGGGATCGGTCTTTCTCTTTCCAATATTCGCTCCAAAGGCAGTTTAATCAAAGGCACCAACGGGAAATCCGAGGGCATTGTGCCGTTATGTAAAACACTGGAAATGGTTGGTCGATATATCAACCAAGGCGGTAAACGACAAGGCAGTATTGCGGTATATTTAGAACCGTGGCATGCCGACATTTACGCCTTTATTGAATTGCGTAAAAATACGGGCGATGAAAATTTGCGTGCCCGCGATCTTTTTTTGGCCTTATGGGTGCCCGACTTGTTTATGAAACGTGTCCAAGAGAACGGCGACTGGTCATTGATGTGTCCAAACGAATGTCCATTTTTGGTAGACAATTACGGCGACGAATTTGAAAAAATCTACCTTTCCTATGAAACACAAAATCGTCAAAAGAAAACCGTTAAGGCCCGTGATTTATGGAGCCATATTTTAGAAAGTCAAATTGAAACCGGTATGCCATACATTTCATACAAGGATACCGTCAATCATCGCAATATGCAAAAGCAGTTGGGTGTCATTCGCAACTCCAACTTGTGCGTGGCGCCCGAGACGATGATTTTAACGTCGATTGGGTATTACCCCATCAAAACGTTTGAAGACCACGTCCAAGTCAATGTATGGAATGGCGAAAAGTTTACGCCCACAACCATCACAAAAACGGGAACCGCCCAAGAATTAATCAAAGTGGTGTGCTCAAATGGCGCCGAAATTGAATGCACCCATTATCACGTGTTTTATGTTGTGCAAGCAGATGGAACCATTGTCAAACACCGTGCAATCGATTTGGAAGAAGGAATGACGTTGATTAAATCCGCGTTTCCAGTGATTACAGATGGCATGAATTTTCCGTTGAAACATTCACTGGTGCCACATACAGTGCCCATCAACGGCAATTTGATCATGAAAGTCGACTGGGTTAATCAAATTGTTAAAAAATACGGGTATATCGATAACGACGGATTCAATATGGCGCATTCTAGCAAAGAATTTTTGACAAATGTGCTGTACCTATTGCAAACGCTTGGATGTGATCCGTTTTTGTCCCTATTTGGGGTCGGTGAAAAAAGTGAAAAAAGTGAAACCAGTATTTACCGTCTCACGCTGATTGAAAGCGATGTCGATCAGTTGCGATCTCTTGGTGTCGTCATCGATGGCGTTATAGCTAGTGCTAAAGTAAAACACGTCACCGTGAAAGGTATTATTCGCACCGGACGTATTTCGGATACATACTGTTTCACTGAAAAAGAGCGTGGGATGGGCGTGTTTGGAGGCGTATTGACGGGTCAATGCAACGAAATTGCGCTATTTAGTAATAAAGACAATATTGCTGTATGCAACTTGGCAAGTATTTGCTTGCCTCAATTTGTTGATGAGAAAGCCAAAACGTTTGATTTCACCAAACTAGAATACGTTGCGGGTGTTGTTTGTCGCAATTTAAATTGTGTGATTGATGTCAACTTTTACCCGACACGCGAGACGGCCAAAACAAATCGCGAAAATCGACCGATTGGAATTGGTGTCCAAGGGTTGGCAGATGTGTATTGTCTACTGGGTTTACCGTTTGGGTCAGAAGACGCGCGACGATTAAATAGCGCGATCTTTGAAACGATTTATTACGGTGCGGCCAAGATGAGCGTCGATTTGGCCAAACGTGATGGGCGATATTCATCCTACGGAGAGTCACCACATTCACAGGGGCTTTTACAGTTTGATATGTTTGCCAATAAACCCGAGTTGGCTCTTAATTGGGCATCACTGAAGGCTGATATGAAAGCCTATGGCATTAGAAACAGTTTATTGACGGCATTGATGCCCACGGCGTCGACAAGCCAAATTATGGGCAACAATGAATGTTTTGAGCCGTATACAAGCAATATTTACTTGCGAAAGACGTTGGCGGGCGAGTTTACGGTAGTGAATCGCCATTTAATCCAAGCCCTTGTCGAACGGGGTTTATGGACACCACAAATTTATGAGGAGATCTTGTTCGACAATGGCAGTGTCCAAAAAATAAGGTCAATACCTGAAGACATTAAAAATTTGTACAAGACGGCGTACGAGTTGAAAGTGACGGATATACTGAAACAGGCCATTGATCGAAGCCCGTTTGTGGACCATATGCAAAGCATGAACTTGTTTATGGCCAAACCCGATTTTAATATATTGAATAGCAGCCATTTTTATAGCTGGAAAAATGGGTTGAAAACGGGCATGTATTACTTGCGCACACAACCGGCAGTGGATGCGGTTAAATTTGGGTTGGATCCAAGCGCGATGGCGCGAATTAAGGACGACCGAAAGCAGACGTTGAAGGATGCGGGCGTGGAGGTTGGCGTGTGCCCACGTGATCCGTATTTGAGGAGCATTTGTGAGAGTTGTTCGGCCTAAAGCGCCCCTTTTTAAAAAAAAGCGGCACCAAAAAATGGTTGCATAAATACATATAATTTTAATATTATATGTAACATTTTTAGCGATATTTTTAGCGATATTTTTAGCGATATTTTTAGCGATATTTTTAGTGCGGCTTTATCAAACATTTTTTGGTGCGGGTTTTTTTTTAAAAAGCCGCCTCATCCTCGTCAAATAATATTGGATAGGCATTATTCAATTTTAAATAGGGGTTGATATGTTTCAATTCCGGCCAATGTATATTTAAACCAAACGCCGCACATGCATGTGGATTATGGATACCAAAATAAGCTTCTTTATAAAATGAATGTATAGCAAAATGCGATGACGCCTCATCATCTCCCAAGGGAAGCCCGAGACGATGACAGCCAATTGTAAAATAAACGTCTTCGGCATCGGTTTCAAATGCCCTTTCTGGATTATTTTTTTCTAAAATATAGCACGTTTTTTGTGGCGGAAATGTGTCGATAATGCGAATCATGTCACGGCGTTTTCGAAGCGACAAGCCGCCATTAAAATTATTAAATTGAAATTTGATGCCTTCACGTTTTGTTTCAACGAATTCACTCGCCATATTACCGCCGATATAACTTTTATCAAGCGCTGTAAAAAAATCAAGCGTGTACGGCTTACGATTGGCTGGCCACGTGTCGACTTGTGTTGTTAGTATAAAGTCGCCTTCAAGCGACTCCCAAAGTTCTTTACGTTTCATAAAATCGTTGTACTCGTCGGATGAGTTGAAATTGTCTACATCCAATTCACGGATTTCAAGAAGGGCGAAGAGCGCTTCTGTAAACGGCGCATTTTTCCAGTAGTCAACGGTGCCTTTGCCGCAGTAAAAGACGTAATTCCAAGTCGGACCAATTAGTTTGTAATACTCGTTTAGAATGGGCACGATGTAGTCGATTTTGCGCGGATCAATAAATAAAATTGTATTTTTCGTCATTTTTATTTAACAACTATATTGTTAAATAATAGTTTACTTTGTTTCAAAATACTTTCATAATATATAATAATACGATATAAGGGGGAATAGTTTGCAAAGGTGTTTGAGAAACAGAAACAAATAAAGACTTGTCTTTCATATAAATACCAGCACCAGAGGTAGAATTAATTGTTTCTGTGCCCGACGAGCAATCAGACACGTTATGTGAATCACCTGGCACGAAATCTCCAAACCGATCACAGTGATTAGTATTAGGTGGGTATTGATAATATGTAGACACATGAGAATGGCTTGGAAGATGAGACTCAGTCAGTGTTATAGATGACGATCCACCTGTTGTAACGTTATTGTCTGCATAAACAAATTTATGACGCAAATCAGGCGAATTATTTGTCGTATCGCAAATAACCCATCCAGAGGGAAGAGTTTTTCCATCGTGATTTGCCCATGCACAAATAGCTCCGACTGGGATATCATTAGTAGCCTTGTCCGTTTTTTTGATGCATAATAATGATTGGTACGGAGGAATAATAGGAACAGAAGTAGGATTTACCTGTCCAGCGTCTGACGTATTGCCAGTCTTTTTATATTGGTTAACACCACAATCCGAACAAGACACTTCGACACCGTTTGAACACGTATTAGTATTACAATCAGCATAAGGATAATTATATGAATGTTGATGGGGTGGAAGATTGTTTTCGGCGAGTGTAATTTCTGCCGCTCCACCACTTGTTCCAAGTGTGTATACACCTTTTTTCCTTCCTAATAAAAATTTTTTTGTTATATCATATATTGTCCATCCACTAGGAGGAGTTGATGTGGTTGAATAATACCAAATAATTGAACCAACAGGGAGAGTGTCTGATGAAAGATTTGATTTTCTCATGATAAACACAACAACCTTATACGGGGGCATTAATGGTATATTTTGTTGAGTATAAGTACCCTCGTCTGTAAATAATTGTGTAGTGGGGGTAGGGGGGTTTTTTGGTTCTTGTGTAATACACGATACATAATTAGTATAATTATGGACAGGTATTGTATACTTCGTTGTAACGAAATTATGAGTATGATCTGGCATTTCATTTAATGCCAACGGATGGGTGGCTTCGCCGCCTGTTGAATAAAGAGTAGGTGCGCCTCCAGAAAAACTATCAAGGCCACCTCCCATAATAAATCGGCCTGTAATATCAGGAGTGCCTTGGGTTCCGTCACACTCTGCCCACCCAGGTGGAGCGTCTGTATCAAATGCAACGATTAAATTCATCGGGAGACAGCTACCGTTTTCTAAAGCCGTGCCAACACCATTGCACGTGGTATTATCGTCGTATTGACAATTTCCACCTGCATATTTCTTTGAGATTTTGTTAACGTCGTCGTACAGACTACATTCACATTTTCCAGATTTTAAAAAATAGTTTGGATTTTCATTTTGGTCTTGTTTAAAGTCTCCACGCCCGCTGCAGATTTTGTCTCCTTGTTTTCCTCCTAAATAGCTTACGATATCATCGTCTTTCCACCAACAATTTATGTTATCATCGTATTTTGCATCTGGACTAGATGCATATGTATGTTTAACAAGTGGGTCATTTACAGGCGTGAACTTTCCATTTTCCAAATAACCGTTTTCACTATTAAATGCTGTATATCCATTATATTCTCCTTGATATAGTATTTCCGTCGACTTGGCGCCTTTATTGCATAGCACATTATCGATGGTTGGATAAATAGGGATGGAGTCAAGTGTCCAATATGTGTGACTATTATCTGCCTTTTGACTAATTCTATTTTCGTATGCCGCGTTTACACATTCTCGAGACGGGCTGTTTCCTGAACAAATAAGTTCCTTTGATTGAGTATTTCCACAAGTAACACATCGAGGTCCCCCAATATTATCCGCGCAAAAACCATCGGATGCATTGCAACCTGATGAAGGTTGCTGTTGTTTACAGCCATATTTATAACCAGTGGTCGAATCACATTGCAATACAAAATTTTTAGATGGATCGTTTGGATCTTTTGGGCATTTCGTTGGGGGAGGTGTTTTTGGACAAACTTGCTGACAGTTGATAGATATTCCATGCGTTTTATCATCAACACCACATGTCATTGAGTGGTTTAGATCAAGATTTTTAGGATCATTACAGTTTTTCGCCAAACAGTTTGTCATCCATAATTCTTCGCTTCCTCCATTCAAGTTGTATAAATCGGAACACGTTGTGACAATATGAGTAGTCCATCCATCGTCACCGCATACGCTTTTTTCGCCTTTACACGGGTCGACATTTTTTGATTCGTCAGAAGCGGCGCACTGGCACTGTCTTCCCGTATAGTCTTTAGGACACGCGCATCCCTGACATGTCGGTGTTCCGCCATTTTTACAGGTGCTTGGGTTCGGGTCATCGGTACATGTTGCGCCGCACATTACTTTTGACGTATCTTTTGAACAATCGCATGTCGCATCCTCATCCGGCTTGCCAGACCACGTGAATTGTTCTTTTTTAGCACATTTGGCAACGCGTTGACACTTATCCCCATAATATTGAACACTATCCTCTACACTGCACACACATTTACCGTTTACAAGCTTACCGCCATTGGCACAATCACCCGTTAGCACACACTTGCCATTTGCATCCTTTTTATACCCGTTTATACATACGCAATTTTTGTCGACAAATATTTGATTTTCGGGACACGGGGTACAATTATCGCCATAGTAACTATTACTGCTACACGTTGTACATGTACACAATGAATCATTATATTGTGCACAATTGGGTATAGCAGTGCAGTTGCACGTTTTACCACCATAACCTTCATTGCACACACATGTGTTATTTTGTGGAATATACTGGCCATGAGAAGAACACTTGTCGGAATTTTTACAAAAAAATTGATTATTAGAATTGCATCCAAGGTTAGAAACGGGGCCGCACATACTATAATCTGTCGTATTATCATTCTCGTCGCATGCCGTCAAGCATCTCCACCCCCCTGTCGTCAATTTTTCATCGCATATATACGTGCAGTCTGCTGTATCGGTCGGTTTTGGCCCGCATGGAGATACGGGAGGGGGGCATTTGCCTTCTTTATCACACGTGTTTAAACAAGATTCTGGACACCTGATTGGTTTACCGCTGTTTCCACCTCCACCATCACCATTGTTTCGCTCGCGTGTTTGTATTAAAAAATAAGACAACACACCGATACCAATAATACCTAAAAATATTAAAATGACCGCTTTTGGTGACAATGCCATTTTATTTATAAACAAAATTAAAAAAAGCCGCTTTTTCAAAAAAAGCGGCACCAAAAACGTTACTTGATGGTTTCTCAAAAGCCGCTTTTTCAAAAAAAGCGGCACCAAAAACGTTACTTGATGGTTTCTCAAAAGCCGCTTTTTCAAAAAAAGCGGTACCAAAAACGTTATTTGATGGTTTACATATAATACTGAAATTATATATACTTTTTACGTTTTTGGTACGGCTATGCGGATTTTTCAGCACGTGAAAGAATATACGCCTTCAAAAACTCAAATATCAGATAAACCCCCATAATCCCCGCTGCAATAAACAAGACATACCACAGCCATTTAGCCGTGAAAACGCCACTCGTTGTGTCTTTGACGAGATTTATAAGACCTCCCATAATAAAGCCAAGTGCACTCATCGCATCTGCTTTAACACATGTGTATTCATATGTTATTTTGTCGCCATTGTCTGTACCATTTTTTGTAAGGCACGGGTTGGTTGAATTACACGATTTGCACATGCCTCCGTTATCGGTACCATTGCCGTCGCCGGTGCATACATTCGCCTTAAAATAGCCGTCATCTTTGTAAATTTTCTTATCCTTGTCAAGACAAGTCTCATTAGTTGACGAACTATCGTAAAAGTCGCCCAAGTTATTACAGAGTAGATAGATGCCATCTTTTTTTTGTTCTGGGTCACAACACGTAAAATCAGCCAATTTGCATTTTGAAACAATCATTCCATCTTTTTTGGTCGTTACAAAGCACCCAGACATTTCGTTTACCAATTCGTCAATAGACACGTATGCAATAAACGACGCCAAGAGAACCATGAGGGCTTTTCCGGCCGTATCTTTCCACGTGCCGTCTTTCTTCATTTCTGCCGTTGTTTTATTAGCCATTTCCTGTATTTTGTCACCTTTATCTTTAAGCGTTTTTTCAATTTCTCCAAGAGATTTCTCAAATTCAGCATTTCTGACATTTGCCTTCTGTAGTTCAGCTTTTGTTTTGGCCAATTCTTGTGTTAAGTCTTCCACATTTTTGATATCTTTTGTTTGTTTCACCCCATTTTCTCCTACAACTTTTTCAACCACACCGACACGTGTTGTACTAGTTTCGCTCTTGATGAGACCTGTTGCATCACTCGGTTTAATTTCGGCAGAAATGTCACCGTTTCTTACGTCTAACCCAACACGCCTACCAAAAATGTTTCTGGCTTGATCAACAGATGTCTTAGATTTATCTCCAAATATTTTTTCTGAAAAATCTGCGACTCTTGTGTCTGTTAATATGTCGGCCATCTTACTCTTAGGCAAATCCGTCACACCCTGTGTAAGATCACCAACCATTTTATTTGCACCACGTAAATCACGTTTTATACCACCATCAATCGTTTTAAATTCTCCGGTCTGAGGATCATATGTAAGCCTTAATTTTTCAGCTGCAGCCCTAATTTTTTCATCTTGCTGTGGGGTAGTTTTCTCTTCGTCTTCAGGCAGGTTATCAAAAATAACATCAAATTCTGCCATTTCTATTTTTATTTATATTAAATAAATAAAAGAATGTTTACATCTTTTACAAGTCAGCAACAAATCATTGTCATATTTTTACCCATACTAGTAATCTTGTTATTTGTCATGTATTTTTTAACCGGCAAAACGGTCAATAATCCTGCACGTGTCAACATTAACCCAAGCACCACCTACATGAAAAACGACTGCTCGTCCGTCCGAACGCCCTGTGATAAAACCGACCGTTCCTCCTGCAGCGCATCATGCAACGATACAGAAGAAATGACGTGTGTCGATATGGACGACGGATCTGGCTCCTTCTGTCTCCCAAGCAATGTAAAAACGCCGTGCAATCTTGAGAATGGCGGGATACGCGTATGGACAGGCTACGGATTCACGGAAGAACAGGGCTGGTCGTGCTTGTGTTCGCACCCCGAATATTTTAGCGGCCCTTCGTGCGATACGGTAACCCCTTCTTTTTGCACAAACGGCAATTTGGACATGTCTCCCTCTAAAAAATTCACCGACGACATGTGCACATGTCCCGATGGGACAGAGAAAATGTACCGCGAATATGGCAATACGCCATTTTGTGCAACCATAAAGAAAGATTCGCCCATCAATTACATCGGTAATTATGTCGCGTACCCAAATTGGCAAAATGTCTTTTACAATCCAAAACCGATGGCCCAAGACTACAGCGACTGGGCAAAAGCCATTGCCAATGAAATGTACGGAAACACTGATAAAGTCCAGCCAATACTAGCATATTTAAATAAATTTACAACCCCTAAAGTGCTTCAGTTGACCACAGAAATGGTAAACGGGCTGTCTGATGCATTTAAGGATGGCAACTTAAGGGCAGATTCGTTTCATCCAGAAAAATATCTTAAAGAAGTGCGATTTTCTTATTACGACAATAATTTCACAAAATAAAAATAAAAATAAAGATGTCGTCGCTGATGACACAATTTACAAGCGTTGACCATCGAAACGCGCAGACATATGCACTCATGAAAATTTTAAAGAGTAAAACAGACGCTATTGGTGGTAACATAAAGTGGCAAGACAAATCACTCACGATATCAACGTATCCGTGCCCAAAAGGGTTAACCTGCCCTGACGGCATCCCTGTTATTGCCACAAAAGACGAATGCATGAAAAGAAGCACGTGGGATAAAGACCCCACTAGCATTCCCACTGTTGACCCTTCTGTAGAAAATGGGTACTTTTTAAGATGGCAAGATGATGTGGGCACGTGTTTTATTGGCAATCACTTATTTAGAAACGCGTGCATGTCAGGCTTTCCAAAAGATAAAGAAAAAGTCAATGCGAAATCGTTGCCTACATACAACAAGGATACAGGTCAATGCTTGATAACAAAAAATTACTGTGACAAATTTGGGTACGACTCGTATACCCCTGGACCTTTGCCAAATGGAGACGGTGGAAGCTGTAAATTGTCAGGGGGAATGTTGGTAGCAGATGCATTATTTGGCGATACAATAACAAGAGGCGTATTTGGCGGAGGATGTTTTTGACGGCTTTTTCACAAAAAGCCGTGCCAAAAACGTAACGTATTTGGATCCACAATCTTGCTACATATAATTTCAATATTATATGTATTTTTGCTAGCCAAGTCAACATGTTAAACAAAATAAACAGTAAACACAATAATGATTAAAAAAAGCAAAAATGGCCAAAAATATTGATCGATATAAGAAGCCACCAATACATTTTGACTTGTAAAAACCAGCTCTAAATTAATAATCGTATTATCCGTATGGGAAAACGCGGCTTTCATCTGGTCAGACGATATCGATTTTAATTGCGACCAGTCTATATTTCCGCCAACATTTTCCTGAAACAACGTTGCAATGTCCTCGTTCGAAATATTTTTGTTAACAGTTTGACCCAATGAATTGACGGATAGATGATCAAAATATTCTTGTACATATGTATTAAAAAGATCATTTTCATCTTTGCAATAATCCTTTTCAGATATTTTTTTACGATCGTCATCGGACAAACATTTTTTATAAAAAGAAGATTTATTCATTAAAGGCACAATATTGTTTTTATCATCTTTAAATGTGTAATCGCACAAGTTATCTGCGCTAAATGCATCTGTGACGCCATAACCCAAATTATGCATACTAATTTTAAAGCCTTTATCATAGGCGTCCTTGTAACTATCCAAGATTTCTTGAGACATGTACCCTGCATTAAGATTGCATACGTCAAGTACGTCTAACAACATGCCAATCATCATTAGGCCTTCGGCATAGCTTAATATTTTACTACAGAGTGCGATAACCGACTCCAATAGTTCAATAGATGCTCTTTTAATTACCATGCCACAGTCAATGGCGACGTTTGTCCACGTTTTTTCAATTAATACTTCGCCTTCCGTGGTTGAACTTTTGGCAATCAATTCGCTTTGTTTGGCGGTATCTTCAGATAAATTTTTTAAATAGGTTGCTAATTTCTCGATACCCAGCTTTGATATTTCGAAACCTGCAAATATTCCGCCTTTTGTGCGTTCAACGGGGTCTCCGCTACAAATCTGCGGCAAAATAATCAATAAAATTGTATAGTGTTTAAGGAATACAGAGGCCGCCATAATGGGGCCCAGTTGTTCTGCGGCGGCTATGATGGCATCTTTTTTAGAGGCCAAGTAATCTTCAACGCTTGTAAACCCCTTGGCCAACAATTTTTTCAATTCGTTTGCATAGCCGATTGCTTCAGACGACGAAGGTGAAGAAGACGACGATCCAGGTGCAAGACTTGGCGTATTATCGCCTGTACATTCAACGAGATCTGGGACAACTTCGCCCGCTAGATTTTTGTTTAAATTAGATTCGTATTCGTCTGCAGATTGATAGAGAACAAGCGAGTATTCGTCCGGATGGCCTTTACAGGAGTCTGGTGGAATGACATTTTGTGGCATCTCTGAGCATTTAAAAATGCGGTAAACATCTTTGATTAAAATTGCTTTATCAATCAGGGCTTGACACACACCGCCGTCTTTTACTTTATAGTACTTTAAATCGTCGGCGCTTTTAAAGTATAACATGTTTGTTTCCTTTCTGTAAAAATAAACGCCTTGTTGTAGATTTTTTTTAAAGATGGCCAACGTATCTGCATCCGTTGGCAAGCCGTCAGGTCGTTTATTATTATGTTTGTAGATAAAATAAGCAATCAAGCAGGCCACAATGACGAGTATACATATAATTGTGCGATGCTTTGAATTGACTAAATTTGGATTGTATGCTGGCACGGCTGGCGAAACGACAGGAACCGACATTTTACTTTTTATTATATATTTTATATTTAACCGCTTTTTGTGAAAAAGCGTTAATGTTTTTGGCACCGCTTTTTGTGAAAAAGCGGTTTAGATTGTTATAATCTTGTTATTGTAAAGAGTTTGAATGACATTGAAAATATTATTTGTAATGTCATTCAACGTGTTTTTGACATAAATGGTTTCAAGTATAGCACCGTATTCCGTTTTATACATATCGATAATTTTGTCTGCCTTGTAAATGCATTCGTTTGGTAAAACTGTAAAATTGATGATATCATTAACATTGGATAAACTAAATACAGCCACGGGGACATAATCGTCCACGTCACATTTGCCATCACTTTGGCCGTATACAAATAACTTGCTTCCATTGTACCAAAAATAGATCTGACTAAGCGTATCCTTCGCAAGAAATGTATTTTTATAACGATACATCTGAAGCGAGTTGCATTTATCTGTATTTGTAAAACACAATTTATCAAGCACGTATGGCTGCATTGCTTTAAATACAAACAAGTAGCCTACACAAAATGCAACTAGAATCACACATGTTCGTATTAAAAAAAATATTACAATATCTTTCATTATTTATATATATTTTTATAATTTATATAAATAAAATATAAATGAACAGCGTTGTTTTGTTTTTTGTATTTTTATTATTATTTATCGCATATATAACTTTTAGGAGCATCCCGTCAACCACAAACGCGCCTCCAGAACCCCCTTTTGATCCATCAAAACAAAAAAACAAACTAGACTGTAATCTATTAAACCCCAAAACCATACAAACGTGTGACCCCGCTACAAACAAGTGTTCGTCTTGTATTTGTTCAGGCGATTCGTCGCTATCAGGGTGCATGTCGTGTACGGTTGTTGACGAAAAAAATCCGTATTATTTTGATTTTGACCAAGACAGTTGTACAGGCGATTCGCTTACATGGGAAAGCGGAAGATGTAAATTAAAAAATGGATCGTACTGTCTCCCCACCAAAATGAATGAGATCGATTGTAACCCCTACACTGGCAGAAAAATACTGTCTTTAAATGCAAATGGGAAATACGAGTGGAAATGTGTTTGCGTTGATGAAACACGTTTTGGTGGCGATCATTGCGATATCATCAAATTGTGCGGTTTAAATGGGACAACCAATCCTAAAAGCGGAACAAATTTTGGCTTGAAAAATACAAAAAATGGAGAATATTGGTCAGGAACATCGTTATGGAGCCCTTTTCCGGATACAGATAGCGGAAATACATGTGTATGTGATACCTCTAAAACATCCAACGACAAGACGTTGACATGTGTAAACAACAGTTGTGCGCCTGGGAAAGTTAATCCAAAAGATTCCAGTAAATGCGACGACTGTGGACAAGATTATGTTGATTGTGTCGATATATCGGGAAAAGTCGACGACAATGGTGTCCCTTATTTTTCAGGCATCTGTAAAATCGGTAGCTGTGTTCCAGATCCATGCCATGTGGACGGAATTTCAGGCAATAAGTATGATAAAAACACAAATATGTGTGCATGCGATGAATCACAAGGGTATATTGTCGCTCAAGATTCAACCAACAGTTTTGGCCAGACGTGTAAAAAAGCGTGCCAAAATAATGGTCCATGTGGACAGGGAGACGATAAACGAGGAGATTGTTACGTGTATCCAACGGTAAAGGATAACAACAATTTATGGGATATTGTATGCATAAATGAAGGGTCTGAACAACAAACATGCAAGACGTCAAGTAAAATCGTGATTAGAAACGTTGGATCAGGTTTATATTTAGGTGTTAATACGGACACAAACACATTGGTGTTGTCTACTGACCGCAATATACCATCGAATTTACAAAATTACGAGTTTAGTTTTACACGAGACTGTTCGGATCAAACAACAAAAGATGGGCAAAAAATAGAAAAGTGCGACAAATCCGTCATTAATTTGTACCCAAATGAAAACTATTTTGTCACTACTGGCACGGGCATGTATGTTGATTTTAATGGGAAAAAAATTGTGGTTGAGAAGACAAACGCTCTGCTTATAACCCTTTTAAAAGAAACATCTAATGAGGGTAAAACGGATAAAAGTGATGGTGATACAGATAGACAATTTAAAATATACCTTCCATCGTCCACTGGTTACCTTGGATTAGATGCTAAAAACACGTTGTCTGTAAAAAAACTATTTGGCGGAACAGAAAGATGCGGTGTTTTGGGAGGAGATGGACAGATAAATCAAAGAATTTGCAGTGCGACATCCATTTATAGTATATTTAATCAAGACAAAAATTTATTATGTAATGGTTCTGGAAGGTGTACATGTGGTGCAAAAGATCCATTTTTCTACCCCAATAGCGATATTAGGGTTGAATATAATTCGTGTGAATCAGGTAGCGTACCAACATGTATAGACCTTGTTGGAAGACATGACGGATGTTATTGTAATGGTAGCGGTATTTAACACATATAATTTCAATATTATATGTAATCAATTGTCTCTTTCTTTCAATTTAATCACACGTGCCATCTTGTATTAGAAATGCTCTACCACTACAATGACGACTTGCACACATATCATCTGATTTGCATTGACTTCCAGAAGGCATTTCTGTACAGTAGTGTGTTCCCTCGTATTTTATTGTATCTTTACAACATACAAAGGGACTGGTATCCGATGAATCTTTTTTTCCAATTTTGCAAGTGGATGGATCTTTGCATTCTGTTATCTGTTCGCTAGTACTATAATTACATGTTTTACAATCTGCTGGACAACCTCCGTGATAGTTGCAAACTTGTGCAGTCGTTGGTACATTGCCATCTATTGTAGTACAACAACTCCATCCCATGCTATTTGTTGAATTTTCACATTTTACACATGTTTTACCACCCGCTGGTGTACAATCACACGGATAATCATTTGGTAATTTTTTACACTTATCCGGACAATTATAGGGATCTCTGTATAATTTATTTGTATTCATGCAATTAGTGCACACCATCCCTTTTATTCCATCTATTTGAGTTACATCAATAGAACAATTTCCAACGGGTTTTTTGTCTTCATCTAGACCGCACTCCCAATCTGGGGGATTTGGACTCCCCGTTTTATCACACACAATATTATAATCCACACCAATCGTGCTTAAAATGTCTCTACACTGCGGGTAACTGTCGTCTCTTTTTTGGTAAAAACTTGAACATAATGTTGGAAAGCCGACATAACCTCCATTAAATTTGTTTGCATCCTCAAATAATGTATTAAATGACTCCTTGTCCGTTTTAAGTTTAGTATTCCCTGTAGCTGGATTTGCCAATATTGATTTTACATTTGCTTGATCGCCGGCTGGCAAATCGCTAAACGAGACGATCGGGTAAGCATAAAATGCATCTTTTATAATCGTTGAATCAATATCAAATGGCGTCGGTACCCCATCAACTACTGTTACATCCACTAATACCGTGTATGACGACCCTTTATCTGTTTTTGTAAAGGTAATATACGTTTTACCTTTGGTCTTTAATAAATAGGCCACCGTATGACCGTTGGCATCAGTGCTTAAATTAAGACCAAATGTGCACAATTTGGTTGTTTGATGTGGATTGCACAATGTAATATTAGGGTAAGGATAACAGTAGCCAGAAATGTTTGATTTAATGGTTTTGTCATTGCATTCACAGTTCATATTTGCCACATCAAATTTTACGCCTGGACTCGATGATACCGACCCTTCTTCGCACAGGTTTGAATGACACGTGAACGGGTCTTCGGCGTAAACGATGCAGTTTGTGTCATCGGCAGCGCAACTGTAAACGGGTTTGCCGTCCTTGTCCACATCGTACGGTGAATGTCCTGTCAATATATTGATATTTGGATCCCCTGGAACAGTAGGGTCCCATGTTTTTCCGTCTTTGGATACTAGTTTGGAAAACTTGTTAGCTGATTGACACCCCATTTGATCGAGGCAATAGTTTCCTCCAAAAAAATCGGGATACAAACATTGACACTCCCATCTCTGGTTGCCAGACCATACTGCTTTCCCTGTATACGTGCCACACTCGTTGAGCGTTTGTATGCCCATTTTGGGTAGACAGTAAGACTGGCCTGATTTAAGCTTGGAACCCAGATAAATAACTTCTTTGTCAATCTTTGTGCATACATAATTGGATTCGTTATTTTTTGAACATTTTGTATCACAGACGTCCTCTTTTGTACAGTTAACAATACTTGTTCCACATAATGTATTGTCGACAGGAACGTAGGGGGAATCTTTGGGATACGGGACGATTCCTGTCATTACTGTTTTGTCTTTGGAAGGCATAACAAGTATGTAAAACAACCAGAACGACAATGAAATGATGAATACGATAAGAAAGGCCTGTAGATGGTGCTTGTGTTCGGCGTCTATCGTGACGCCAAAGGTTAGGAGGACTAAAAGCAGCGCAGTGAATATAACAAGCAAAACAACGATGACCTTCCAGTTTTTACCGAGATGTTGAAGAATTAAATCGTGTAGTGTATCTATCCGTTCGACGGATTCTTTTTCTGAAAAAACATACAACGGTTTATCCGAATTTAAATCAATATCTTCCGGTCTCATTTAATTTATTAAAAACGAATTAATTAATTTACGACTATAAAAATTATTATATAAAGATTAAAGATAGATGACAACATTTTTTAATATAGGTAAATGCCCTGGCAAAGACTATTATGAAGCATCGCGAAAATCGGATAACGGAGATGGACGTGCGTATATTTGGATCTTGAAACCGGAAAAAGATATAACCAGTCACACAATAAAAGATGCAACTTTACAAAGGATAATAACACCACCTAATTCACAAGAAATTCTACAATTTAAAAGTTCAACTGGGCTTACATTTTTAGCAAAACAAAAATTTGTACAAAGTCCAGCACCACAATCGTCTATTGACGACGAAGATGATTATGTATCACATCTTTCTCCTGTTTTAGAGTCATGTGAAAATTTTATACCAAACACAGAAGATGAAGAAGAACGGCCCTATAAAAAACAAAAAAACGGATTTAAAAAAAAATAAAAGCAAACGTAAAAGCAAACGTAAGAGCAAGAGCACTTTAAAAAAGAAAAAAAGTAAAAGCAAAAACAGTTTAAAGAAAAAAAAGTAAAAGCAAGAACAGTTTAAAATTTTAAAAATAAAAAATTTTAAATATATGCATGCGTACCTCCCGTTCCCCGTTAATCAATGTCTTCTACGGTTGGTTTCCCCGAAGGCATTCCACTAGGTGCTCCGCTTGGCATTCCGCTAGGCATCCCACTTGGTCCGTCGTGCGGTGCCCCGCTTTGGAGCGCTTTCAATTTCTCCTCCAACTCCTCCTTTGTCGCTGTCGATCCATTCTCATCCAACCACTTTTCCGTTTCCTCCAAAGTCGTCTTGAACGACTCCGAGATTTCTTCATCGGGCTTGGCTTCCTTTACCCGCGTCTTCATCGAGTATACAAACGATTCAAGGCGATTCTTGGCCTCAATCTTTTCACCCAATGCATCATCTTGGGCCTTGTACTGCTCGGCTTCCTTCACCATGCGCTCAATTTCTTCCTTGGACAACTTGCCCGACTCGTTTTTGATCGTAATATTCTTGCTCTTGCCCGAACTTTTCTCCAACGCTGTCACATTCAAGATACCATTAGAATCCACATCATATGTAATCTCAATCTGGGGCTGGCCACGAGGCATCAAGGGAATATCGGTCAAGTCAAATTTGCCCAATAAATTACAGTCCTTCGTCATCTTGCGCTCGCCTTCATAGACACAAATGGTTACAGCAGGTTGATTGTCCGAATAGGTCGAAAACGTCTGTGTTTTCTTTGTCGGCACAGTGGTGCCACGTGGAATCAAGACCGTCATCACTTGTCCAGACGTCTCAATGCCCAATGAAAGCGGATTGACATCAAGTAACAAGACGTCGCTGATCTTTTCGTCGCGATTACCCGTCAACAAGGCGGCTTGGACGGCCGCGCCATATGCGACGCATTCATCGACATTGACACTTTGGCAAAGTTCCTTGCCGTTGAAAAACTTGCTTAAAAGTTCCTTGACTTTGGGGATGCGAGTTGACCCGCCGACAAGCACAATTTCGTCAACTTCCGATTTGGACACCTTGGCATCTGACAAGACCGTTTGGACGGGCTCGATGGTCTTTTGAAAAATGTCGGCGCACAAATTCTCAAACTTTGCGCGTGTCAGTGTCGTATTAAAATCGATGCCGTTATGGATGGCGTCCACCTCAATACTGGCCGTGGCGCTGGTGGAGAGCGTGCGCTTAGCACGTTCGGCGGCGGATGCCAAACGACGGATGGCCTTTTTATTGTCGGCCAAAGAAACCTTGTGTTTTTGTTGAAATTCGGCAAGAAGGTGCTGGACGATGCGCTGGTCCAAATCGGACCCACCCAGATGTGTGTCACCGCCTGTAGCGACCACCTCAAACACCCCTTCGTCGATATTTAACAGAGAAACATCGTGTGTGCCTCCGCCAAAATCAAAAATAAGCACTTTGCGGGCTTTTCCATCTTTTTTGTCCAACCCGTATGCAATCGCAGCCGCCGTTGGCTCGTTGATCACGCGCAGGACGTTCAAGCCGGCAATGATACCGGCATCTTTGGTCGACTGACGCTGGGCATCGTTAAAATACGCAGGCACTGTAATCACAGCATCGGTCACTTTTTTGCCCAGAAAACTCTCCGCAGTTTCCTTCATCTTTGTCAAGACCATGGCTGAGATTTCTTCGGCGGAAAATTGCTTGTCGCCGCCCATATAATTAACCTTGACTTTGGGGCGCCCGCCATCGTTGACGACGGTATAGGGCAAAAGCTTTAAATCGCTTTGAAGGATGGGATCGTTGAAATCACGACCGATCATACGCTTGATTTCATAGATGGTTTGAGTGGGGTTTTGAGTACTGGCATTTTTTGCACCGTCGCCGATGAGGCGTTCGGTATCTTGAAATGAAACATAAGAAGGGGTAATACGGTTTCCTTGGTCGTTGGCAATGATTTCGACTGACCCGTTTTGAAAAACTCCGACGCAACTGTAGGTTGTTCCAAGATCGATTCCGATTGCAACGCGAGAAGACATTTATCGTTTCTTATTTGTATAGAAGGATATTTATTTAAATTAAATTTGCAATAAATAAATGAGCAAATTTTTAATCATTCTCATCATTCTCATCATTTTGGTATTTATTTTATTTTTTACCAGTCGAATGATAAAGTCAACCAATTTTTTAAAAAATAGTTCCATGTATGGTTATACTACATCAAAATTAAATGTTGGTATCTTTAACTTATCTAATAAATCTGACTCTGATTCTGATATATACTTGTTATCTGTAGCTGATTACACAAAATGGATAACAGATTTTCAAAGCGATATAGCAGACGCTTTTGTTGGCTACGAACTTGGAAGTAATAAAATCGTGCCGTGGCAACAAGAATTGGCTCAGTGTTACGTTGACGTATACAATACAAATTACAATACATCTTTTACACGTTCAACGCTTCCTCCTCTTACAGCAAAATTTATCCAAAGTTTACCAACAACTCCTGTCACGTTAGGACCAGATGACCCTATAAATATCGTGTTGCCATTGTTTACAAACTTTATTCCAGACGTGCCTCCGTCTCTTAATTTCTATTCATATAAACCAGTCAATACGTCTCAATTATTCTATATAAAAAACAGTTCACGTGTACAAAAATTAAAAGATTGTGTTGACCTTGCATTGTCTTTAAATACTCCATTTTATGTAAATGTGAATGTGATCAATAAATTAAACAATACAGATAAAAATCTATATTCTTCAACAATCGCGGAAATACCACTTGACTATTTTATTCGTCCTGTAAACTATACTTATTTTGACCCACTTGATTTATATTTACATCCAGCGCGATATACACTAAATAAGGGAGTCGGTATTATGGATACAACACAACCAAATTATACAGTGTTTGTTGAAAAAAATCAACTGGCTTCTTTAAATCGTTTATTAAACATATCGTCTATAGATACACCCATGATTCATGCATTTTTTGAATTGCCTGATTATACGGTTGAATGGAATGATTCATGGCGCACTCAGTTATTTACACAATATGATTTGTATATTTCTAAAAATATGACAACAACACAAGCGTTTCAACAAGCTATCATAGACACACTTTCAACGAATACATCTACAAAACTTTCATCGCTTGATAAAGATCCGTCAAGTTACTTTAATATATTACCATCCAATCTGTATTGGGTAATCACATTATTATCATTATTTAATTCAACCGCATCAGATGTTCAAAATAAGTTACTTTTACAACGTCTTGTAAATGCCGGATATAATCCACAAGACTGTTACGATTATTGTGACAATGAACAAAGTGTATGTTACAACGAGTCAGAAGCAAGCACACTTGCATGTGAGCTTACCTGTGGGCATGAAAGTTCGGAGGCGTGTGAAGATAATTGCAAAACATTGCTTGCAAACTTGAAAAATACGTGTCAAATAAATAATACAGCATGCAAAACACAGTGTTTAAGTAACGATAATTTACCTTCGAATTGTTCTGAATCAAGCAGTACTTGCGCATGTGGAAGAATGACCGCCGCAAGTTACGAACCAACTATTTGTTGTCCGTCAAATAAAACGGATTTTTTTATGGCATACAATTACTGTTATGATATGGAAGATGGCGCAACATGCTGGACAGACGCAATGTGTAAAAGTGGGTATTGCAACGGCTCTGATGTTATTTTTAGAATGAAAGGAACATGTTCATCTAAAATGTAGTTGTCTCAAATAATATACCTGTAACCTGATACGGGTCCGCATCCGATGCCGGTCGGCGGTCCTCAAAGTATCCCATGCCACGTTGCAACGTTTCATTGGGGATTCGAATACTGCACCCACGATTGCCATACCCGCAACTAAACACGTTTGGATCGCTTGTCTCGCACGCGCCCGTCAACCGCTGACTATTATCGCCATACACCGCCAAATGCGCCTGATGCACCGGCTGAAGCCGATTGACATAATCGTGGATAACCGCCAAGCCGCCTGGGGCGCGTGTGGGTGCGGTACTAAAATTGGTGTGCAACCCCGACCCATTCCATGGATGCGGCAACGGCTTGGGCTGAAAACTGATGGTCACACGGTACATTTCGGCCACTTTTTGCAAAATGTATCGCGACATCCACACTTGGTCCCCGCTATCGATGCCCGTACAAGGCCCGATCTGGTATTCCCACTGGCTTGGCGCAACCTCGGCATTGATTCCACTAATAGTCAATCCAGCATACAGACAATATTGATAATGCTGTTCGGCCAAGGCACGTTCTTGGACGTTTTGAGCACCTACTGCGCAATAATATTCGCCCTGTAGAGCGGGTCTTGTATTATCTTCATCTGTATTAAAAGCCAGTGGGACGCGACCGGCGGTTTCCATCATAAAGTATTCTTGTTCAATGCCAAACCACGGGTCCAGTTGACGTTGGTCACGCCCAAACCGTTGTAATGCCAAAAAGCGGTGGTTGCTTGGCGTTGGAACAAGCACGTTGTTAACTTGTGTATACGTATCACATAGTACAAGAAATGACGGCTCGATTCGATTTTGAAAAAAGGGATTTTTATAAAGAGCCACCGGCGATAAAATGATTTCGCTTTGGTCGGTGTTGGCTTGAAAAGTCGACGACCCGTCATAGTTCCACATGGGGACGTCTTCTAGTGCAAAAGCACGCGGAAGTTGCCAGTCGATGGTTTTGTATTTGGAGCGCAGATGAAGACGCCCGTCGAGCCAAACGTATTCTAGGATAAGCTTCATATTATATTATTTAATTTAAAGTTTTTCATTTTAAAACGGCTTTTTCATAAAAAGCCGTACCAAAAACGTTACGTTTAAATTAACTATTTGGAACCACAATCTCATTTCAAATAGTGCTACATATAATATTGAAATTATATGTATCTTACCATAAAATTAACTACGATTTACTTATATAGGGGTAGTGTATATTTGACCACTTTTACCGATAACATAAGTATATGCATGAATTCCACTTACTTCGTCATCTAATCCAGCCACAAATTGTCCAACTAAACCACCTTTATTAGAACACGTTTTTGTTTCTTTATGAAATGTATCACCTGATTCACACTTATTATCTGCATCTGGTAGGTATTCGTCATTTGTGATAGGAGAAAGAGCTGCTTCTAGATATAACTGGGAATATCCATTATATCCAATAAGTTGTGCTAGACCTTTGCCCATAGGAGGAAAAGGTTTTACAGATGTGGATGGATATTTTTCAGGAAGTTTAGGACAGTCTGGAGGAGGACAAACTGGGCAACTAGGACAGTATGGAGGAGGACAAACTCGGCAACTAGGACAGTCTTTTTTATCATAGAAAACAAAATATACTACAGCAGCTGCTAAGATTAGTACAAAAATAACTGATAATACTATTATTTTCGTTTTGTCATCCATTTAAGTAGATATTTTATTAACTGTCTTTTTAGACGACTTTTTAGGTGTCTTTTTAGACGACTTTTTAGGTGTCTTTTTAGACGACTTTTTAGGTGTCTTTTTAGACGACTTTTTAGGTGTCTTTTTAGACGACTTTTTAGGTGTCTTTTTAGACGACTTTTTAGACGACTTTTTAGGTGTCTTTTTAGAAGACTTTTTAGGTGTCTTTTTAGACAACGAAGACTTTTTAAACATTACACTACAATATGATTGTTGTTGTTTCAACAATTTCTCTTGCATTTTTTTCATACTATCTTTTAATAAACTTCGACACTCTTCATACATTTTTTTTCTATAGTCAATATTAATATGTAACCAATCTTTATTAGTTAAAATGTCTTTGATATAATCATCTATTATTTCTTCTGTAATTGTAGGTAGTTTTAATGGATTAAGAATATTTTCTTTATTAAATTTATTCATGTAAATATTGCAATATTTTGTAAATTTTTCTATTTCTTCTTTTTCTTTAAATAATTTAAACATTTTAAGCACATTTTTAGGTTTAAAATTTGTATATTTTTCTTTTTTTTCTTTTGGATTATGAAAGTTATCATAATAAAACTCATCATAATATGCATACACATGTCGTGTAAAACTATCTATTTCTTCAGCCGTTTGCATTTTGTCTATAAAAGTAGATAATTTCAAAGATACATATGATGGGTCAGAGCACAAACTTGTTAAAAATCTGAAAAGATCACGACGATCATTAAAACATGTTGGACCAAAATCCCCCCAGCTTTCGCATATATACTCTTGTTCATCTATTACTATAAATGCATTTCCAATATCAATTAACATAATATTGCCATCTTTTACCATTACATTAGAAAAAGAAAGATCGCCGTGTACAAATTGATTTTCTTGCAATCCTTGCAATAATGTTGCCAATTTTAAAATAATGTCTATTTCTAGACCTGTATATGTATAACATTTTAACTTATTGTCACATTTACAAGACTTCTTATGTTGTATTTCTAAATAATCCAATAAAGGTATACCCGCATTATCCATTTCGTATACAATAATGGGATTTTTTTCTTTGTACTCTTCTTCTCCTTTATCTTTAATTTCTCTTTTTAATCTATCTAGTGTTTCTTGTGTAAATTCACCCCAAAATACACTTTTTACAGGTACAAAAGGATTTATCCTTTGTAAATTCTTCTTTTCTAAACAATACAATAAATTAGTTATAAAAATTTCTCTAATAAAACTTTCATAATTTTTTTGTGTTTGTTCCTTCAAAATTTTAAAAACGGAATGCGGATTTAATGTTACTATACCGTAAGATCCACTTCCTAAATAATTCCCAATATAATCACCAATTTTATTTGTAGTTTCTGTTTCTAATTTTAATTTTTCAATTTGTGCGGAAAGATCTTTTAATTCTAATTGTTCTTTGCAATCTATTTTCATAACAATTAGTTGTGGTTGTGCGTTCGCAATCAATAAGCGCAACGAGATCATATCATCGGCCTTGCGCTTTTTTTTGTCCGCGGAAGCGGAGGCAGCCGAAGCAATAGATTGTATCTGCATACCTTTTTCACTACTCTTACTACGTGTTGTCATTGTCAAACTTATTTTATATTTGAAAAATTAAAAAAAAAATATAGATAATATGTCGATGGCGATAAACCCATCAACTGAATCTCGCATCTACTTATTTAGTATCGCAAGCTCGCTTGTAAACTCTGTATTATATTTGGGATCGTCAATATTAATAATGTCTCTATACCGATCCATCACCTGAAATGTCTGTGTTGTCAACCGATCCTTCTTGCCATAATCGGTCTCTTGGACGTGGTCACGTTCGTCATCGATGGCAGACAGCATTGAATCGTAAATTTGCTGACCAACTTCACGAATCGGTTTGGTCATTTTGTTTACAAACGTGCGTGCCTCAATATCCTCAATCATATTCCCGCTTTTGTCCATATATTTAAACTTTTTGCGCGTGGCATCGGTACAGCAAAGCATCTTTTTAGAGTCTTTGGTATTGATGATTTTGTCGGTACAAAGCTTGGCGAGGCCTTTTTGGCCGCTCATAAATACCTTTTCGGTGAGATTTTCACGAAAAAGATCGACCAGTTCGTCTTCCTTCAATGTGTCCAATGTATAGGTCATTGACAAGTTGTTTCGGATGTGATTAACAGTGTTGTTGGTGGTCGTGGGACGTGATACGGCTTCTTTGGCGATGCGCTCATAGCTTTCTTTGATTTTATCCATCATACTTACTTTTGCATTTAATTCATTGATCAAACTTGATTTTTCAACTATTTCATTTTTCAAGTTTTGTATAATATAATCTTTGCATTCTAATAAATGCGAATCAAGGTCAATATTTTTTGTAAATAAAATATGACACGATTTACATCTAAAACCTCGATTTTTTATACATTTTTTACTTTTCAAAATATGATTTTTCAATGTATACTTGTCTTTAAAAATAAATAAACAAAAAACACATTGATTGTTTATTTCTTTTTCCATTTCTTTTTCCATTTCTTTTTCCATTTTATATTTTAGAATATTTTATACTATAATAAATCTTTAAATAAAAGTAACAAAAAGTAACAAAAAGTAACAAAAAGTAACAAATCGACCTGTAACAAGGCTAAAAAACCAACAAAAAGTAACAAAAACCAACAAAAAGTAACAAATAAATTTATTTTTATGGATTTAATATTTTTTGACATTTTTCAAGATTTTTAAATGATCCTGAAATCAAACTGTAAATAAAAAATAGATTTTATTTTCATGAAAATATTTCTAACAAAACTCATTTTCAACACACTCATTAAATGTGGGTGTTGGATTTTTAAATTTTCATATATTTTACAACAAAATAGAAAAATAACTTTTGCTAATTTTTTTTTAAATATTTTACACCTTTGGACATTTAAAACGCCGATTTTTATATGACTATAAAAATCTTATTCCTTATATTGTTTTGACTTCCTTTTTGTTTTTCTTTTATATTTTTCATCCCTCTCATACGAACCTTGAAATATACGTAACATAATTTCACTTGGTATGTCTTTTATTGTATCTTTTATGTTAGTCTTGAGTTCTTGATAAGTTATTCCTATCTTCTTCTGTAATCGTGACTTGAAGACACTAAAGAAATTCTCTATGGCGTTTGTAAAATGCTGATAGGGAACCGCATATAACACTTGATTATGTTTATTAATTACTTCTCTTATTCTTTCATTCCTATGAGAACTTGCATTATCTAAAATGATTAATTTGTTTTTGTATTTGGTAGTAATAAACTTCTCTAAAAATTCAACTAATCTATCTGTATCAATACCACCTTTTTCGTATAATTCCCATCCTAACACACCTTCTGTATTTATCGCCATAATTGACGTATATCGCTTAAATACATCTTGTGATGTGGTAGTAATGACACATCGTTTTCCTACTTCACTATAACAATGTTTTCTTTTCTGTAGTGCATTAATACTCGTTTCATCTATACAAATAATATCTTCTAATTTATATTTTTTAATTTCCTTGTAAAAGTCCTTGAGTTGATGATTAATATTAATCTCTTTACCATATCGCTTGGATGGTTCATGACGTATCCGTGTTATTTTTAGTGATACATTATTATCATGAACAATACGAGCAAGGTGTCTTCTGGATAAATCCAAATCAGGAAATTTATGATGAAGAAGAGCAAGTAAGTCCTCCATTGTAATGGTTTTATTTTTCTTGATTTCATCCAATATAACAGTAACATGTTCTTGTTTTATTTTATAAGAGACAGGACTACGATTATGTCTGGATACACTTTTTTCAGATTGATATCGATCTACCCAACGCATTAATAAAAAGTTGGTATCTCGTAAACATTAAAAAAGTTGTATAGTTTACATATAATATTAATATTAATATTATATATTTTAACTACAAAATTACTCAAGTTTTTTTACAAAAAGTACTTAATGCTTTTCAATAATTGTATCATAACGATATGTAATGGTTTCGCCATTTTTCAATTCGACAATACGAGGCTCTTTTAAGGTTACACGTTTTACTCTGTACGTATATTCTTTCTTGTTTGATCCTTCGGTCGTTTCTTGAATTTTAATGACCATTTTCAAACTACGTTTTTTACTTTTACTCTTACTCTTACTTTTACTCTTGCTTTTATTCATCTTTTTTCTAGCAAGTTCGTTGAATGCTTTTTTTGCAGCACCAGCGGGTGTAGAACATAAATATCTACCAGTTTTTGAAACAGGAATTTCATTGACAGCGACTACAACAAATGAACGCTTGGACATCTTTTTTATATAAATTAAAAATAAATTAAAGTTTTTAATTCTGGTTTATAGGATTAAATAATAATAAAAATGACCGATCTTTTTTATTTACCTGAAAACCTCTTACATTTACAACCATCGGTAGAGAAGACCGATGACAATTCTGAATTGCAAATTTATTCTTATCGGTCATGTAATAATGAAAGTCCAGATGACCTCAAAGCATATCGTGGGTTAATTTTTGATGGTACTGTGCTTGTTGCGTCATCGCTTGGGTTTACACCGGAATACAATGAGGAAACAATGTCAACCATTCCTCATTCAAACTTGTCTGATTATGCATTTTTTCCAGCAGAAGAAGGCACATTGTTACGTGTTTTTCATTACAAGAAATGGTATCTTTCGACACACCGAAAATTGGACGCATTTAAAAGCCGTTGGGGGAGCAATGAATCGTTTGGCGATATTTTTTTGAAATGTATTGGAAAAACGTTTGAAGAATTTACAGAGAATTTATGTATATACAATGTATACTTTTTCTTGATTCGCAACACACAGGAGACACGTATTGTATCGAATGCACCAAATACAAATATTGTTTATCATATTGGCACTTTGGTTTCAAACGAGACATTTGATATGACGACATCAATTGGTGTGCCAAAGCAAAATGAGCTATCATTTGCAAGCGTTGAAGATGTGCGTGGATATGTCGAGACGTGTGACCCGTTTCAAACACAAGGCGTGATTGCATTCAAAAAAGATGGATCTGGAAAACATTTCAAGATTATTCGTTCGTTATACCAAAATTACGTGTGCATTCGAAACAACGAACCTGATACAGGGTTTCGTTTTCTAGAGCTTTTGAGAGATCAGTCAAGTCCACTGTTTCATACATTTTTGATTTTGTATCCACAATACTTGAATAAGGTTCTACCAACAATGAATTTTACATTCAAGATTGCAAAGCATTTGCACAATATGTATTTTAAGAAATTTGTAAAGAAAGAGAAACTGGTATGTCAGAAAGACGAATGGTCTATTTTATCAAATGTTCATCAATGGTTTTGGGCGGAGCGTACGACACGTAAAGTAACGTTTGAAGTGATGCATAAATTGGCATTGTCTGATGCTAATATTCGCGCATTTTATCGAATTATGAAAATCGTCACAAGCAAGTAAATAAAGCGGTGCCAAAAATAAGAAAAGAAAAGAAAAGAAAAAGAAAGAAAATAAAAACAGTTTAAAACAATCCTTTTATAATAAAATGATTGTTTACGTTGGTTACTTTTTAATCGTTTTGTTTTTAGTAGCTATTTACAATCGTTCAAAGATTAAAAAGGTATATTCATTATATTCTATTTTTAAAAATACAGTGGATCCAGAAAATAAGAAGAATTGTTGCCAAATAACATACGATGTTTGTAAAGTGTTTTACATGCTTTTTTTCCCAACAAAACCACCAGAACGTTTTAACAAGAAACATGTCAAAGTGCCTTACAAGTATAGAGAAAATGAATACGTTTATTTATTAAAGGTGCCGCGAGGCGCTTTTCAAGTAGATTCCATTACAGATGAAAATGGTAATGACGTGCGAGTAGACATCGAACCTTATCTGGGTCCAAATTTGGACTGCCATGGCGCCGATGTATTTCCTAGAGATTTTGGCTTGAAAAAACTGATTATCAAGGATTCCAATGAGATCATTTCAACTTTTGAAGAGGATGAAAAAATTATTTTAAATAAAAGCAAGTTGGATTGAAAATTTTTAATTTAAAAGTTTAAATTAAAAATTTGCTTATGATCGGCTTCATATGTAATATAAAAAGTGTATTTTATCAGTTGGCCGGCCTATTTTCAATATTATTTAAATCTAGAATTTAAAATTTTGACTTTTCCAACTCCTTTTTCAAACGTCGAATCATTCGTTTTCTTTCTTTTTGCATCTTTTTACGTGCCTTCCAGTCTGTAATGTGGTAAAACGTTTTTTGACGCAATACTTTAATCCTCTCCTCTGGTGTTTGTATTGTTAATTTTTTAACAAGCGTGTCAAGACTATCAATATTATTATTTTTATTCATTTTAGTATTTGTATATAAATTGACTGATTTAAATATTAAATAATTGCTAAATTTGTAAAAATGATTATTTCATTTTATTTATAATGAAATAATAAAGATAAGGATGTTACAAACAGAAGGGTTTTTACAAAATTTTTTACAAAATTCTGTTACATATCATGTTAGTTACTTGAAAATATGTGATACATCTTTAAAACATTTTTATGTGATTCAATTTGACGGCTTAAAAGGCCGTTCGTCTGATATAACAATTCAGTTACAACAAGTTGTAGGATTTAACTACAAATACACAAATATTTCAACAAGTTTTTCAAAAGATGGAGAATATAAAAAAATAAATGGTACTATTTTTAAAACAAAAAAGCTTTTTGAAACACAAAAACTTGCTCTTCAAAAAGATGTATTTTTAACTGGATATAGCTTGGAAGAATCAATTGTAGAAAATACAATAAAATGGGAAGATGATACACATGATCAAAAAATCGGTGAAAGTAATGAAAGTGCTAAAAGAATAGATTTCCAGAAGGAAACAAAGGGATTTTGTCATAGTTTTTCAATACCAAGCGTGGGTAAGATACATATCTATGAAAATGAAATTTTATTGTTTTTAAATTCTGTAGATGATATAGTACAATACTTTGGGTTATTAATGTATTATATTTATCCAAACACTTTATACATTCTTACAAAAGAATACGAACAATATATTAAAAATAATACACTGATTCAACATATGAAACAAACAACAAAATTATTTGATTATTCATACACAAATGAAAGCACATCAACACTATCTTATTTTATCCATAATTATTCTGAAACATTGCCTTGTTTATACTTTTCTTTATATGGAGGTATTTATATATTGGATATATATGATAATCTTAAAAAAATAGGTGAATTAGATAAAGAAGATGACATTATTGACCAAGGATTTTTTAACATAATTACAAATGAATTTATGTCAATTGAAGATGTAAAAAATCAAAATACGCAAACTTTTTTACCAAAAACGGGGGCATTAGTGTATAAAACAAAGGATGGAAATTTTAAAATTTATACTCTATTGAGAAATATTTATATCGATGAAATTATTGATAATATGTTTGTAAGACGTTTATACAAACCTGTTCGGAAATTAATAAATGTAATATTTTCAAGGGATGCGATGAATAAAACACGTATCAAAGAAACTAAAAAAATTATAAACACATTATCTGCGCAAAAAGATGTTAAACGATTCTGTAAAAATCTTGATATTGATTACTTGTTAAATATGCCCGACTCAAAACAAAAAATGATTTTGGAACAGTGTCAAAAGATAAAAAATAGTCATCTTGCAACTTTTTTTGCAAAAATGATTTTAATGCCTTCTCAATATGATGAAAGTAAGCCTATTATTATTGAATTGACAGATGGTCCTCTTGACGTGTCATCTGTTATTATAAAAGATAAAAAACTTGCATTGGAAGAGACTCTTGAAAAAGAAAAAGCAGAAATTGATGTTTTTCACAATGATCGAAAAGATATGAAAAAATTCAACTTTTATTCATCTGTAACAAAGAAATTGGACCAGTTAAAAGTTTATGCTCGAGAAGTAGAAAAACGTGTTCATAAATCTGGATCAATCACAAATGCGTGGATGAAATGTTGGGAAATGGCAAAAGAATTTAACCTTGTTCCCGTAGATCATCCAGATACGTTTACGATTTTTTGTAATGCGGAATTTCCAGGTGCATTTATATTGGCTTTAAATCATTATATTAAAACTCAGACAAAATCTAAAAATTATGAATGGTTTGCGAATAGTTTATGGCCAGGTGATGGGAAAGGTGCCAATAAAGAAATTTTCAAAGATTCATTTGACCTATATAAAAAATACCCAGATCGTTGGTTAATGAACGCTAAAAATGGCGGAAGTGTCCTTGATCCAAAAATGATAAAGATTATAGAAGACCGTCTTGCTAATAAGGTAGATTTATACACAAGTGATATCGGTATTGGTGCAGAATTTGATGAAGAAAAAGCAGAAGCACCGCTTAATCTTGGCCAAATTATATGTGGTTTGAAAACATTAAAAGATGGTGGCACAATGGTATGCAAAATGTTTTTATTTTTCAAGCCATTTAATATGTCTTTATTACGTCTATTATGTAACGTATTTACACATTTTTATGTAACAAAACCAATGGCAAGTCGTGGTGGAAATTCAGAGATTTATATTATTGGCAAAGGATACAAAAAAGATCAACACGTAATTGATACACTGATGAGTGCGCTTAAGAATTGGAATGAAGAATCAATAAAAACTTATATTACGCCAATTACAGAGGATTTCTATGTAAAACTTGTGTATGCTCTGTATTATATTTATGGACGACAATTACATTTTTTGAAAAAGAATATGGATATTGTAAAGGCTTTATACAAGTATTTGAACGGTAAAGATATGTCAAAAATAACCGATTTTGATATTAAAAATGCAGGTGAATCAGAAGAGTTTAATTTTAGACAGGAACTTGTGAATACATGGAAATTTAAATATCCGGTGCCAAATTTACTAAAAGAAGATGATCTGTAAATATGACGTGGCGTGATATGAAAAATTTAAAATATTAAATATTTTAAATAATAAATGTTAAGTCCGAATAAATTTCAAATATTTAATCCAAAAGATATTGATACATTTGTATACGGAGTTAAAGTTCTTAATAAAATGAAAAGCGGTAATCAAAACACACCTTATTATTATGAAAAAGAAACTGGTAGTATAGTTGACAAAAATACTTTAGTGAAATATCCAGTCATGGAGATGTCAATGAAAATTAATACTTATCAGTTGAGTAACGACGGAAGTTTTTTTGGCAAATGGGCGCATGACGACAATCCTGTCTATGAAAAAGAAAATGAAGATGATGAAGATAAAGCGTATGCTTATTCACGCTCAACCTATCATGATAACGCGTATATTTTTGCATTTTTAATAGGTGATAAAGAAATTATTGGTAAATACAAGTGCGTTTACGGAAGCAATCCAGACGATGGAATCACGTGGTATGATATATTGCGTGGTATCACGGGCATGGATCCATACCGAGATTTTCAAGATTATGGCAATGATGGGCAAAATGAAATAAGCAAAATATGTCCAGACTATAAACCCATTCCGAATAGACCTATTAATCCCACGCCCACGCCCACTCCTACGCCTGCAAAGCCTATTGTTGTGTTAAAAACAGGTTCTTCCTTATCAACACCACAAAAGGTATATATTGGAATTGCTGTATTGGTATTTATCGCAGGACTTGCTTTACTAATAAAATTAGCCATTTCATGAAATTGATTTTTTATTTTATTATTTAAAAAGAAATAACCTTTATAAAAGACAAGCAAGATGAGTTTCGACAACACCCAAATTACTTCGGCCACTGGCTACAACACGACCAACATTGTTTACGGAAAGCCCCGCGATGGAAACATTCCAGGCAGCTCGGTGACGTTCAAGCGTATTCAAATGGGAACCCGCAATCCTGACGGAACGTTGGGAGAATTGATTTTATCCACTACTCGTCTCTTTTCTTTTGGTCTTTCCCCCAGTGTCAATATGACAACAGGCAAGACCGACGGATACACGTTGGCGATGTGCTTGACGAATATGGACGCACCCACACAAGAAGAGAAGGCTTTTTTGGATACATTTAACAAGATTTGTGACCACGCGGTTGACTACATTCTCCAACATCGCGACGATGTTGGCAAGTATGAGCTTGAAAAGGCCGATTTAAAGAAGTTTAACCCAATTTATATTAAGCGTGAAAAAGGCAAGGTTGTTGAGGGATCAAGTCCGATGCTTTATGCCAAGGTCTTGCAAAACAAAAAGATGCAGACTATTACAAGCTTGTTTTACGACAAGTATGGTCGTGATATTGACCCGATGTCTTTGATGAACAAACAATGTTACGTCAAGGCGGCGATCAAGATTGAGGGCATCTTTATTGGTAGCAAGGTAAGCCTTCAAGTTAAGCTTCACGAGGCCGAGGTTGAGTTGCGTGAATCGGGTGTCAAGCGTCTGTTGCGTCCTAGCGCGGCGGATGCCCCTTTGCCTCCTTCTGCTCAGGCTTTACCTGTTGCTTTTCAACCTGAAAGTAAGGAAGATGATGAAGATGTAGATGACGATAAAGGGTCTTTGAAAGGGGATGACGATGATGCGGAAGAAGTCGCTCCTTCTCCTGCCGAGAGGACCCCTTCTCCTCCGCCTGCACCAGCCAAGGCACCTGTCCGACGCATTGGCAAAACGGGAAAGTAAGTGAGAGTTTAGAGTGTGTAAGTTTATACGATGGGTTACCCATCTTATAAAATCGTTTTTGTTTTTGTTTTTTTTACTATGTTATTTAACTATTTTTTATATAATAAATATGAGCGGGTATGTAAAATTTGAAAATTATAATACATACAATGCATGTAGACCATTTTCTGTTAAAGGGGAAAGTCGTGTAATGAACCCAATGATGCTTGGCATGAAATCGGTCAATCCATACAGAGTTCCTTATAATGACATGAGAGTATTACCACCTGTAAAAACAACGGAATTAAATTACGATCAATTCAAGAATGCTTATCCACAACAACGTATATAATTTATTTTTATTGTCAATAAAAATAAGTGAGTGAAAAGTGAAACTATTTAGTTTTGATAACCATTAAACGAAGTTTCATTAGCATAAGCTGTGTATTTAGGGCGAGCGGGGTTCAACACGTTTCCGTTGAATTTGATTACAGATTTATCCATTGTAAGAGATTCTTGAACACTCTGGGAAAGTGCGACATTTACACTACCTACTGTCGGATCTTTTGACAACAATCCCATCATTACATTGGTTTGAGTAGAAACCGAAGCAGATGGAGGTAACAAACCAGCATTGTTCAACCCATAATTATAATTAGCAACATTTCCCTGCACTCCTATTCTAATAGCGTTGGAAATTCCGAAATTTCCAGGAGTAGTATTACCGCTTGAGTTGTTTAACGTAGAATAATAAGCAGACATCTTTTCTTTAAGATATTATTTTATTTATTTTTTTTTTCATTTTCATGGTTTTTTTGTAAAAGCTAATCTTTTTAGGCTAGCTAAAAAAAAGTTGCGTATTTTTGGCAAAGAGGTTTTCGAAATGAACGGATTTCTTGTGCATACTTACAACAATGTTCATCTGTTAACGTATCGTCTTTTATTTGTGCAGCAAGTCTTTCAAAGATGCCTCGAAATTCTTTAATACATTTATCAAACTCCTGTTTGTGTTTTTGTTCTTTATCAAGTGTAAGACCTTCTTCAAGAAATCCCTCGATCATTAAACAGTGTTTTTTGATACAATCGGAACATTGTTTTCCTGAATGTGTCAAGTGATCTTCTAATAAAATACAGTTTTTAGCAGCTTCACGCAAGTTAAATTTGGGATCCATTATTTTATACAATTGTTTATCTTTCCCACATGCATTGGTCACGCCATCTTCCTCAAAACCACATGTTTCATGGTCATCAACTGTTTGACGTGTTTTTGTATTTGTATAATTTTCGGTTACATGTGTCGGCAACGTCTTTGATTTAGTCGAAGACGTATCAGACTGCTTTGTTTCAGGTAAATCAAGTGTGGTATAAGGCGTTGGCATTAAATCGACATCTCGGCTTCCTTTGTAAAAAGAATTGTAGCGATATTGGTAAATATCGTTTTGCACGGGCAACCCATACGAATAATTTTGCTGGTCAGTCATATTATTATCTTGAGTCGTTAAAACAGAATGGACATTTTTTTCATACTCAATTGATGTAGGCAAAAAATATTTTGTATTATTTAATGACGCCTTACTTATTTTAGATGATATATACGACATCTATATTTATTTTAAAAAAGATATTTCTATAAAATGAGTAATCGGCGTTTTATAGAAATATCTAGCGCGTACAGAAATCGCACTCGCTACCCAAAACCATCTCAATTTGAAGTGCCTTTCGGTCCACCTCCCTTAAATAGGCAAATTGAACAAATAAAGGCGGTATACAATGACAATCAACAAATTATCACGCGAAGCACAAGCATTGTCGATCCAGTTTTAACAGGTATTATTGAATATTTATGGAGTGGAATTACAATCTTGTCAGGAACAAAAGAAGACCAACGTATACAATATCACAGCGGTACTTTGGGGCCAACATTTTCCGCAACTATAGACAATGATGTTAATTTGGTTTCAAAACTTGTTATTATGCGTAATATATCTACTAATGTAATTGTCGCAATTGAAAAAGTGATTTCTTACAACCAGTCTCTTCTTCAAATTGGATTTTATAAAAGTATAAATTTAACAACTGGGAATAGTTATAATTATTATGCTTATCCAGAATATGGCACCGTGTTATCAAACTCAACTACATCATCTGTATCCGTGTCTGGTCTATCTTCTGTATACCAAACTGTTCCGGATTATTATGTTGGGTATGTGTTGACCATCTATGATCCAGTAGAATCAAGCTCGCTCATTATTGGATATAACCCTTCTACGCGCACTTTCACCCTTCAAACTGCTTTATTGTCCATTCCAACGGTTGGTAGTTATATTACGATAACAGACCCAAGCACAAACTCGGTAATTACACTTCCTGGTGTTGATGCATGTGGCAAATCCATCCTTGATTACACTCAATCGTATAATGGTTATTATCTTGTAAACGAAACGCTCTCGTCTGGAACACGTATCGTGTCAAGTAAAATTAGCTTTTACAATTATGTAACACGCGCAGCGACATTGGAAACACCTTTTACGGGATGGGATGTATCCAATAAATATTCGATTCGAAAGACATTACCCGAAGAATTTATAACAACCACGACTGTGCAAACTTTAAATTGCGTTATCACACAACAAACAAATCGTTTTACTGTGAATGTATCTGGACTTGATGCTAATTTTAATTACAACGGATTCCAGACCACTATTAATGGTTCACCAAATACGATTGTTTCAGCGACAAATGGCAATACAAAACTAAAATTTAAAAATCCTTTTATTATTGTAGCATACCCTTTCCCGTCCCTAACACTTGTCCCAACTTTTACTAAACTTGGTGATTCACCACAATTGACGTTAACTACATCTGACTGTATTTTTTTAGGAAGTTCTGCAAACCCAAGTGATAATTATTATACAGGTAAATATATCTACATTTATCCACCAGAAGTTGCAAATAGCCAAACGACGCCTCTCAAAAATATCCAAGGAAGTTGTTTTTACATTAGTGCCTACATTGGAAGCGGATATAATGCGTGTTTTATAAAAAGTGTTGATACACCATCCGTAGATGCAAACACACAATACTATCCAAGTTATACAAATACAATGATAAATACACCGCCTACACCAAGCACGCTTATAAATATTGTGTCACTTGCACGTGAAAATTATGTTCCTTTAAATTACAATGGTAGCACTGTCTCGCAAAATGAATATGTTGCATATGAACTGTCTTTGGTGTCATTAAATATGCCAAATATTTCCCTTATTACAGGTTCTTCTATTGCATATTACCCTTACGTTTATGTTGAGTTTTCAGTTAAAAATAACCAAGCCCCTAATTTAATTTACAGCAACAATCCTGAGAGCGATAAGGCGGTCTTTCAGGTAGCAATAAGGGACATTAAAGATAAAAATATCACACCATTTGTAAAAATGAGTGGACGCTCAATGACACAAACTATTAAATTTAAGCCAAATGATTGCCTTGTTTTTTCTGTATTTCTTCCAAATGGAAAATTATTTGAAACGGTTGCAAACGACTTTTACTGTCCTTCTGGGACCAACCCATTTGTACAAATAGATGCATTGGTTTGTATAGAGCGACTTGCATAAGTTTAAAATTTTTTACAGCTTTTTCGGAAAAAGTGATGATAAATTAATTTAATAGATTAAATTAATTAAAGAATAAATAAAATGAGTAATCGTCGTTTTATAGAGATTAGCAGTGCAAACCGTAATCGCAATCAATATCCACAACCTGCTGATTTTGAAGTTCCTTTTTCCCCTCCTCGTTCATTAAATACAAATCAACAAGTAAAAGGTTATTATTATTCCCAAACTGGGTATACGGGACCAAATGGCCCTGTTGGCACAATTTATACACAAACAATGGATGTTGCCGATCCAGTCACAAATGGTGTTATTGAATATTTATGGCGTGCAACTGGAAGCACAGGATATACAGGAGGTGTAATTGATAATTCATACGTTTCAACAGGCCCTTCTAGTTCTACTTACAACGTATATGTAAATGTAAACGGAAGTGGTCCTACGGGTAGTTTTCTGACATCTCCTTATAAAAATGTTGTAGATTTTTATGTTGGATATCAACTACAAGTTCCTACTGCATCGTCTACAAATACAGCTATTATTCAAAGTTATAGTCCAAACAGTGGTCTTTTCACATTTAAAACTCCGTTATTATCTGCACCATCTACGCCTCCAGTTTCCGTAACGATTATTGATCCAAGTAATTTAAGTGGCCCAACAGGGCCTTATACGGTAGTTTTACCCGGAGTAGACGATTGTGGTAAAAAAATATTAAGTTATGATCAAGCATACAATAATTATTATCTTATTGATGAAACGCTTTCAGCAAGTAGTGGTAATGTTATATACAGTAAAATCGTTTCATATGACTATACAATACGTACAGCAACACTTGAAAAAAGTATTACTGGTTGGAAAAACACAGATAAATATTCACTTCGAAAAACATTGCCAAATCAATTTTTAACTGTTAGGACTAACCCAATTTTGCCACCCATTTCACCAATGTTGAACGTGCCAACTATTTATTCAAGCACGCCTCCACTTAATATATCAAATTGTATTTTTCTTAGTGGCGCTAACTCAAGCGATAATTATTACATGGGACAATATATTTATACATACCCCGCAACTGTAGCTAATAACCAAACACAATCATTATCCAATATCCAAGGTGCTTGTTTCTATATTAATGCGTATATTGGAAATGGTATAAATGCATGTTTTATTACACCCACAAATCCACCAAATGCAAAAGGCGCAACCGCATATTATCCAAGTTACGAAAGCAAAGCTACAACAAGTCCGTCTCCAAATGATATTATTAATATCGTATCGTTTTCAAATGATAATTATAATCCATTAATGTACAATGGTAGCGTCGTTTCACAAAACGAGACAGTGGCATACGAGATTAGTTTGGTAAATTTAACGCTTCCAAATATTACTCTTATCACAGGTGCACGTATCGCGTTTTATCCTTATGTTTATGTAGAATTTTCTAATGTAACAGCTGCAAGTTCATCCTCAAAAAATGTTATTTATAGTAACAATCCAAACAGTAATCGTGCCTTATTCTTGGTTCCTATTACAGATATTAACGATCCACTTCGATCGCCTTTTATTAAACTGGATGCAGGCTCAATGACACAAACTGTTAAATTTAAACCAAATGATTGCTTACACTTTTCCGTATTTTTACCGGATGGAACACTTTACCAAACAATTACAACCGATCACTATACTCCATCTGGTCCAAATCCGTTTTGTCAAATTGATGCACTATTTGGCATCAAACGATTAACGGGTGTTTAACAAAGTTGTATTTTTTTTTGTTTTAATTTAATTTGCTTTAAATTAAAAATGTCATTCATTGTTTTATTTGCATGTCTTGTTGTATTGGCGGCCTTGATTTTTCTTAATCAAGGAGTTACGATTGAATCGTTTTATAGTGAATCTCAATCTCAACAGAGTAATTATTTTCCATTTTACCGTAAATTAGATATGAGTTCAGGTGAATCTCCTTACAAATGTCGTTCGTGTAATTATGGTTCATCGTATGATTATAAAGCTCAAAATAGGGAAAGGACATATGGGGTGCCAAATGGTTGCCAACAAATTTTTTAACTACGTTCTTTTTGCATTTTCATGGCCTTTGCAAGTATTGAGCTTGCGTTTTTATTTGCATTTAGTTCAGCTTGTTTTGATCGGGTTTCACGATCTGAAAAATCAGAATTTGAATTTTTTGAAATGTGTGTATACGTGGATATAGAAGTTGGCTGATTTTCTTTTAAAGAGTCATCTTCAGATTCATTTTCATCAACATCGTCAACTTCAATATTTTCATCTTCATCAACGGCTTCATCAACGACTTCATCAACGACTTCATCGACTTCATCAACGACTTCATTTTCATCTTTGTCATCAAGAGATTTTTTAAAATTGTTGCCTAGTTCATTAACATCTTGAAGATTGTCTAATCCTAGCTCTGATATAGGAGTAAATGTTACATTTTTTACAGATGTTGATAGATTTTTTTTTATTGTTTTTTGAGTGCCAGTCTGCATCTGTTTTTTTATAAACTGTTCCTTAATTTTCTGATCTTTTAAATCATATTGATTTCGTTCTAATTCTGCTTGTTGAGCTTTTTGTTTTATATTTTGTTTTATAGGTTCTTGAATAGGTTTTTGAATAGGTTTTTGAATAGGTTTTTGAATAGGTTTTTGAATAGGCTTTTGAATAGGTTCTTGAATAGGTTCTTGGGGAGGGAGTGGTTGAGCTGAATATTTCTCAAATTGATCTTGTATTGATCTAAAAAAATCAAACGCATTTTTCCCTTCGTAAATATCAAAATTTCCAGTTTGTTCATTTAAACGAATAAAACAAGGTAAATAATTAATTTTAACTTTTTCGTCTGATAAGATTTGATTGCGAATCAATTTATTATCAATACACGTAAGTGTAATTGACTCCAATAATTCAGGAGTGTGTTGTAACTGTTGCATCAATCGTTTAGATGCAGTAGAAAATTTGCTGTAGAGTAAGATATCCATTTTAAATTTAAAATGCATTTTAAATTTAAATTAAATATAAAATGGAATACGCAAAATGTATTGACCAAAACGATTTATTTAGTATTGTTAAAAATACTGTAACTAACATAGAGACAGAATACGATGATCTTATTGATCCATCGCAATACGTCGGATGGGCAACTATAACAGAATGGTCTTCATTGCCTCGTCAAGTATTTACAAAACGAACCATTAGAATTATTCAACAAAAGGTCTACGAATATTTATATAAATCAATGCAAAAAAAGATTATGCCATCAGATAAAGTTGTTACAATTGCATTATTTGGCGTGTATGAAAATCATATACCACGTACAGGAGATATTTATGGTAAATTTTTGGTAGTGGATGAAACACAAAGAGATGATTATGGTTATATTTTAGACAAAACAATTTCGTTATTGATTGATGGTATCCAAACTGATATTGAAATGGCCGAAGCGAACAGCAAACTTAGTATTTGGAATACTGTTTTGGGAGACTTTAATGAAAATGGATTAAGACAGTTTCCACCCATTAAATTAAGGAATAAAGGCCCTGATCGCATGTTATTTCATATGAAATACTAGTCTAATTTTTGGCATTGCTTTTTATGTAATTTTTTAATTATATTAATATAAATGTTAATGTTCAGTATTTTTCTTTTTATTCTAATTGTTTGCTCAAATCCAAATGTGCAACAACAATTAGCAAAAATGATGAAAAAAGACACACCGGACTGGGTTACAGGTTTAATACTTGCTATTTTGGGTGGCATAGTAATATTATTGATTTCTTATATTAAGAAGCAAACTATAAATGAACCATTTTTATTTAAAGTCAGTGATTTTAATCCTCGTTGTGGAGGGATGTATATTGGTAAGCCTACCACATTTCAATACACTAGAATGGGGTGTAACTATAATAATCCTGTATCTGAAAATAACCCCGATGTCATTGAAACAAATCTAAAAAGTATAAAACCCTATTGTACCGAAGATCCAAATCCTCCACTTGGATATATTGTTGGCGATAAAAATAAAGATGCGTTATATGGAGGAAATCCACATATTTTTCAAAGTTACGGAGATACAGAATAAGTTTATTGATTTTTCAAAAAATGGCAAATTAAATTAATTTAAATTATAGTCATAATAATAAATGTCTACTTTATTATTATTCAACCCAAAAGATACACCTTATGGTAATTTATCACCTTTGGCAGATCATATCGTATCCAAATCGTATGCATCTCTTATAAAGAGCAAAATGCTCCACGATACAGTTGAAAAAATGCGATCCGATGAAGCGCGTAAAGAGTCATTAAAAAATTTTACAGAAATACAAGATGAAAATTTTAAAATATTTTTAAAAGAAGCTCTTGATACCAAATACAAAGAAGGAAGTCATGCTTTAGACGCATTATTACAAATACGCGAAGATCGTATTGTTTATGCATCAACAAACCTTTTTCTTGGTATGAACGAAGGGGAAGGCAATAATTTTGTAGGAAATTATTTGTATGATATTCGTAAAAAAGAAAGAGCACGACTTGTTCTTAAAAACAAGCAAGATCAACAAGACTATATAAATAAAGTATATTCGGTCTTTACGTTGTTTAGAGATGAAATACAATCTGGTAGAAATAATCTGAAATCGTATACAGGTAAAAGCAGTATTGATGACATTATTCAACAACGAATACTTGAAGGCATGCCTGTAAATATTATAAAGGATATAAAGCATTATAAAGATATTCCATCCTTCTTTTTTAATTTTCCACAAAGTATTCCCGCTGTATTACAATGTTTGTACCACACCCACTATAATGAAAAATGTCATACAATAAAGAAAGAGGAATTGCTTGCTTTTTATATACATCATTTGTCTGTAAAATGCAAGTTTAAATATCCTGAAATGAAGCTGCAATTATTGTCAAAATTAGAAGCAAACGGACAAATTGATTCGCTCTTGGCGCGATTGGAAAAGTATGTAGAGCTTGAAATTTTTCCAAAAGAATTTACATATAGTTGTTCACCGATAAAAGAAACAGAATTAGATAATAAATTGTTTGATCTTTTTAAGGAGGATGTAGAACAGAAACATCAAACTCCCCAAAAGAAAAGTGAGAAGGGTGAGAAAATTAAAAAACATGTAAATTTGATGGACCAGCTTCTTTTAGGCACAGGACAAAACAAAGGAGACGAACAACCACAAGTCGTTGAAAGACGTCGTGAGCCAACTGTATTTTATTTTAATGATCCTAATATACATAGTCCTTATCACTACACGCCTGATAGTATGTATATAATTGGGACATTTAGATATCCTTCGTTGATGCATTATGTATACTCTAAAATGATTGAATTTTTTGATTTTAATCAATTTGAAGCATATCGAAAGATTCAAAAACAAATTTCAGATAGAGACTTTATCTTTTGCGATTTTCAAGAAATGGATATTATTTATCAACAATTAAAAGATGAATACGTCGCAAAAAATGTTCAAAAAGCTTTTGTTGATTTAACACGCCTTAAATATGCGCCAACATATACAAAAGAAAGAGCACTTGGTGTGCCATCTAAAAATACCATTTTACTTTTATCGACATTAAAAGAATACAGAGAAATTTCTTTTACAGATAAGGATGATGCTATACTTGGTCAAGGCTATGCCAGTAATGTATTAATGGAAATACGCAGAGAATTACATGATGTATACGGTGACATAGACTTTAAAATAATTGAAAAGGAACAAGCCAAAAAATTAAAGAATGTGAAAGATATATTAAAAGATTCTGATATTAGACTATTTAGCACTGAAAAAGTAACATATTTATACGAAATGATGAAACATTTTAAGGATAATTTTATTATTGGCATTAACCCAGATACAAAAGCACCAATTCCTTATCATGACATTGAAGCATTTAATTTTATATTCATGAACTTTTTGCACTGTATTACAAGAGCTAAATTTGTTAACTTTGATAAATCATTAGTACCAGTTGATTTTAAGAGTGAAATGAAATTTAATGTTTCAAAAGATTGTATGGAGGAATTATGGAAATACACATTTTATGTATATACTTCTACTATGCAAATATCTAATAGTTTAAGTAAAGATGGAAAGAATGGTAAAGAACATACTTTCATGCTAATGGATAAAAGACGACAACAAACTGTCATGGATGCTTTAAAAAATGCAACTTTAATTGATGATGATTTATTTGATAAACTAAAAATGGTTGCAGTAAAAGACGACGAAAAAGACGAAAAAGGGGAAGAAGACGAAAAAACTGAACATTTTCGACAAGATATTTTAAAAGTTCGAGTCGAAGGGTTTGATTTTAGTTTATTTCATACAAATAAGGAAAGTCAATACAGTTCGTTATTACCAAAACATGTCAAAAGGGTAAATGAGATTATGAAAGGCTGGTTTGCTAACCCACTTCATATAATAGATGCAACTGCCCATATTGGTGTGGACACGGTTCATTTTGCAAAAATGTTTCCAAAAGCAACTATTGATTCGTTTGAAATTAATAAACAAACATTTGACTTGTTAACATTAAATATAAAAGCTTTTAAACTATCATCAAGAATACGTATACATCATTCTAGTTTTATCAATGCTGATTTAGACCAAAAAAGCTCATTTATATATATTGATGCACCATGGGGAGGAAAACAATATGCAAAAGTTCAGGAAGGAACGTTTGAGCTTTATTTGGATACTATAAATGTAAAGGAAATTGCAAGACGATTAATCGTTAACGGAAAAACGGATACAGTAGTGTTGAAAGTTCCACGAAATTACAGATTTGATGATTTGAAAACTACATACGGATTTAATGTAAGTAGAGAAGATGTAAAAGACGGAGATCGAATATCTTATGTATTGCTAAAATTAACATTACCAGAACAAGAAATTCAAAAATGTTTTATTCGAGCATTATGTGTTTCATCCTTTTTAACTATCTTTGACAGTCTTGATAAATTTATTCCAGACTTTAAATTTGATAAAAATGCTTTAAAATTTGCATTGCGTATAGTTTGTTTATCAGATAAACTTGTTCATCTAGATGAAAAAATGAAACCATCGGAATATTATCAAACTTTATTAAAACCTTATCTGATGAAAGACGACTCGCATGACAGTCCTGAATCACATCTTTTATTTGAAAAATTGAAAACGCTTGCCTCATACTTTCAACAGTGTGTTGATGTGATTGTCAATAGTATTAATGAATATAATTTTATTAAAGTTACAAGTCGAATTTTGTTATTTAAAAAATCCAGAAAAGTTACCATGAAAGATGTGCAACAAGTACAGGAAGATGTAAAACCGTTAGATGACTTTATTCTTGTTAATGAAGAAAGTGTCAACGAAAGTGAAAGAAGTGAAGGTGAAGAAAGTAGCGAAAGCGACGAAAGTGAAAGAAGTGAAAGAAGTGGCGACGAAAGCGAAAATGACGAGTGGTGGAAAGATGACGAGAACTGGGGAGACGAAGAATAAAAATATAGTGATTGTTGTTAATCAAATATAAAAAAACTTGTTTATATAAAGAAAATGATTTATATAAAAATAAATGGTAAAGATATACCATCTTTTCAAGAAGAAACTACCGAAGAATTTAGAAATAGAGTAGCTGTAGCATTTCAAACGTTGCCTCAGTTAATGTCTGATATAAAAGATGGTAACGTATACCTTATAGAGAATCTGGTCAAAGAAACAAAATTGAAAACTTTTGGAGAATTTTTGAAATGGCTTCAATATACATACACATTTCCACGTGCATTAGATATAGAATTACTACTTTATCTATGGATAATTTTTAATAAAGAAGAATCTGGTCAGAGTTGGTTAGGATACCAAAGGCTTGAAGATGAAATTAAACAATCTGTATTTTTAAGAGAATCATTAAATCGTTTCAATTTCTTAAAATTTAAGGAGAAGGAGTTTAAAGCAGAAATAAAACAAATATTAAAAGCAACCAAAGACGAGCTTGAAAAAAATGTAAAGAAAATCGATAAAATTTTTGAATCACTTGACCTTGAAAAGGAACAACCACACACTGATTTTAAAAAACAACGTTATCAAGCATTTTTATCGACAACTTTAAAGGATGTATCCCTTGATTACATTTTTAGTACTATTGTATGCAATCCAATTATTCCTTTTTGTGTTTTTAAAAATATATGCAAAATATATAAAAAAACACAGCACGAATTCTTTGAAAATAGTGATGTAATTAGTGAAAGTTTCAGCGACGACAGAATTCTATTAAAAATAAATTTAAAAAATGATACATTCGTAGATAGTATTATGTTTTTAAAAGACGGTATGTTAAAAATCGAAATTAATGTTGATACGGAACAACATTTTGATTTTAAGGAACATATTTTAAGTTTATTTAACCCAGATACTCTCGAATTTATAGACACTAAAGATACAGAAGATCATAATATACATGGTGTTTTATTTTTTCCACAACAAAAAGTAGATAAGTATATTTTAAGTGATCTTATCATGAATAACCCAATTGTGTCCAAATTTTTATGTGTTGACGAAAGTATTAAAGCAAGCACAAAAAAAACGGGATTACTTTTAAAATATAAGGGAGGAGAATTAAACGGCAATGATATTGATTCATCTTGTAATATTATTTGTAAAAAAGTAACAGAAACAGATACAGAATTGAGAGGGTATGACCGTAAAAGTTTTCCAATTGGTTCGTCCTATATCAGAATCAGAATGTCTAGATTTAAAAATATAGAAAAAATTAATGCATTTATATCTTTAATTTCAAAAGTACTTTCGCTTTATCATACATTTGAAAAAAATATAATTGCTGATTACAAGGCTTTTCTGGGGGAATCTTTTACTGTAAATGAAGACGGTGAAGAAGGCGATCAAGAAGAAACTATCGAGACTCTTGCTCCGTCTATATTTGTATCTAAATACAGAAAAGTGTGTATAGAAGCTAGGCATCCTGTAATTTTAAAAGAATCCGAAATAAAAACTCTTAAAGAATATGAAGATTATATTCGTTTTCCAAAAGAAGAAATGCCCGAACAATTTTGTTATCGTTGTAATAGTGAAGAATATCCATTTATTGGTCTATTTTTAAATAAATCTTTATCAAATTCGGATAAGTTTGAATATATTCCTTGTTGTTATAAAAATCGTAAAAATAATAATAACAATATTGATATATACTATGGAATTACAGAAAAAGATAAAGATAAAAAACAACAAGGCATTTTATCAACTCTACATCATTTATTACCAGCAAAACACTATGGCGAATTGCCAAAAAATATCTTTGCATTATTATCAACACTTTATACAGATATTGTATATACGTATCACAGACTTGGTGTTAAATCATCTAAACATAGTTTTTTAGATTGTGTATTAAAGGCAACTGCGGGAAAAAAACAAAAAATAAAATCATTTGAAATTGCGTCCCAAGAAAACCCAGACTTGACACTTGATGAAATGGAACACATGTTTAAAGATGAAAGCGTGTATATGGACCCACGTCGTTGGATACGTTTACTTGAGAATACGTATAAATGTAATATCCAAGTTTTTTCTCGTTTGTTTAAAAACGAAAATGCCGATCTTGTCATACCATATCATAAAGGTCCTTATTTACGATATAAACCTATATACGATCAAACACTTTTTATATTAGAAAATCAAGACAGTAGAACACGTGAAATTAGATGCGAATTAATTGCTATAAAAGAAGATGACAAATATATATATTTATTTGATAAAATGGCGCCTGTATTTCCTACACAAATTTATTTAGGAGATAAAAAAATAATTATAAAAGAACAAGAATTACCTCCAAAAGATATTGAATATAAATCTCAAATATTAGATTCGTTTAAAAAAGTGCAATGCTTGGTTACTAAAAATGATGTCTATTTAATGTGTGAACCTCTTCCTCCTTTAAATTTACCAATTGAAAACAGGACAACTTTTCCCGAGAGTAATCGTAAAGCTGTAGAAACATTAATAAAAAGACGTTTAGATAAAACAGAAACGGTCGTGTCTTTTGGCATGTTTAAAATTTATTTAGAAAAAGCTATAGATGAAAATGAAACACCTTTAATTGATACGTTTTTAATTAATAAAAAAATAGCAACGATTTTAGGAGAATTTTTTATTTATATGTTTTCTATTTTTATTAAAAACGAAGATGACTCTAGCCTCGAAATTATAAAATGTATAAAATCATTTATCGATGATAAAGTTATTATTAAAAAATCATCTTTTAAATTAATGGAGTCATCGATGATTGATTTAGAAATTATGAAAAAATGCAACTATTTATCCAAAGATGGAAAGATAATTGTATCATCCAATAATTTATTGAAACGCCTAATATGTTTACTTCGTATGCGACTCATTAACAAGTGGGACGAAGTCAGATTTTATTACAAGCAAAAAGATCTACTACATTTTTATGATTCAATTAGCGATTATACGCCTTCCTTAAATCCTTTAAACATTCTTATTTTGTCAAATGAATTAAAAAAATTATCGCCCATCTCTCCAATAATATATACCGAATTTCAACAGAAACAAAAGTATTATCTAAAATTCGATGGAAAAATATTTATTGTTGATACATTAGATGACGATATGGATCCTTCTATATTTCCCATAATGTATGATGAAAATTTCAACATATTACAAGAAAATAATCCAGGTGTATCTGAACCTAAACGTTTATTGTTTTATACTAAAAAAACAATAGATGAAAATAGAAATAAAATTGTAAAAAATATGTATCAACAAATGACTTTACTTTAATTTTAGTAAATATATAGACTGATTGACATCTCCAAGCATTTCATCTCGAATATTTTTTAAATCTGTATTTTTCATAATAGATTTAGAATTCATTGCAAGCTCGAGGTCTGTTATTAAAAATTGTTTAAAACGAATTAGCGATGAAACTATATCTGTGTTGCTTGAAACTGTAATTGTAAATGGCTCAAAAGTCAATTTATTTTTACCCAAAAAAGTTTCAACGAATTTATCAATTAATGCATCCAGTTTCTCATACAATTGTCCTGACACGATGTGCTGATTGTATACAGGCGTTGTCCAGTGGTAGATGCGAATATATTGTTGGATAGATAAAAATTCATTAATTATATCCATTTATTTTTGATAATTTAAAATTTAATTTAAATAAATCTTTTTCTTTTAAATAAAATGGACGGAAAGAAAATGGATGCAAAGAAAATTGCTTTTATCGTGTTATTCTATATTACAGTTGTAGGCGCATTGAACTGGGCTTTTCATGCATGTGGTTATAACCTTGTTGAAAAATTGGCTGGAGCCGTTGGAGGTGACAGTGCCAAAACAGTTGAGAACTCGATTTACTACATTGTTGCCGCATGCGGTTTGGCTGCAGGTGTTATGTACACGATGCACTTGCTTAAAAAGGATGACGACAAAAAACAACAATAAATCAATAAAATTGAATTAATAAAGTAAATATTTAAAAATGAATAAAATATGAAGATTTTATTCATTGGCGATCCTCATATAAAAACGGACAATCACGAAGAAATTGATATCCTTGTTTCAGAGTTGAAAAAAATTTGTGAATCCAACCACATCGATTACATTATCATTGGAGGAGACTTGATGCATTACCACGAACGTATTTTTACGCAAGCATTAAATAAATCTTTAGAATTTGTTACTTTTTTAACGACATTTGCACCTGTATATATTTTAGTTGGAAACCATGATATGATCAATAACCAACAATTCCTAACATCAAATCACTGGCTTAACGTATTTTCTCATTGCAAAAATGTAAAAATTGTTGAAAAGCCTATTATATTGACGGAGACGGAAAAAACCTTATCAACTTTTACATTTTTGATGTGTCCTTACGTCTATCCAGGGCGTTTTATCGAAGCAATTGAAACCGTTTCTAAGGATAAAGATTGGAAAACTTATAACGTCATTTTTGCCCACCAAGAATTTAAAGGGTGCAAGATGGGCGCTATCGTGTCAAAGGATGGCGATGAATGGGGTGAAGATTTCCCCCAAATTATAAGTGGGCATATCCACGATAATCAAACGCCTCAAAAAAATATATACTACCCAGGATCTCCTTTACAACATGCATTTGGTGATACAGATAAAAGAGTAGTTTGTATTATAGATGAAAAAGGTGTCATTACAAATATAGATTTAGATGTGCCCAAAAAGACAATAATTAAAAAGACCGTTTCAGACATATCAAAAGTTAATATAACAGATCTGCATTCTCACCTAAAAATAAAACTTACAGCTACTCCCGAAGAGTTTAAAGCTTTTAAACAAACGCAACAATATAAAGAATGCATTGAAAAAGGAGTAAAAATACAGTTGGATGTAAAGACTATAAAACGTGAAGAGTCGTCGACTGTTATCGAGCAAACTAATTTTAGACTTTTATTACAAAATTTAGTAGAAACAGATGGAGATTCATTATTAAAAAAAATTTATACTGATATATTGGCTTGATTATTATAAAATTAAAAAAAAATATTAATATAAATGAGGAAAAATGTTACATTTATTGACGATTTAATTGATACCGACTCTTTGATGACAAATGGGGGAGGGGGAAGTAATGATTATATTTCAAAAGGAAACATGGAACGTGATGAATACATAAATCAAATCAACCATAAACACATCAGAAAAGATAACTATAAAGATATTGCATACGCAATGAATGGTGGAATGGTTCAAAGTCCGCCTGTAAGAGAAAATTTTCAAATACAACCTTTTCAACAACCTTTTCAACAACCTTTTCAACAACCTTTTGTATTTGAAGAGCCTGTTATTAAACAGCGTCACAATCATTTTTTTGATCCAGAAGAGTTATCTTGTATGACAGTTTCAAATCACATTAAAGATTGTCCAATTTGTTCAAAATTTTATAATTGTGATAATTCCATCTATATTGTGTGCATCGTTTTACTTATAATGGTTTGTGTTATTTTATTAAAAAAAATCATTGAAAAATAATTATTTAAGATTTAAATAATTATCTCTACACAAATGTCAATAAATTATGATGCAATAGTTATGTCAGGTGGAGGCATGAAAGGGTTTGCATTATTAGGAGCAATTCAATATATGATTGATAACAAATTAATTGGCGATGTAAAATATTATTCAGGCACAAGCATTGGAGCTGTTATTTGTTATTTTTTGGCAATTGGTTATACTCCTATCGAAATGGTTGTTTACATCATTACAAATAATGTATTTGATAAAAAAGATCATAAAGGCATTGATTCTATCCTTAACGGGGAGGGTATATACGATTTTTCAATTTATTCGTCTCATTTTAAAAAAATGTCAATCGATAAAATTGGATACATTCCAACTTTTAAAGACCTTTATGAAAAAATGGGCATTACACTCTTTACTTGTACATATAATATCACCAAAAAGAAAAAAGAATATATATCTTTTTATACTTACCCAGATATGAATTGTATCGATGCCATTACAGTATCATCAAGTTTACCATTTATATTTAATGACTGTATATATAAAGATGAATATTTTATAGATGGAGGTTTTGTGGACAACTGCCCTTTTTTTCCGATTGTTACTTCTGTAAACTGTAAATCGTTACGTATTATTATTTTTAATACTCAAACAGATATAAGTAATGAATATACAAAACTTATTGACAAAATTTTTATGTTATTAACGATACCAATTGAAGAGTTGCAAAATATCCAATTAAAAGATATGAATGAAAACTGCACATATATCCAAATTAAAATTGATTCAATTAATTTTTACGATTTTCATATTAATCACTCTAAAAAACTCGAACTATTTTCAGTTGGATACAATTCTGTAAAAAATTTTTTATTAAACTAATTAATCATTTAAAGCTCTTTCAATAAAGTAAAATGTTGAGGAAACCGGTAATAACTGTCACCAAACTTTTTACAGAAAGACCAAGTTTTCGACCAAAAAAATTTCCAAGAATGCCAAATATGTATCTTGAATTAATTGAAAATAAAGGTAAAATAAAAATTGATTTAGTAAATCAAGAATATAAACCAGAACTAAATGATCGTGAGCGTGAACGATCCGGTCAAGATAACGATAATCGCGAACACAGAGAACGACGTGATGATCGTAGCGAAGATCGTGAAGATCGTGAAGGCCGTGAACGACGTGATGATCGCGAAGATCGTGAAGATCGTGAAGGCCGTGAACGACGTGATGATCGCGAAGACCGAGATGGCCGAGAAGGTCGTGAACGACGTGATGATCGCGAAGACCGTGAAGGCCGTGAAGGTCGTGAAGGTCGTGATGATCGTGAAGACAGAGATGACCGAGAACGACGTGATCGTGAAAACCGCGAAGACAGAGATGACCGTGATGATCGTAGATCGCGCGAGAGATCAGATAAATCTCCACCTAAAGAAGAAGACGATGGATTATCATCAAGGCTTAAGGAACTTTTAAAAGACAACAGGTCACCTGACAATGGACGTGACCGTGATCGTGATCGTGATGGAGATGATGATAGAATTTATACAGCCCCTCGTCTATCTGAAATAGCAGGAGGAACAAACTTACAACGAAAAGTTATTCCTGATATCTCGCGTAACAATATTCAAGACGACGAAGATTTAAAACGTGAACTTTTATTTAAGTTTGATTTGCTTCGAAAATCGTATAAAACTGCAAATATTCCAGAGTTTACTATACACAGTGATTATTCTACAATGCAACGTACATACGATTCAACTATTCGTCAGGTAAACGTAGACAGTAATATTGAAACATATAAAAGTTATCTTATTACTGGATTTTATATCACAGAATTCGTGCTTGGCTACTGGCTTAAATTTGATATGCAGGATTTCACTAAACAACAAATTGTAAACATGAATAAATATGAACATCTTCTTATTGAATTAGGTGAAAAGAATTACGTGCCAGAGGGAAGCAAATGGCCTGTTGAAATTCGTTTACTATTCACTATTTTAATAAATGCGGCCATTTTTATCATTACAAAAATGGTAATGAAGAAAATCGGTGGAAGTTTGTTTGGAACACAAGACGACACTATGCAACAAGTGCCTAAAAGAAGAATGAGAGGTCCTGAAATAAATTTATAAAAAAAATTTACAAAATATTATTTATAAAAAAATAATTTATAAATAAATGAGTGAAATGAGTGACGATGATTTTGTTAAAGCTCCACCAAAAATGGAATTCCCAAAAGGCTGGGTTTTAAATTTTGATGATGATAGTGACGGAGAATATTTTTACTATAATAGAACACTCAGGCTAAGAGGGAAACGAACACCTGTTGCAGAAATGAAAGATTTTATGAGAGAGTTTGGTAAAAAAAAAATAAAAATAAAACAAACATCGAAAAAATTACATATCATGCAAATTGATATAAATGGTGATCCATATTACAGATATTTAGATATTAAAAGAAACCAAACAAGCGAATTAACAAGAACACCACCTTTTAATATGCATGAACGTTTTCCATATGGCATTGAATTAATATTAACCAAACCCTTTTTTAAAGAGGTTGGTGAAAATTCAAAGGTAATAGTTACCAAACCAGATCAAGACTCGTATTTACAAGCCTTGTCAAAAGGAATACATTGTGACGAAGATTCACCTTGCGGTGAAGATCATGAATGCGATTTAGAACATAAAAAGTGTGTTCCAAAATCAGATCGATCTTATTATGACGATATTATGCGTCACGAGGAAGATGGAAAATTTTTTGTTGGAAAATCTCAAACTATTCAAAAGCTTATCGAGTCTATCGCAGCGAAAAAGAAAGTAGCCAAGAAAGCAGCGAAGGCTGCCAAGAAAGCTGCCGAAGAAGCAGCTGCAGCAGAAGAAGAAAGAAAAGCTGCCGAAGAAGCTGCTGCAAAGGCTGCTAGGAAGGCTGCTAGGAAGGCTGATAAGGAGACAAAGAAAGCCGCTGAAGAAGCTGCCGCGGCCGAAGAAGAAGCGGAAAAGGCAGCAAAGAAAGCGGCCAAGAAAGTCGATAAGGCAGCAAAGAAAGCTGCTGAAGAAGCTGTTGCTGCTGAAGAAGCACTAGCCGAAGAACAAAAGAAAGCAAAGAAAGCCGCCGAAGAAGAACAAAAGAAAGCGGCAAAGAAAGCAGCCGAAGAAGAAGAGAAGAAAGATGCAAAGAAAGCCGCCGAAGAAGAAGAGAAGAAAGCAGCAAAGAAAAAAAAGAAAGATGAAGGTGAGGATGAAAGAGAATTAAATGTGGATGATCTTAGCGGCGACTATGAAAATTTATCTGCATTACAAAAGGCTTTAATGGACTGTTTAGTCCCCGAATAAATCTTAATTAGTTTATATTTTTATAATATAAACTACTTGAATAAAAAGTCAAATATATCACCATATTCTATTTTCTGCCCCATCCTCAACGATTTATCTTTTATATGCATCTTTATAATTTTTAAACTTTCTACAACACATTCATGTACATTTTCATAATGCATATCAACTATATAACTTTCACTTAACTCGTTTACACTTGTTTCATTATTTATTTCTTTGTAATCATTATCTTGATCACGGTCATCGTTAGCATTTTTATCTTTATATTTATTTTCCTTATCCTTATTTTTACTCATAAAATATGATCAGTTTTCTTATAAACAAAATCGCAAAATGCGTTGAAAGAATATTCTTTATATAACAAGTTTCTAGTTTTTAAAACATACATTATTTTTTTATAAAGTAAAATCAAGTCTTCTTTATATTCATTATACCATTGTTTTTTGGTAAACATTTTATTTATATATTTAATCTTTAAAAGCACTTTACTTTAATTTTCTAATTCTTTTAATTCATTTTCAAGTTCTTTGTCAAGAGCACTTGAATTATCTTTATCTTCATTAATTTCCGACCTATCTTCTTTATCTTCGTTATCTTCTTTATTTTCTTCTTTATCTTCTTTATTTTCTTCTTTATCTTCGTTATCTTCTTTATTTTCTTCTTTATCTTCTTCTTTATCTTCTTTATCTTCTTTATCTTCATCTTTATCTTCAATTATATCATCAATAAGTTCAACTGTAGCGTGTTGTTTAAAATTAGGTGGATGTGACACTGAAAAAGCGGTAAATAATATATTATCAAATTCGTCCTCTTTATTTTTTTCAACTCGTTTTGTGTCACTTTTTTTAGACAAAGGTGGAGGCGGAGGTGGAGAATGAATCCGCGAAGATGTTTGTTGTACGCTTTTATTATACTTAATTTCTTCGATAGCCGCTTCTGATTTTTTCAACTGTTTTTTTAACTGGCTAATACTGTCTTGTAATATTGAAATTTCTTTTGAAAATTGCTCTTCTATACTCTTTACACGCAGTTCAAGCGATTTTGATTTTGTATGAAAAAAATATGTCATTGATCCAAGCGCAATAATTTCAAGTGAAATGTGTAGTATTAATTTTTTATCTTGAAAAATTGACATTTTAGTTTCTATTTTTACTATAGAATAGTCTTTAAGTTGCTAAATTTAAAAGATTTACAACCCTCCTGTTTTTCTAACCGGTGAAGATTTATCAACTAAAAAATGGGTGTAAAATTAAAATTGAGATGCTCAAAAATTTCCTTCACGACATCATCATGAAAACTCTTGCGATCCAATGTCTTTAACATATTAAAATCATTTCTTTTACACGGATACTTGTGCTTGCGTAATAACTGAAAAAGAACATATTGTGTATTTATAAAACTTTTACGATCAATCTTTCCTGTAAATTTAAACTTTTGATCGTACACATTTGAAATTTTATCAAAATCCTCCATCAATGCATCTTCAATATGAGAAATGTCATCCACCTTTTTACCCGTCAATTTATGATATATCAATACAACATCTTCGTAATGCTTTGAATGTCCCGTCTCCTTTAAAAACAATAAAATGTGCTCTTTCGTGACATTTGAAAAACGCTTTGACATATTTTCACATTGCTGTTGCGTCTGAACTATTCCATGAAGTTCTAACTGTGTTTCTAAATCTTTATACACTTTATCATCTATCGACGCATTCTGTTTACCCTGATACTGATTTATACAATCTTTGAAATGAACACGTCTCTCGTATGTATATTTATTTGAAATATTTACACGCGAAATATCCTTGTAACAAGAAGATTTATACGCTTTTTCTTCCTGTGATCCACATGATTCACATATTTCTACATTTGTATATTCGTTGTAAATAAACTCTTGTGTTGACTTGCATTTTTTACACTCTTTCTTTTTTACAGGAGACTTGTTATTACTAGAAACGATGTCTTCAAGTTCGGCATAATCAATATTATACATTTTTAATATTTCAAGATATTTTTTGACAACCGTTCGCACGTCTTGGTTATCATTTTGTTTTTTTGTCATGAATGATATTTTTTTAGGAGCAATAAGCATTTGTTTATACGATTCCAATAAAGGCGTCACATCCATCACATAAAAATTTAAATTTGTCTGAAAATCGATGCACTCTTGTTTATCTTTTAAAAGCGTTTCTACCTTATCGTTTAAATCTTTGATAATATGTATGGATAACGCATTATCTTTTAAAATATCCCTTATATCCTCAACTTGTTTATCAATATCTGTTATTTTTTCTTCATTATTTTTCCATTTGTCGCGTATATTTTTATCAATATTCAATATATCAATCTCCATTTATTTTTATTTATCTTTTTAATTGTGTATTAACACAATTAAAACTAATATTTCGTGCTTTAAACCATTTTTGCGAGAAATATATAACATTATTTTATTCCGTATTTTCCTTTTCTTTTTCCTTTTTATTTTTCTCCTTGTTTGCAATCTTTTGTTGATGTTTACAGGCCTTGCAATTTGCGCATAGACCATCCTTTGTTTGACGCGCCTTGTAAAAACACGAATGTTCCTTTACATTTTCACATAAATTGCACCATTTGTGTGTACAGGAACAACTTTCATAACTTTACGTTTGTCGCCATACACTCCTGTCAAATAACAATCTTTACACAAACGATTAACACCATCCTCGTTTCCCGCATTTTTGAAAAACCGTGAATAAGGTAAAAATCGACTTTCTTCGGTTTTATGGGTGACGCCCCCACAACGTTTTGTAAGTGGCTGGGATTTTTGGTCCTCATTATCTGCGTTTTCTACTTTGGTTTATTGACTTTTTAATTTTAAAGAAATATAAATTAATATAAAATGAAAATTGCTGTTTATAATGGCTTTGCATTTCACTACGAGATGTTTGGATATATCATTGAATTTTGCAGACATCATCGTATTCAACTTTATATTTATACAGAAACACAAAACAATATGAAATGGCTTGAGTTTTACATTGATTTTTTTCCAAAATGTTTTACCATTAAAAAACATACATTGTATCCACCTGAAAATGATTATGACAAAATTATTGTTACAACAGATGACGATTTTTCTTTTAAAGATAACTGGTTTAACGATCGTGTCATTGTAATTGATCACTATTACACAAATCGTCGTCAAATTGCACATCTACATATAGGAACTCGTTTTTTTTCATCAAATCCTTCACAAGAATGGGCACTTCCAGTATATCGACTGATTGATTTAAATATTAAAAAAAATGTTGAAAACAAATCAATAGTTTTTATTGGTATTCATGCTAGAATAGATCAAAATATTATATCAAAAATGTTTCCAAATATGATATGCATTTTTGCGGATAGAGCGATACCAACATATCAATGCGATAATATTTACAGTTATAACAATTTATCAACTATTGATCTTATATACTATCTTCGATGTTCTTCTTTTGTTTTTATATATAATATCGATACAGAACATATCGACAAAAAAATATCTGCATCAATTCCACTTGCTTTGGCTACTCTTTGTACACTTGTAATGCCTAAAAAGATGAATGACTATTATAAATTATCTTCTGCTATTGAATATGAAACACTTTCTGATCTTACAGAAAACATTTTAAAGCATGAGTCATTACTGGTTGACAATGATCTTCAAACTATGATAACACACCGAAATAGTGTATTTAAAAAATATCTAATTTAAATAAAACACCGCTTTTCCACAAAAAGCGGTACCAAAAACATTTTTTAACCAATCAAATAAAAAGAAAGTGCTCTCTTTATTTTAAATTATTTAATAATTTAAAATAAGTACAAAAAATATTACTAAAAAGGCCTAGTCGTAAATTTATTATAATTTTCTCATCTCATTTTCATCTTTATCCTGATGACTTTTTCAAACTTTTTTTAGGATAATATTTTTTCAAATCCGTTTTTAACAAATCGTCGCATCCGCCAATTATTTTTTTTGCTTATCAATTCCATTACAGTTTAGGATCATTTGTCATTCTTGTCCACGTGCTATAGGTGTGTACAAAAACATTAAAAAGTTGTTCTAGATAATCGTTGTTTTCCCAACAACTTTTTTATTTTTAATGACATCCCATCAAAGCGGTCAAATTTTTGTATCTATAAAAATTCCGACATCGAAAATTTCAAATTCTTAAGCCAACATAAAATAAATTTAAATATAATTTAAAAAAATTTTCTCCTCTATAATAAAAATGTCTATCGCTACCTCCAACTTAACATCCGGTTTTATCGATCTCGCCACTTATGACGAGCAAGAAAAATACACGTATGGCGGCTCTGAATCCATCGCCTACTTTGTTCGCGAAGTTCGCAAATCTACGTGGTTTACACAAGTACCTGTGGTTTTGAGCAAATCGTCGGGCCAATCTGGCTTTGGTCAACAATGGTCGGTCTCCATCTCTCGTGCTGGTGATTACCTCCTCCACACCTGGTTGCGTGTGGTCCTCCCCTCTGTGACAGCCGCCACCGCCAACGGCACCTCATTGGGTGCCACTAGTTCTGTCATCAACGTCTTGCGTTGGACCCGTAACTTGATGCACAACTTGATCCAAGAGTGCAGTATCACGTTTAACGATTTGGTGGCTGCCCGATTTGACAACTTTCACTTGGACTTCTGGTCGTCGTTCACTGTGCCCTCCGGCAAGCGCAACGGCTACAATGTGATGATTGGTAACGTCAACCAATTGATCAACCCCGTGGCTGCCAACCCCCTCATCTTGGTCGGCCAAGGTGGCGTCCAAACCAATACCACGGCTGGCGATGTTAAACCCCAAGTATTGCCTTCTCAAGTGCTTAACCTTCCTCTTCCCTTCTTCTTCTCGCGCGATTCTGGCATTGCTTTGCCCACGGCCGCTCTTCCTTACAACGAAATGCGCATCAACTTTTCGTTCCGTAACTGGACTGATTTGTTGATCAAGGATTCATATGTTCCTAGTCCTGTTTATTCAACAGGAGTTCCTCCTTTCGCATTCACATCTGCAGCCGCTACTGGTCTTGTCCCTACTATCACATCTGCTACAAATCCCACCACCACGGGTGCCGCTGGTTGCTGGGTGTCTCAACCTGCCCAACAATCCGATCTTGCCGTCAATGCCAACATTGACATCAGCAACTCGTGTCAAGTCTGGGCTAACTATGCCATCGTGTCGAACGAAGAACGCAAGAAGATGGCCTGTGCCCCTCGCGATATCTTGATCGAACAAGTCCAAACGGCTCCTCTTCAATCGTTCAATAACCAAAATCCCGTGAATACATCAACCAGTGGTTTTATGGGCATCTCGAACGGTACTCAAATCACTCCCCAATTTGATATCCGCTTCTCCCACGCCGTCAAGGTGCTCTTCTGGGCTGCCCGTAACAAGTCCAACTATGCCGCTTGGTCGAACTACACTTCTGACCCTCAATTCCCTCTTGGCCCTCACCAATCGGGTAACATTGGTTCTCAACCCGGTGTCAGTGCTCTCTTCGGTGTCGTCGACTTTACTGCCGGCTCGGACCCCGTTGACAATACCTCGCTCATCTATGAGAACACCCAACGTCTCCAAAACATGGGCTCGGATTACTTCTCCCTTGTCAACCCTTGGTTCCACTCACCCGTCATCCCTCTCGAGACCGGCTACCACAGCTACTCGTACTCGTTGGATTACTCCAACATTGACCCGATGGGATCCACTAACTATGGTAAATTAACAAATGTGTCAATTGTCCCCTTCTCCTCGGCTGCCCAAAACAACTCGTGGTACTTTAACGCAAGCGCCCAAGCCCCTACAGCCATAAACAATATCACAGCCGTTGCCATCAAATACGATTTCATCACCACGTGTGTCAACAACAACATTATCCGCATTTCTGGCGGTGCTCTTGGGTTAAAAAACTGGAAGCCCAAAATAGGAAGCTGCCGAAAACGTTACAATTCATCGTTTTCGGGCAAACAGTATAAGAATTGTACTCTTTTTACAAGAGTTATGTAACTTTCTAGTCCAAGTCTCAATGATTGGGCAAGATAATTTAAAATGACGGGAAACCCCTTAAGTCAATGCTACTAAACCAATTAGGAAACTAATTGTGTGGACAGGTTAATAGCCTCGTGTATAGTAATAACGCATTGAATTGGGCAATCCGCGGGTAAAGAACCTAAAATCGTTAATCGACTAGATTATGGTTCTCCCTCAACGACTACCGGATTATCGGTCTATGGATACTAGTCATATCTATATAGGTCTAAGGTATAGTCTACTCCTCTCCGAAAGGAGAGGTATTAGGAGAAATGTTCCAGTTCTCTAAAAGACCAAATATGGTCAAAAAATTCAAATTCAAAAAAAAAACAATTGCAAAAATTTTCAATTTCATAAAATTGAAAATAAAAATCAAATGCCACAAAATTAAAAATGATTGGATACGTTTATAGTATAACAAATTCAAAAACGTCTGACATATATGTTGGATCAACCATTCAAAAACCAGCTCATCGTTTTAAAGCACATCGAAGTAATGCAAAATCTGGAAAGAATGGAAAATTATACGACCATATAAGAGATATTGGTGTTGAACATTTTAATATAAATGTATTAGAAGAGTATTCTATTGAAAATGAATCGGAATTGTGTCAGAAAGAAAGAGATTATTATACAAAATTAAAACCATCTCTTAATATGATAGCTCCTCGTATTTCAGAAATTCATGAAACAGGAAGGATTTACAAGTTGTTTTTTAAAATGATATATCAATATTTTATATTGGTTCGACAAAGAAAACAATATCTAAAAGATTGGGCGATCACAGATCTGCTTCAAATGAAGGAACTACTCCTTTTTATACTTTTATGAGAGAAAATGGAAAAGATAATTTTGATATCGAATGTGTCGAGGATAATATACCTATTGATCAGTTAATCGTTCGTGAAAATCACTGGATTTCAGAATTAAAACCGACATTAAATAAAAATTTATTTTTATGTAGAACAGAGCAAGAGCGTGATAAAGCAAAATATCTTAAAAATTGTGAAAAAATAAAAGAACGAGTAAATGAACGTCGCTTATTAAAGCGATATGAGATCAATGCTCAAAAAAGAGATCATTATAAACAAAATAAAGAAAAGATATCTGAGAAAAGTAAGCAAAAATTGTTGGAACTAAGAACAAAAGAAATAACGCTTTATAAAGAAAATCCCAACTTTACAAAAGAATTGTTGTCAACAAATACAAATATTCAATTAAAAGAAATTATGAGAAAATTTGGATTTGATAATTCTCCAAGAGTGAAAGAAAAATTGATTGAAAGGATTTTAAAAGAGCAACAAACACTATTTAATTAAATTATCATCTTGATGATAATTTAATGATAACTTAATAAACAAATTGTCCACCGTTGCATATCTGTAATTTCAACTGTATATTTTCCAGTTGCAATTCGTTCACTTTTTGTTCAAACCGACGAATCTTCATGGGCAAATCATTTTCGTCCAAGAACTTTTCGGTCATTTGTAAAAATGAGGCAAGCTTTTTGGTGGATTTGTAAATTTCTTTTTGCTTGTTGAATTCGACTTGATACGGAAACAGAAAATCGTGTAACATTTTTTCGATGGGTCGCCCAGATACCTTGAAAAGCTTGACAAGACGCCATTGGCTGTACATGGATTCTGACGATGTGTGTTTTTTGTTGCGTTGTAACATTCTCCCGTCAGAGAAGCCAATTTTTAGCATTCCTTTGCCGATATAAGAGACGTAAATGACGGAATCAGCTGTGTATTCTTCGAGCTTGACTTCTTGTTCAAGCACTTCGGCTTCGATATCCATTTCGGTGAGCGTTGCGAAGGCTTTGATGGGTCTTTCAAGAGCGACGGATCCTGTGGATAACAATTGTTGAATCCACCCTGTGACATTGACGGCAAATTCTGAAGAAATCCAATATGAAATATGAATGGCTACTTGAGGATGCACCCACGTTCCTCTGTCATCATTATCACCATCTACTTTTATGTCAATTAAGCATTTTTGGGGGTCGGTGGGAAAAGTGACCAACCCTTTTTCTTCCATATACACGCTTATTTTTTCTTTTGTAGCGAGTTTTTCTAAAAATTCTTTTGTTTTATCATTTCTATGCCATTGTTTAAAATCTTTTCCACCGGCCTTGCATAATTGAGTGGCATTGATATAACCGTCTTCAACACGTGAGATGACTTCGATACCACCAAGTAGAATACGATCTTTTTGGTCATTTTCTTTTTGGTCATCGATATCTTTTTGTTTTAATGCTTGGATTAATTCATCTTTTTGTAAATTATTGTATTCAAGAAGTCCGCGATCTTTGGCAAGCAATTTCAATTTATTTAAACTCATATCAATATACTCAAATACAGCATCGTCATCTTCTTTATCCACTATGATTTCACTGATTAATGTGTCCTTGTCAAGATTTGTTGAGATACCACGTTCTTTGGCGATTTCTTTGAGTTGAAAAATATTCATTAATTTATAATCAGGGTCACCTTGCTTTGAATCACTTTCATCAAGACCTAATTTGGTCCAGAAACGCTCTCGACGCCTTTCGACCATTTCAAACATTCGTTCGTGGATATTTGCAATCGATTTGGAATTTGAGACACCAACTGTAAAGCCATATTTTTTAGCTTCTTCTCCAAGCTTCTTTTTTGACATATTTTTCCACGAAGAAATGATAAGTGGGTCGATAGGTGTATGAATTAACTCGACAAATTTATACCATTCTTCGTTTGGAGAGACTTCACGTGCTTGATAGGGATCGTGATCGTCTTCTTCGGGGTGTTCAATGACATATTTAAATGTTTCGACCCAGTTTTCAATGCTTGCAGCTGAACAGAATCCACCGCCACCACGCTTGGACTTGCCATTAAACATACGGGCGGTAGCTTGTTTTCCAACTGTTTCGTGTGCTTCAAGCAATAAATCATAGGTGACGGAGAGCGTTTTGCATTCGCGAACAAATGATTTAGGATTTGACATTTTATGAACGACCATCTTTGGGTTTATTATTTTATAATAGCTTTCTCTTTTAAGCTTTAATTAAGATTTTTGTTGTCTGCCGAGTGTTTGACAAATGACGACAAATTGACTTTTGTAGCAAAAAAATGTAAATACTGTTGTTTCTTGTCAACTCATAAATTAATATTTTGTGGTTATTTATGTTTAGTTTATTAGTAATTTGAAATTAAAGGAGCACTTCCTTTTTATATTTGAAGCGATATTATGGTTCCAAATAATATTTTTGGCACGGCTTTTTGTGAAAAAGCCGTGTATTTTTATAAAAAATTTAATACTTTTTTATAAAGAATGTCAGAGTCATTTGTTACAATTCCGAGAAATCTTGCACAGGCCTCCCCTTATTTTATAAGTATTGCCGCATTGTGTACATTGCTTTTAACAAAAAATAAATGGTGCTTGTGGTTTTTGGTAACATACATTGTTCTTGGAGAAGCTTTAAATCATCTTGAAAAATTTGCATTTAAAAAGGCATTGGACCCAGTTGATCCATGGATTCGTCCTAATCCGCCATAATCTGGATGTGGTATTTTTAACGAGTGTTCGGCAAATGGTAGTAAAACGTTTGGGTTTCCAAGCGGTCACGCGCAGACAACGACATTTGCGGCGATGTTTTGGAGTCTTTACATTTACAGACAAACAAAGTGGAGTAAAACTGAAAAATGTCTGAAAATTGTCCTATTATGGATTCTTGCTGGATTTGTGTGGTATAGTCGTGTGGCTATTGGGTGTCACAATTGGACACAAATTGCAGGTGGCATTGCACATTTGGTGCAACACTTGGCGCAGGATCGTATATGCTAATTGAAAAGCACGCCCCTTTTTAAAAAAAAGCGGCACCAAAAAAAAAATCAAAAATTAAATATAGTACTTTTTATGTTTTTGGTAGTTCTTTCTTTACACCTTTGGAGATTTAAAACGCCGATTTCTCAGAATAAAAAAAATTCCAAATTAGTAATGGCGAATTTCACGCCTTACCTGACTTATCTCCCTTGTGAGGTTTCGTAGGTATTTGTTCTTCTCCTCGAAAACATTTTGGTCGTCCATTACCACTCTTCTCGAGTTGTAATAAAAGTAAAATGTTTTTGGACGCATTTATGTCTCTATCCATACAACATAATGTACACTCGTTGGAATTACAACGGATTACGCTGTGGTAGTTTGACATTCGTGCTTTTGTCTCTCCTTTTCTTTTTTTCTTGTTTCGATACAAATTTACTCTACCAAAACACTTGTTACAGGTCTTGCTTGTCCCCCATTCATCAATCTCAACAACATCACAATATCGTCTTAGTTCTCTTTTTAGTTTCAAAATAGGTGTGGTTGGATGTCCTTTAGTTAATCCATGTTGTTGAGAAAAATCACCAAACCCAACTAATGTTTTATGGGAGTTATTGTTATTTCCTGAAATAGTTTTACATATTTTATCCAATGTTGCCTTACTTCGACAATAAGAGGTAAAAGATAATCCTCTAAAATTCTTCTCACAGTGGAACTTCATATAGATGTCTAATTTTGGCAACACGTACTCTAAATAAACAAGCATATCTCGTGTACTACTTGCCTTGAAACTAGGAATCCTTTTCCAACTCTCATAATGTTCCCATTTTTTATACCACATTTGTATTTTTTTACACGCATAAATCATCTTGGAGTCATGACGATACTGTCTGGTTGTGCATTGTAATATGTCACCTTTGTCATTACAAGCCGTATATAAAGCACGAACGCCTGGATCAATACCTACATAGGAATCATACTGTTTTTCTGTAATGTCAATGGGTTTTACTTCTTTTGCTTTGGGTTTTTCCATAGTAATTACACCCGCTTTCCCATCAGTAAAAATGGTATAATGAAAGGTCTTGGACGAGGTCTCGTATTGTTCAATGTTAAATAATTCCAACCAGTATTCTCTTCGCTTTTCGGCAAAATCCTTGATATTAGGTTTATTTGTAAGGTAAGATACAATATCTTCTAAACAAGAGGTACAGATTTGAATGCTATCCATGGTAAAACTATTTTTATTAGGCAATAGACTAAAGGAATGAATGCCTTTTTTGTTTGGATGTTTTTCAAACTCTTTTTGGATTTGATGATAAATAGACATAAAATGTGATGAATGCTTAGTAATATTAGTTTCAGTTGGCGTATATTTTAACCAGTTTCTCATATGTTGAATAAAAGGATTCCGACCAGTGTATTCGTCCAAGTAAATATCCTTGCACCAACTATAAATGACGCTTTTTTGAGTTTCGCCGGTTCGTAGTTCCAGATACTTTGAGAACCGCTTGTAAAAATTTAGTTTAAGGTGGTTCTTAGTCACTGTAAGTTGTTGCTTGTTTAGGTTATTAATTAGGTTTCCCATTTTATCTCTAAATGGTAGGTCATCAATAAAGGACGAAAACTGTTGGAATGACTGGTACAGTTCGTCTTGAACATCAATCGTAGCATTTCGTTTTTTCATTACCGATACAGTCGAACACGCTCTATAAAATAAATTTTGTGTCAGTTCTGGTAAAGGTAGTTTTTGTTCCAGTAGACGTGTAAAATGAAAATTAAGTAGTTTATAGGACAAGAAACTAATCTTGTTGATGTTATAGACAATATCTTGGATGCCTTGTTTGAGATAGTTATTCTTGACCAAACTGTTCCACGATAATTTAACACATGTAAAATCCGTATCTTTGTTTTCTTCCTTACGTTTCGATACATCGCTTCGTGTTTTCTTTTCCTTGTTTGGATCCGGCGGCTCGGATTTCTTTCTGGGAGGCATCTGTTTTATATATGTTTTATCTTTAAGTTGGAAAATATTTTCTATTTTATTTTTATAAAAAATAAAAATCTATTCCGCTTCCTTTTTATTGGATTCTTCTTTTTGTGCTTGAAGTCGTGCTTTACGATTTAAATAGGCTTGATGACGATAAGCTGCAAGACGTTCAGGGTCAGTTTCACTTAATTTTTTTTGGTATGCTAGTTTTCGTTGTCTAGTGAGTTCAGGGTTGGCTTCAACATATTTACGCTGTGCTTTATGTTGTGCTTCAGTATAGGAAGCAAACTTGTCTTCCCATCCTTTGATGACGAGTTCTAATTCTTGGATTTTTTGTTTTAATGAGTGATTTTCAAGTTCAAGAGAGGACATGTTTTCTATATATTATATAGAAAATGTTTAAATGGGAGTTTTCATTTTTCATAATCTATACGAAGTATATCATACTTTGATAACACGTCGTCATATAATTTTTTATTATAACCTTTTTTAGTACTACGCCAAAAATTTCCTAAATTTACATTTTCATATATTTCAGATGAAACTGGGGCACGTTTTTCTTTTTCTACAAAACTCACTAGCATATTACATTTTTTTAATGGGGTTAATTTTTCTTTATTTTTAACAGTTTCATAATCTTTCTTAAGAACACAATTTTTTGATAATATATCAATGTATAATTTTTCATGACAACCATCAGTAATACTTTTCCAAAATTTTCCATATTCATCTGTGTTTGTAGGAGCACGTTTTTCTTTTTCTACAAAAATTAATAAAAAATTACACTTTTGTTCAGGGGTTATTATGGCTTGCCTTTTATCATATGAAGATTTAATAATTTTATTATTTGATAGCATATCATTAAACAATTTTTTATGTAATCCTTGTTTAATACCATTAAAAAAACTACCCAATAATACATCATTATATATTTCTGATTGAGTAGGAACACGTTTTTCTTTTTCTACAAAATCTAATAAAAGTTCACACTTCTGCTTAGCCGTTAAAATAGTTTTTTGTTTTTTATCTATTCTTAATGCACATGTTTTTTCATAATCTTTTTTAAGCAATTCGTTCTTTGATAATATATCATCATATAATTTTTTTATATGACCTGATTTAATAGATGTCCAAAAATGCCCTAAATGTACATCTTTATATATAAAAGTTGCAATAGGAATGCGACCTTCTTTTTCTACAAAATCTAATAAAAGTTCACACTTCTGTTTAGGCGTTAATATAGGTTTTTGTTTTTTATCTGTTCTTATGGCACATGTTTTTTCATAATCTTTTCTAAGTATTTCATTCTTTGATAGTATATCATCGTATAAATGTTTTTTTTGACCCATTTTAGTTTTACTCCAAAACCTTCCTAAATGTATATTTAAATATAATTCTTCTTTAAATGGACTGCGATTATTTATACTAACAAATTTTAATAATAACTCACCCTTTTGAACAACATCAAGTTTTTGTTTATTTTTATTATCTTCTTTTATTTTAATAGATTTTTCATAATCATTTCTAAGCATTTCATTCTTCGATAATACATCATCATATAATTTTTTATGAACTCCATTATGTTTAATAGCTGACCATAACCAACCTATATTTATATCATTATATATTTCATTGTTTTTTGGAATTCGGCTTTCTTTTTCAGTGAAATTTAATAGCGACATAATTTTATCTTTTTTACATATTCCATTAATTTTACCCATACTATCCGCCACTAAATTATACCGATGGCCACATAATGTTTCTTCTTTCTTTTCATCTTCATCATCGTCCTCCATTTCTTCCATCTTTTCCATCTTTTCCAAACGAATATACCCTCCAATGCTCTTGGTATCCATAGATGCCTTTATACGCTCATCATATGTAGACAAGTGTGCTAAAAACGATTGAATACGGTCAAGGTCATTTTCGCTTGTATAGGGTACATAAATGGTTGCTAATGTCTTGTCTGGACGAAGACGCAATGAACGTCCAATGGCTTGGATCACAAACACCTCGTTGGATGACACGTGAAGAAAAAATATAGACCGACAATGGGTTGCATTAAATCCTTCCACCAAGACCCTGACATTGACCAAAAAAAGTATTAATCCATCTTCAAATGCCTTAAATAAACGTTTGCGTTCAGATGAAGATGTATCGGCATCAATGTATCCTGCACACCCAGGTCGTAGTCTGTTTAATTGTTCTTGGAAACGTCTGCCTTCTTCGCATGAAGTCGCATACACGATACAATGAGACTCGTGTTGTTTATATACCAAGTAATATGCCAGTTGGGCATTGGTCACATCGTCCTGTTCAAAAATAGGAAACACAAATTGGTAATCAACCAAGTATCCGTCTGTGATGGCTTGACGAACAGAATACTCGTAAAAAAGCGAGTCGTCTTCAGGTTTATCTAAAGTGGCTGAAATATAAACTACTTTTTTGGTATCGGCTAATGCACGAATGTAAGATGAATACGATTTTTGTTCTACTTTTTCATCTTCAATATCATCTTCATTTTCTTCTTCTACTTCTTCTTCGTGGTCAAATTCTTCTTCGTCATCGTCTTCAAATTCATCCTCGCTATCTTTAAATTCAACTTCATTATCCATATATCGTTCTGGTGTCTCTACATGGTGTGCTTCATCAACTATATAGCGTTCAAAAAGATGTAATTCGGTATGAATATTGACGATGGAGTTATAAACACAGATGACAATTGTTTCGTCTGTAAGTTCATCAAGCGAGTGATGGTGTCCTGTGCCGATTAAAAAAGAATGAATGCCCATTTTTTCACACTCTCCACCCCATTGTTCCAACAAGACAATGGTAGGTACCAAAACCAGCATTTTTTCGGCAATATGTCGCTGGTGATACTGTAAAATAATAAACGTTTTACCACACCCAGTAGGAATACTCAAGTATACATTTTTAGTTTTTTCCTGACCCTTTTCCATAAAATAAATGGCTTGTTCTTGATAGGGGCGAATAGTTAGTTTTTCTGTACTTGTCACGGTAGGAAATGATAATGATTGAATTCGCTTACATTCGGTTCGAAAGACATGATCGCTAATCGTTTTATCTAATATATCGCCATTTGTAATTCCGCCTTGAATTAATGGATGAAGTGACGATTCCAATGTGCGACATAAGATTTTCAATGCATCTTTGAATTGAAGCGAACAACATGCTAAAAAAGTAGAAATACAACGCCATGAAATAAGTCCATTATAACATTTCATTTGAATGACACGATTTCCTTTCATATCCCACGCATCAATACCCATATCTCGCATCATACCTTTCTTTTCTCGTTCATCAGGCGGAATGTCTTCCCATCGTAAAAAGATAGAATGATGTTCCTTGGTAAGAATAATACACCATAACCATTCAAAGATTTTATGTAGATGGTCCTTATAAGTAGCAGTATCAATGTCTACAGAGGAGAGGTCTTCGTGAATATATTTTGTATAACGTTGAACATGGTGTTCTACTTCCATTAGATTTATAATAAAAATGTTTTTATTATAATAAATTCATTTTTATAAAAAAGAAGTTGATGAATAGTTATAAAAATCGGCGTTTTAAATATCCAAAGGTGTAAAAAAAGCAGCACATTAAGTGTAGGCTTCTGCGAATTCCATATAAAAATCATCGGAGTCGCCATATAATGGCTGTCCTGCTGCATAAGCCGGTACAGCACGTGTCCCGTTTCCTGTGCCCATTGTTGCTTGTTGTTGGTGACGAGGTGCTTCTTTGTTTGTAAATTTTTCTTTGGTTTGAATCTTGCTACTGACTTCAAAAATAAAACGCTTGATTTCACTTTCGTCGTGAGGCCCGTCATAGCGCACGAAAGGTTTTCCGGCGACATACAAAATCATCAAAGGCACGTATTTAATTTCGGAAATGGTAGCTTTACTCATTCCAATAATATGTTTTTGTGCACTGACATTAATCATTGCAAACTGACAGCCTCCCAACTGGCCGGGCATTCGTTTAAAAATTGGTATAAGTCCGCGACTATATTGACAGTTTACTGAGTAAAATAAGACCAAACTTATTCCTCTTATGGAGTGACATAAGATGGGACCTTTTTGCCCTTGTTGTATACTAAAATCTTCTGTTTGTAAAAATAATAATCCGCTCATTACTTCTTTATTTATACTATACAATCTTTTTTAAATGGTATTATAGCGCGGTCCCGTCCGCGCACCGACGGAATTAAAGCGGGGCACCGCCCCCGCGCGACGGGTTTAATGTGCTATACCTGAGTGTTTTACATCGTCGGCTTTGACAAATTCCGCACACCAACAAAGTTTAGTTTTGGAGGTAAAGCCCCTTGCCAACTCTTAATTCCGTCGCGCGGGGGCGGTGCCCCGCTTAAAATTGAAAATTTAAAAAAGAATAAATAAAATTAAAAAGAAACCGAAACCAGCATGAATTTTCCGAATTTTCCGCTTTACGAAAGGCTTGCTCATACTGAAGAGGATTACAAAGAACTTAATGACGAACAAAAAGATGCTTTGATTGACAAATTCAAGGGGATGAGTGATGAAAAACAAGAAATTGTTTATGCCCTTATCAAAGCGTATTATATGGAAGAACAACAACAATTTATGTCTACAAGCGAACTTCCTTATAGTGGAAAGGCCTTGAAAAATCGTTTGAAATTTGACTTGGATTGTATTCCAAGTAAATTACAGTATATTTTACATGAATTTTCAAATATGAAATAAAAATAATAAAATTTGTTAATTCTATAAAATAAAATTTACAAACACCCACAAATTTTGTGGGTGTTGAAATCAAAAATAAAATTAAAATAAATTAAAAACCATAATTAAATTTTTTAGAAATCTAAAAAATTTAAAGCATATCAGGTCAAATCATTTTTTTTTGTAAAATTTTCAATTTATAATTTGTTTTTAATTTTTTTGAATTTCTTTTCTTTTTTTATAATTTCTTTCTTTCTTTTTTATTTTCTTTTAAAATTTAAAAGAAAATTGATATATCAATATAACAAACCTTTGAAGTCTGGTGGCAAATTATTTGGTCATTAGAATTCACTTGATATTGAATTGCTATTTATTCTTCTTTTTTATAAATATCTTTTTTGTGAATGATTAATATAGCATTTCTTTTTTATATTTTAATCATTATTGTAGTTCTAAATAATTAATTTAAATGTAACGTTTTTGGTACCTGTTTTTGTGAAAAAGCGACGCAATGTTAAATTAAATATTTAATTTAATATAAATGGACATCATTGATTTTTTACCGACTTACACAGAGTTTGATAAGGATGTACAAGCCATTTTAGGTTCAGATTTAGTGGATACAACTTCTTTGTATCATAAAAAAGAGTTTAACGATGTTAGGCTTCAGCCCATTGAAAAACGTCCTGAAAAGTCAGGCGAATATATGAATCATCAAATTATTATGGCGCGATTTTTAAGCTCGTATACACCATATAATGGTATTCTTGTAATGCACGAACCAGGAACAGGAAAAACGTGTGCGTCTGTCGCTGTTATTGAAAAAATTCGATCTGAAAAATCATCATTTCGAGGTGCTCTTATTTTGATGAAAGGTAAAAATTTAATTGAGAATTATAAGAAAGAGCTTGTTGAAAAATGTACAGATGGCAAGTATAAAGTTAAGGATGAGGAAGAAGTTAATAGAGATAGTAAAAAAGAAGAAAAAGAAGAAAAAAAAGTGGGGTATGATAATCCCGGAAAATTGTCTGCCAATAAACTACGACGACGTATCAATAAAAAATTAGCAGAATTTTATCAATTTCAAACATTTGAGACCTTTTCAAAACAATTGTCAAAAATGAGCGATCAAGATATTATTAAAAATTATAGCAATATTATTATTGTAATTGATGAAGCACATCATCTTCGCATTGTAAATGATAAAGGTCGCGTAGATGAATCATTAAAAGGACAATATAATAATATACATCGATTATTGCATCTTGTTAAAAATACAAAAACTATTTTAATGACAGGCACGCCAATGATTGATTCGCCTTCCGAAATTTCAAGTTTAATGAACCTTATTTTGGGTATGGATAAACAACTTCCAACTGGTAAATATTTTGAAGAAGAATATATGATACGAAAAAAAAATGGAAATCTTGTAATTAATCCTAAAAAAGAAGGCGAGTTGAAAAATATATTACACGGTAAAGTCAGTTTTTTAAGGTCAATGCAAAGTTCTGTAAAACGTGAATTTATTGGAGAAAAACTTGATTTACAATATTTTAATCAGTTTACGTTGGATATGAAACCGTTTCAAAAGAAACATTACATGAATGCTTTACAAAAAGATCGAGATGGAAAAGGTATTTATATCAATAGTAGAGAAGCAAGTTTATTTGTATACCCAGATGGAAAATATGGGTCAGAAGGATTCAAGGAATATACAAAGGTTATAAAAGATCGGGAAACAAATAAAGTTAGGATTAGTCTTAAAGATGACAAAATGCGGGCTCCTTACAAAGGAAAAACAACTAAAGAAAAACTTGAAATTCTTTCAACATTTAGTATAAAATATGCCAATTGTATAAAGTTGCTTTTGGAATCGGAAGGAAGTCATTTTGTTTACTTGGATTTTGTGCAGGGAAGTGGTGCAATCATTTTTGCAGAATTGTTAAAAGAGTTTGGGTTTAGCAATTTCAGAAGTGGCGGAAAGGGCCCAAAATTTGCCCTATTAACAAGTAAAACATCTTCTGATATCAATAATGCAATTCGTATATTTAATAACGATTCAAATGTAAATGGCGAAAAAATAAAGGTTATCATTGGTACTAAAATTATTAGTGAAGGATTTACTCTTAAAAACGTAAGACATGTGCATATATTAACGCCTCATTGGAATTTTAGTGAGACAGATCAGGCAATTGCGCGTGCGTTTCGTTTGTTTTCGCATAATAAATTGCTTGAGAGTCATCCAGATATCGTTGTAAAGATTTATTTATATACAACAATAATTGAAAAAGATGATGACCTTACAGATAGTGAGACATTTTCATCAATTGATCGATATATGTACAAGTTTTGTGAAGACAAGGATATATCAATTAAATCAATTGAACATCTTTTAAAAATAGTTAGTTTTGATTGCAAGTTAAATAAAGAACGTAATCAATTGCCTCCTATTTTAGACAATTTACGAAACTGCGAATATCAAAAGTGTGCATATACATGTTTTGAAGAGGAATCTGAAGAGGAATCTAAAGATGAAAAAGAAGATACATCAACTTATTATTTATTTTACAGCAATGATGATCAAATTAAATTGATTGAGCGTATTAAAAGATCATTTGATAAAAAACCTTATTATATAATACAAGAATTACAAAAAGAATACCCAGATATTGGTATACATTTATTGATTCAAACGATTTTATATATGATTGATAACAAAGTGATTGTTAAAAATATAAATGGCTTGGATATGTATGTGTTTTATTCAAATAATTTTGTTTATTTAACGTTTCAGTTGTATGATTCAAATGTGTTTGATATATTTTACACGACCCATATTCCTTTACAGTTTGAATTTAATTTTAATAAAGAAATTAACAAACTTTATGGGGATTATCTGCCAATTTTATTTAATTTAATGCGATCAGAAAAAGTTTTAGCTGTGAAAAAAAATATTCTGGGCTCTTTTAGCGAAAATGCAAAAGAGCTTATGCTTGAAATAGCGATTTTATCACGTGAAAAAGGATATAAAGATAGCGAGGTGGATCCTATAAGAGCTTTTCTTCTTCAAGAATTTAACAATTTTGTATTTCAAAGCAAAGATATGATTGTATCGACTTTGCTTGGAAAGAAAAATTACAGATGTTTAAAAGGAAGTGAAAAATGGAAAAAATGTCATGCAAGCGTAGAAAAACCTGTTGTAGAACAAAAATTAAACGAATATGGATACGAAGGTTTGTATGATGAAAAAGGGCGTTTTAAAATAAAAGAACAGCAAAAAGATCTACCAGATGATACACGAAAAGTAACAAAAGGAAAAAGATGTGATTCGTGTATACACAAAAATGAGCTATTGTTTATAATACATAAATTAAAGATAAATCCGCCAGAAAAGTATAAAAATAAAAATACAGAGGATGAGTTAAGAACAGTATTAAGTGGTAATAAAGATATTGACGATAGGATAGACATAGATAGGTTAGATAAAATAGAATTGGTTCGCATTTTTTATTGGTTGAATGAAGGTAAAAAGGCCATATGTGATATAATTGAAAAAAAATTTATAGAAAAAGAAATGATGATAAAATGAATTTAAATTAAATTAAAATAATTTAAAAATATTTATTTTTCTGATTAATAAAAAAGATGAGCTTTTCGTTATCAAGCGCTGTAAATATTTGCAAGGTTAACACTGGATATGATAATAAAATACAATCTGATCGTTATGAAAATCCAAACAATTTACTTTGTCCGTTGTGGAATGGTTTAGACCAATACGGTCGTGCTGTTTGCGTAGATTCTTATAACACTAAATACGCAGGATGTTCGTCGGCTTTAGATCGTGTGGCTGTTGAAAACTACCAACGTCCTCAATATGCTGAGTTTATTCCTCTTGATACAATGGGTTATCTTAACCCCTCTGCACTTGGTTCTCCTGTTGATCCCAACACTTCTTACCAAAAACAAACAGAGTTGTTACGTGAAAAAGCTGTTAAAGAAATGTACGAAAAAGGTGGCAGTGTTGGTATCCAATACAGCAAAGTTGCTTCTCCTTACACGACTGGCCAACAAGCTGCGAATGGCTGTCCTAGTGGTCAATGTCTTAATGGCTTTGATGGATACCGTGCTCAATTGCGCGAGAACTATGTTGATACTCGTGCCAATCGTAATTTCCAAGAGCGTCGTGACTTGTCGGGCATTTCTTCGTGGAAAAGCAATTGCAGTGCCTGCTCTGCTGGAAACCGATAAACTATATTTAGGTCATTAATTTTATTTTATATATAAAGAGTGTTTATATATAAAAATTAAATGTTTACGACGAGCGACTTGATAAGGCATTTTGATGATTTATTAGAAGATTTAAAAAATGGAGAATTGTCTAGTGAAAAGGTAAGAGATCTAAGTTTATTGTATGTAAAACATCAAAAAGAAGAATATGACAAAAAGGAATCCGAAGATACAGATACCGAAGAAAACTTGAAATATTTTGCATTAGGATGGTATATTCATAATTTTTTAATTAAAAAGCCGAATAAATAAATGAGCACTGATTATTTAAATATATTAAAATCCGCAAAAATAGAAAAATTGAATATTTCAAGTGATTTTCAAGTTTCACCAAATGAAAATCAAATAGGTGTGTCAATTGTCCCACCTTGTACAGCAGATATCAGATTTAAAGTTGGCAAATTCTCTATACAACATCCTCGTTTTAGTTTAACAAAAAAAGACTTGGAATTACCCACACAATGGCAAAATTTTTCAAATGACAAAAATAATAAAAATAAGAAATTGTTACGTTCTTTGCGTCCTGTAAACCAAGGAGCATGCGGGTCATGCTTCGCTGTAGCTATTGCCACAACGCTTTCAGATAATTTTTTATTTGGAATGAATTTAGACTACAATCCCAATCTTAGTCCAATGTATATTTTATCATGTTTAAAAAATCCAATTTACAATAATATATGCGGGGGCGGCAATCCTTCTGGTGTTATTGATGATGTTATTAAAAATGGTATAGCAACAAATTGTTGCATTGATTATTATAAAATATGTGATAAAAATATATATTGTGCGGGCGAGGGAAAACATCATTTAGATCCGACATCTGTAACACTTCAACAACGAAATAGTATAATTGATAATCTTGAGTGTGATTGTTGCACGGATGGAGCCCATAAACTGTATAAAGTAAAAAATAAAATTATTTCATACAGTGTTCCCGATATCAAACACCATCTTATGAAATATGGAGCGGCTGTTGGTGGGTTTTTAGTTTACAAAAATTTTATAAAAGATATAAGCAAAGGTAAATTTAAAGAAACAAATGGTATTTACATCAGATCTGTAAATTATTCAGGAGATGCAAACGATATTGACGAATTATTAGGTGGTCATGCTATTTCTATTGTAGGTTGGGGTTCTGAAAAAATATCTTTTAAAGCTATTAAATATAATTCTTTCACTGATTACGACGAATACAAAGATGTTAATATAGATTATTGGATATGCAGAAATTCATGGGGTCAAAAATGGGGTGAAAATGGTTATTTTAAATATGCCATGTATACCACGTTTCCAGATTCAAAGTTGCCTGATATAAATAAAGATGTTGCATTTGAAATAAATACGTCATTGACCAATCAACCTAGTTTAGGAGGTGTGATTTTAATGTTTCCAGATAGTATGGATGATGGTGTGTTGAAAAAATCATTGACATGTAATGCGGACGCGGATTTTAAATGCAAGGAAGGTGTAAGTGAATACACCGACGATGGAGATAAATTTATTTTAACACTAAAAGAACATTTATTTACAAATCGTATTTTGTATATGTGTTTATTAGTTATAATTTTTATATGCTTGTATTATATATTTTTTCATACTACCACTGGTAAAAAACGTAAACATCACTCTAGAAAGTAAAATAAGTAAAATTGAATAAAAATAAGAATAAAATGAATACAAATAAATGTCAATTTGTATTTATGGGCATCAACTGTCTCTTGAAGATGAAGACCGAATCATCAATAAAGTCAAAGTCGTTAAAACGGAAAATTCCTACAATCCGCGTACTGGGTTTAAAGTTATCGAAACACCGTTGAACGCGTTTTTACAACATAGTGAGAAACAGTGTTATTATGTTCCGTTTCATTGGGCGTTACAAAATCTTGAAAAATGCCAGCGACGTGATCGAAGCGAATTTAGTGTCATTTCAGTTCCGTTTACAAGCGCCTTGCGAAACATTCAATTGGAAATTAAAGACGAATGCTTGCAACGACTAAACAAATTTGGGTGTGTGCTTATATCTCTTTATCCAGGTGCAGGAAAAACGTGTTTGGCCATTTATTTGGCAGCAAAGGTTATTAAATTAAAGACGCTTATTGTATGCCACCGTATCGTATTGATGGAGCAGTGGAAGGATAGCATCAAACGGTTTACAGGAGAGGACACAACCATTGAGTTTGTCAAGCCTAATATGAAAAAGTATAATGAAAATGCCAACTTTTTTATAGTGAACGCCCAAAATATGAAAAAACTGGGTCGTGATTTTTTCAAGACGATTGGGTTTGTTGTCGTGGACGAAATTCATGCCATTATGGCGGAAAGTTTATCGGAATCAATGTTTTATGTAAGTCCACGTTATTTGTTAGGTTTAAGCGCGACACCAACACGCCCTGATGGCATGGATGGGTTACTTGATTTGTATTTTGGACCTGAAAATAGCATTCGACGTGAGCTATATCATAAACATACAGTGTATAAGGTGGATACAGATATTGAGTTTGAAGAAGAATCTAGTAATTGGAATGCACTTTTAACATCACAGTGTTTACATGAAGGGCGCAATAATATGATTGTGGATATTATTCGCGACTTTCCAGAACGGCATTTTTTGGTCTTGTGTAAACGTGTCCAACAAGCGACATATATTGCAGAAAAATTACAGCATGAACACGACGAAAAGGTATCGTTAATGATTGAAGATACAAACACGTTTGATCGAGAATCGCGTATCATTGTAGCCAGTCTCCAGAAATGTGGTGTTGGATTTTCGCACGATATTCTTGATGCCTTGGTGATCGCTTCGGATATGGAAGAGTATTTTATCCAGTATTTGGCACGTGTGATGCGCACAGAGAAAGTTGAACCGATTGTGTTTGATTTTGTGGATAATCATAAAGGTTTAAAAAAACATTTTGCGCAGCGCAAAAAAGTGTATACAAAGGCGGGTGGTGTTATTAAAGATTATAAGAAAAAATAAAAAATAAAAATACCAGTTAAAAAGTGGTATAAATCTATTTAAATAAAATCGAATTGTTATTTAAATAATTAATATTTAAATAGAAACATGGCGGAAGAAGAAGAAAAGATATTTAATAATATTGTGATTTCAACAGAGACTATCATTGCCAAAACAAATTGGAAAGTGGATATTGTTGAATTGTTTAATCATTTGTCTGTCACAGAGTTTACAGTTGTGCCTAAAAAAAGAGGACGCAAATCAAAAGAAGAAAAAAAGGAAGAAAAAAAAATCGAGTTGCTAGATGGACAAATCGTAACTTTAAAGCTTGGGAACAAATTAAAGGGTGTTAATCTTCGTGAAAAGAAAAATGCCAAACGTTTTTTTCGAAACAGTTTGACGATCGTGATGTATCTTGATAATAAATTTATAAATTTCAAGGTAAGTAAAAACGGTAAATTTCAATTTACAGGATGTAAAAATGAGTTGCATTCACAACAATGCATGAAGTTTATTTATGAATACACAAAAGGCACGTCCAAGATCATCCAAGTGTGTGGTCAGTTTTCAGAAATTGTTTTTATTACTGTAATGACCAATATTAATTTTAATTTAGGCTTCTGTATCAATCGAGAGAATTTAGATGAATATATAAACACAAAAACAAGGTATTATTCGTTATTGGAAACAAGTTTTGGTTATACAGGTGTCAATATTAAAATACCCTTGGAGAATATTGATAATATCCCAATAACAAAAATAAGTTACAGAGATGATGAGTGGCATAATGATAATTTTACGTATGCGGATTATATAGAATCACTTGATGAAAAAGACAAGCGCAAAGAACGCGAAAAAGTGCGATACAACACATTTCTTGTGTTTCAGAGTGGAAATGTTATTTTATCTTCTCCACACAAGGAGTGTATGAGAAAAACATATCACGAGTTTTTAGACATTATTAAACAATGCAAGCCACTTATCGAAGAAAAATTCTTTTAAAACAAAACTTTTGTGTTTTTATAACTATTTATAAAAACAATTTATATTTTAGGTTTTCACAATGCTTGTATTATACAGAGCGATCCACACACACTCTATTCAACATGATTTCCATCTCAGCCTTATCAGCATACTTGCGCAAGTAATCAGGGTAGCAAGGATAGACAACGGATGCAGGTCCTTCAAAACAATGCTTGGGATATTCTGATTTAACTATAAGTTTTTCTCTATAACAAGACTGCTCTTGTTTTCTGTACCCAGCCTCACGTTCAAGAATGATTGGGTCTTGTGATGTATGAACACCTCTATAAAATCGTTGATACGGAAAATGATCGAAATCGGTTACAACTTGACGCATATCTGATTGAGTGGCGTAGTATACTTTATTTACATTATTTTTCATATATTTTGCTTGCTCAATGTTTTTACGATTCATCATCTTTATTTTATAAAATTGAAAAATTTTATAAAATGTTTATCATTAATTAATTATTTGATTCGATTATGAATAAACTTGAAAAGATCTGTCAGACTCATATTGAATTATTTTTTAAACGTATCCAAGCGAAATATAATGTCGACTTTAATGACATTAAACGCGACTGGATTGTGTTTAATTCTGATCCCGTGTTTTTTTGTGTATACACATTTACACGTCTTCCAAAAAAAGGAGAAACGTGTGGAAAAAAAATAAAATCAGGAGAATATTGTAGTGCGCATATTCAAAAATCTGAAAAAAGTAAAGAAAAAGGTAAAGAAAAAAGTAAAGAAAAAAGTAAAGAAAAAAGTAAAGATCTAAACGTTACAGATTTAAAAACTACAGAAAAGCTAGAAGTCGTTCGCATGAATTATAAAATTGGTAAATATATTCATCCACCTACAAAGCTTGCTTTTTTTTCAAAAGAACATAAAGTAGTTTACGGAAAACTTTCCTTGCAAGATACAATTATTCCTCTTTGTGATAAAGATATAAATCTGTGTAAACAATATATGTTTCGTTATGACTTGGATTTATTCAAACAGTGCCTTTAATTTTTCAAAATTTGATGTAGTTCGTTTAATCATTACAAAATTGTCAAATGATATTTCTTCGAGAAGAAGAAAAAAAATATGAAACACGTATGTCTGATCGATTATTGACTCTGTTTTATCCACTCTTTTTTTCATAAAAGAAGCCAAGACATTTTGATACTCTGTTTCCAGCGAATTTTTACGAATACCTGAGGTTTCATTTGCAAATAGTCCTTTATATTTTTTAATTTCAGCCTTCTCTTCGTCATCAATTTTTTTAATAAATGCTAAAAATGCATCCGTTTTTTTAGCAAATTCAGCTTTTTGTTTTTGATACTTTACAATAATAGATGTATAATCTTTATTTGCAATAGATGCAATTTCAGTCAAGTTTGATTCAATTATATCACAGATTATTTTAAAAAATTGTAAATTAATTGAACCGATTTCGTGTTGCATTTCTGTTCCATTTTCAATCAAGTCTTTTACATTTACAATATACATGTAACATCGTATATCTTTTGTATAATTTTTTACATAAAATAAGTTTATTTCTTCTCCAAAATTTAAAGCCATTATTTTTTTGTTTTGTACACCAATTGTGTATTCAAGCTTTGAAAAAGGAATATTAAGTCTTTTTACTTGTCTCATTATACGTTTTTCAAATTGTTCAACACCGTCTCCGTTTAATACAATTTGTTTATTATATTTTTGAGATAAGTTTTTATAAGCATCTTTGTCTGACCCACCTTGTCTTATCATATTAATTTGATATTCATCAAATTTTGCATAATCTTCTTCATCGACAACGTCTTCAAGAGATTTTAATTCATACGTATTTTTTTTGCCTTTTAATTCTGCTCGAAGTTTTGTTGGAATATATATAAGCAAAAATTGATTAATAGTGTATACATATGCTTTTAACATTGCACATTTTTCTTCAAGTAAATAATATTCTACAATCAAAATGCCTGTTTTTTCTAAAGAAGCTTTTAACTTTGATAGATCGATAGTACTCATTGATTTATATACTTTTATTTATATTTAAAGTGGTTTTAAAAATAAAATGGACGACGACATACACCAACTTGAGACGGATGATTTACCTGTATCTGATCGCGATAAATATGTTATTGATATGATTTTTAATAATAGGCCACCTATTCGTTCATATCACGTAAAACAAATTATTTTAGCCACATTATTATATTCAGTCATGTCATTGCCAATGATTGATTTTATATTAAATAATATGATAAAAACAATAAATCCATATCATAGAATTGCATTTAAAACATTTGTATTTTTTACACTTTACTTTTTAATAATTAATTATATAGTAAAAAATTAAAGGAACGCAAAAGATAAGTTGCCATAATATTAATTTTGAAACAGATATATTTTTTGATTCATCGTTTAATGTTTTCTTTTCAAGAATAAATTTAGGTTTACATATAAGCAACAATACAAATACAATAATAACATAATAAAAGCATATTTTTTTATCACATCTTGATAACGAAAGGGAAAGTGACGACGATAAAGACGATCCTACGCTTGTATCAACTTCTTCTACAGAAGACGATTGATTTGATTTGGCCAGTTTTACGCTAGGACTAACCATTTTATTTATTATATTTTATCAAATTAAATTGTTTTCATTAATTGAAAACAATTTTTATTTTTATTATTTTATTATTTTATTATTTTATTTCGTTCGTTTTGTAAAGCATTTTCTGCAAAGTGGTTCATATTCAGATGAACCCACCACGATTTGATCGCTGCTTTTGTTTAAACGATGGCTAAACATAGCATCTTTTCCACATATACACTGTGCTGTTAATTTTGTGACTGAATCACAATACGCAAACAGTTCGGAAATTTCTCCAAATTTATCGCGTTTGTAATCACAATTTAGCCCAGCGACATAAACCGTCTTTCCCATATCTTCAACCCATCTTAATATAGTTGGCTTTAATTCTTTAAAAAATTGAGCTTCGTCAATCCCAATAATATCAAATCCTTTAACAAGGTCATCGGATAATTTATCGGTTTTGATACAAGTTATATCTTCCAAAAAAGTTAAGGAGGCGTTATGGCTGTAAAAAAGTTCACCACGCGTGTCAAGACAGTGATTGATATAAAGCGATTTTGGAGGCAAATGTGTTGACAAATAAGAAGTTTTTCCGCTAAACATTGGACCCGTCACGATATGAAGCATATTGATGTTTGATCGTTTTTATTTTATTTTAGATTTTAGATTTCAAATTCGATTTCAATATAAAATCTTTTATTATGTTTTTGGTAAAAAAAAGTGATGTTAACGTCGATATGCTGATAAAGGCGCCAAGCGTCGTTGCCACATTTCGGCATTCTTCTTTCGCATCGTGCGTGTCATTAAATCTGTTCGATGTTCAATCGTATTGTCAAGAATACCTTGTTCAGCTATTTGTCTACTATTACAATTTCTAGACATGATATCGTTTGTGCTTTGCACAGTGCCATACGAATCTGCCTTCAATAGATGATCAATATTTGTACGCGTAATATAGTTTGGTCGACGTGCGGTATTTACATCATCATAGTAAAAACGAGGCTGTCCAGTTAAATCATGGTGGTATTCTCTGTAACTTGTACCATATCCATTTGAACGAGGATCATACACTTCATATGGCGCAGTTCCATAATCTGTTTTATCGACATAAGGAACTGGTTCGTATAAGCTTGGGTCAAGAGCGGTGTATGTTACGTTTCCCATATTGTCCGTTGTCATTTGTCTTGGAGGCATTTGTTGGTCAAATGATATACCAATATTTGAGTTTAATGGTTCAACTATTTGCGTTTTATAATAAACACCAGGTGTAATTGTGCTTGTAAATATCTCATCATTCAATTGTTTTACATTATCATTTCGCTCACAATTCCCAGCCAGAAAATTGCTTGGTAAATTGTAATTAATATTAGTTGGGTCATATGTGCACGAACGATTAACATCTCCTGTATATTTTAAGACACCATCTGTCTTTGAAAAATTAGATGAATCCATTTGACGTGATTCTTTTTTTCTTAAAAAATCTTTAGGTACAACAACTTCGCTTCCCATATTGTTACCATTATTTATAGGAAATGGCCATTTTCCGTTATATTGTCCAAGCGTATCAATAGGAGTTTGTGGCACAACATATGTATTTTCATAATAAGACTGTCTTGGTTGTGATGGAAGTAGACGGGGTTCATATTTTTCAATAATAGGCTGCTTTTTTTCAGGCTCATCGCTCGTGTAATACCCACTTCCATAAAAATCTTGGGTTCTTTTTTCGTTAATAGCACTTGGAAACACAAAATCGTTATCTTTCCAGTTTTCCCAATCATGTGACGGTGGTGCAACTACAGGAGCAATTAAAGTTTTTGGATTTGCATTTCCCACTAAACGTTGATTGGACGAGACGAATGTTTGGTCTGGAACAATTTCAGTTGATTTAATGCGTTGGTTTGAATAATACGATGGAAATTTTTCAACTGTATAACGATTTTTTTTATAGTCTTTTATACCTTGATTGTACAGATCTTCTGTTTTATTAAAATGTGATAAAGAAGTTGATAAATAACTTTTAGGTGTATAATTTTCAGTTGTCATCTGTCTCTTTTGTAAGTAATAAAGAATAATAATAAAAATTATTGAAAGTATGAAAAATAAAAAAGAATGCTTATAGTTAATCAAATACAATAATAAAAATAAAAAAATAACAAGCCGAGTGACACAATTCATTTGTTCTTCTTTTGACATTGTTTTTTTAGGAATAAATTTAATATCTTTTATTAAAATAAAGGGATTTTCTAACCAAAAAGTAGAATGCATCACTTTTACTTTATAAAAATGAATATAAAAAAATATAATTTAATTTAATTAAATAATTGACAATTTAAAAAGATGAGCAAAAAACGTTGTTTTTTTCTTAAAGGCTTTGACGTGCAAGAAGTTGACAAAAAGTATGGCCTTTGTATCATCTCGAATATTGAAGTTGAATCGTCTAATCCTACAAATAAAACAAACATTGTTGATGTGATTGAAAAACAAGAAGAAACACATATATCTTTTGTAGATGATAAAAATGACAAATGTTTTATAACAATGTTAGACTGGATTAATAAAGAAAAATTTCATCAAGCCACAGACATCGCATGCTATTGGTGTAAACATCAATTTTCTACAAAGCCTTTGGGTTGTCCTATTAAATTTGTAAATAATCGTATTGAAAAATCGTATGTCTCGCACATTACAAAAGATAGGTACTACATGAAAGAAAATCTTACAAAAACAAAACTTGCTTCTGTTCTTGAATTAAATTCAGACTCGTATGATATTACACCCGTTGAAACCGAATATTATCTTACAGATGGCATCTTTTGTAGCTTTAACTGCATTATGGCATTTATTAAAGATCACGCCCACGATGCTTTTTATAATGAAAGCAAAATGTTGACGTATAATATGTACAGAGAAGTTGTTGGTAAAAAAGCAACCAAAATTAAAAGCGCGCCACATTGGCGATTGTTAAAGATGTTTGGAGGGCCTTTTACGATTGACGAGTTTCGCAAAATGTTCAACTTGTTTGAGTATGAAGAATGTTCATTTCATATGAAAACTTTATCAAAGATTTTTAAAGAAAAATAAGAGTGCTTTTTCAAATTTTGATTAAATTAATTATAATTTAATCAAAGAAACAATAATATAAGTAAAAAATGGGCATTAAATATTTTTTCAGTTGGTTTAAAAAAACATTTTCAAATCATATACGAACAATCCAGTCTCATGAACGTTTAAATATTCACATTGATACATTTTTGGTTGATTTAAACGGCATTTTTCATTTTTGTGCACAAAAAGCGTTTCAATACGGAAGTTTCAAACCAAAATCAAAAGACGCAAAACCGTATTACAGTCCTAAAAATTATTGTTTTGAATTGGTGGGTGAATACATTGATCAACTTATTTGCTTTACACGACCTAAAAAATCTGTTATTTTATGTATTGACGGAGTTGCACCTGTAAGCAAACAATTTCAACAACGCCAGCGACGATACAAGTCATCTTTGGAGAATGAATTAAATGTGGACCTCAACCCCTTTGCATTTGATAGCAATTGTATTACACCGGGAACACAATTTATGGATGAATTGTCAATTTATCTTGAAGACTTTATTAAAGACAAAATGAAAAGAAAAGCGTGGCGTAATATAAAAGTTGTTTTTAGTAACGAAAAACGTCCAGGAGAAGGTGAACATAAATTGGTAGAATATATCAGAGAACTTGGTGATAAAAATGATCATTATATGATACACGGAATGGATGCAGATCTTATAATGTTGGCACTCGCAAGTCAGTGTGAAAACTTTCATGTTTTACGTGAAAATCCATATCGACAACGTCAAGAGTTTTTTTACTTGGATATGAAATCTATTCGCAACTCGCTTGTTCATTCCCTATTACACGAGCCTTCAATGACACCAGATCAATTTTTTATCAACGATTTTATAGTCATGTTATTTATGTCAGGTAACGACTTTTTACCTCACTTACCCACGATTGACATTTTAGAAGGCTCAATTGAAACGTTTTTTGATGCTTATAGAACCGTCGTTCAAATATATGGTAATATTGTGACACAGTATCATACCATAAATACAGAACCTCTTATCGTTTTGATAGAAACGCTTGCATCGTATCAACATTCTGTATTTGAAGAACGACGCAAACGTGTGAGTGATTCTTTGTTGGAAAAACACACAACTCTTGTCCAAACAGATCCAGAAACCTACAGACTAAATTGGGATACATATCGAGCAGAATATTATGCTAAAAAAATGGATTGTCATTCCGAAAAAGATATAGAACGCGCGTGTCATCAATATTTTGACGGTATGCAATGGGTTCTTACCTACTACCTTGATGGTGTATCTTCATGGGACTGGTATTATCCACACAGTTATGCTCCTTTTTGCAGCGATTTGGTGACTTTTGGTAAAACATATGTTTCTCGAAATATTGTTTCCGATGAAAAGCCTTACGATCCTTTTTTTCAATTGGTATGTGTGCTTCCTCCCAAAAGTATGTCATTATTGCCTGCTAAGCTTCAGGATATCATGACAGTAAAGACAACATCTATGTTTTATCCAACAGAATTTAAAGTAGACATGGACGGAAAAAGAAACGATTGGGAAGGAGTCGTTTTATTGCCTCCACTAAATTTAGGACTATTAAAAAAAGAGTATAAAAAATTGTGCACATCACTTGAACCGACAGAAAAACAAAGAAATAAGGTAAGCAAGACAATAATTTACACTCCCTATAAAACAACTTATATATAAAATTGAATTTAAAAATTAATCTTTTTTAAATTTTAAATTGTTCTTTAAAAGGAAAAGAAACAATACAAGAGAATAATCAAGGATGGAGAAAATTGAAAAAGTTGAAAATAGCTCATTTAGCTCATTTAACTGTAGTAATCATTGTTGTACTTATAAAATTACCCCTTACAAACAAATAAAGTGGAACAATGGCGATAGATGGAAGTCCACTACCGGCAAAATCGTAAAAGCTGGATGCTTTATTGTTGACCCTTTTACGCATAAAATTTTACTCGTGCAATCCAGAGGTCAATTATGGGGTCCCCCTAAAGGAACAATTCAAGAAAATGAATCAATTGAACATTGCGCGCTTCGTGAGGTGATGGAGGAAACAGGTATCAAATTAAAAAATGATCAGTTTATTGGGCAGCCTACAGTTGTAAAAAATAAAGCAATGTATTACACTGTAGAGTTAAACGAAGATAATATTGAACCACAGAATCATATATTAGATAATGACGCTAATGGAATTGGCTGGTTTAATATCAATTGCTTGGATTTATTGATCAAAGAACAAAAAATTGCAATCAATCAACATACCAAAATTTTAATTAAAAAATTTTTTGGGAAAAACATAACTCATTAAACCTATTAAAATAAAACTTATTCCTATCGGAATTAACATGTCGGACAATTTCATTCTAGGATTAGAACAAAATTGAGGATCAGTTGATAGCGAAAATTTAGAAGGCGCAGGTGCTTTATCTGCAGCCGCATCTGCATTATCTTTAGATGCATTATACAACAAATTTAACGTAGGCGTATTAAACGTGTCTGTATTTATAACAGGACTTGCTTCCGGATTTTCAATATAATCAATTGTTTTATATACTGTATCCGCCATAAATTCAATTTTTCCTTGTTTGTTTAAATCTGGGTAACTTTTCCATACATGATCAAGCGTGATATAATAGGAATCATCATCCTTTGACTTGTCAATTTTTCCGTAAATTATTTTATTATCATATTCACTATCTGTTCCACTAATTCTAGATAAAATATTATGTAGTGGAGCAAGCTTGAATAAGTCAAGTAATTTGACATCTGGTTTAATTTTTACAGACGCTAATAAATTAAACGAGTGTGTATTGATTGGATTCCATTGATGAATATCATAGCTGTAACTTTTTGCCATTTATATTTATTATATAACATTTTAAAAGTTTTTACATAATGTTAAAAATGGCTACGGAACAAATAAAAAATGTGATGTCAGAACTTAATACACTAAAACAAGAAATTAAAAATCGTCGCGTTGAATTAAAAAAGCTTACAGATAGAGTAAAAGATCTAAATAAGATAGTCGCTGAATTTTTAAAAAATAATAATCAACCAGGAATTAAAGATAGTTCTCAAGGCATTGCAATCATTTCGAAAAAAGTAAAACGTGTTGTTCGAAAAAAGAAAAAGGAAACAAAGGATGAAACGTTAAATATATTACGTCATTATATGGCAGATGACAAAGCACAACGCATTTTCAATGAGATGCAAGAGTATAAAAAAGAAGATATGGTCGAAAAAGATGTTTTGGAAATTATTAAAATTCGTTAATTTTTTTTTAAGTTAAATATAAATAATGTATAAGATTTCTAATGGTGAAAAAATACAGATTACAAAAAAAAGTAAATCTATTGAAGGGTATAAAGATAAAGAAGATAGTCCGGCGTCTATTTTTTTCGGAACATTTTTTGCTGATATGGGTATAGGAATAGTCTCATTTTTTTTACTTTTAGCAATAGTATTATATTTTGCATTAAAAAAATAAATTTCAACATCTTACGTGGTTAATTTATAAAACGAGTAAAATACAACTTAAAGCTAATATAAAAATATAAATGGCAGCAGATCCTCGAAAAATTACACCTTATTCATCATTTGGATCATACAACAAATTTGAAGCAAAAAAACAAGAGCAAGAAGATGCGATTCAAAATATGAAAACTCGTATGACCCAACATGTTAGTAAAAACTCTCCTATGAATCAATCAAATTCTCAGATGACTCAATCTGCATCTCCTCAGCAAATGCAAGGACAAATGCAAGGTCAAATGCAAGGACAAATGCAAGGACAAAATCAAACACGTTTTAAGCATATACAATCATCTGAATATTTACATAATATATTAACAAATGGATTGGGTCAATTTCGACAGAACTTTGTATCAAAAAATATACAGCCTCCTCCTATGCGAATACTTATTAAATTATATACAGATTGGTGTGGTCCTTGTAAAAAACTTGGTCCTATCATGGATGAAATTTCTTTGCATCCGGATACAAAAGATATCATCTTTATGAAATTTGACGCTGAATTAATGATTAAAGGCCAGTGTCAATTTTCTGCTAAATTACGAGAATTATTAAAAATCAGCGCTGTCCCTGCTATGTTTGGTTTTATTGATGGTAAACTTGTTGGAAACGTATTTGGAGCAGATATGAAAGAAATCACTGATTTGATAGACAAATTGCGACAATAAAAATGATTTTAAAATATTATTTTTTTATAAAAATAATAAGCATGTCGGAACCAGGTGAAATTAAACTGATCGACGTTTGTTTCTGTTTTGACATCACGGGCAGTATGGGTCCTTACATAAAAGCTTCCGTTGAAACTGTATTGGAAGTATTTGACACATTACAAAAAATGTACCCAAATTGTACATTTCGTTTATCTTTTATCGGATACCGCGATTTTGGAGACGATGAACAATTTATTGTCATTCCCTTCACAGAAAATATCAAAAGTGTTCGTGATCGTATTAGCATTATTAATGCACACGGTGGAAATGATACACCTGAAGATGTTGCAGGTGCACTTGAAAAAATAAGTCATTTAGAATGGAAAGGCGACGTAAAAATTGTATATTTTGTAACAGATGCACCTGCTCACGGCACTGAATATCATCCTATCACAATGGGCGATCGATACCCCCGTGGTGATCCAGAAGGTCGTGATCCCAAAAAACAAGTGCAAAATTTAGCTTCTCGTGGCATTGATTTTACCATTTTTCGTGTGACGCCACAAATTGACAAGATGATTGAACAATTTGATATAGGTTATAAAGAAGGCGCTATTGGATTTTTTACAGTATTGGATATTGAAAAACAATTAGGCGATACTACAAGTTTATACGACTATGACGAGTCTGACATGGACCGATGTATTCCTAGCAGTTTGTATGAATACGAAAGTTGTATTTATCCTGTTCGGAGTGTATCAGACGAAAGTTGTATCCGTTCTTCTGATGGTTTCTTATCAGAAGAACGTTGCATTCTTCCTGATATAAATCCAATCAATGACATTTTTAAATCAAAATTAATTGCATCTACATCTGCATCAGTTGAAAGACGTAAATAAATTTTAAAATTATAAAAAAAGAGGAAGGATTAAAATAATAGTTATATACTTATCAATAATTTTATATGGGTTACCCTTTATAAAATTAAACACAGCTTTTTAACAAAAAGGCTATCTATAAAATAAACTAAAATATAAAACATGATCTATGATACACTTATAGTTGGAGCAGGCATCGCCGGTCTTTACACCGCCTATACTCTTTTACAACAAAACCCTTCACTTAATCTTCTTATTGTAGAAAAAAACAAAGAATTGGGTGGACGCTCTAGTTCTACTATGTTTCAAGGCGCGTCAGTTGTTACTGGTGCAGGTGTTGGTAGATTTCATAAAGACCATTTACTTCTTGAATTGATGGATGATCTTGGATTACCCGTGCGAAAATTTAATGTATCTCATCATTATGCCCCATCAACCCCACGTATTAATGCCAAACGTATTTTCCAACTTTTACAAGAAGCATATACACAAAAACCTGTTTACGCAACATTTAAAGAATTTGCTTTATCTGTGCTTAATACATCAACATATAATGCATTTTGTACTGTTGCTGGATACACGGACTATGAAAATGAAGACGCCAATGATACGTTGTTTCATTATGGCTTTGAAGACAATCTTGACGAGTGGACAGGATTTTATGTGCCTTGGAAAAAAATAATAACAAAACTTGCCGACTATATTGGCTATGATCGTATTCTTACCAATACAAATGTCACTCAATTACGACGCACACATCGAGGCGGATTTCGTATATCTTTTGGCGATGGATTTCACACATTTTCAAAACGTGTGGTTTTAGCAACAACTATTGATACCGTGCGTCGTCTTGTTCCTGTCAAATTAAAACTTTACAAACAAATTAAAGGACAGCCTTTTTTACGATTATACGCCAAATGTACGCCCGAATCGGCTCGTCTTCTTTCACAACATGTCAAAGGTATGACCATAGTCGGTGGACCGCTTCAAAAAATACTGCCTATCAACCCAAAAGAAGGTATTTATATGATAAGTTATTCAGACAACACAAATGCGTCTAATTTATCGTATTTTACAACAGATACAGCCAATCATCGTCGAATGTTTTCCATATTGATTGAGCACGCATTGCACTTGCCATCTCGTTCGATTGAATTGACGCATATGATGGGTATTTACTGGAAAACTGGGACACATTATTACATGCCAAATCCAGTAAACGAAACGCGTCTAGAATTTATCCATAAAGTACAACGACCGCTTCAAAACCTTTTTGTGGTGGGCGAAATGGTTTCGCTAAATCAAGGATGGGTGGAAGGCGCATTACAAAGTGTTCTGGAAGTAATTGGTGAACTAAGCTAAATCATTGATAATTAGTCTAAAATTGAAATTAAAAGAAAATAAACTAGTAGAAAACAAAAACTTAAATTAACAAAAATGTACAGATCTTTTATTCCATTGTCATTAACTACGGTTGAATTGCGTATAAAAAATAAAGATTTGCCTGAAAATGTTAAATGGTGCAATGGATTGTGTCAAGATATTAGAGAATGTTCTGAATTCTCGCCAAATAAGCATATGTGCAAAAACTGTATAAATTCTCTTAATATCGCCGTAAAAAAGGTCGAATGCAATGAAATTACAATCGAGCAGTTTAAACAAAATCCAAACTGTATCTTTGATGGAAATAAAGATGATAATACCGGTACAGTTCCTCTTAAAAAATGCGTGGTCTGCAAAGAAGAAAAAAGCGCAGGTCACTTTGAAGAAAAACGTGCTCGTTGTAAGGCATGCAAAGCGCTTGAAAATTCTACTAGAAACAGTAAAGACATTAATACCTATATTTCCACTATTGAAAAACTTAAAAATAAAATCTCGGAACTAAAACACATCGTTACCGGTATCCCAAAAGATACGCTTATTAAAGTTATTTCGCATTTTAAAATTGGTCGAAAAAGCACGGATAGTAAGGATAAAATGGTCTTAAATGTTGTCAATCATTTCAAAGCTCAACAAAATCCTTATGCGTGTGTAAAAGGCTGTGGTGTAACGTTAACAGTGCAGTTTAATACGTGTGGAAAATGTAAAAAAAATAAAAAGACATCTAAATTAGAACGAGACAATGATTTTGTTGACACTAAATTGAAAGATATCACGGTTGATAATTTTCCAATGATAGACAACACCAACGAGTATTTATATACACGTAAAAATATTGGATTAATTGCTAAAAAGTTTGGTCTAACTATCACTCAAGCTGATAAAAAAGAAAAAGTTGTTGAAATGATTAATACGCTTTTAGAAAATCACAAAAAAGAGGCGTTGAAAAACAGAATGGAGGAAAGCGAAAAAGTTGAAGAAGTTGAAGAAGTTGAAGAAGTTGAAGAGGTAGAAGAAGAGGTTAAAGAAGAGGTAAAAGAAGAGGTTAAAGAAGAACAAAAAAAAGAAACAACTATAACTGTTCAAAGTAAAGAAAAGGTATTTGAATTACAATTGCCTGATAACACTAAAATTTCTATCCCTATAAGAGAAGATGGAATGATAAATGCAACACTATTATGTAAAACAGGAAAGACTCGTTTTTCAAAATATATAAAAAACAAGCAGACGCAAGATTTTTTAAACCTTCTTTCATCAAGTGAAAAATTATCCATAGACAAATTATTTTTTATACAAAAAGGAAGATTGATTCAAGGAACATGGATTCATCGTAAAGTTGCCCTTCATTTGGCACAATGGATTTACCCAAATTTTTCAATTAAAGTTATAAATTGGGTGGATGAGTTGCTTGTTACTGGGAAAGTTGAGATATCTAAAGAGTCGGATCCAAAAGAAATTGAAATGTATTATCAACAAAAATTAAGAGAAAAAGAGAAAGTCATTATGAGACTTACGAGTGAAAATAAAGAAAGAGAGGAAAAAACGCTTAAAATATATAAACAGCTTGAGGAAGAAAAAGAAAAAAGTCAAGAAGCTGAAAATAAATTCAAGATGTTACTGTATAAAAGAAGCTATCACAAATTCAAAAAAGGTCCTGTTTTTTATATTATATCTGACCTTGATGCATCTACAAAAAAATATAAAGTAGGAATTGATCATATTGACATTAATATCCGTTTACAACAACATCGTACATCTATTCCGTCTTTACGCCTTGATTTTCTTGTATATACAGATAAAAATTCAATAATAGAGCAAGGAATGCTTACAAAATTTGATGGATGTAGAAAAAATCATTTAAATCATGAATGGATAATGGAGGTTGAGTTGGATGATTTGGTAACAAGTATAAAATTTATTATTAATTATTTTCACTTGAATGCAACATACGAAAATGATATAGAAAGTTACAATAAAGATATTGATCTTGAGTATAAAAAGTAAAAATATACAGGAGATTTTCATAAAAAAGAGGTCAGTTTAGTGCTTATTTTGTCTTTATCAATTACATATAATATTAAATTATATGTAATTGTGTTTTTTATATATGGATGTTAAAAATCCAAACAGCTCTTTAAATTTTTTGGAAGACCCAAATGTATTTTTGGAAGACCCATTTGGGTCTTCATATTTTTTGAAAGACCCAAATGGGTCCGTATTTTTTTTTTGAAGACCCATTTGGGTCTTCATATTTTTTCCAAAATACCTACTTAAATGGTGTAAAAATAAAGATAAAAAGGAAAGATGTCATCTGGAAAAGACTCAATTACCTACAGAATCCGTGAGTTAGACCCCGATATGATTGCGCCGTCGACCAAAAACATGGACCGACCCGAACAAGGTGGCAGTAAAATTGTCATTATTGGCAAGCCTGGTACCGGTAAAACCACCCTCATCACTAGTTTACTCTATGAAAAAAGCCACATTTTCCCCGCAGGAGTTGCAATGAGTGGCACAGAGGACAGTAATGGTCATTATTCCAAGATTTTCCCATCCACGTTTGTGTTTAACGCCTTTGACAAGCCCGTTGTTGACCAGTTTATTAACCGTCAAAAACTTGCAAAGCAACATCTCCCCAACCCGTGGGCCATTTTATTGCTCGACGATTGTACAGATGACCCCAAGATTTTCAACGACCCGATGTTCCTAGGGCTCTACAAAAATGGAAGACATTGGAAGATGTTTTTTATCCTTTCCCTGCAGTACTCGCTTGACATTAAACCGGCAATTCGTACAAACATTGATGGCACATTTATTCTGCGTGAAACAAGCTTGAGAAACCGTCGTATTTTGTGGGAAAATTACAGCAGTGTAGTGGGTGATTTTCAGACGTTTTGTGATATTATGGACCAGCTTACAAACGATTACACGGCACTTTACATCCATAATGCAACAACAAGCTCTAATATTGAAGACTGTGTGTTTTGGTACAAAGCCAAGCCCGTGCCGGATAACTTTCGTATTGGCAGCGACGATTACTGGGCATTTCACGACCAACGCTTTGACGAAAAATCGGTACTATAATACGGCTTTTTCACAAAAAACGTTGCGTTTAAACTGACTATTTAGATCCCACAATCTCATTTAAATTTCAAATTTTCAAATAATTTCATAACTCGTATTTTAGACTAAAATACATATAATTTTCTATTATATGTAGAACTTTCTTTCACTTTTTTTATATTTGAAGTGAGATTGTGGTTCGAAATGGTTAATTTAAAAGTAATGTTTTTGGTACCGCTTTTTGTGAAAAAGCGGTAATATTGATTTGCATAAAAAGAAGGCTTAAAATACAACCTGTCTAACATTATTTTCTTGATTTTTTATTTTTTTTTGATTTTTTACTTTTCTTGACTTTTCTAGATTTATAAATTTTTCTGAACCGACTTTCATCATCAGCCACATCAGTATCAGTAGTTTTGTAATCTTTGTTTTTAGGACCAGTAAACATCTCTCGTAAATGCGTTGGTTCAATATTATATTTTTTTTTTTAATTGTTAATTGTAGCGTATTTCCGTAGTGAGTGGTAGGCGTTACTTTTTTTGGGTTTCCGCATTTTATTTTTAAATAAAAGAAAATATTTAAAAATATTTCAAAAACAGAAATAAAGATAAATACTATTGTTGCAAATCTAGGAAAAGGACACTAGATTGTGCTTCATCGTTTAATATATTATCATAATACCCTTTTTGCATATCCATGCAATTGTCTTTGCATCCAAGATTAATCATATCGGGAAACATTATATTGGTTGGATCGAGTGTGGACGGATAATCGGCTGGAACAATGCCGTTAATGGGTTGAGGATAGTCTAGAATAAAAGGTTTGGGTTTAGGCCAATCCGGTCTTACTTTACTTGGATCTACGTACCCTTCAAATCGTGGAACTCCTATTCTGTATTTTTCAATTTGATCACGATGTAAATTGTAATCTGTAAAAATCATATTATTTACGTCTGTAACAGGCATTCTATTTATAAAAGGTTGATATGTCTTTATGATTAAAAAAGCGCATGTAAATAAAACAAGGAGTAATAAAAAAGTTGTCAAGGTTCGTCTCATTTTATTATTAAAAAAAGATATAAAAGAATTTAATCTTTTATATAAATGGCAATTCAATACCCTAAATTAGAACATATAACTTTACCATCTGTTGAAGGGTTTAATGGTACCATTAATATTTTAAGAGATCCTCCAAAGTCAATTTTCACAAAACGTAATGATAAAGTTGGTCAAACCATGGGAATTATTTCGGATATTGATGATAGTGGTGATCGTATGAATGAAGCAATCAAAGTATATGCCCGTGGTGTGAATCCAATGGTTTCTGTATCCTATGATAACAACTCTAATAATGCAGGATCATTTACACGCGGATCATATGGTCAAGGTAATAATATTTCACAAGGTCATCATCAAGGCAGTCGACAAGCATTCTTGCCTTATCGCATTGCAGATAAAGGTGCTTTTAGGCCTCCTATACGATCTCAGTATGATCTCTTGCCATTGTCAAGACAACCTCGTGCATGGTTTCAAGCTCTTACAAAGCCTGGGTTTATTGATTACAGCAAGCAAAAATTTTTGCCTTCTCAATTTCGTATGATTAAAGATATGATACTCAAAACAAAAGATACAATTAAACCCAATAGTTCTGTAAAAATTGAAAAACCTATATTGGAAAATTATAAAATGCAAAATGCTATTAATGCAAAGCATATTAACATTGAAGCATTTTCTGGAAAACGAACGCTTGATCATTCAAACTTTACACGCGAAAATGTGGATCTTTACAAAGGTATTCAGGAAAATTATGAACCTGTAAATGCAACCACAAATAAACAAAGCAGTCGTTCGCATAATTTAAGCAATATGAAAATCGACGAAGGACAGTATATTCAGGATCGAACATACTATGAATCCGCTGTTAACCCGTCTCAACATCGTAGTCAAGGTTTGGAAGGCTTGGCAATTGACGAAGATTCGTATATTCAAGCACGTACTTATTATGAATCCACCGTCAATCCATCCCAGCATCGCAGTCAAGGTGTGGATGGTTTGGCAATTGATGAAGGTCGATACATTAATGACAAGGAATATTACGATTTTGTCGTCAACAAAGGGCGTGACATTAATACAAAAACACTCGACGAATTAAATGGAAACACACGCACTTCTGTAAAAGATGTAATGCAATATGAAATGGAGTCTGGTAAAAACACGGGATATACACTGTTGACAGAAATGCCGGATATGGAACTTGAGCACCATATGCCTCGATACAACATGACAAGTGCTGTAAACGATCCTACGGTGTATAAACGCGTTGACCACCAAAATACGATTCAATTGCATGAAAATATTCCTCGTGTATCAACAGTTCGTAATGTAGCAAAAATTGAAGATATGAATAATTTTGAGTATGCATCTTCCCGTGAATACAAATTGCCCCAGACATTGCAGAAAGGATCATTTTTAAATACTGGTGCCGCGCCGACATTGGATCGATCTGAAATACAGTTTCGCCAAGATCCAAATAAAGAACGAATTAAAAAATATTTAAATGACACGCAATTTGATCGATTTAACCATTAGCGCGGTCCCGTCCGCGCGCCGACGGAGTAACATTGGGCGGAGCCCACTTTGGGGGCACGGCCCTTTTTTAAAGGGCTGTCTCGCGGTGTAAAAAAGCATAAAATATAAATATAAAACTATAAATAAATGTCATACGAACAAAACAAGCCATCATTATGTTATTATGTCAATTTGGCAACATACACAAACGGATATTTTGGAAATACAAACTTTAATCCCCCTTTATCCGAACCTATTCCCAAAACAATCGTTTCATATACAATGAACAATTACAATAGCTTAACTCTCCCAGTCGAACAATGCTCTCAAGATACACGCTTTTACCAAACTTATGCCAAAATGGCTAATGCCTACAATAAACCTGACTGCACAGTTTGTTCACCATCCAACTGTCAACAATAGCTTTTTAATTGTTATTTAAAAACGTATCTATTATGTAGAATAGGTAAAACTGTTCTACGGGTCTTCGTAGCTCAGCCGGTAGTAGCGCATGACTGTTAATCATGAGGTCACTGGTTCAAACCCAGTCGAGGACGCAAATTTTTTTAAAATCTAAAAAAATTTAATTGTTGATGCGACTAGCCTTTATTTGACAACGCGGTACATTACAGACCCGTCTTTACGCGTAATTCTAATATACTCACCACGTTGAAAGTAGTAATAACGACTGATCGGATCGGTATGTAATAATGTAGGCAAACGTCCCTTGAAACTTTTTTCAAGTTGTTCTTTTTCTTCCTTTGTGGCCCTTTCATGTTTTGGGACAAGTCGATGTTGTGTAATATCCAGTTGAAGTTCCTGTAAACTAAACAATTCAATGTCCAGATTTTCAAGTGATTTTTTGGCACTTGATGTCACGTTGTCTCTGTATATAATAATGCATCTATTATATCCTTCCCTATTCATAATTGACATGTAATCTTTAATGCCTTGTATACTTAACTTTTCATCATTACAAATAAACGAAATAATTTTATGCGTATCCTTCTCTCTTGCTCCAATTTTTGTGCCACGAATTGTAAAGTCTTCTTTTGAATCTTCTTCAAGAACATATCCACGATCTGTTAACATTTTTTTTAGCGTGGCGGTAGCTTGAACCTCTAGATGAAAACTTGTCATATTTTGATTTTTTATTAATTTAAATTACTTTCTAATTTAAAAAATCAAATTTATATAAAATGTCAGACGATAATAAGAAACTTGAACAAATCAAAAAGGCCGATTCGCTTTTTAGTAAAAAGCGTTTGCAAGAAATTGAAAGTACTATCAGCGACGAAGATAAAAAACGTTATGCCAAAATTGGTGAAGAAATGTACAATTCAATTAGTTTTGAAGATATTAATTCACAAGGAAAGCTTGCAACTGAAAATGCAGAGGCCATTGAAATGGAAAACATTTCGCAAATAAAGTTAATGTTACAGTCTGGTATCCATCCAAGCTATTTATCTACTCAGGAAAAAGATATGATGAAAAACGCATTTGGAGAAAAATGGTACGAACAGTACGGATTTTTAGAAACAGATTTGAATCGTATTAATTTTTAATTTTTTTTTTATGTAGATATAAAAATGGTATATCGTTTAGTTCCATCTTACAGATTTCAAGCTCAATCTCATTTTGGCATGGAAGATATGACAAAACCTAAAATGTTGAAAGGTCTTGTTTTAGGGGCACTTACTGCTGCTATTGTGTTAGTCGTCCTTGTTTATTTGATTTTGAAACAAAACAAGCTTCAACGTTACGCCGTTGTCAAGGACGGAAAAGTTTCTTTAGATTGGAAGAAGTTTAGTCTTGAATTATTGTTACCAGTCATATTAGGCTGTTTGGTTTTAGGAGGAGTTTTAGGTCATTGCCTTATGTCTGATTAAGGTATGCTTTAAAGAAGAATCTCAAAATAAATAATTTTAATTTAATGAAAAAGCATTAAATTAAATTAAATATGAAAAATATTGATAAAATATATCTGATCAACATGAAACGATCCACGGATCGTCTCGAACATTTTATGGCAGAAATGCGCAAACACAACTTGCCTCTTGAAAAACTGTATATTTTTAGTGCAATTGACGCAACTATTCACGACCTTACTCCCGACGAACTTGAATTGACAAAATATATGAGAGAGAACGGTGAACTAAAAACTGTCATTTGTAATTTTCTTAGTCATTACTATGTATGGAAAGATATCATTACACATTCTTATAAAAATGCGCTTGTCTTACAAGACGACGTGTATTTCGTTGACGGCATTTCTGAAAAGATTGATAAAGTGGTTGAATACACACCAGTAGATGCTGTTACGGTAAATATTGGTTTACATAGAGTAGCTCAAGGCTCAATGTTTATTGACTGGCCTTTGAATGAACCTTACGATACCAATTTATACACCGAGAAATACTTGAACGATCATGTTTGTGTATATAAATATAAAAAATGTAATGTCTGTAGTCTGGCTTATATTGTAAGAGGCGCTGAAGCAAATACTCATGATTTTTTTTCAACATTTCATACTATTAATTGTGCTATTGACAATTTTTTGGATCATTTTCATGTTAACAATCATATTTTTTATGGTAGTCGATATGTGTTGGCAACAGGCAACGGAAATTTTAAAAGCACCGTTTTTAATGGACCTACATTTAATGAACCTTTTTTATTGTATATGAAAGATATAGGTGACGATGTTGACGAATAAAATTGTAAAATTGATCTTTTTTTTATATTTTCAAGAAATATAAAAATGGCGACAACGAAGGATTTCCAAAAAGTCCCTGATTTTTTTGTGTCAAAAAGTGACACAAAGCCTGTCAATACAAACCCTCGATACCCAAACTTTTTTCAAACCCATTTTACTGCAGGCGACATTGATCAATTTGAAACGTATCGTGACACAACCAATGGGTCAGATCCATCCCACACTATTTCACTTGCTGGAAATGTATGGAAAACAATAGAAGAGAAAGAAAAGAAAGAAGAAAAGAAAGAAGAAATAGAAGAAAAAGTGGGTGAAAATCTTGATTGGGCTAAATATAAATCGCTTACGACTCAAGATATTGATAACACATTTCTCTATCTTTTTGAAAAATTTAAAAAAGGCATATTTGTCAAAATCAAAGACAACACGCTTTCTGTTTTTTTACCATTTAGTAAACACAATTATATCAATGAATGGGGAAATCGTATGTATCCTCCACCTCCATACACCGATATGGTTGCGTTTTTAACCTATGCCAGCAAACTTCAAGGATACACTATTACTCATCATCAAATTAATAAATTTGCTAACAAATGGTATGCCAACAACTGTTTGGTTCGCCCAGAATTTCCAATCGGCGAAAACGACAGGGGCGTTTCCAATCTAAAAGATATGCTACTGACACTATGTGCCGAAAGACAAGTCCCTGACATTGAACTTTTTTTCAATCGTCGCGATTTTCCGCTATTGAAACGCGATGACACTGAACCCTACGAGCATATCTTTGACAGTGATAAATTTCCACTATTAAGCCATCGTTATGATAAATACTGCCCAATTTTATCAATGGTAACCACTGATAATAATGCTGATATACCCTTTCCAACAATGGAAGACTGGGCGCGTGTCAGTCATCAGGAAGGCGGAAAATTATTTGCACCCGATTTTAGAACCTATGATGATATGGGGAAAACAACGCCGTGGGAAAAGAAACGCCCTACAGCCGTCTTTCGAGGCGCATCAACGGGTTGTGGCGTAACAGTTGAAACCAATCCACGTTTAAAACTGGCCCATATGTCTTACACAGATCGTGGTCGAGTGGAAGATGGCGTTGCATTATTGGATGCAGGCATCACCAAATGGAATTGTCGACCTCGAAAAATTGCAAAAAATCCTCACCTCCAAGTCATTGACCCAAGATATATTGGATTTCCATTGGTGTCATTTTTAACACCTCAAGAACAAACCCAATACAAATACGTTATTAATGTCGACGGACACGTCTCCGCGTTTCGTTTATCTTTGGAATTATCAATGGGCTCCGTGGTGCTTTTACAAGACAGCAAATATCGTGTTTGGTTTCGCAAATATTTAAAAGAATACGTCCATTATGTACCTATTAAAGAAGACCTGTCGGATTTGTATGACAAGATTCGCTGGTGTCGTTCACACGATGACAAATGTCGTCAAATTGCTGCTAATGCACGAGAATTTTATGATACATTTTTAACCAAAAAAGGTATTCTTGATTACGCCCAATTGCTCCTTGTAAATATTAAAAATGTTATAGGCACTTATTTTTACAATTATGGAAATGTGCGAGAAATAATGTATGACAAGCAATTAAGCATGTTGCAAACAGTGTCAGAACCAGTTAAAACCCCACCCGTTTACCCATTTGAAGCTCATAATACGAATGCAATGGGTGGGTTTAAGATGTTTCTAGACCGACATGCCATCCCATACGGTAGTCTTACTGCTAAAAAACAATTGCATAAAAGTAAAGACAGCGTCATCCACACATTTCAACTCGACAAACTATCACTTGATTTAAAAGTATCATCACGAAGGCTTGAACGTATCAATGAAGCGTTTGTTGGCATTTACTGTATCAATAAGCTATTACGGGATATCCCCAACTTTAAATATACATTTGGATTAAAGAAAAATGATGAAACTGCTCATTCTCCTTATACACTTGTTACTGAACATATTACAGGAGTATTATTAAGCGAATATATTAAAACGTGTAGTTTGGGCGATCTTATTTCTGTATTGAAAATATTATTCATTGTATTGGCAGTAGCCCAAGAACGGTGTGGTTTTGTTCACAACGATATGACGTGTTGGAATATTGTCATTCACACTTTAACAAAGCCGCACCACTTTGTCTATTCATTTAAAGATCAAATTTTTACAGTGGATACAAAAATATTGCCTGTCATTATAGATTACGACAAAAGTCACGTAATCCACGATGGACTTTTTTATGGCCCAACATTTAAAACAAGTACAGTGCAAGACTGTTTTTGTTTGCTTATTCATTCTGTCCACGATTTTTGCGCATCTCGACGCATATCTAGCGGAGAATTACAGACATTATTGTACATTGTAAACTTTTTATCTGAAACCGAGTTTCATCGAATGAAACTAACAACTTACCCAGACCTGATGGAATTTTTAAATGCAAATAAAAAATACAATGAAATTATTTATCGAAACAAATGCGATTTGGAAAAGTTTGAGCCTTTTGATTTTTTAATGTACTTTTCTGAAATTGCTTTATCATCCACAATTAGGATTATTCAAATTGATGGTAAAAAAGTTGAAAAGCCTTATAATTATATTAATCCATTATTTTACTATACATTAATTATAAGCGATTATGAACAAACACATACAGCTATATACGAGTATTTGGATAAAGTAGAGGAACAAGTGCGAGATGTTGTGATTGGTAAATTTTCTAAAAATTTTATTTACTACGTTAATGCCACCAACCAAATTATATTTGCTGTATCAAATGTTCTCGCTTTTGTGGACCAATACAAAGACCTTATTGGAAATGATCACCATTTTATTGAAGCAAGAAATTGTCGTCGCATTTTAACACGTTTAGCTGACCAAATGCATCTTCAATATATAAAATTAGATATGGCATCATGTGAACATACAGAAACAAGAGAAATAAAAGGAAAGCCATCAATGTTATTTTGTACCATATGCAAAAAAGAAATGCCAAAGATGACACTTCCATCAAAAGTAGCATTGTCGCCTACATACAAACCCAATTTTAGTCTTGCAAAATATACTGATCACACATTTTCTGTTGCTAGTGTTATTTTAAATATGTTACAAGGAAACGTGGACTTGCGTAATGAAAAATATATTTCTATATGGGAAATGATTCGTAATGTTTTATTGTATAAAAACCCTTACACTATTCCTGATGAAGTTGATTTTCGCAAAAAATACGGACGTATCTTATCAACAATGTCACCATTGGCCATCTTGAATCATAATGCGGATATCAATACATTGCGTTGGTTAAGCGGCGAGCTTTACAAAAAAGACAAAGAAATATTATTAAAATTACCTGAAACGCCTCAAAAACAATTGCGTCTTTTGCAAAATATTTTAGCATTGACAGAGTGTGACTAGCTTACAATTACATACATATAATTTTAAATTATATGTATAAATGTTTGTTTTTGGCGCCGCTTAAGCGGCCTACATATCAATTGGATTTTTTTCACTTATATACCCACACTCTAAAATCTCGTTGGTATCACTTTTAGCATTTTCGTTTATAACAATGCACATATCATAATCTGTATAAAGACTCCTCGTTGGAGTTTTGTATTTTTCAAACCGTACAAAATCAAATACACAGGGCTTTACAACAATTGTACAAATCCATTGATTAATAATTAATTTGGTATACAAAATAGTGGAGTCGTTATTTTCTGTGGATGTGTGCCAAATGGGTATATCATACAAACAAAAAGGGATTGACTTTATCAACAGCGGATTGGGTGTAAACATTTTTTTTAATTCTTTATAATTTTTTTGAATGACTAGATGGTCTATTTGAATTGGATTAAGATGATCAAGGGCATCTTTAAGCGCGTTTGAGACGTTTTTCGATTCAACTTGCATGTATCCGTTGACAAGAATCATATTTTGTTGTTTCTTTTTAATGGATAGTGATAGTGAAATAGCGGTTGACATTTATAAAACGCGTTTAGGCTTTGATTTCTTTTTTGATTTATTTATCGATTTTACTTTTTTATTTTTGATTGTTTTTGATTTGTTTATTGATTTCATCTTTACTTTTTTGATTGACTTCTTTTTAGCATGTTTAAATTTTGACTGTAAGCGATATAAATCTGCAATTAATCTATCAATTTGTAATTCAGTGTCATCAATTTCTACAAAGTCATCTTCTACAATCTTATCTTTTACAAAGTCATCTTCTACAATCTTATCTTTTACAAAGTCATCAGATCTGTCATGTCCAAAATATTTTAAAAAATTATTTACGGCTTGTTTTCTTTGTTTGCCTGTTTTAGTTTTAATCAGAGCAGTTGCATCTTCTTTATATGTAATGCCTTTTTCACATTCTTCTTTATCATCTTCACGTGTACATCTTTCATTTTTATATCCTTTCATGAAACTTTGTGTTTTAATGTCATTAGTTAAAGATTTTTTTATAATTAAATACTCCAATACAACGGAATAAAGTTTTTCAAGTTTTTTATTTATTTCATCACTTTCTTTAACTGTTAGTGTTTTTGTTTCTGTATTTCCCATATTTTATTTAAGCATTTAAATAAAATCACATTAATTTTTCAAAAAGGGGCTTAAAATCCCAAATCAATATCCTCGCACATATACTTGATGAACGAGTCGTCCGAGTCTGGCAAGCCGGACTTTTTGCGCGCATCCATGTATCGGTCATAAAACTTTGTATGGTAATCCTCATCCTTGGCACGCAACTCGGCTAACTCTGCACGCGCCTTGATGATATTGCCTTTCATCTCATTCAGCTTTTTCATCGTCGCATCATACGTCCACGTTAATTGCGACTTCTTTACCATCAGCTCAATGTAACGATCATAGGGATCAATCTCCGACTTTGCCACATCCGCTAAAAGCTCCTTTTCACGATCTTTAATCTCTTCCATTGTCTGCTTCTCTTCCTCGCGCTTTTTACGCACTTCCTCCGACGTCGTCTCGACCACCTTCTTCTTGATATCAATGTCCTTGGTCTCACAAATATACTTTTTCGTGGCGGCCAAAGGAAACGGACGACCCACATAAGTATGATAAATACTATGGAAACTGTCCACGTTGCGAATCAAGTATTCGGCCTTCAAGTCGGCCTCGTCTTGGGTGGCAAACGTTCCACGCACCTTCAACATGCCATACACACCATCATCATCCGGCTTTGCGCCCTTGGAAGGAAAGAAAGAAACAAGACAATGGACTTGATTCTCGTGCTTGGGGTCGGCATAAAACTTTTCAAATCGGGGAAACTTTTGAGTGAAATCCTTGACATTTAATTCTTGCATAGCGGCCTTGACTTCTTCTTCAGTCAAGGCAGGCGCGCCAAGTTTATAACTTTTTTCGTCGGTTTCATTTTTGTCGGCAGGCGAGGTTAAGCTATTTTGAATAGCTTGGGCAGGTTGTTCGGTTGATTGCAAATCAGAAGACATTTTCTTTTATTTATTTCTATTTTTTTAAATAGGACTATTTATTTTTACAGCTTTTTCAAAAAAGGGGCGCGGAAACAATAGAGTAAGGATAAGGTGTTGGACGACGTGGATAATAACTATTGTGATGGCGATGATGATGACGAAAAGGTTGATTGTAAGGATTATATAAATAAGGATCATAATATGGATTGTATTCAATTTTTGGATTGATCACTGTTACGATCGTAGTGATAAAAAAGACAATGCCTACAGATAAAAATACATATCCTTTAGAATTATCTGAAAAATTTTGTTGCGGATCTTTCTTCTCTGTAGATTTTGATAAAAAGTATATAGCAGCCCCTATAAACCCTATTGTAATAATAGACAAGATGCCTATAGCAATTTTACGATTTAAAGACATTTCTGTATTTTCGCTCATTTTTATTTAATTTTTAATTAAATTTTTAATTAAAAATTTACCGCTTTTTTTTACAAATACTTTTGGGGTTCGGCCTTTTCTAAAGGCTGATTTTAAGCCGTCGTGCGTGTCTTCTTTGCAGGCGGAAGCTTTGCTTCCTGTGGACGGGACCCCGCTTTATTCATCCGAATGCATAAACTCTAAAAATTTCTTTTTGTCTTCCTCGTCCGCCATAATCGTGGGTGGTCCCGTCAACTCGCCCGTCTTTTGAAAATGGTTTTTGTACAACCGAAGCTTGCCATACGTGATATTGCCAATATGACGCAATGTCTTGTCATGCAAAACAGGCTTTTTCAGTTCAACGGGAGGAGTTGGCTGAGACTCTATTTTATTTTCTTCAACGTTATCTCCAACATCTCCAACGTTTGTTTCAATCTGTTCCATTTTTTCGTCAATGTCATCAATACAGATACGGCTTTCAATCGTTGCCGGTAAACTACGACTCAACTGGTTGCGATACCCATCTCCTTCCTTAATGATATTCACAATTTGTTTATACACCTCCTCCAATCGCTTCATTTGATTGCGCGTTTCGATGATCATTGTGCCGTTATCACACCTCTCAAACCGCGCTAAACGGCCTTGGAGATGTGCCGATTCTTTTGTGTAAAGATTTTTAATCACGCCAAAGCCTTTCGAGACCAATTTTATCAATATGGCGGCATTCAAGTCCTCAATCTCGTTTTTGTCCTCATCTGTAAACGAAAAACGGTTACGGGCCTTGTCTTTGCATAGATAAAGAGCTTTGTTTTTACCCATCAAAAAGTTTTTGGTTGTAAACTCTGCAAGTGCTTTTTGGGCACCAAAAAAGTCCTCAAGTTTATAATTCTTTTCAAACGTTTCTTTGACGACTTCAGGCGTCATGTAGGTTAGGATACTGCCATAATTGTGTGTCGAGTTATCAAAATTTGTATTTATAGTGATGGTGTTATTTGAAGCAGAACGTGTTTTGGTTTCTTCAAGCTCTTTTTTCAATTGGTTGATTTGAAGTTGAAGATCTGTATATTTTTGGTCTTCTGTTTTAGTTAGTTTTTGTATATCTAATTTCTTTTTTTCTTTACAGATGTTTATATGGTATTCTAACCTTGGTTTTGATGTTAACTCTTTTTTACATGATTCGCATTCAAATAAACGTTTTTCAATTTTTGTATTATTTGTTTCCTGTAATTTTAAACAAAAACGAGCAGTTGTTTGATGACGAGTTAAAGATGATTTTTTATCAAAATCTGTATTACAAAAATTACAAGTATACATTTATTAATACTTTTATTAAAATTTATTCTTTTAAATAGAAATACTACAAAAACACTACAACTTTTGAACATTAAATATTATTTTTTATAATATTTAAGTCTTATAGTAGAAACACTACAAAAGCTCTACAATATATATATAATAATTAAGGTTAATATACTTTAAAAAATAAAATATTTAATTTGTAGTGTAAAAACCCCATGTGTGTGTGGTGAACTCATTTTTCTTTTCCAAATTTCAGGCCAATTCTAAAAAATTTAAAATGATTTCTAAAAACATATTTATCAAATATTAAAACTACAATTTTTTGTTGATTTTGTAACTTTTTGTAGTAGTTTAAAATACAAGGATAATTGTAAGTTTAAAATAAAATGTTTATTTGTAGTATAACAAGTTTTAATCATAATTAAGCTAATCAATAAAAAATTATTGATTTTATTGATTATTCAATAAAGAAATCAATATTTTATTGATTAAGCTAAATATAGTTTGATTTTTAATTAAAAAAAATTAAAAATACACTTCACTTCTCTATTATTTAAAATACTTTTCAATAAAATCGTTCATATCCATAGCTTTCATACTACGATTACACTTTGCACAAATAGGCCTCATATTATTTACAGTTGTCACGCCACCACATGCACAGCCCTTTGGAAAAGGGCCGTACCCCCAAAACAGAAATTTAATTCCGTGGCGCGATACCGAGCAAAGCTCGGCGTTAGCTTTGCTCGGTATCGCGCTTTAAAGAAGTGCATCTATTATAAAAAAATGAGTTTATTTGATTATGATTATTTAGATCCATCAACCTATGAGAACTTTGAAGAGTTGCTGGAGGGACAAAAAGTGGACCCAAATGAATGCGACGAAAATGGAATGACGCCGTTGCATCATATCGCTTCTCAGCTTTTTGATATGTCAACGGTCATCAATACAGATTTTAATGTCATTAAACTTCTTCTTCGATACAATGCTAATCCAAATATTCAAGATAGGTGGGGAAGAACACCTATAATGTGCTTTGATCCAGATAGTGTTAAATACAGTAACGTTTACCCAGTTTTTGATATATTGCGCGAGGTGACAGACCTTACGTTGGTTGACAATGATGGAGAAACATTTCAACAAAAGTATTGGCAAATTAAAGAAGAAAACTAATAAATAAACTAATTTAACTGTAAACAAACAAACCCAAAAAATGAAACAATTTATGCTTGTCTTGACATCTGCCTTTCATTTTTTTGCATTGATTCCATTATATCCACAGTATTATAATTATTTTTATACAATGTTGTGGATGTCGCTTTCTACTATATGCTCAATGATATGGCATGCACTTAATGAACCGTATGGAATACTTGCTGTAATGGACTATACAGGAGCAGTTGGGTGGTTTTTGTTAGAGATGTGGACGACACGTCAACGAGTGCTGGCATTTGGGTTAAATACGTGTGTATTTTTCACAAATCGTATTATTTCGCATTGTCAATCACATTCCTCTTATTCATTTTACCATTCTTTATGGCATATTGCTTCGGCGATTAAATGCATAGTTGTTGCAATGACATATGATCGCGTTATGTAATAAAAATAATAGATAGGTGACTCAGTAAAGCAATATTAGTTAATATAAAAATAAATCTTTAAATAAAATGGGGAAAAAAATGATAGAAATTTATGGATATGATGAATGCCCTTATTATCAAAAAGCCGTGGCGCATATGCGTAAAGAAATTGGAGATAAAGTAGATAAAAATAAAAAAGTTGTTGGGAAAACAACGATTATCGAGAACAACTTTTTAATGTGTTTGTACACGCCTATATCACGTGGACAAGAATGGCAAATGATCCTAAACTGTAATGGCATTGATAAGCATACATCGCCTCTTGTACTTGTTTCAAATAAAAGAATGATTGGCGGATGCGACGATTTGTTAAATACAGATTTGAAAAAATATTATAATGTCAAAAGTTTAAAAAAGTCTGGAAATAAAAAGAGAAAATGATAGTGTGAGTATATTATCACAAGGATTTTTCACAAAAAGCCGTACCAAAAACGTAAAGTTTAAATTAACTATTTGGATACACGATCTAATTTAAATATTATATGGATTTTAATCACAAAATTAGTCACTAAAAATAACATTTTATAAAAAAAGGTATAAATAGCAAGTCAATATGCTATGTATTATCAATATATAAAATTATATTGATAATTGATATCCACAAAAGTATCTGGAAATATTAAGATTTAAATTTTTTAGTAAAACTTTTTTTAAAAGACGTCTTTAGGCTTTTTTTAAAAGACGTCTTTAGGCTTTTTTTAAAAGACTTCTTTAGGCTCTTTTTAAACTTTTTCTTTAGGCTTTTTTTAGAAGACTTCTTTAGGCTCTTTTTAAACTTTTTCTTTAGGCTTTTTTTAGAAGACTTCTTTAGGCTCTTTTTAAACTTTTTCTTTAGGCTTTTTTTAGAAGACGTCTTAAAATATAACTGATCTGGATTAAACAAGCCATTATTTGTTACTATATTTTTTTCTAATTTATCCTCCTTATCCTCCTTATAATTGTTAATATATTTAAGTTTTGATAAAACGTCAGAATATGTTTCGATAAGACTTGTGTCAAAACATTTTCTAATAAAAAAAGATCCATGACATATAGCTTCTACCAAAATATCTCCTGTAATAAATGTTCCATATTTTTTTTCATCAATATCTTTTTCTTCTAATTTTTCTATTTCAGTTTGAAGATCACTTACAAATGTTGAGTTTTTAATAAGGCGTGCTATTGGGATAAAATCAATACATTTTTTCTTTATAGTCTTTAAACTTTCAAACTTTTTTAATAATTTAAATTTGTTAATTAATATACATAAGTAAACATAAAAAATATATTGATATTTTCCAACCTTGTCACAATATTTATCATTTAGTAAAATCTCACTTAATTCTAATAAAAGTATGAATGTATTAATAATTGAACGTAATGTAAATCTGTCATATTCAATTGGATGAGTTGTGATTGCAAGAATGTATTTTTTACCAAATCCATAAATAACGCTTTCTTTTCCTTCTTCTCCTTCTTCTCCTTTTTCTTCTCCTTTTTCTTGTCTTTCGTTGAAAACTCTCATTTTTGTACTTATAGTTGTTTGTAATTCAGAAAGTTTTTCTTTTGCTGATAAAAATTCAGATACTTCTAAATCATAAAATGAAAAATCCCGTAAAACATTAGTTGGATTATATTCAATAGAGGAAAACATATGATGATATGTAGATGGTATAAACATTAAATTTGCGCCGGATGCTCCATTAAAAGTCTCCAATTTTGGAAAAATATATAACTCACCTAGAGGAATATATTGAATTCCTTTGACATCAAAAATTTCTGGCAAATAAAAATACTTTTTTGCATTTTGTATTTTTATGGCTTCAATTTCTTTAAATTCATCTATTTTTTTAATTTTTTTTAAATTATTTTTAAAATCTAGAACAGTTATAAATCTAAAATCTTGCATAGTATGTTTAATCATTTCGTATAAACACTCAATTATAAAATACTCATCATGAACAATACATGGATTGTCTTTCATTGATTCAAATTTTGTTTTTATTTTACTATCTAACGTGTCTACTATAATTTTTATATATGGATGTGTTGTTTTACGTCCAGCTATTTGTTCACACTCATATCCAGTTGCTTCTTTTTTATAAGTAGATTGGGGGGCATCCTTATCAAAGAAAAATTCTGCATGACTTTTATCAAGTATCATCCAAAATTCGCCCTGTATACGATCAACTAAATGATGTCCCATTATACTTTTATTATCTTTGCATATTTCATCGTATATTATGTCAAGTCTGTATAAAGGACAGCATGTTGATGATAATAAAATATATTTGTCAAATAATGTATTTGAATGTTGTGAATGTGCATATTGCATCATTAATAATAAAGCATCTACAAGTGATAAAGTTGCCCAAGCAGTTTCAACATGATGCGCTTCATCAACTTTAAACACATTTTCGGCTTTAAATATAGCCTTAAAAGCTACAGAAATATCATCGCCGACATTTTTTGGATGAACAACGACAAATACATTATCTTTATTAACAAATGTTCCATTCATGGTTACCCAGTGATTTACAATATTTGTAGAGCTTGGAGATCCACCTAAAAACATTAACAAAACATTTTTTTTTTCTGCCATTTTATTTAAAATAATTAATTTTATTTCACAGCTTTTTGTGAAAAAGCGATACCAAAAACACTACGTTTAAAATAACTATTTGAAACCACAAAATCTTTAAATATTCAAGTTTGCTTTTATTTACAATTCAAGCATCATTTAACCTTGTCAGCCTTTAACGTCAATTAAAAATTCTAAAATTGAATTTTTAATTAAAAAGAATTTAGATTAATAAAAGATGTCCGGCGTGAGTCAACTTTTAGAAAACAACAGGGTTACAGGGGACTATCATACACATGTCAGTATGGTGCATCCGAAAGGCAAGTTTCAAATCAGCAAGCATGTTACGGAGTCATTTTGGCACGCGTATTGCACGGACATCTTTAATGATGAAAAAACAGAGTATGGGCTGGCCGAAAAACCGCAATCGTTTATCCCTGTCTTGGTCGATATCGACATTAAGGTAGAATTTACCGAAGACAAAGATGTGACGTGTTTGTATACCGAATACCAGCTTGAAAATGTAGTAAGAAATTATCAAGACGTTCTCAAAAATATTCTGCTTGAATGCAAATCAGAAAATCTTTATTGTTTTGTTTTAGAAAAACCAGCCTATAAGGTGGAGGCCGGAGGTAAAGAATTTTTAAAGTCAGGTTTGCACCTTCAATTCCCCTATACATTTCTTACAAAAAATGATCACGAAAACCATTTGTTGCCACGCGTGCGAAAGCAAGTCAACAAGGATCAAACGTTTAAATCGCTTGGGTTTGAAAAGTCGGGTGATTTAATTGATGCGTGTTATACACGAAATCCGTGGCTTCTTTATGGCTCCAAGAAAAGCGAAGGGATGAATTCGTATAAGCTTTCAAAGATTTACAATGAAGAGCGCGATATCATTACGTTGGAAGAGGCATTAAAGAATTATAAGATTTATAGTGCCGAAGAAACTGAGATTTCGTTGGAAGGCAATCACCGTTTTTATTTGCCACGTGTTCTTAGTATTATTCCGTGGCAACGTCAAGTGTGCGAATTGCGTGCCAATTTGCCAAGTCCCGTGCGTGTGGATGGTACGTCAGAGAAGAAACGTGTGTTTAAAACCCAAAATTTATCAGAGTCGCTCAATAAGGCCAAAACATTGCTTGGAATGGTCGCTGATTTTCGTTCAGAAGCATATGCCGATTGGTTACAAATTGGATGGACGCTTTATAATATTTCTGATGCGTCGGCGGAAGGACTAGAATTATGGCTTGAATTTAGTTCGCGGTGTGCGGAGAAATTTGACCAAAGCAATTGTATGAGTCTTTGGGAGAAAATGGAGCGTCGTAACCTAACACTTGGCACATTGCACCATTTCGCAAAGCTTGACAATCCTGTGGCCTACAACAAGTTTACCGAGGAGTGTTCTAAAAAATACATTAATGAAGACAATGTGGTGAATTGCAGTCATAACGATTTGGCAAAAGCGTGTTTTGAGAAATGTGGCACTGAGTTTGTGTGTGCAAGTATTGTCAATAATGTGTGGTATCAATACAAAAATCACAAATGGTGCAGAATCGAGGACGGTGTATTTTTACGACAACGATTATCTGACGATTTTGTGAAAAAATTCGAAGATATTGCCAAAGATATTATGGCGACAATGTCGAAAAATACCGATGCCAGTCAAAAAGATTTATACGTCCAAAAACACAAACAGGTGTTTAAGCTTATTTCCAATCTAAAAAATTCCACTTTTAAAACCAACGTGATGCGTGAATGCAAAGAGGTGTTTTATGACGAAAGGTTTTTACAAAAACTTGATAAAAATGCATGGATCATTGGGTTTAAAAATGGCGTTTATGATTTAAAAAACCATATTTTTCGTGCCGGTTTTCCAGAAGATTACATTTCGTTGCAAATGCCAATCGATTACGCGGATTATGATGAAGATCATCATATGGTCAAGGAAGTGCACAACTTTTTAGAAAAGATTTTTCCCGACCGTGACGTTCGTGACTACTTTATGAATGTATCAAGCGAAGTTTTTGTGGGTGGCAATCAGAAAAAGCACGTCTTGTTCTGGAGTGGCGAGGGTGACAACGGCAAAAGTGTGACTCAAACATTTTTTGAAAAGATGCTGGGAGAATACGCCATTAAATTGCCAACGTCGTTAATTGTGGGGAAAAGAAGCATGAGTAGTGCGGCTTCGCCCGAACTCGTCCGAGCTGGAAATGGTGTGCGATGGGCCATCTTGCAGGAACCCGATAAGAAAGATGTGATCAATATTGGTATCTTGAAAGAGTTGTCAGGTAACGACACATTTTATGCACGTGGCTTGTTCCAGAACGGTGCAGAGATTGAGCCGATGTTTAAGCTTGTTGTGATTTGCAATGACCCGCCAAGCATTCCGTATAGTGACAAGGCGACATGGAATCGTATTCGTGTGGTGCCGTTTGAGTCGACATTTGTGAGCAATCCGCCGGAGACGTTTGAGGAGCAGTTGTTGCAGAAACGGTTCGCCAAAGATCCGTATTTCATGGAGAAGATTCCGGATATGATCAAGCCGTTTGCGTGGGTGTTGTTGAATCATCGCAAGAAAGGATACAAGTTTGTGGAGCCGGAGAAGGTGACGTTGGCGACCGAGTTGTATCGTAAAAAGAACGATACATACAGACAGTTTTTGGACGAGCGTGTGGTGGAGGATGCGACAAGCAAGGTGTCATTGGATGATTTGTATGTGGGCTTTAAGGATTGGTACAAGGATGCACAGCCAGGACAGCAGATTCCGCCAAAGTCGGATGTGCGGGAGTATTGCACAAAGGCGTGGGGTGATCCAGAGAGACGAAGCACGTGGCCGGGGAGAAGGTATGTTACAGATGGGGAGGAGAAGGATGATCGATTTACGGTGGGCGGCGCGGAACTGGCTGATCCGTAAGATAGGGTGTAACAATTTAAAAATTTTAGAAAACTAAAATTTTTAAAATCAATATATTTGATCCCATTTCAGCCTGTAAAAATAACACTTAGGTTTAACCTAAGTGTTATTTTTACAGGCTGACATTGCTTTAAAAATCTTATATTACGAGATGTACCATCAAGCTCCATTTATATTTTTTTTTTCAAAATTAAATAACCATTACAAAAAAATAACTATAACTATTAAATTTTTGTAATGGTTATTTAAAAATATTTTTATATTATAAAATGGATCTTGTAAATAAAATAGATCAAACATTATTTTATAATAAATGTGTAATACGTATTATGGGAACAACGGATAAACCTTTATTTATTGCTAAAGATGTATGTGATACATTAAAATTAGCAAATATTACAACATCTTTGAAAAGTCTTCCGGATAAATGGAAAGAACAATTAAATGTAGATTGTGGTATAACTGGTGCAAAAAGTATGATTGTAATAAATGAAGCAGGATTATATATGCTTATTTTAAAATCAAAAAAACAAATTGCCAAAAAATTTCAGGAATGGGTTTGCGATGAAGTTCTTCCTTCCATACGAAAGAAAGGAGAATTTATTTTAGAAAGTTATAAAAAGCAACTTGAAGAGAAAGACAAGGAACTAAAAAATATTGAATTTGAAAAGAATAAGTTATTTTGGCTTATACAGAGAAATAAAAGGTTTCATTCTTATTACAAGTTTAACAAAGGCTCGTGCTTTTATATTATAACTGATATTGAATACGAGAAGTGTTCTTGTGATAAAAAAACACGTTTTAAAGTAGGTGTTGAGGGGGTAAATATTAATGTTCGTTTACAGGAACATCGAACGTCCATGCCAGGATGCAAATTGTTATACCTAATTTATACAAAAGACAATGAAATGCTTGAGAAAACAATTTTAAGAAAATACAAAGATAAACGAACAGGTGAATGGCTTGTTGGAGTGGATTTGAAAATTGTTATCGATGATATATCAAATTTTTTATCATTTATTGAATCACCGCATACAGTCGAAAAGGAGCTTGATAAATATAATATCCTAATTGAAAATATATCAGAATCAGTAGAAAATCGTACATTATATAAAGATTATATTTTAGAAGAAAAAGAAGATGAAAATGAAGACTCTTTAAGTGAAGTAGAAGAAGTTGTAGAAGAAGTTGTAGAAGAAGTTGTAGAAGAAGTTGTAGAAGAAGTTGTAGAAGAAGTTGTAGAAGAAGTTGTAGAAGAAGTTGTTGCAGAAGAAGTTGTAGAAGTTATTGTAGAAGTTGTAGAAGAAAAACAAGATACTAAAAAAATATGTATTAATTGTAATGTATCTAAATCACTAAACTCCTTCAGAAAAACTGGAAATAAAACTGGATCATTGTATCGTAAATCGTGTTTAGATTGTGATCAAAAAATTGAAAAAAAATGTGAAAAGTGTAATATATCAAAATGCGTATCATTTTTTCGTAAAATTGGGTTTGGACATCAAAAAGAATGTTTGGATTGCGAAAAGGCTTCTTTTGAATCAACCAATATACAATACAAGGATATTGAAATAACGGATGATATTAATATAGAAGACTGTAAAGAATGCAAAAAATGTAATAAAATTCTACCATTAAAATTATTTTATAAAACAAAATATATCAAGGATGGACATGAAATATATTGTAAAAATTGTACAGCAAAATGTAAAAATAAGACAGATAAAAGGCTTAAAGTAAAACCAGATAATATACCAAATGATTCCGCGTTTTGTTGTAAATGTGAAGAGGTCAAACATCAATCTTTTTTTAGAAAGAATAAAAGTCATACAAACGGTTGTCAAAGCTTTTGTAAACCTTGTGAAAACACGATACGAAGTACAAATAGAAAAAAGAAAAAGATTAATGAGCACACGACTGTTTGATAGTTCAAAGTTTATCAGCCGGGCAGTTATTTAAATCATCGGGATGACTAACACAATAACAGTCAGGATTATAAGAAGGAATTCCTCTTGAATCAAGTTTTCCGTAACGGTCCAATATAAGATTACCATTATTATCATATTTGTAACAATTTGATTTTGTTAATGGATTATAATTTTCTGCATGTTTATAATTGTTATTATTGTTTTTACAACAATACAATAATACAAAAGTTTGGAAAAGTGTTAGCAATAATATAAGAATAATAACTTCTTTCATTTAGTTATCATAATATTTTTTTCATAAAAAATATTTTAGAAATACGTTTTTGGTGCCGGTTTCTCTTATTTTACAAAAAGGGGTTTAAACAGGGCTTTGTGGGTTAAAAGCGTGGTGGTAAAATCCCGAAATTTGTAGCAAACAGTGTAGACATATAAATTTCAAAAATATTACAACAAATTCAGCGGTTGTTTTTACAGATAAATCGTCGCGATTTTTGGCCATTAAAAAGATGGGAACGGCACTGATGACGCCAAAAAGAATCATTTCTATTAAAAATACAAGCAAAGTGGGCATACCACCGGTTCGTGTATAAGTGGGAGTCGTGTCCATGACAAAAAAAGTTGAGAAAATCAATGCAAAAAATGATCCGGCAACCAAGGCAATCATTAAGATTTCGGTAGTGCGAGCTAGACTTTTGGTCATTTTGTCGGAATACGACATTTCACTGTCAACAATTTTTTCACAGGCTTTTTCTTCATCTGATTTTTCAGGAGAGGGTTTAAATGTCCAAGAATAAAATCCGCTGAGTTCAAGGAGATAATTAAGAATAAAAAATATAATAAAGACAACGATAGACATTTTGACGACTTGTTCGATTGGGTAGACATTGTTGCGGAGGTAACATAAAAGTAAGAAAGGCAACAAACCGCCTACAGCAAAAATGAGCGATTCGGTGAAAAAAGTCCATGGCTCTTTTTTGATAAGACCAGAGTCTTTGTAAAGAGAATAGTTGACAATGGCGAGGATAATGATAAAGATAAGACCGAGTGCTTTTAGAAAAAAAAGATTTTTTTCAAAGACGTCAAAGGCGTAGCCTTTTCCTTTCATTGTTACCAAAAAATCTTTAAAGTATTGTTGAATGTCTGCAAAGAGACCTGTATCTTTTCCAAACGCATCTTCGGGTCCGTTTGTAATGACAGTTTGTACGGCTTCACCAAGTGACATTTATAATTAATAAAATTTTATTAATTATATTTATATTTTATAACCCAGTTTCTCTTATCTTTTTGAAAAGCGGTGTTTATTCCAAGTAATGCACATTTAAATTCATTTTGCGCCCAATACGGTTGGCGCGCCCTAACACTTGCGTTTTTTGATAGTCGTGGAGACGATGGTAAATAATAATATCGGTTGTTTCCTGTAAATTCAAGCCAGCGCCTGAATGAATTGTATTGAGTAGCAAGACATTGACATTACCGGTTTTATACATATCGATGGTATTGTCGCGTTTTTCTTTAGTGCCACGCAATTCCAAGTATAAAATGTGTTTTTCTTCCAAGCATTTTTTGATGGTTGCAAACGATTCGTTGAAATTGCTGAAAATAAGGATTTTTTTATTGACGGCGTCCGAAATGATGCTCATTGTTTGGTAGATTTTGGTGACATTGAAATTAACCCCTTGTGGACTGTATTCCGGAACGTCGTCAATCACAAATGGTAGCGAGTATGTATCGGCGGATTTGCACACGGGGCAGACAGGCGTGGCCAAGCCGGATGCCGAGATGTAGTCGCACCCACAAAAGATGGTTTGGCAACATGTGAGAACATGTAGATCTTTGGAAACGGCGTGTGGCTTTGCACAAATGATACAGGTATTTTCAGAGACGTATCGTCTGATGCGTTCGTCCAGAAGAGCAAGATGGTTTTGGACCAGTTGGATTTTGTCGACGTTTTCTTCGTCGGCTGGAAGTTCGTCGAGCCGTTTCTTTTTGCGTTGCTTAAATGCGTCAAAGATGGTATCGGCCAAGTTTCCAAATGAGGCAAGAACGCCTTGCATATTTCCGGCCTGTAACATTTCCATCGTGTTTTGGTTGACAAGACCGTCAAATAATTTTGACATATCACACGAGATGGTGTAGTAAATATGGTTGGTGACGGGCATATCGTAGCTGATTTTCACATAATGGTCGTCGTTTTTAAGGATAATGTATTTAAGCCATTCAAATTCAGGCAACAAGTCGTTGACAAAGCCGGACCGTTTGCGTGGGTACAATTCGTAAGGCGTGGCAGTGACAAGCCAGTAAAATTTGGCGGTGCATTCTTCCATGGCGACGATGCGCAGACTGGCAGGTTCGTCGACGATAAACCTTTTCCAGCACTTGTTGCGGTAGACTTGACAGAAAAGGTTGTAGACGTTGTGTGCAACAAGAATCACGTCGTATTTGGACATGTCGATGCCTTCGATATCAGATTTGGCGTAGATGGCCATATGACGTAGCGTGGTGCGTTGTAGTTCGGCGATCCATTGGGAGAGAAGCGAGACGTTGACGAGAATAAGCGAGACAGAAAGTTGGTCGAGGCGTTTTGTTTTTACTTTGGAGACGAGCATCGACGTTTCGCGTTTTTCTTTAAGAAAGCATTCTTCTTCAGGATCATAGAGCGTTTTGCCAATAAGTCCAAGGACAGAAAGCGTTTTACCGTATCCGGGAAGATCGGATAGAATGCCCAAGGTTGTTTCGATACTTGTTTCGGCATCGATTAGGACCGTGGGCGTTTTTTCAAGCGCTTCCATATTTTGAATGCTGGTTTTTTGGTGATCATAAAGGGGGACTGTTATGAAATGGACATCGATATCGACGGATGCGGGTGTAATTGAACAAACTTGCATATTGCGTATCGATTATTGCTTAATTTAAATAGTTATAAATTTAAATTAAGAATTATCAATTTTAATCAGCCCTTTGAAAAGGGCCGAACCCCCAAACCGCGATTCTGCCCGCGTGCAACGAGTTAAATTAGCCATTTGAAAAGAGCGAAAGCTTCCGCCTGCTTTGCAGCCACACGCGATGGAAAAAATAAATAAATTTAAGTGGAATCCTGTCTACAGCTTTCACCAAATCTAAACCCGTTGGCGCGCGGACGGGACCGCGCTGGAGCTCAAGTAGCGCTTGCAATGTGGAAACTCCTTTGCGATTTGTTTGTAAGCGACGGCGATGGCTTGAGCACGACTGACGTAACGACCGTCTTTCATTTCGTTGATATTGATACCAATTTTTTTAGAGAGACGTTGTTTGCACGTCGGAGATTTTTTGGCACTTTTTTTGGCTTTTTTTTCAACACTTTTCTTGGTTTTGCGAAGAGATTTAAAGCGTGGCATGTTTTATTTTTATTTTAAAAATTTTATATTTTTTATTGTTTTTGGTGCCGCTTTTTTTGAAAAAGGGGCGTTTTTTGCACCGCTTTCTCCTATTTTTTGAAAAAGGGGCGTTTAGCGCACACGTTCATAAAATACCATGTATGTGTTGTCGGTTGGGTCAATATCACCTAATTCACCGACGCCATTATCGTCCAAACGAAGAAGCGTGCCGTTTCGAACCGTTCGACAAAAATAGTGACCGCCGCCAAGAACACCGTGATGCTCAATAGTTGACACCAAACGGTATTCTTTGTCTCCATCGATATTAAAACCTTTTGGGTATGGGATCATTCTTTTTTGAAAATATTTATTGAAACTAAAGACCATAATGGGACTAATTTCACGGATGCGCGTGGTGATTGCAACTGTCACTTTTTTCTTGCACTTTTCGCTGTCGCAATAGTATCCTTCTACGTCACGCGTGGTTTCACAGAATTCGTCGACGCTGTTGTCAATGACGGTAAAAACGGACGTGTCCATTACTTTATCGCCTTCTTTTCCGCATTCTTTACATACTTTTGTGGTTTCGGTTTTGGTGGAGAAAAGGTCGTCCATTTTTAGATAATCGCACAGTTTTAAGAAATATTCGTTACTGCTTTGATTGGGTGCAAATCCGCCCATCACGTGGAGAAGTTTGCTGGTAAAAAAGGGGTCCCATTTTTTATCAATGGCGATAAATTTGAAAAAAAGAAAGAAGACCGAGTCGCGTTTTTCGCGACAGATGTAGGCTATAAATTGTTTGCAGGACAAGAGGGATTGGACAAGGGCATTGAAATAACAAATTGCACCTGTATTGGTAAAACCGAGAGGAGGGATGGAGAGCTGGATGGATTGAGGCTCATCACTTCTTTCATCACTTGTTTCATTGTTACTTGTTTCATCATTATTTATTTCATCGTTTCTTGTTTCGTTGTTTTCCATTTTTATTTAGTTTATATATTCATTATTTAAAATAGATATAATGTTTTATTTTTATTTTTTGAAAAGAAATGAAAGAAGAGATGAAAAAAGTTTTTGGTGCCGCTTTCTCCTTTTTTTGAAAAAGCGGCTTAGCAGCAACAGCGGTCTTTGTCAAATGTGATGTGCATTTGAACGTTGGTATCAAGAGGGATGTTATGGGATAATAAAAGCGTGCTAAATTGGTAGAGTTTATTTTTTATAAGCGCTTCGTTTTTTTTGTTATATATATCGTTGCCCTCTATTTTATAAATTGTATAATTTGTGTGCGTACAAAGAATGCCATGTAAAGGAACCGTGACTTTTTCACGTATACCTGAAAAGACGACTTGTGTTGAAAAAGGTTGTTTTGTATTTACCAAGTGCACTACTAGATCACCGTTTTTGTACAGTGATCCGTGTAGCGTGTAGGCAAATGACATTCTTTATTTAATTTAAATTATTTAATTAAAATAAACAATGATAACAACACGTGTTCAGATTGGGTTGACAGGTATAAAATTTTATGCAGCAGATGGTTCAACTTCATCTGGTATATTAAACGATAGTAATGGCAATTTAAATATTATTGGTTCAACAGGTTCCTTTAAGGAGATTAGTGGTATAACTGGAATATTTAATAATATACTAACGACAAAAATTGGAGCAGGAGCCGGTGCCATCTCGCAGGGAACGCATACGGTTGCATTTGGCAATAATGCAGGAAATAATACACAGGGAAGTAGTTCTGTTGCTATAGGAAATAATGCTGGTTCATTATTACAAGGAAGCAGTTCTGTTGCTATCGGAAATGGAGCAGGTGCTTCCAAACAATCTCAACAAAGTGTTGCTATTGGAAATAATGCTGGCTATTCAGACCAATCTCAACAAAGTGTTGCTATTGGATATAATGCTGGCTATTCAAACCAATCTCAACAAAGTGTTGCTATTGGATATGGAGCTGGTAACACAACACAAGAAACCCGTGCTGTTGCTATTGGATATAATGCTGGTTCATCATTACAAGCAAGCAGTTCTGTTGCTATCGGAGATGGAGCAGGAATGTACTCTCAATGCGAAAATTCTGTTGCTATTGGTAGCGTTGCTGGATACAACTACCAAGGAACTGGCTCCATTGCTATCGGCAACAATGCCGGCAGTGAACAACAAAAACCACAGGCTATTGCAATTGGCGTTAATGCAGGAAATTATTTACAAGGAACTGGATCCATTGCAATAGGTCTTAACGCGGGTCTATATAATCAAGGAAAAAATTCAATTGCTATTGGTAATGATGCCGGTCCAACGGGCATGTCAGCCAATACTATTATATTAAATGCATCGGGGACGGCCTTATATTACACAGGTCCCACCGGCGGGTTTTTTGTTGCACCAATTCAAACTACTAGTGTGGTAGGTCAAAATATGATATTGGGGTATGGACCAGATAAACAAATTATTGGCCTTACAGGAGATGCACTTGCGCAGTTTGGAATTGGTTCGTCGACTGGCACATCAAGTGATCCTTTTTTGTTGACCAATTTTATAAACCCGCCTTCGGTTCCAGACAGTCTAAGTGTGACAAGCAGTTCTTCGGATATTTATGTGATATACAATTACCCAAAACAAACTAATTTTGGCATTGGACTACTTCCTGTTATTTCTAGTTTAAATATTATTGTAGGTAATACAGGAACATCAAATTTTACAGGTTTTACAGGAACATCATCCGATTTTATAAAGTCTACATCAACATCTAATGTGGTTGAATGTATTAATATTTCAAAACAAGGGACAGAAGGGATTGGAAATAGAAATGGAAAGCGAATGTATACTATTAGATACCCAAATTTGCCCAATACAGATCCTAATCCTAATTTTTATTTGTGGTACGCAAACTCATCTCTATCAAAATCAATGTATTCAACATATCTTTCTTATATAAATTCAGGACTTCCTTCACAACCACAGCCAACGTCATTGGGCAGACCTCCTCCGCCAACAATTAATTCAATACCGTTTATGTTTAAAGGTTCTGATAAAATTGATACAGTTGATCCTACGTCATCGGCGGATTTACGTTTTAATATTTATTACGCGCCTCTTTCAAACACTAAAAGATACGGTGGTCCAGTAGGTGTCACAGGTGAATATAAAAATAGTTTGATTGGTCCTTCTTCCACCACAATTTCTTACAATACAAGTGGCAATTTTTTTAATGTGACTGGGAATACAGGACTTAATTATAGTGGGACAATAACGTCTGCTGTTTACCCAGAAACAATTTATAGTGTAGATGTTAATGCGTCTAATAGTATATCTAGTGGATTTACTGGCATATCACTTGGTAATTTTACGACACAATCTTTGTTACCACCAACGTTTGTGTCATCTGGAAATAATCTAGTATCATTATCATCTGGTCTTATTAGTGGTAAAACAGTGGTTGGAGGAGTAACAGTCACAAATATTTTGCCTCCTAATATATCATCTTCTTTTACTCAAACTTTTCCAATACATAACACGACCGATTCACGCGGAGCGACGGGTGCAACACCGTTAGTAACGTTTACGTCGAGCGTGACAGGACCTGCAGGGACTATCACGGGTCCATCCGCATCGTATACAGGCTTTGGCCCTTCTTATGTGTATGGAACAAGTTCAGCGGGTAACATTAACATGACACTATCAACGCCAACGGACGTGACAGGACTTGCTGGATATGATGGGTATTATTTGAGAGGAAACGTCACGACGGCAATGTCAACGACCTTAACAAATGGTTTGGTCGCAAGTGCGACCCCGTATGCCTTATCTGTAACGGGTACATATAGTTCTAATAATTCAGCCGTTTCCGCTAATTATTATGCACCATTTTATTATGATGGACAACAAACGCCCGCTATTATTGGAACTCCTAGCTTATCAGTTGTTAATGGTAATACAGGAATGGTATGTGGGGTGCCTGTTAGTAAAGGATCCATCACATTGAAATTAGTTACAACCGTGTCAGGCCTTGGCAATAATTTTGTTAATAATGGAAATATATTGAATTATGCTCCATCGACCGGCACTCTAACACCATCGTCTGAAACTAGTCTTAGTCTTGTAAATTTATCTGGAACAATATCATCTGGTACATTTACAAATAGTGCACTTTCACTATCACTTCCATCTTTTCTAAAATTAACGGGTTTATCATCATTAAAAATAACTACAACAGCAACAAATTTGTATGGAACATCAACAAGTGGAGTACAATCTAATGGTGTAAATATATTATATGATCAGACATCTTTTACACTTGCAAATACGACATTTATTTCTACAACTGCACTATTAAATACATACACTAGTTGCTACAGACTACTATCTACTTCAAATCCGGCGGGTTGTTTTGCCATACCACCTAATAATACCCCTTCAAATTATTTATATAACGACATCTCTTATTCCGATAATAATTACGCGTCAACAACGTTTAATAATACAAGGAGTATAAAAGATGATACAGACTACAAGTATGATTTAATTATTTCAAATGGATTATGCACATCTGATCCTAATTATTACATAGATTACAGCGTATATGGTGGACCTAATTATAGTACATTGGGAAATATTGACACAACGCGTTATGCAACTTTTGCTTGGAAAGTTGATACTGGTACTATTTCTTCATCGGGAACGGCTTATAATTTCATAAATTTTAAATTAGGAAACACCTCTTCAACTTTATTTTCATCTAATGGTTCTGTTTACACAAGTTCAAGTACTCCCTCCAACTCAAAATTTTTATTGTATTATCGTTTAGAAGATACAGCCAATTTAAATTCTACAGGATCAGGATGGACAAATCTAACAAGTCCTTGGATTGATGGAAATGCATTCGATTCATCTGGAACGATGTACCCAGGTCCAGGAGCAAATACAACACAAACAAGTTCTATATTAAAAGGATTGTCGGCTGCATTTACTACAAATTCTACAACTACTGTATTTAAAGTAAAAATTCCAAATCCTATAAGTAATACAAGTGTTAGTAGCTCAACTAATTTATATATTTATTGTAGAGTTGGATTAAATATGCTTTATTCATTTTCATTTAATAACATTCAAGCACAATTATCTACCTTATAAATTACGTATAAATGTGTTTAAAATACATATAATTTCTATATTGATATTATATATAGCATATTGGTTAATTTAAACGTAAAGTTTTTGGTATCAATATAAAGCTTTTTGTGAAAAAGCGGTGTTAATATTTTTAATGAATTATAATATAAAATGAGTATTAATAGTAATATTGCAGACTTTTTGTTTAAAAAAAATCTAGGAATTGTTGATTCTCAACCAGGCGTATCTTATAAGGACGAATCATCTGGTAATGCCAAAACAAAATTATTTTCTTCACAATTGTTTTCGCAAACTGTTCCGCTTAATATTCCAACAGATTTTACAAGTCCAATTCAATACGTAAATGCAAATGGAACTCTGTCGAATGTTGATAATGGACTTGGTCTTGGCACAGTTCAAACATCTATATCTTACCCTTATATACAAAAAGTTACTCGTTTAAAACTAACAACTGTTGTTAACATAAATACATATAGGTTTAATGATCCAAGCACTGCTGGAAATATAAATTTATTACAAAATGCTATACCATTTAATTACAACCCAGATCTTTCAAACTCGTATACATATAGTTTATTTGCTGAGAAAGGGAGTCCTTATTCTTTATCTTTCACTAACCCAATTGCAACATCTAAATACATAATTGATACAGATGCTGGATATTTATATATAGTTGCAGCGGATTGGTCTAATTTATATGGAACATGTTTCGTAACATTTTACCGTTACAACGGCACTATGGGCATCCCCACGAATCTTGGTAACTTTGCGGGTGCCTACTTACAAGGCACAGGTGCCATCGCCTATGGTGATCGCGCCGGTTACACCGGCCAAGGTGTCAATGCGATAGCTATGGGGAATCTTGCCGGTGCATATGGACAAGGCACGGGCTCGATCGCCATCGGGTATCTTGCCGGACCTACGGGCATGTCGGCCAATAGTATTGCTTTAAATGCCAGTGGTGTCAGATTAAATGCAACAGGGCCCACGGGTGGCTTTTACGTGGCACCGATTGCGTCCTATTCTGGATCAGTTGGACCATTTACTTTATTGGCTTATGGCGATGACAAGCAAATTGTGGGTATTACTGGCGCTGGAATGGCGTCCATGGGAATTTTAACAGTTGGCGGTATAACGGGTGCCACGGGGTCGTTTAAGGTTTTGGCAGCTGGGACAGGTTATATCGAAAATGTTGTCACTTCAAAAATTGGCACAAATGCCGGTTACACCGGCCAAGGTGTTAATGCACTAGCTATGGGGAATCTTGCAGGTGCCTACGGCCAAGGGACGGGTTCGATCGCCATCGGCGCGTTTGCCGGCCCTACGGGCATGTCGGCCAATAGTATTGTCCTGAATGCATCGGGGACGGCTTTATATGGCACGGGGCCCACGGGTGGCTTTTACGTGGCACCGATTGCCTCATACAAAAACGCTTCAAATCCAACAGGTCCCTTTCAGTTGTTGGCGTATGGTCCTGACAACCAAATCGTGACGGTGACGGGCGCAACCGGCTTGAATTTATCATTGTCGACGCCGACTGTTACGTATGATTCGTGGTTGTTGGCAAACATGATTGGAGCGCCACCTGCTGTGGAATCTTTAGATATCGACAACTTTACAACCACAGATGTGTATATAACATTTTCGTATCCCTCTCAAATATATTCAGGTCTTAGTCAATCTGGTTTATTGCCATATATCAATAATATGTTTGTCAATCTTTTTACGGAAGTTGATTCAATAAAAACCCTTAACGGCGTAACGGGCTCAACAGGCCTTCAAGCAAATACATTTGGCGCAGGCGCATCAAATTTTATCGCACAGACAACTCCTGTAGACCCAACAAATGTTGTGCAATGTATTAACGTGACAAAATCGACGTCAAAACAGAGTGGTCTAGGAACTTATACAACGATGAAAACTCCTAAAACATTGAAATCATATACGATTCCTTATACATCATTAACACCTGGACAACTTGCAACTTTTTATATGTGGTATGCCAACAATAATCCCACTAAAAATGTGTCGTCTATACAATTTACATATAAAGGCGCGAGCAACCCCACGAGAGTCACCAGTTTAACAATTACACCAAGTGCAATATTACAACAAATTACCATTACATTTACTGGTTCTTCCGCGATTGACAGTGGTGACCTTTTGTCCACAGCAAGTATAAATTATGCCATTTCATACGAGTCGATTGCCGGTTCAAATACGCGTAGATATGGAGGCACAAAGTTATCGGGAGTTGTAAATGGTCCAACCATTGGACCGATTGGCACAACAGGAGGTGCTCAAAGTCAAATAAATACCGCATCCATTTATCCAGATACGGCCTACTATGTTACTGTAAATGCGTCAAATACAAATCTTGGGCTAGGATCTTTTACTGGGACAACTGGAACAAGCATTCAAACTACTGGACCAGCGCCACCGGCGCCTCAAACAAGTAGTTCCAAGCTTTTATCAGAATTATCAAATTTATCAACGAATGTGTTGTCTGCAAAGTCCGTATTTGGTGGCTCAACTGTTTTAAATTTATTAAAAACAACCACTAGCGCGCTCCCGTCATTGACGACACCTTTTAATATTCACAACTCGTATGAAAGTAGAGGATACACCGGCCCAAACCCGCTTGTCAATTTTACAACAAATCTGTCGGGACCTGTTGGTATTATCGGTCCATCTGCGTCGATTTATGGGTTTACTGGAAGTTATAATTATCCAAGTAGTTCTCAAAATGGCATCAATTTATCCTTTACACCTCCCGTCGATACCGGCTCTGAAACAAACGGAACAAATGGGTATTATTTAAAAACAGATGCAACTGTGTCTATCAATCCTTCAGGTGCATCAAATATCGTGGCTAGTTCAAACCAGTACACAATGTGTGTTACGGGGACATACTCAAGTGGCAATGGTGCACCAGCGTCGGCTGCCACAACGTTTTATTATGATGGCGAAACAGGCACTATTGGAACACCAAGTATCTCATCACAGCCAGTCATTTCTATTGCAAGTGCTGTAACTGAGGACGTTAGTGGCATAAAAGTAGTGACTAGTATCTCTTTTAATATTGGCGTAATAGGTGTAACAGGCATTGGACAATATTTTTACAATGCCGGTAATAATGGCATTATATCATATGCACCTACTGGTTCTGTGTCTTTGCCAACTCTTTCATTTATGCCATCCAGAGAAACGGACTTATCAAAGCTTACGTCTGGCACCGGCGCAAATGGATTTAATACACCGATATCGTTTAGTAGAAACCCACTATCATTATCAGGAATAACCTCGTCTCAGTATTACGCAGGACCTGTCGGTGTTTCGGTTACTCCTTATAATATTGATAATAAAAATGGAAGCGCCATATCGTCAAATGCGTTTCCGCTTATTTTTGACCCAGTAAGCGTCTTAAATAAAAGTAATTATAGAGTGTGTTCGGTTAATGCTGGAAGTGAAGCAGTTAGTTATAATTCATCGTCAACTAGTGGATCCAGAAACGACAACTTGGCAAATGTGACGGACTTTTCTACGTATGACAATGCCGTACGTATTTCGACGCCTTCTACTTCGTATACAAAGGAGGCATTATATACAAATGGAACGTATGTTTCAAATGGTTCTGGATTTAGAGATTATACAAATTTTTCATACAATTCAATTGTAAATTATTCATCTATTAATAGTAGCATTGATTACAGATATGTTACATACAAATGGACAATTTTGTCATCTATTCCACAATTTAACACCATATCATTTACGCTTTCTAATTTAACAAACTATAATAGAGCTAATAATTCCATTTATTACGGAGCTGACCAGACAAATCGAATGATATTTTTTTACAGATTTGAAGATTCTACGGATAATACAACTAAAATAAACTGGGGAAGCGGTGGGCAAATCTCGACACCATGGATTGACGGAAATTATGTTGCGTCAAGCTCAAACGCGCCAAGTGGCGCATCCGCTCCTACTTCTGGCAATGCAAATAATGTGTATTTCACGCCATGTGGTGGAACTATTTCTAGTGCCGGAAATATTTTAATTGTTAAATTGCCATATAGCATTAATTCGACTGATCAAACAAAAAGCAATAATATGTCTTTATACTGTAGAGTTGGATTGCCTACATCTTTATCTTTTACGACATCTTTTACAGATATCACGTATACATTATCGACTAGTTAATTTACGCTACTTTTTGTTAAAAAAAGCAGTTTTATTTTTTATTTAAAACATCGTTTAAATAAAATGAGTATTGCTGGCAACAAAGATGATTTTCTTTATAAAAAAAATTTAGGAGTAGTTGCATCACAAGGACCAGCTGTTTCATATCAAAGTGAAACTGCTGGTAATGCTCGTTCACGTATCATTTCAAATTTACAGTTATTTGCTCAACCTATACCACAAAATGCGCCAACAGACTTGGGGCCTAAAAAGTATGTAAAAGCAGATGGCTCATTGGAGACAGATAATAAAGATAATGGTCTTGGGACTGTTCAGACATCGAATACATATCCCTATATACAATATGTAGATAGTCTTAAATTATCCACTGCAAGCAAATACGCCTATTATTTTAACAATCCAGGTGTTTCTACAAATACAAATTTATTGAGCAATGCTGTCCCGTATAATTACAACCCGTCCAATGCATCGTGGGCATATAAAGTCACGTCAAGTAGATACAACGGAAATGTTGACCCTTCTTTGTATATCGTTGATACAGATGCTGGTTATTTATATTTTGTAAATACAACAGATTGGGATACTAATTATGGCACACCGTATATTTCTTTTTACCGTTACAACGGCACGATGGGCATCCCCACGAATCTTGGTAACTTTGCCGGTGCCTATGCTCAAGGAACCGGTGCCATCGCGTATGGTGATCGTGCCGGTTACACCGGCCAAGGCGTCAACGCCCTCGCCATTGGTAACTTTGCCGGTGCATATGGCCAAGGTACGGGGTCGATCGCCATCGGGTATCTTGCTGGACCAACGGGTATGAAGGCCAATAGTATTGTCTTGAACGCATCAGGGACGGCTTTGTATGGCACCGGGCCTACAGGCGGTTTTTATGTGGCACCCGTTGGGTCGTATTCGGGCTCAACAGGTCCGTTTACATTATTGGCGTATGGCACCGACAATCAAATCGTTGGTATCACTGGTGATGCTCTGACGGCCTTGGGCATTGTTGGGGGCGTGGGCGGTGGAGTAGGGGGAGGCGCCAATTATAATATAGGAAATGATGTGATTTTAAGTGGAAGCAGTAGCGCGGTCCCGACACCGCAACGACCCAATAATGACGACGGCGGATTTTACGTTTCACCCGTTCTTGGATACACGGGCTCGTCATCGACCACATTTAACGTCTTGGGATACGGTTCAAGCGACAAGGAGGTTATCACGTTGCCAATCACACTGGACACAAAAGATGTGTTGATGCCAATGGCGATCAATAACAAATTACAATTGCCGTTGCTTGTTCCTGGAAATATGACGTATATTAACAACTCGGGGCTTTTGACATCCACCGATGTGACAGCCACACAATTTGCAAACATGTCGGGTATAAACCCAACGAATTCGGTGGCGATTGGCAACGGCGCCGGTGCAAACATGTTGGGGGCAATGAATTCGGTGGCGATTGGCAACGGCGCCGGTGCAGATGTGTCGGGATTGTCAAACGGCACATATACAAAATGGCAAACATCGTCTGTGATTGCAAACAATAATATCACGGGGGTGGCAATGTCTGCAAGCGGGCAAATTCAGTTGTATGGATTGAATTTAACAGCACAACAGTGGGCCAATTCATCAACCATATATTATAAAGGTGCTATTTTGTATAACCAAAGCCAAAATAACTATTATTATGTAACAAAAGACGGAACTATTAATTCGGCTCCAGCTGGCACAAATGATTCTAATTTGTATTCATATATTAATCCGTATATATCTAATTTAAGTTTAAAAAATGGTCAATACGTAAGTTATCAAAATACGGTATACAAAATTACTGTTACCGGTGTAACGCTTGGTTCAATACCCCCGCCCGCTGTGACATATAATCTTAATGACATTGATTCCGTTGCCCCTCCTGTTACTTCAAACGACATCGAGATGAAGTTTTATGATGATACTAACCAAACATCTTTAATAACTAGTGGTATTACTAATAATAATACTGGGTATATAAGTGTTAATCAAACTTTGAATGCGCTAATGTGGTCTGAAAATATGTATATACCATATCCATCAGATGTAAATTATTTATTAAAATATTCCTACACTAATGGACTTGGTAAAAAAATATACAATGTATATACATTTACAATTAAATCCAACACTTGTATACTTACACAACCCCCTTCATTGCAAAATCCAATTGGTGGGGTATCATTTACACAAACAGGATTTTTACCAACCTCAACTTCCCCAAACATTTACAAATCAGTCGATACAGGCGCAACATTTTTATCCATGTCAACAAGCGTCTTTCCCAACATACTTTCAAACTATAATTTTGTTGTATCGGGTGATGGCACATGCATTATTGCATTTAGATATAACGTTACAGGCTCTGTAAATTTTTACATATCAACCAATTCTGGTGTGACTTTAACTAATTCTCAAACATTTTCACAGGCACCGTTATCATTTGCCATAAATACGGATGGAAGCTATATCATGTTGGTTTCAACCGGCGGAATTTATGTTACAAACAAAACAAATTTAAATTTTGTAAATTCAATGGCTGCTGGTACTATTATAGCCTCATCCGCGTCATGTGCAATGACACCCGATGGAAAATATATGCGTGTTATCATAAATGGAGCAGCAATATATACTAGTAACAATTATGGTGCAACAACATTTGCACCAGTTGCTCCATCTAGTCTTAGTCTTCCTACATCAAATTTGTCACTTATCGCAATATCTGGCACGGGATTGTATCAACTTGTGTCTACAACAAACACATTATATGTATCAACAAATACTGGTAGCACATTTGCATCTAAACTTTCAAATACAAATCCTTCCATCACTATTATCTCGTCTATTGCAGTATCACGAACGGGACAGTATATGATTGCGTGTTGTTCGAGTACATCAGTAAAAGGGTATGTTTACTATTCAACGAATTTTGGTGCAAATTGGCAAATAATGATGGCGCTTGGGTTTGATTTTTTCAATAGTTGCGCAATTTCAGCGGATGGCACTTTGTTTACCGTTTCGACCCCTTCTAACGTATACACACTTAACAATAATTTAATTGGAAATACAGTAGCGATCGGAGCTGGCGCCGGTCAAACAAATCAGCCGGCCAATACGATCGCCATCAACGCTAGTGGAACACCTCTTAATCCTAGTATAAGCAATGGGTGTTATATTGCGCCTATCGCGGATGTCTCGAATAGCACCAGCACTGTTTTTTATCTATTGGGATACGGAAGTGACAGTCAAATTGTAAAAAATAATATATTTATTAATTCAAGTGGAAATTCTATTATCAATAATTATAGTCCATCAAACGAAGATATAGGATACTTTTTAAAAGCTGGAAATGCTTCATTTTATATAGGCGATGATTATACTAGTCTTCCTACTGGCTCTGTCACAACATATGGACGTTATTTTGGCGCTGGTGGAAATATCTATCAAGATTTTTCTGGAAGTTTTAATTGGAGAAGAGTGACTAATGCAACAAATGCTCTTAATACGACATTGTATTGTATGACTTTGGATAATAATGGAAATCTTACTACATATGGAAATCTTACTACATATGGTAATATTAGTCTAACTAGTAATATTAGTGCGGGTGGTATCATTACTGCGGGTGGTATTGGCATCGGCACAACTTCACCCGGTTATACTTTAGATGTTAACGGCAACGTTCGGTTTACATTAGGTATCAGAATTGATAGTGGTTATGTTAATTGTCTGGGGGCAGGAAATGGAAGTGGGCTTTTATTAAATAATACTAGTAGGTGCGAAATCTATAACAGTGGTGTAGATACTTTTAACCCAACAGGAAATAATAATTTAATGATTGGTTCTTGGAATGGAATAGGGTTTCGCGATATTTGTTTTGATAGGGTAAACGTAGCAATCGATACACGTAATGGACATATCACTGCAACTGGTAATATCAGTTCATGTGGTGGTAATTATAGTGTACAAAGATTTTCATTTACTTTGTCAACTGCAACAAGTTATGCAGTCAATATGGATCTAGTAAATGGATATGGACAAGGAATTTGGTTTATATTTGCGACAACAAATGGAGCTGACACAGTTGGTAATGCAGAATGGTATTTACACGGAACATTATTTAAATATACAAGAAGTTCTCCATCATGGTGTCAAACATACGCTGCTAATGCAATGAGTATTACAGGAACACATTATGGTTTTAATATAAATGTTGCAAATAATTCATACAATGGTCGTCAATTAGTATATTATATTACAAAATATAATTAATTTACACATTTTATAATGCTTTGTTTTTTATTTTTGTGAAAAGTGAAAAAGCATTGAAAATTATTTAAATAAAACATTTTTAATAAAAAAGATGTCAATCGTTCCAATTATTTCAAACAATTATAATGTGCCAATTGATGGGTTTCGCCTTGATTATATTTTTCAAATACAGTTGGGTGTTTCTGCAACGTTTACAGTTTTCTTAACTCATAACGGTCAGCAAATGTATTCTAAACAAATCACAATGTCTGGCGATGATTATAAAAACTGGGGGAACGATGACAATTACGTTCAACAATTTGTTGCAAAGCAATTGGGATTTACCATCGCTCCAAAACCGGAGCCTATTGTCGAGTTATTGTATACGGGGCCAACCGGAACAGTTAGTTATTTACCGCCAACAATGATTGAGTCCACAGGCCCTAGCTCAATCTAAGTTTTATAGTGTTTTTCTTTAAGGGTTTTTTGTGAAGCTTTTTCATATTTTTTCAAAAAGGGCTTTAAAGATATGCATTTTATATAAAAAATGAGTACTACCAACGGCGTTTTTACCCCCCAGCCAAATAAGAAAAAAGTCATGATCGGCTTAAAAGGCACCACTTACTCCAATCAATTTCTTGTCGCATGGACAATGTCCTTAAACTATCTCTGGAAAAACACGTCATACGAAATTTTTCTCGTTCAAGGTTTCTCCACCAACCAATACGTCGCGCGTCTCCAAACTCTCGGCATCGATATGGCCAAAGACAAAGACCAAAAACCCTTCCAAGGCATGGACTATGACGTGTTTGTGATGATCGACCCCGAATCGCTTTTCAAGCCCGAAGACGTCGCCACGCTCATCGATCTGGCCGTCAACAAACACGACGCCGTGTCTGGTCTTTACTTTGTCACGCCCGACCAATATTACGCTTCCGATGCCACTGGTAAAGAGCTCCTCAAGTCTACAGATGTCGCCAAAGACGACAAGGAAACAGTCGAGGTGGCGTTCACGGGGCTTGGTTTTTTTGCGTGCAAGAAAAAGGTATTGGATGCGTTAGAATACCCTTATTTCACCAACATTTTATCGGATGAGGTATCGTTTTGCAAGTCGATTGTAGAGAAGGGATTTAAGGTGATGTTGTGCAAGGAGTTGCGGGTGGGGCGAAGCCTGAGCGTCCTCCTCTAGAGCGGGGTCCCGTCCCCGCGCGACGGAGGTTCGGCCTGCTTTGCAGGCACAGAGATGGCATTAAATTTAATCGAAAAATATCAATTAAATTTTTAATAATTTTTCTAAAAGTGCAGAGGCTTTTTTTGGGCTTTTTTTGGGCACTTTTTTCTAAAAAGTGCTTAGGCCTTTTGCGCGCTTTTTCCAAAAGCGCTTCGGATAGCCAGCTCGTTTTTATACTCCGTATTATGGTCCGGATGGTCAAAATACGTAATCTGCACAAAGCAATCGATCGCCTTCATCTCCTTATTACTCAATACCGATTTGCGTGAATAATCCTCGTCATCCACATTCTCCTTCTCGTATTTGACGTCGGATAAAATATTTTCATACAAAATTTTGCTTACATCCTTGATGGGCTTACTTACCTTTTCTGTAAATACGCGCGCCTCGTGGTCCTCTTTTAGGTTGCCTTGTTCATCCATGTATTTAAATTTCTTGCGACTGGCATCGGTGCAAATCATTAGGGCTTTTTGGTCCTTGGTACGGATAATATGGTCCGTACAAAGCTGGGCAATGCCTCGCTGACCTTGAAAAAATACCTCTTCGGTTAAATAATTTTGGCACTTTTTCTTCACGTCTTCGGGCGTAATGGCGTCCAGAAAATACTTTTCAGAAAAATGGTTTCGGATGGTATTGTGGTTGGTCACGTTGGTCGTGCTGGGTTTTTCGATGGCTTGGCTAGCGAGCTGGCGAAGCGAGTCGATCAGTTTATCGTTTTGTGATTGCAAATCACGGATGATTTTATCGGTGGTAAATTTCATATCCATAATGGTCCTTTCATGTTGCTTTATAGTATTTTTATGTTCTGTTTGAGTATGCTCGTAATTGCTAACCAATTCTGCCTTTTCTTTTTCACATTTTTCAAGCAATTCTATCTTTTCTTTTTCACATTTTTCAAGCAATTCTGTCTTTTCTTTTTCATATTTTTCCGATAATTCTTCTGTTAAAATTAAAGCTTGATATGACTTACATCCATCTTTATGAATTACTAATTTTTGATTATCTTTAAAATAACTGTCGCATCCTCTGCATTTAAATCTACTTTGTAATTCTAAATTTCGAAGAGATAAACATGCCTTATTTGTGGCCATATGCGTTTTCAATATATACTTTGATGATACAATTGCATTGCATACTTCGCATGCTACACTCATTTATATTATAATTATCTATTAAATCGGTTTTTCTTTTTTTTAGAAAAAAGTGGGATTTTTTTCTAAAAAATCCCAAAAAAGATGGAAAACCAACATGATAAAATGCATTTTAACTTTTTTCAAAAAATGTTGAAAAAAGTGATTTGACCTATTATGCTTTAAAAATTTTCAGTTTCAAATAATTTTTAAAATAAATTTTTGAAAAAATTTTAAAACCTTCAACACACAAAATTTGTGCGTTGGCTCTGTAAATTTCTGTGTAAATTGGGAAATATTGAAATAAATTTTTAGAAATTAAAAATAACATTCCTTGATATAAAAATGTCAGACAATAAAGATAAACCCCAAACTGAAAATGCACTGCCATGGATTTTTATATTTTTTATTGCATCCTTGCCTAATGCATTATTGATTGGATTTTTACTAAATAAAGTTGGACATACAAGCGTTACTGTCGCTGTAATTGTCCCCATCATTTTAGTTATATTAGGAGTTTTACTTAATATAGGACCCTGAACAGTTTGAAATTTTTAATAATTTAATTAAAAATTTTAGTAAATTACTTTAAGCCAAGTTTTTTCGTCTTTTTTGGTGCCGCTTTTTTTTAAAAAGGGGCATCTTCAAAATCGTTGTTTAATCGGCTAGCAATCTGGCTGGCATCGGCAAAAAAGATATTGTTTTCTTTTGGCTGAAACACGCACTCCGTGCGGTCAAACCCGTCGCCGCCATACGCCCACTGAAACACCCAATTGTTGGCATTGCGCACCGTTCCGTCGTATTTTACCTGAATATCTTCCATCACCTTTACCATCTTGCGCTGAATATAACCCGAATTACTTGTGCTCATCGACGTGTTTGAAATGCCTTCACGGCCACACATCGAATGAAAGATAAATTCTTGTGGATTCATCCCACGCAAAAAGGAGCTTTTTACAAACCCGCGACTTTCGAATTCTTGCTCCAGCGTCGGGTTTTCAAGTGGGTAATGTGGCAATGTCCGTTTGCCTCGATTTAGTGTAGGCGCAATGCGCGCGGCCATATGGTTTTGTTGCCCCAACATGCCTGTAATTTGCGTAATGTTAAAATACTCACCTTTACTACCGGCGGTCACGGTGTCCACAAAACCGTTATCTTCTTTCAAGTCGCTTTTGGAGATTTTAAGCGATCGGTCACGTGCATTATCAAGAATGGCGCCGATTTTTAGTTCGCGGATGCGTTCGTGGGAAATAGACTCTTCGGCGTTCTTGGCTTCGATGAAACACTTGTAGGCAATTTCTTCGATTTTTTTGACGGATTTAGCAAGACAGTCTTGGATGCCGATAGTGAACGAGCGATGAATTAAAAACTGGTTGCCGATAAATTGGACGTTGTTTAAGAAATCGATGGCTTTTTCCATGCCGTATTCCTTGTGCAAGACGTGGATGATCGTATTATGACCTTGACCAAGTTGCGATTTGGTGAGGGCGCCTTCAAGTAGCACGCCCTTGACGATTTTGACGACGGGCTGGTCTTTGCGCGCATCGTTTTTCTTGGCATAATTAAAATTTTTGGGAAGCATCAGCGAGAAGAGATTTTTGCCACAATACATCGGGATAGTGTAGCCAAGTTTCTTACTGACGGTTTGAATCCATTCTAAACGTTCTAAAATAAAGTGGGGCGTCCATCCATCGCCTCTCATACAGATGTCAAAGAAACGGGCTTTGTCCATTTCGCGATCATCTTTGGTGAGCAGATAGGCGCCTAATAATGCGTCCTGAGTGATGCAAATCACGTTTTTGGTTGACTGACTCGACATTATATTATGCATTGTCGTTGACAAGTTCGCCAACTCGGCCCTTGCATCGGGGTCCTGTGGCAAAAAAATGTTCATTTCCAAATCACTACACATTGCCGTGCTATATTAGATATTAGTTTAGGCAATTTAAAGTGTGTAGCTAGCATTTCTCTTTTCAGAGAACTATTGGACTATATCTTACATGATATCAGGATTACCAGTCCATCATTTATCACGGACTTCTGTTTAGTCTCTGAACCTTCTTCTCGTCTCTAGTTTAACAAGACAGGGAAGCTTGGCTGCGGGTATTCCATTCTTCTTTCGAAAGATCTTTATCATTTTTACTTTTCAAATGTCATTTACGCCATTACGCGTAGATCCCATTTATTCGTTTCCAAATAAAGGTAGTAGATAAAGCTTTAGGATGTTCCCGAACAATTTAAAAGTCTCGCCAAAAAATACGTGTTACCCCTCTCACGTTTTTTGACTAGCGGGTTATATCTATAATTAATAAAAATTACAGCCTTTGTTTACATCGTTTTTCCATCGCGGTACAAAAGCAACCATGATGGCGACCCACTGTTGAGGACAAAATTAAAAATCCCCGTCATACACGGGATACCTCCTCATCCAAGCATTTCCTCTTGGAATCATTGTTACTTTCCGTTCTAATGGAAATCACCCTTTCGGGTGGGAGTAGACTGTATCTTAAGCAAATTGTATAATTCACCAACACCCGTTCAGTCGTTGAAGTTTAAACCGTCTTGTGAGATCTCGGTTTAATACCGCGGATTACCCAATCATTAACGTTATTACTGCTGGCTTCGGTCATTACCCGAGTTCCTCTTTATTCTTTCAAACAAAAAGTAGTAGTTAATGCTCTAAGGGACTCCCCGTCATTCTAAGGTGTTTCGCAAGCGCGTTGGCACGCTCACTAGGAGGTAACGCTTTTCACGCCTCCTTTTACAGACTATGACGTTAATCTGCATTGAAACTTTTGGTTGACGCCAAATTAAATCGAAACGTCTTGTTGCCACGCACAATGATACGTTTCGCCAACATACTGCCTCGGTGCAATGTTGGCTGACGGTTAAATAACACAATGTCGCCGTTCTTTAAATGACGCTCGACCGTATCACCAATCTCAACACGAAACGGCCGTTTTTTAGGCAAGTCGATGGCGGTGATAAGCTCGCCGTTGCGAAGAATGGTGTCGCCTTCTTTCAACTCAAAATTTGGCCTGATTTGTTTGTATTCGCTGGAAAACGGCACAAGCTCACGACCATCACGCATCACCTTATCGCCCCACAATAATTGTGTGCCTTTTTTGTACATGGCGTAATTTAAATTAATCTTGGTTTTACCTTCGTCGCGGATCACAAAGTTAGCTTTTCCGTCATCGACCAATTTTTGAATGACTTCGCGGTTATACATCGTGACGACCTCAGGCATCGTTAGATTGCGCGCGATTTTTTCAGGTACAACAAGCTCGTCGGTGCGCGCGGACGGGTCGGCACTAATGACAGATCTCCCCGATTGGTTGCGCCGTTTGCCCATCAAGTTGGATCGAATCAAACCGTCTTTGCCACTTAAACGTTCCTTGATACCTTTCAGAGGCCGGCCATTGGTGTGACGGGCTTTGCCTTGACTGTTGTTCATTAACGTTTTGATGCGAAAGTTGAGCGTTTGAATAATTTTATCGCGCTTGGAGTCGTTGGTGTTTTCGTCAATCAAGTTTCGATTGGCCTTGACGATTTCGACGTATTGGGTAGTGATATCGTCATCGCACGTGACGTCAGCGGCCATCACATATGGACGAGCACGTGGGGGAATAACGGGGATTACTGATAATACTAAATTTTTGGGGTGCATAAATGTGGGGTTAAAACCAAGTAAACGCACGTCGTCGTCGATCATATGGTCAAAAATGTTTTTAATTTCAATTTCTTTAAGAACGATTTTTTTGTCTTTAAATTTCATCGAGATGTCGCTGGTTTTTTGCTGAAATGCGATTTTGGGTTTGGGACTTTGGCAGTAATAACAAGAGTCAATTTTTTCAAGTTTTTCTACGATTTTTTCAAAGCGCGACTCGGTTTGATAACGCAAAACGCCGTCTAATTTTAAATGTTCTTCGGATAAAACAAGACGATGACATTTGACGCACAAGCACTTTAAAAAATTCGTGATTTGGCGCAAATACATCGGGTGAAGCACGTGATGATTTAATTCGATATAACCGCTATGTCCAGCACAGATCTTGGGGACTGCACCACAAGACACACACTTTTGATCCTGTTCCATGCTTCCCATTCTCAAATCGTAAACGCTGTTTGGTCCTGTAAACTTGGAATTATCGACCTTACATACGGATCGTTCAATGATTTCTTCGGGCGATAAAATGCCAAATTGGACAGAGGAAATGTCCTTATACGGAAACACTTTTGTCGTCATTTTTTTAAAAATCATCTTTTTTTAAAAAATAAATTCAGTTTTATGAAAAAGTTAGAAAAGATACGCAAAAAATACAAACCCTATATAAATAAAAAATTATAGTATAAATGGACTTGATTACAAATTTTTTAAACGCAAAAGAAATCAGGTCAGTTGGAACGGAAGATGAGCCTTGGTTTGTTATGAAAGATGTGTGTAAAATGTTGGACATTAAAGATACCAGAAGTGGGTTGAGAATTTTAAAAGACGAGTGTAAAAAAGAAATGACAGTTGCGACAGCTGGAGGCAATCAAAAAATGTGTGTAATTAATGAATCAGGATTTTATATGTTGATAATGCAGTCAACTAAACCAATTGTAGAAAATTTTCAAAAAATGGTATGCACAGAGGTTTTGACACAGTTGAGAAAGACTGGACAATTTAAATTTAAAAATAAAGAAAATAAAGAAAATAAAGAAGAAAATAAACCCAACAATACGTCTCGATCTCTCACAAAAAAATGCGGGACATGCTTGCTTGATTTGCCTTTAAAAACACGTTTTTATGCCACGAACAAAGAAGACAAAGATAAGGATGACCCATCTGTATATCGATCGGATTGCAAGGCATGTTGTCTGGTTAAAATCAAAGAGCTCCGTAAAAAATTAAAAACGGATCCAACACACAACAAAAAGACGTGTGTATCATGTAACGAGTTGCTTACACTTGATTTGTTTTTCAAAAAAGAAGACGAGTCGTTGTATGATGACTGTATTTCGTGTTATACAAAAAAAAGTGGCCTTGAAGAAACGACGAGACAGTGCACGGAATGTAAAGATCTTTTATCGATATCTGACTTTCATGTGCACACACAAGATGTTGTAAGAAATGTATGCAAATCGTGTCGTAATAGAAGCGTTCGAGATAAAAGATATATGGGCGAGACGACTATAATCAAATGCGAGTTTTGTGAAAAAGACATTTATTCTCAATACATAAGAGCACATCGTAGAACAAAGGGGTGTTTGCAAAAACAAGGAAAACTTGAAGGACCTTTGCGAAACAAGCCAACAAATTATAGGTCAAATAAAATTATACAGATGGATGCGACGACAGGAAACGAAATCGCACAATTTAGGTCGATAGGCGAGGCATCAACTATAACAACAATTTCGAGAAGCTCTATCAGTGCATGTTGTAGGGGATTGTATAAAACATCGGGCGGATATAAATGGCGATTTAAATAAAAACACGTTAAAGTTTTTTTATTTGTTTTAATAATAAAAATGGCATCTACAAGACCTGTAGTATTATCACTTTATGATAGTTATTCGTATATTGATCAATATCTTTTGATTAAAGGAAATGGAAATAAGCTATACAATAATATGACATTACAGGTAAATGGAAGCGCATGGATACAACAAAATACCCTAGTGTCCATGAATCTTACTGTTAATGGAAGTACATCGTTGGCTGATAATGTCACGATGTCAAAGAATCTTACTGTTAACGGAAATACATCGTTGAAAGATAATGCAACGATATCAAATAACCTCACTGTTACCGGAAATACATCGTTGGTTGACAATGTAACAATGTCAAAGAATCTTACTGTTACCGGAAATACATCGTTGGTTGACAATGTCACAATGTCAAATAACCTCACTGTTACCGGAAATTCATCGTTGGTTGATAATGTCACAATGTCAAAGAATCTTACTGTTAATGGAAACGCATCATTGAAAGATAATGCAACGATATCAAATAACCTCACTGTTACCGGAAATTCATCGTTGGTTGACAATGTCACAATGTCAAATAATCTTACTGTTAATGGAAACACATCGTTGGTTGACAATGTCACAATGTCAAAGAATCTTACTGTTAACGGAAACACATCACTGAAAGATAATGCAACGATATCAAATAACCTCACTGTTACCGGAAATACATCGTTGGTTGACAATGTCACAATGTCAAAGAATCTTACTGTTACCGGAAATGCATCGTTGAAAGATAATGCAACGATATCAAATAACCTCACTGTTACCGGAAATACATCGTTGGTTGACAATGTCACAATGTCAAAGAATCTTACTGTTAACGGAAACACATCGTTGAAAGATAATGCAACGATATCAAATAACCTTACTGTTAACGGAAACACATCGTTGGTTGATAATGTCACAATGTCAAAGAATCTTACTGTTAACGGAAACACATTGTTGGTTGATAATGTCACAATGTCAAAGAATCTTACTGTTAACGGAAACACATCGTTGGTTGATAATGTCACAATGTCAAAGAATCTTACTGTTAACGGAAACACATCGTTGGCTGACAATGTCACAATGTCAAAGAATCTTACTGTTACCGGAAACACACTATTAGGAAGCATGGGAAATGATACAATAATTGGTGGAAATCTTACAGTTAATGGCAATGTTACGTACAATGGAACTATTACACATGTCGATACAGTTGTAAACGTGCAAACACTCGAAGTAAATGAATCATATATTGTTATTAATCATACATTGTCGTCAGGAGTTATATCGGATTCTGGCCTTGTTGTATATGTAGGAGGAAGCGATCCCAGTACAAGTAAATCTGGTCTTATACGAGCCGGTGGCACTGCTAGCAATCCAACTGGAGTAGTTAATGGTGTATCTGAATGGTATTTAGCAACTTTTAATTATGATGGTAGTGGAAACATGGTTGTTCCACCTGCAGGAGTAAATGGTCAGCCAAAATGTGATACTCTACATATTGGTGGAATGGCAATTTCTTCAGATGAACGTTTAAAAAAGGATATTACATTGCTTGATAATGCTCTTGAAAAAATTAACAAATTAAAAGGTGTAACATATATTTGGAAAGACGGTCATGGATCAAAAGAAATTGGTGTTATTGCACAAGATATCCAAGCACAGTTTCCGGAATTGGTTTATAAAAATAACGATTATCTTTCTGTTGATTATTCAAGAATAACAGCAGTTTTGATTGAAGGTGTAAAGGAGTTGAATAAAGAAAATAAAGAGTTACATGATATGATTAAAGATATTTATGAAAAACTTGAGCAAAATAAATGCAAATGCGAAAAGATGGCTAACAATGTTGTAGACGCACCACTTGCCATTGCGGAAGAAGCCCCAAAACGTCGTGGAAGAAAACCAAAAGAAAATGCTTCTCCATCGGCATCATCTACAACGTCGTCGATATCATCTGATTCGGATGAAGCCCCGAAACGTCGTGGAAGAAAGCCAAAGGCTGTGGCTGAATAAAATAATTAAAAATAATTAAAAATAAAAATAATTAAAAATTTAATCATTTTAAATAAGAAAAATATATTTAAAATGGAAGAGATAGAAACAGATCATGATAAAGCCATCTCATATTACAAAGACGGCAAATATGACTTGTTTTTACCTATTGCCGAAAAACTTTTTAAAGAACAAAAAGTATCAGAATTTCTTTGTCAAGCGCTTTCAAATATTTATTTTACTAATAAAGAATACGAAAAGGCTTTAAATGTAAATACCTTATGCATTGCATCTTTTCAAGATAAAAGTAATCTTGATAATCGTCTAAAAATTTTAGAAAAACTTGGAACTTCTTACGATGATGAAAGAGGAACAACCTTGATTCGTTTATTTACATTGACATCTGAAAATTCTTATATACAATCCTATATTAGTTTGAAAATTGTCTCACCGTCTTCTTTTCTTACTATATACGAACTTGTCCATAAAATAAAGCCGATGTTTTTTACAAATATTATTCACATGTTATTTACTAGACAGCCATATGGACTTTTACTATACGGCAAAAAATTGCTTGCAAAAGCATTGGACTTGGAAGAAAATGGAAATGAAAATGAAGACACATTAGACTATCGTATCATTGAACGATGTAAAAAATCGAGCAATGCTGATGAAAAATATGTATGTATATTGTATCTTATTTTACCACAACTTTTTTATACATCAGAAGAAATTGAGAAGGCGTATCGACGTATTATGACTAATCTAGAAAAAATACAGACGATTTCTGTAGAAATATCTGCAAATTTTATATTAAGTAATTTAACATATTATTATACTTATTTTGGTTATAACATTCGTTCGATGCATCAATTATTTTCATCATTTTTACGAAAAAATTATGTATCAATGTTTAGCACTAGCCCTAAATCTAATCCACAAACTCTCATTAAACGTGACCGCATTCGTATTGGGTTTTTTTCAAATTTAATTTTTAAAAATCACAGTGTATGTAGAGATCGTCTTGGTATCATTAAATATTTATGCAATGATCCTATTTTTGATGTATTTTTAATTCGTTACAAAAACACAGATAAGGATTTATTACACAGAAATATTATGAAAGATACGTCATTTACAGATGTTCAACTTGGGTTTGATAAAACAATAGATGAACAACAAATTTTAGATTTATCGCTGGATATTTTAGTTTACCCGGAAATTGGTATGGACACGAATGTTTATTTGATGGCATACACACGATTTGCACCTATTCAAATCAATACATGGGGGCATTCTGATACATCTGGTTTTGATAATATTGATTATTATATTTCATCTGAATACTTTGAAGATGGTGATAAAGCCCAAGAATATTATTCTGAAAAATTGATACAGATGAAAAGTTTATCGAGCTATTATTATAATTTAAATATTTTATTTAATGATTTTACAACTCCGATTGAGTCTCTAAAAACGCAGTATCAACTTTTTCCATCATTTCAATTGTATGGTATTTTTCAAAGCACATTTAAATACCATCCAACATTGATGGCGATGATTCGTGGTATTTTGGAAAAAAATCAATGGGCTTTTTTTGTATTATTGATAGATCAAGAATCTTGGAAAGAATTCATGGATTATGCTGAAAAAATGTTTGGACATAATGTAAATCGTATAAAAATGATGAACAAAATGGATACATTGCAGTATTGCAACCTATTGCGCTGTATGGATATAATGATTGACTCGTACCCATTTGGTGGATGCAATACAAGCTTGGACTCGTTTCATTTTAATAAAATTGTGTTGACATTGCCCGGTAATAAATTAAATGGACGTTTTACACTTGGATTTTACAAAAAGATGAAGATTATGGAGCCAGTATGCGAGTCTCCGGATGATTTGGTAGATAAAGCGATTTATTATATGAAAGATACAGAGGCTCGAAAAACGATTGAAGACAAAATCAATGATAGAAAACATTTACTTTTTCAAGAACAAGAAAGCTTGCTTGAATGGAACAACCAGATGCGTATGTTGGTAAACGTAGAACAACGAAAGACGCATACGCGTACTTTTGTTTTACAAAATAAACTTGAAACATATCCAGAAAATGTCAGGAAAATTTTACGAGAAGAACATGTTGTTAGTTTACCCTTAACAATGCAACTAAATGACACGGTTGCGTGGGTACCTCCAGACTTTACAGCAAGTCAGTTACTTGAATGGATTGAAATATTAAATATGAAAAACAATGAGCCGGGATGCATTGATATTGCTGTTAGTCATAGTCCAGTTTCTGCACGTATACACATGGTTTTAGCACGATATAACGAGGACATATCGTTCTTGAAAATGTATTATTTTTCATGCACAACTGTATACAATAAAGGACCTTCAAGAATTGATAATGCAAAAAGTTTACCAAATGTAGGAAAATGCGATCATACATATTTGACCCATATCATAAACAATTACGATCGCCTTGATGATGTTACAGTATTTTTACCGGCATGTTTTTATAATAGTTTAAACAAAAAAGTGTTAACACATCGCTTGCTACAAAAAGTGTACACGACGGGAAAAACATGTTTTGTAGGTAAAAAAGTGGTTGATAAAAAAGAATTATCACATTTGCACTTGTTTCAGATTGATAGATGGGAATCAAGTCTTCCTGAAAATAAAGGCGGGACATCAGCCAAATGTGAGCCAAGCGAGATACGCCCATATGGAAAATGGCTTGAAAAAGTATTTAAAGTAAATGATGCAACAAAATTAAATCAAACATGCGTGACTTATTTTGGGATACTGGCGGTACGAAAAGAAGATATTCAACGACGTCCCATTTCATTTTATAAAAAGCTGTTATCCTTTGTAAAAACGCCAAATCCTGAAGCAGGACATTATATTGAAAGATCGTGGGATCTTATTTTCAAGGCAATAGACCCTGAATACATATATTTCTAAAACACTGGTTAAAATATAAAAAGAAAATGTTTTTGTAATTTGTGTCTATAATTAACAGTCTCCTGCCAAAGGCAAAGGTGTAAAAATTTTAGTAAAATTTATTTAAAATTTTTAAATAAATGAGTCTACGTACTTTAAATTTTGTACAAGATTATGATGCAGGCGTGACTGCACCTGTTACAAACACATCTTCATCTGGCACTACAACATCACAGCAAACCAACACGGCCGCTGGAGGATCTATACAGACAACTCAAAGCATTACTTATGTGCCTCCTACAACTACTCAAACATCTGTTGCAGTAACTTCAACTGTAACTAATATTTTAGGAAATTATGGTATTACAATTAGTTCAAATAACACAGCTCAGTCTGGATCATCTATAATATTGGGTGGAAATGATTCAGGAATTGTTATTTATACAAAAGGTGATTCTACTACAAATTATGTTGATATAAACTCAAAAATGTACGCCCCTGCCGTATTTTGTACATCCGATGAACGTTTAAAAACTGATATTACATTACTTGATAATGCCCTTGACAAGGTTAATAAATTAAAAGGCGTTACTTATACATGGAAGGATGGACATGGCAGTAAAGAAATTGGTGTTATCGCACAAGATATACATGCACAATTCCCTGAATTGATTAGTTTAAATTCAGATAATTTTTTGACGGTTGATTACCCAAAAATAACAGCTGTTTTAATTGAAAGTGTTAAAGAACTAAAGAAAGAGATAGATACTATCAAAGAAAGTTTAAATATAAAAAATCCTTGTCAAACAACACAAAAACCCCCACGAAAGCCTCGCCAGCCAAAACAAAATAAAATTGAAATGAAAGAAGAAATAAAAGAGGAAACCGTAAATATAGAAGAGAAAAAACCACGGAAGCCTCGTGCAAAAAAAGTAATGTAATAAATAATCTCGCTTAAATTTACTTTAAATATAAAAAGAAAATATAAAAAGAAAATGTGCCGGTAATTTGAACTAGCATGCCTATATTTTGTTTTGTTTTATTTTTGTTTTACAACACGTTTTGCTCTCTGTTTTTTAAGAGGTTCATCTTTTTTGGTTTCCAATGCTTCTAAACGTGACGTAAGATCTGTAACTTGCTTGGATAGAGCCTGTATAGATGCAACAGCAACTGAAAAAATAACATCTTTATCAAGTGTCAAAAAATCATTTACATATTTTCCGTATAAAAAGATACGATTTGAAATAGCTGGTTTTTCTCCATCGTTTTTACTTTCAAATTCGGGAGAATGTATAATAGCTTTTCCATCTTCGACGTCTGTTACAACTGCCGAATATTTTTTGAAATTTTCGTCCATAACTTGCAGTCGATACATGAAAGTCAGTTCAAATGTATTGTCAATCGTTACGGAATTTGTTTCGTCATTATATGTACATGGAACCCACTTGTATATATCAGGAATATGCATTTTTATTTTTGTTATACTTTCAGGAATAATTTCTTTTACTTCTTGTGAAATAAATCCAACCTCTATTTTTTTCAAAGGATTATCAATTTTTTTATAGGTAGTTACCCTTAAATCATTAAGTTGTTTCAATGCAACCAATTGATCGTACGTCTTTATATCTTCCTTTATTCTTTTATCAGATGGCATAATATAACCACCATTTGAAAAAATTCTCCCTTGTGTTGCAATATCAATTCGTTCAGTAAATACCTGTAAATAATTTGATGGGTTACTAGCAACAAGCCCAATATCAGTTGTAACAGCTGAAGTAACACTTGATACGTATATAGGCAGACCAGTTACATTATCAATTGCTGCACCTGTGTGTTTATTTACATTTAAAAAAGCCTTAGCATCGACTCCATTTTGTATAAAATTTTCAAGAGTTTGATTATGGTAAGTATTAAAATTTGTGTTAAAATCACTGCCATTTCCATATATAGTCGATAAAGGAATGGAATTGAGGTAATTAAGTAGTGCATTATCGTCTTCCATTAAAACACCTCCGCACCGAATTTTTCCAGTGATTCTTGCATTTCCATAAACACTTAAATGAGAAACATCTGGTGCTAACTGGTTTTTACTATCTTTAATAGACATGTTTCCAACAATTAACGTTTCTTTGATTCCTGTATCTGTTGGACCGGATCCAGCAATGCCCATTGTTTGCGCCATATGTATAAATGAATTTGATGTATCTGAAATGGCATAAGTCGTCATTTTATTGTATGAAACTTTTTCTAAAATCGAAAAATTTATTTTAGAAAAATACTTTAAAATAAGAACGGTGATAACATAAAATGCAATCTGAAAGTCGCTACCACTATTTAAACGATGTCAATTACTTTTTCAAGTATAGTGAGGAAGTCGTTGCTACCATTACCAATGTTGTTATTCCGTATGTAAGTCAGTTTGAATACTATTCAGACGAAAATCACTTCAATAGGATCATTCAGATCTTGCTTGAAGCGGATCAAAGTTATGAAGACATTTATTACTCACTTGGCGTTTACTTGCTTTCACAGACAGATGAAGTGGAGGAAAAAATGAATGTTATACGCACGATTTTGTACAATTTGCAACGTGCGGATGAAGCCGTCGCTCAACGTGTATTGAATATTATGAATGTGCTTATTCCTCCGGCGGCTCGGGCAGACGCAGTTGGAGACGCAGTTAGCCAAGAAGAATTGCAACAGATGCAGGATTTTAAGCGAATTGTTCCACACGAAGAATTGGCAAAATTGCAGGTTGTCCTATTTTCCGAATTAGAAACGGATGAAAAAAATTGTTCGATTTGTTTGGACGAGTTTGTTTCAGATTCACAGTTGTATACTATTCCGTGCAAGCACCTTTTTCATAAAGCGTGTCTTGAGGGGTGGGTTGCCGAAAATTACAAGTGTCCTGTGTGTCGCGGCGAAATTGCCAAATATAAAGTAGATAAAGAGGACGACGAAGATGAAGAAGATGAAGAAGATATTGAACGATTGGAATTGCCTAATGGACCTAATGAAATAGAAGACCATGGAGATTTTTTGATTAATGTTTACAATGTTGATGAAAATAATTTTATTTTTGATGTTATTGTTAATGACGAAGCTCTTGACCGTGAAGACGCTCACGGAGACGTCCGTGAAGATGCCCACAACGCTCGCGAAGACGCTCACTCGCAAAGGTATTGTGTAATAGAAAGATCGCATGGCCTTGCTACACATTTTTGTCAACAATGTAATATGCATCTTTGCACAGAATGTGATACGGATGGACATATGTATGCAAATATGCGTTATCATCAACGCGAACAACTGGTATTAGAAAGCGAAGACGAAGATGACGGCGAAAAAGCTGTTGAAAAAGTTAAAGATAAGGATGAAGATAAGGATGAAGATGACGTTGAAGAATTTACTGAAAATGAAGAAAAATAAACCGCTTTCTCCTATTTTGTGAAAAAGCCGTGTAATTTATATTAAATATAAATGAGAAATTGCCGATTAGGATTAGATCTTAAGTCCAAGACGAAAGTACATAAATTTATGTAAAAAACATAAATTTAAATAAAATAAGTATAAAGAATGAAGGGTGGTGTGTATCAAACTGGATCGTCTTTTGGGATGAATAGTTATTACAGGCCTCCGCAAATCGTTGGAACAATCAATTGTTTTTCAACACGAACAAATGGCGTTATTACGCCAACGGATGCGCAAATTTTATCAAAACAAACAAGTGCTGTAATAGATCTTGTTAAAAATTCGTCATTTGACCAATTGGTTAATAATATACAAGATTTAAAATATATTGACTATAATCAAAATGCTAAACCTGTATCCATACAAGGGACCTCTACACTACTCCTTTCAGGAACAACACGGACATCCTTAGCCACGATAGACACAACACAGACACCCATAGCCACGATAGACACAACACAGACAGTCACGATAGACACAACACAATCACTCCCGACAAACACAACACAATCACTCCCGACAAACACAACACAGACACCCACGATAGGCACAACACAGTCGTCTATAACACTGGCAGGACCTACTGGTGCTACACAGACTAGTGGCTCATCAGGTGCCCCTGGCACCTGATGGGTTTTTAGGCTAAAATACATAGCACTTTTTTATATTTTATGGATCTAAATAGTTAATTAAATGTTACGTTTTTGGCAAGGCTTTCTCCTATTTTGTGAAAAAGCCGTGTTTATTTATATTATACTTTAATATAAATGAGAAAAATTCCAGATAACATGGATTCGCCAATTGACACTGGTATGATTGCCCTTTCCGATGCCCTTTGTCCGTTCTTTAAAAGCACTGGTCATACGCCCAATATGATTACAACTTATTCACTTATTACTGGTGTCCTTTCCGTGATTTGTTTGTATAATGGATACCCGATAGCGTTTGGTATTTTATATACCATTTCATACTTTTTTGATTGTATGGACGGACATTTTGCGCGAAAGTATAGTATGACAAGCAAAGGCGGTGACTTGTATGATCATATTAAAGATGTTAGCGTTTATATTCTTTTGATTTATGTTGTTTACATAAAATACAGAAAGGTGATCCGGATGACGGATCTAGTAATTATTTTTCTTGCTATATTTGCAAGCTGTGCACATATGGGATGCCAACAAAAACAGCTTGACAAAGAGGAAGACGATGAAACGCTTGACCACGCAAAATGTTTATGCCCCGATAAAAATATGATTTATTATACAAGATGGATGGGGATGGGAACATTAATGTTGATAACAATTGGAATGATTTTATATATTCACTACAGATGCAATGCGTATATGGGAGCGACAGGTCAAGTGAGCTGTAAAGCTTAGGTCAGCCTTATCAGCCTTTAGAAAAGGCCGAACCCCAAAATCAGCCTTTAGAAAAGGCCGAACCCCAAAATCAGCCTTTAGAAAAGGCCGAACCCCAAAAGTATAATAAATTTTACATAGGCAAGTGACTCGTATTTTAGGACTTTTTTTATATTATTTTTAGTGGTTAATTTTATGGTTAAAATACATATTATATGTAGCACTTCCTATTTGAAACAAGAGTGTGGTTCCAAATAGTTATTTTAAATATACCGCTTTTTGTGAAAAAACGGTGGATATTTTGTATATGTAAACATACAAAATAAAGTTGCCCATTACGTGAATCGAACACGTGATCTTCAATTTACAAGATTGACGCCTTACCACTTGGCCAAACGGGCTTCTGTATATTTTGCACGCTTTTAAATAGATTTAGAACTTTAAATTTTTAATATATTTTTAATTGATATTTAAAAATATATTATTCTATATAGAAGCGAGAGTGGTGAAGTGGTATCACAGGAGTCTTATGAGCTCCTTTCCCGAGTTCGATTCTCGGCTTTCGCATCGTTAATTTATATAACCGTATAAATTAAACATAGCATTTCCTTAGCGAGATTGTGGTCCCAACTAGGTAATGAAAAATGAAAAGCAACTTTATAAAATTGAATTTATAAATTTAAAGCATTAAACGTTTAAACAAGAAGCTAAATATGTCAAAGTTATCCAAGCAGATCGATTCTACCATTCTCGAGTTTTGTGAGACCATTGCTCAAAAGTTTGGGTTGAACAAGATGGATGTGTATGCCTTGTGGAACGATGATCAGGCGCCTACATCCGCTTCGTCTCATTCGTCTGAAAAAACCGAATCTACTGACGTGTCTGAGATGACGCCGGAGAAGGTGTTGACCTGCACTAAAGATTACTTGATGGCATATTGCAAATCCAAGGGATTAAAGCAGTCGGGCAAGAAGGAAGAAATCATCCAACGCGTGCTTGATTCGCTAAAGACAACAGGCTCTACAACATCGTCTGCTGCAAAGGCAAGCGCGAGTGGAAGCAAATCCAAGACATCTGCATCGGTTGCGCCTGTCTTGGCAAGCGTTGCAGAGAAATCGGGCACGTTGGAGATTCGTAAAAACAAGTTTGGCAATGAAGAGCATTTTGAGTCGGGTTTGGTGTTTAACAAGGAAACAAAGATGGTCATTGGTAAACAAAATCCAAATGGAAAACTAGAATCCTTAACGGATAAGGATATTGAAACATGTAAAAAATACAAGTTTTTATACAAGCTTCCTGAGAATTTAAGTGTTGACAAGGGGTTGCAGAATGTAAAGGTAGACGAGTTGGATGAGGAAGATGAAGAGGAATTGGATGAAGATGATATTGAGGAAGAAGAAGATGATTTGGATAACGAGGTGGATTTGGAGGATGACTAAGCGCGGTTCCGCCCGCGCGCGACGGGTTTAAATAACACCTACCCTACTTTGAATGCAAGTGTGTCGGGTTTATTATTTTACACATTATACTGTAAAATAATTCATATTATCGGAAATAAATTTTTGTAAATACATCTCATACATGTATTTAAAGATGTTTTTTTATAATTAAATGAACATCGGATTTTGGGAAAATCAGTTATGTGAAAGGGGAACTACAACTAGTTTATATGATTATGCTTTTTACAATCAAACTATATTGGGAAATAAATCTTTTATTTTCTACGATAAAAATAGCCAAAATAATAAAGCAGAAATTATTGAAAAATTTAAAAAGCAGTTTATTGTTCATGAATGTATAAATTTTAAAGAAGCAGATGACTACATAAGTCAATACAAAATTACTCATATTTATATAATAAAAAGTGGTTCTATAGATGATCGTTTTAGTAAAGTTGCTAAAAATTGTATCCATTGTGTTTTTGATTGTAATCAAGTTCATGGAGATGTTTACGCATCGGTATCTCCGTGGGTATATGGAAATAATGGTCAGTATCCGGTTGTTCCACATATGATAAATCTACCTATAATTGAAACTGATCTTCGAGAAAAATTAAATATACCTAAAAATGCAATAGTATTTGGTGGATACGGAGGGAAAGATAGTTTTGATATACATTTTGTCCATAAAGTTGTTTATACTATTGCTTTAAATAATCCAAATATTTATTTTTTATTTGCAAATTTTAATAGATTTTGTCCGGACCTTCCTAATATAATTCATCTACCAATGATAACAGAGATGGAAGAAAAAGTTAAATTTATAAATACAACTGATGCAATGATATGGGCAAGAAGTATGGGTGAAACATATGGCATTGCAATTGGTGAATTTTCATCTAAAAATAAACCAGTAATAGCAATGAAAATTGGAGATTTAGCACATGTACATTTACTAGGAGATAAAGCAATCTGGTATACACATGAGCAATCTTTAAAAGACATTTTAACAACGTTTAATCCATCTACAGAAAAATGTAAAGATTGGAATGCGTATAAAGACTATACACCAGAGAAAGTCATTCAGATATTTAAAAATGTGTTTTTATCAGATAGCATTCATTGTATAAAATAATTAACTTTTTAGCGATTGATTTTATGATTAAAATACATATAATCTAAAGGATTTTTGTTTTAACCATATAATAAATGTAAATTTAAAATTATAAAAGTAATTATAAATTAAATGCGAGTTGCTTACTGTTTATATGGACAGCCTAGGAGATTTAAAGAAGGATATGAGAATATTATGAATTTTTTAAAAAAAACACCCGATATTACATTTGATTTTTTCTATCATACATGGTTTGATAAAAATCTTAAAAATTATGAATGCTCTCCTTGGAGATTTATAGGTGGAGAAGAATTAAAAGTTGACTCGAATATAATTGAAAATTTAAATGAATTATATAAACCAGTATCTTACTTTTATGAACCTCCTATTAACTTTGATACGTCTAGTTTAACTGACACTATTATTTACAAGAATTCAGAACAATATTTAATTAATCCTGTTAATAATCTACTTTCACAGATTCATAGTAGACAAGCTGTAAGAAATTTGCTAGATGATTATATAAAAAAAACAGGAATAAAATATGATCTAGTGATTTCTTCTAGGTTTGATTTTTTGAAAGAAATACATATGAATTTGAACCATATTGATTCGTCTAAATTATATACATCCAGGGTACTTCAACCAAGGCATCTAATAACAGAACCATTTTTAGTTACAAATGTTGATATGTTTATAAAAATATTTTATAATATGATGGACAATGAAATTATTAATAATAAATCATTAGAAAAAATTGTAAACCAGTACAATGAGCATGTCAATTTAACTATGGAAAGCGTATTTTTTACAAATTTTTTACATAATTTTAAATCACTTGAAAGTGTTGTATATACAGATCTAATTCCAAATTTCATATAATACAATTTAAATGATAATATTTATTAAAATGACTAGATATATGTGTATATTTTGTAAAAACTATTTAAAGGTTGTTTATATAAATGATAGTCATACTTCTTTTTCGCCATCCTTATCTAAAGATGAAATATTACATTTTGTACAAGATATAAAAATAGGACAATGTGATAAATGTTGCAGTCTTCAGTACATTGATCTTATCAACCCAGAACTTCTTTACAAACATTCTCATAATGATACATCGGCTACACCAACTTGGAAAAAACATCATGATGCTTTTTTTGATTTTTGCCAGCAGACTGCAGTTTATAAAAATAATATTTTAGAAATAGGAGGTGCTCAACTCATTTTAGCAAAAAAATTTACAGAGATCTATAGAGATATAAAATATACCATAATCGATTTTATTGAAAAAGATACAGAAAATGACAGAATACATCTAAAAAATGGAAACTGTGAAGATTACACATTTAAGGATGAAACTGTCATAATGAGTCATGTGTTTGAGCATCTTCACAATCCATCTACATTTCTAGAAAATATTTCAAAATCAAATGTTACAACAATCATTTTATCCGTACCAAATATGTATCAATTACTACTTGAGGATAATATCAATCTGATTAGTATAGAACATACATTTTATTTTACGCCTACTCATCTGTTTAATTTATTTGGAAAATATTCATTTCAATGCACAAAGCAAGTAAAGTTTATGAATCATTCAGACTTTTTTTGTTTTGAAAGGACACATGATTTATTTAAAGAAATTGTATATGATACAACACACAAAAGTTTATTAAATACTTTTTTTTCAAGACGTAAAGAACGTTTTGATTCTATACTTTTTAAAGAAACCGATACAAATATCTGGATTGTTCCAGCAGGTCATTATGGATATATTATTTATCAAGAATTATTGAAAAGAAATCTACATAAAAATGTAAAAGGGTTATTGGATAATGATAAATCTAAGCAAAACAAATATATTGCATCGTCTTCTTTATGCATTCATCCATTTGAAACAATAAAATCAGAATTAAGTCCTACTATATTATTGTATGGAGGACCTTACACAGAAGAGCTTAAAACACAAATTTTAAGCTTAAATGCTGTATGTTCTTTTATAACTTTTTAGTTTCTATAAAAATCTTATTTAAATACAATTCTAAATAAAAATGACAATTACAACATTTTTATTTGATCTAGACGGTGTTCTTGTAGATTTATGCGAGTTACATCGTAAAATTTTTATAAAAGTATTTAATGACAATAATTATGTCTCAATTGATTCTGATTTTCATGATAAATTTCTTGAAGGACTAAGCACTCGAGAAAAATTAAAAAAAATAAAAACACAATTGTGTATAGAAATAGATGAAGATCTTATCTATACAAAAAAGCAAGAGTATACTCTATATGAACTCCACAAATATCCATTCACATCTCGTATAAAAAATGTATTAGAGTGGGTTAAAAATCAAGGCATTCGAATTGGAGTATTTACAAACTCTATACGCAATACTCTTGATATTGTTTTAAAAAAACTTGATATTTTACATTTAATCGAATATTCGCTATCAAATGAAGATGTTCAAAAACCAAAGCCATCTCCATCTGGATATTTAAAATTGATGGAGATAATGAATGTTACCCCATCCGAAACACTTATTTTTGAAGATAGTTTATGTGGACAAACTGCTGCATATGAATCTGGTGCGCACGTAATACCTATTGTAAATAGTTTAGACATAACTGTGTCTTTTTTAGATCATTGTAGGATATATTTAAAAAGGCCATTGTCTTTATCAAAACTAAGAATTGTTATTCCAATGGCAGGACTCGGCTCTCGGTTTCAAAAAGACGATTATATTATCCAAAAACCATTTTTACCAATGATAGGAGGAAGGCAATTATGGGAAGAAGTAGTCGAAAATTTATTACCAAAAGAAAAGGATGTTCGAGAAAAAACAGATGTTCATTTGATTGTTAGAAAAGATCAAATGCATTTATTTAAAAATAAACCAAATTTGTACATTCACACAGTTGAGACTTTAACAGAAGGACCTGCCTGTACTGTTTTAACATTAAAAAATATCATTAATGATGATACTCCGTTGATTATTGGAAATAGTGATCAATATTTAGAATGGAATTCTGACGAATTTTTATCAACTTCATTGCATCCTGATTACGATGGATGCATATCTACTTTTTACCATCCTTGTCCAGATGACTTAAAATGGTCATATGCGTCATTGTGTAAAGATGATATGGTAAAAGAAGTTGCTGAAAAAAAATACATTGGTCCATACGCAACGACAGGTATTTATGCTTGGAAAAAAGGGTCTGATTATGTTAAATATGCTGAAAAAATGATAGTGTACAATGATCGAGTTAATAATGAATTTTATGTATGTCCTGTTTACAATTATGCAATTAAAGATAATAAAAAAATAAGGATATTAAATTGTTTAAAATTTTGGGGTGTTGGAATACCCAAAGATTACATTGATTTTATTGATCATCACAAAGAGCTCTCACTCTCTGAAAAATATGAGAGTTTGTGGTGCAAATGGGGTTCTAAGCTACCTGTATGTCAACCAGACTTTTCAAGCGATAAATCTATATGCGCTGCAATGTGGTGCAAAGGATTATTTCGTATGACACGAGCATTGAAAGATTTTCAAAATGCATTATCAGACTGGAATACAAAACTTATATGGTATGATATAAATGAATCTAATGATGCTATTCTTCATCATACATTTTTTCAATTTCATACATTTGGAATAAAACAAGATGAAAAACAACATTATATCCCATTAATCAAAGAGTGGTCTTTAAAAGCTCGTGATGAGATGAAAGATCTCCCACCTTACTATCTTTATTTCAATGGCATTGCTCCGTCTAGAACAGGCATTGTTTTGTGTGGATATCCACCAAGAGATTATAATGGTGTCAGAAAAAAAATACGAAATGTGTACCCTTGTTTAGAGCCACATTCTCAGGACATTTATCACGTTACATTGGCACGATGGGTTAAACCACTTGATGAACACGAATTTTCTCAAATAACACAAATTATGAAAATATTCCAACATTCTTATTTTGGGATGTTACAGCCATCCGAATGGAATGCTGGATTTTCTACATGGTGTATGAAAGAGAATACATTGGATATAATTGAAAAATGGAACACTGTTCCATCGCCTTGGATTTTGCATCGTGGAAACAGCGAAGGACCTTCAAAAACTCTAGATACCGAAAATAATCCATCCATACTTTACAAACTTATCAAAGAAGGATGGGACGTTGAGATTGATGTATGGAAAATAAAAGATAAATTATATCTTGGTCACGATTCACCCCAAACTTTAATTGATTTAAATGAGCCTTTATTATCAAGTCCAAGAACTTGGATTCATTGTAAGAATTTGGATGCCTATTTTTATTTTCGCGATCATCCTTCTACAAGCAGTTTTCATTTTTTTAGCAATGATAAAGACGATATTGCGGTTACATCTAAAGGTATTATATGGGGTAACATTGATATCGAACTAAATAGCATAGGTTCTATTCAAGTTATCAATACAAAATCGTTTAATGTAAAAGCGGGCGTAGGAATTTGCATAGATTGGAAACCAACTTTCTAAAATTGAATTTAATTTACAATATATTTCAATAAATAAAGATAAGATGTCTACCGAACCCATCCTCGACGAATCCAACAGCCGTTTCACAATGTATCCGATCCAATATCAAGGCCTATGGGATCTTTACCAAAAACAATTATCATCTTTTTGGAAGCCTCAAGAAATTGACTTTTCTAAAGACTACGAAGACTTTGTTGAACTTTCTGCCGATGAGCAACATTACATTAAACGCGTTCTGGCTTTTTTTGCCGCCAGCGATGGCATCGTCAATTTCAACTTGTCCAAACGATTTTTACAGGAAATCAAGATTATGGAAGCCATCACATGTTACACATTTCAAATGATGATTGAAGGTATCCACAGCGAAACATACTCATTGATGCTTGACAATCTTATCAAAGATCCTACCGAAAAAGACCATCTTTTCCAGTCTATCAAGACCGTTGAAAGTGTAAAAAAACTTGGAGACTGGGCGATGCATTGGATTGAAAGCGATCTGTCCTTTGCACACCGCGTAGTCGCCTTTGCGGTTGTTGAAGGCATTTTCTTTAGTGGCGCATTTGCAAGTATTTTCTGGCTAAAAAGGTATAAAAGCAATGGCCGTTTGTTTCTTCAAGGTCTTGTAAAAAGCAACGAGTTTATCGCGCGAGATGAGGGGATGCACGTGCAGTTTGCATGTGAGATCTACAAGTTGTTACAGACTAAACTAAGTAAAGAGGAGGTGTTTGCGATAATTGATGATGGCGTGAAGGTTGCCAAGATTTTTATGAAAGATGCCCTGCCTATTCGTTTACTTGGAATGAACAGCGAGAGTATGGAGCAGTACATCGAGTGCGTGGCAGATCGTCTATCAATGGACCTAGGGTACAAAAAGATGTACAACACACCCAACCCATTTGTGTTTATGGAGACGATTGGGATGTTGGGCAAGTCCAACTTTTTTGAGAGCCGTCCAACGGACTACCAATCGGCGTTCAATCAAGACAATAAACGCACGACAAATTTAGAGACGTTTGATGACGATTTTTAATCAAATTTATATTACACATAAAATATGTTTAATATAATTTATAATTGTTTTTCCCAGTTAATTAATCTGGCTAAAAAGAATGTTTCTGTATGAGTAGATACACTTGGTATAGGAGAAATAAGTTTTCTTTTTCTTAATTGTATCAGTTCACAAAAAATACCAAAATCTCCAATATTATTTCCATTACAATATTTTATATAGACATCTCTATCCATTTCAAGAGTTGACACACGTGTAGCAAACGTCATACAGCAACTATTTGTAAACTTCCAATGTTTATTTTTTGACATTATAACTCGTGTAAGTTCTCCACCGTCTTTTATATAAGGATTTGGACCTCCTTCATCATGATTCATATATTTATCAGGATGATCATAGCCCGACACATAATTAGAAATATCCAAGCCTTCTTTAATTATTTCTGCCGCATCTTCTGTATATAAATAATCATCTTCTGCAAAATATACTTTTTCATGTGGCTCAAAAGTGGAAATTGCAAAATCTACTGCAAAAATGAATGATTTTGCATTATGAAGATTTGTTCTAATTATTTTTACAGATTCTATATGGGTTCGAAGGAAAGAATATGTATCGTCTGATACGTTATCTGCAATAACATAAATTTCATAACCTTTAAATCTTTTTAAAAAGTGTAAAAAAAAAGCTTTTTTATCAAAAAAAATTGGCCTTTGTTTATTATTGCCTCCATCACTTATTCTATAAATAACTTTCATTTATTTATAGAAATCACTCTTTTAAATAGTCAGCTAAAAATGCGGGTGACTTTTCAAATTTGGGTATCTATATGTAATTCGTTCGTAAACAGATCTATTTGGGTTATGAATAGCAAAAAAACTTTCTTTGTATACATTATGCAAACAAAAATGTGACGAAATCTCATCATCTCCTAGCGGTAAATTTAATAGTTTACATCCAATCGTAAAATATACATCTTCTGCGTCTGTTTCCATTTTTGTAGATAAAGACGGAGGCTCCATCGTTTGTTCAGGTGGAAATGATTCAATAATTTTAATCATATCAAGTCTCTTTCGAAGCGATAAGCCACCATTAAAATTTGAATATTCAAAATCAAGTCCCTGTCTTGCTAATTCTCTCCAAAATGGTCGATGGTCGTTTCCACCGATGTAACTTTTATTTAGCCCCATAAAAAAATAAATATTGTATAAAGGGTCATTTACTATCCACGTATCTGCTTGTATTGTTAAAACATATTCTCCTTTAATAGACTCCCATAAATTTTTATTTTTAAAAAAATTACTATAAAATCTTGGTTCTGAGAAATTATCTACATCTAACTCTCTGATGTTAACATATTTTTCTAATATATTTTCCCAGTATGATTTTAAACCTTTTCCACAATAAAAAACATAGTTCCATTCATCTTTTAAAATAGTGTATGTTTGTTCCATAATATTTTTTAAAAAATATAGTTGTCTTGGTTCAACAAGAAGACATGTATTTTTATGGACTACTTTATACTCGTTTTTTGAAATATTTAATATTAATTTTACATTAGTATCTGCTTCAAATATATTTTCATTATTTTGTTTAATAATAATATGTTTAACTATTCCAGGCAAAGGATCTGCGCCAAACATTAAAGTTCTTTTCATATCATTGCTTGGTATAGTAACATCTTTATTTGGATCAAGTTTTAATGTTACATCTATATAAGTTGGATACAGCCCGTATAAAATTTCCATTTATAATTTAATTATAATATTATTATTTAAACTATATTTACACTAAATAATTTACCGATTTAAATAAATAAAATTGTAATAAATGATTGTAGATTGTTTTACTTTTTACAATGAACTTGAAATGCTTTATTATCGTCTAAGTCTCCTTAATGATTATGTAGATCATTTTGTTCTTGTTGAATCAAATCAGACTTTTGCAGGAAATACAAAAAGATTGTTTTACAATGAGAATAAACACTTATTTGAAAAATACAACCACAAAATCGTTCATGTTACAGTTGATTTGCCATTTATTTATCCAAATATTAATTATCAAAAAAATGAGCAATGGGTAAACGAGACTTTTCAAAGAAACTCAATTGATATTGGTTTAAAACGTCTTTCATTAGCTGACTCGGATATTATTATTATTTCTGATTTGGATGAAATTCCAGACTCATCTAAATTAAAAGGTTTAGTTGTCGATCAACCGATATCTTGTATGCAAGACATGTATTATTATAATTTATACACTAAACACCGTGATAAGTGGTTTGGATCAAAAATTCTTACATATGATATGTACAAAGAAACAACTCCTCAAGAAATTAGAGAAAAAAAACAAGAATACAAATGTCTTTATCCGTTTGGATGGCATTTAAGCTATTTTGGCGATGCATCATTCATTGAAAATAAATTAAAAGAATTTAGTCATCAAGAGCTTAATCATATTGAATTTACAGATCAAGATAAAATTAATGAACGAATAAATGCTAGTACAGATTTATTTGGACGTCATTATATCCCAATGGACAGAATTGAATTATCAGACAATACCTATTTACCACAATTATATGAAACATATTTGCAAAAATTTTATAAAGATAAAGAAGATAAAAGGGATATAATCATTTATATTCATGTATGCTGTCTTAATAATTGGAAGGAAGTTTTTGATCGTATTTTGTTTAAAATAAAACACAGTGGTTTATATGATAAAACAGTAGAAATTAGATGTGTTATACTTGGCGAATATGATAACTCAATTAATGATCCTAAAATAAAAATTGTATATAAATCACCTGATATATCTTTATATGAAAGAGTAACCATAAATAAAATTTACAATGATTCAATTGCAACTGATACTAATTATAATATATTATATCTTCACACAAAGGGTGTTAGTTATGGAAAACAATCACAACCTTATAAAAAAAATATTTATGATTGGGTAGAGTATATGTTATTCTTTACAGTTTATCATTATAAAAAATGTTTAACATTATTAGAAAAATATAATGGTGTTGGTGTAAATTTACAATGTCTCCCAAATTTACATTTTTCAGGTAATATGTGGTGGTCAAATAGTTCTCATATACGCAAGTTAGGAGAATGTGTTGACATGTCTTATAATGGTCCAGAATTCTGGCTAACTAAATTGGGAAAAAATTTTATGTCTCTATGGAATTCTAATATTAATCATTATAATGCTCCTTATCCACAAAAAGAATATACGGAAGCACAGACACAAAATCAAAATAATACTTTTCAAGTAATAGATTTCCAAGAAATGTTAAGAAGCTTTTATTATACTAATACTAATATATATATAGAGGACGATGAATAATTTTGGAGACGATTTCTAGCCTTTGTTACAATTTTATAAATAATCTGCAAGTTCTTTGATATCTATCCCACGATTGCCTTTTATAAAAATAATATCATACGGATTGATAAGACCTTTTTCATAATATTCTTGTGTCATCATGTTTTTTATAAATGTAATTGGATAATCAGACGTTGTCTTATCAGTAAAACGCCAATCAACTCCTTTATAATAATCACATGTTCCAGCTATATTCCAGCCTTTTGCAATTATACATCGAGTCATTCGAGACTCAAGGTCAATTGCATCTCCAAAATTTTGAGAATAAACTGTACTAAAAATGCCATCTATTATTAAACTATTTAATGTTTGTTTAGTCATACTAAAAACAAATGATTCTAAAAACGCTCTTGGAAGTGTATCTTTTGGCTTGAATTCACATTCGTCTTCGTCTATTCCTAGATGATTAATTAATGAAAAAAAAATATTTTTTTCTACACAATTTGTGTATATACTAACCCCAAATAATTTAATATCATCTGTAAGTCCATTACAAAAAATGTCTGTCCATTTTGTCTCATCTTTCTTATTTTTTCTTATAAAAGGTCCATATACAGACGAATTTATAAAAATATATGTATCATAATCTTTATCTACGTAATGATAATTTAGCAAAGCATCTGACCATGCACCAAAGTCATAACCAATATTTGGTCGGTTAATGTATGTAACATAATCTGGTAAAGTGTCAATTTTAAATTCTAAATCGTTGCAAATAATGACAAAATCCACATCATCTGATTTGAAAATGCCGTGTTTTACAAAAAATGCAACACAATCATTGTAAACATTAAATGTATAAAGAACTACTGTCTTCATTTTTATTTATTATCATTTCTGTACATTTAAATAAAAATTAACAAATATGATTATTTTATTAATAAAGTAATCATGAATACCAGTTTTTGGGGAAAAGATGGATGGAAACTTACCCATTCAATCGCTTACAGTTACGACGAAAAAAATATAGTTTGTTACAGAACATTTTTTAATAGTATCCAGCACATACTGCCTTGTATTTATTGTCGTCGGTCTTATAAAAAATACATCACAATGTATCCCGTTCAAGCGCAATCCAAGCGTGACTTGACAAAATGGCTTTACACAATACACAATTGTGTGAATGACAAGCTTCGTCGTCAGGGTTATCTTACAAATGACGATCCAAGTTTAAGGGAGGTTGATGCATTTTACAAAGAATATATTAAATCAATTAATTGTATGACAGGCATTGATTTCCTGTATTGTGTACTGTTTAATTATAATTTAGAAATTTCAGAGACACGCAAAAAGGCCTATATTCGTTTTTTTCATTGTCTTCAATACATTTTACCAAATGAAAAGATTCGCAGTATCTACCAAGCCTATCTTGTCGCCAATCCGTTTGAAGAATGTTTGCAAAAAGTGGAAGAAACCCAATCTCTATCTCCATTAAAAAAATGGATGTATAATTTGGAAAAATGCACAAAGAAACGCTGTTGTTCATACAAAAGTCGTTGTAAAAAAATAGAGGATCATCGCGTAAAGAAATGTACAGGAGAAACGTGTCGAAAGAAAGTTTAAATCATATTTAAACATTTATATTATAAATATAAATGTACTCAACATTACAACAGCTTGTTGATAACTCTCGTACAGATAAGAATACAACTCATTCTTATTTAGGACTTTATGAAGAACTTTTACAAACAAAAAAATACACAGCAAAAAATGTATTGGAAATTGGAATTTGTAATGGTGGAAGCATTAAACTATGGAGTGATTATTTTGTAAATGCTACTATTTATGGATGTGACATCATGCATATAAATGATGTTTGGGATGTAATAAAAAATAATGATAAAATCAAACTATATACATCAACGGATGCATACAATCAAACATTTATCCAGAATGAATTAATTTTAAAGCCAGTTCGTTTTGATATGATATTGGATGACGGTCCACATACATTAGAAAGCATGAAAACTTATGTAAAATATTATTCACAGTTGTTGACTGAGGATGGTATTCTTATTCTAGAAGATATACAATCTTGGAATTGGATTGATATTATTAAGGCAGAAATCCCACCGGAATTGCAACAATTTGTATCGACATTTGATTTACGTCCCAATAAAAATAGATATGACGATATCGTTCTTGTTATTAACAAGTCAAAAAACATTTAAACAAAATTATTCTTTATTTATAAGAAATAAAGAATAAAGAGATAGAATGACAGTGATACTTCTTGCAAATTCTGAGACCTATGATAAAACTATTTTAAAACCTGTTACCTATCTTGCTTTTGATATCGATAGGCCTAATCTGGAAAACTACTGTACACAACTTTTTAAAGATGGCCTTAAAAATCCTGTCATTACAACCCAAATAAAAGGAACCACATTTAAACATCCCAAATTTGTGTTTACGTACGATGGTACGCCGATCGAAGACCTTAGTTTACAAATGGAGATGGTTAAAATAAGTATGAAAAATGTGTTGCGCAATCTTCGTGTTAATCAAAAATCGTGTAATATTATGCTTCAATTTACAGAAGATGCTATTAACTTTTTGTATAGTCAAACGCGTCATATTAAACAGTATAATTTTGGGGGCGTGTCCGAGCAACGAGAAATTTCTGGCGCATTTAAATTAATATCAAAAATGGATGTAAATAAAAGTGATAAAAGTGATAAAAGTGATAAAAGTGATAAAAGTGATAAAAGTGATAAAAGTGAAAACACTGGAAAGCAAGATAAAACACCGCCTATTTTTTTACTAGATGTAGACAAAGACTCCGTTCGCAAAGGTGATAAAGAGTCTGCCTCGTACATTCAATCATTTGGTACTTTTCATACCCATCCTTACGACGCATATGACAAATACAATGTGTGTATTGCGTGGCCATCGGCAGACGATTACCTTTCGTTCTACTATATGTATGGCATATGTTATGCAGGCTTTCATGTCGTGTCAACATTGGAAGGAATTTATTTAATGAGCTTGAAACGATACATTGCGCCTGAAAAAGTGTTGAAACGATATAGTAAAATTAAGGATAATTTAGAGTATAATCACGGTGCGGATTATCCAGAAACAGATGGCACTAAATGCAATATCAAGAATGGTAAATTCACCCGAAAAAAGATTGATAGATATGTAAAAATTATAAATAATAAAGGCAAATTTAATTTGGTGTTTGCAACATGGGATGAACTTCGAAAAGGACCTATAAAGTTGCGCTATGCGCCTGTAGGTCAAACGTGTTTATTGTCACATGAACAAGGAACACTTTTAAGAGATATAAAATAGAAGCTTAGTGTGAGCATTCACTGCTACAATTATTGATAACAATGCTTTCTAGATATGTAATAGCATCAACTGGATCTAATATTTTTTCAAGAGAATCTATGATACAATTTGTGCACGCTTTTGAAAATTTTATTTTTAACATACTTTTTATATAATTTTTATAGTCATTGTCCCAATTTCCAATTGTGCCAAGACACCGTGCTTTCTTTATAATAAAAAACATAACTTTATCAAAACTCTGGTTCTTAAAATCATCATATGATATGTTTGATATAATAGCATTTCTTATACAATTTTTAATAGATAAAGGAAGAGGATCTTTTGTGTCATAAATTCTACTATCTAATTCAGTTTTTTTGTGCGTCTGTCCAGTTGTCTTTGTCATCTTTATGTGTCAATAAAAATATTATAGAAATAACAAAGGCAAGAAGACAGCATGCACTTAATAAATAAACCTTTAACATGTATGTACAAATTAAAAACACAAAGGATATACACGCAAATATTATAAGAAGTGTATTGGTAGAAGGCATTTTATATTTTTATATATAAAAATATAAAAATATAAAAAAGATTTAGTATGTTAACCATTTGTGTGGATGTCATTTCAGCTGTATTGATATGTAAAACCGTTTCTAAACAATTTTATCTATTTATTTCAATTATAATTGAAATAAATCAAAATTAAATATTATTCTAATCAAACACAACGTCGTCCTCGTCAAAGTCATCCCCGTCCCCATTATCTTCATCTTCCTTCTCTTCCGGCTCCTTCATCAATGCCTTAAATCGGACAAGCACCTCTTCGTATTCCGGCGTTCCTTTCTTGACAAATTTATGACCACATTCCTTGCACGCCTTCTTCCAAATTTCAGCCGACCGACCCTTTTGCGTTTCATTCATTGCTTCTGACAGACGTTTCAATTCACGCAAAGCGCCTTCTGGAACCATCCAGACTTTTTTGTCACCATCAAAACGCGCCTTGCCGTTGCAGATCTCCTTGATTTTATCTTTTAAGGCAAACGAATTCTTGTCTTCAAACGCAACGAGTGTAACGGGCTTGGCAGATGACATCTTTCCTTGTCTTGTTTGACTTGATTTTTTAATGGTTTTAATAAAATTAATCGATTTTATATTTTAATTTTAATTAAATAAATATGGACGTTAAATTACTCCCTAAACCAAATCGTAAAAATGCAAAACATTTATTGAAAAAGTGTAAAAAAGCGTGTGAAAAGTTAAAGGAAACGGTGACCGATCCGTCAGAATTTGAAAAAAAACTTAAAGAAATTCATTCTGAAATAGTCTCTGTATTACATTATTACTGTTTAGAATGCGATAAAAATATAGATAAAACACAAAAAAAAGAATCAGATTTTTATAGAATTTTATTGAACGCTTTATCATCAATTTTTTACAAACCTTTTAAAGGCACAGTTACACTCACATATGGTGATGTTGCTGAATCGCATGCCGGTATGCAAAATATCGGAACAAAGGCGAGCAAAGGCTTCTCTTATGAAGATATTTTAAAAGCACAACGTTTCTTTACAGAAAAAGGATGTGAAACCTTAATTGTTCATCTTAATGATTTTTTGCCAGACGTGAAAGACGTAGCGGATAAAGAAGAGCGCGCCCATCTTGAAATTGCCAAAACATCACCAGAATTTCAAGCCTATCTTCTGGTTGTCAGAGGAGGTCTTCGAGGTCTTGTTGGTGATGATAAGGGTGTCAATTTGACCACCGAAACACAATTTTTTGAATGGGATACAAAGTTGTACAATACAAGGCGAAAAATCGTGCAGAATAAAAATGCCCGATACAATTTAAATTTTTCAAATGAAAAACAGCACTCTGATTTTGAAAAAGGCAAAGGTACAACTGTTCCGTGGGAAGAGGTCCCGTTAATACATAACGTCAGAAAAGAATTGTATAATGCCTTTGGTGAATCTGCCAAAAATTTACAATGCGAGGGTAATTTGTATTATGAGCCCGATAAAACTACTGGTATTGGATACCATGGTGACACGGAGCGTCGTAAGGTCATTGGTGTCCGGTTAGGAAAACGTATGAATATTCATTATATGTGGTATTACAATGATCGTCCGCGTGGAGTAAATGTTTCATTAATCTTGGAACCAGGCGATATTTATTGCATGTCAGAAAAAACCGTTGGCACAGATTGGCGACCTTGTAAGGCGGAAGGTTGGTTGAAAAAACGTTATACGTTGCGACATGCGGCAGGTGCTGAAATGTATACGACAAATACGGGTAAAATAAAGGTTGATAATATACGCCCGACAACTCTTCCTCAGTATAAGGATGTTATTAAAGTCGGCGATATTGTATATAAGGAAAAGAAGAAATCCAAGAAATCGGATAAGAAAAAAAAGACAAAGGATGAAGAAAGTGAAGAAAGTGACGAAAGTGAAGATGATGAAAGTGAAGATGAAATTTAAAAGTTTTTTGGTACCGCTTTCTCCTATTTTTGAAAAAGCAGTGAAAAGTGCTCTAGGATTTCGTCAGCACCGCCAGTTCATTCACAAATTTAGAGTTGTGATTAGGTTGGTCAATGCTTCTCAACTCCATCAGTGATACAGCAAGCCGTTCTTCTTTATTTCGTAAAAAAGACATTCTTCCGTATTGGGGCATTTGTTCGGACTCCAGTGCGTTTTGCTCTTCAGATATATTTGTACACGCAGTATCATACACTTCTTGTCCAACGGCTTCAAGTGGCTTTATAATTTTACTAGTAAAATGACGTGCTTGGAAATCCTCTTTGACGTTTCCACTTGCATCCATGTATTTAAATTTATCACGACTTGTATCAGTGCAACATAGCCTCATTTTGCTATCATCGGTTTGAATGATATTTTCAGTGCATATTTTGGCAATAGCAGGCTGACCGCCCAGTAAAACATCTTCTGTTAGCGCTTTTTTGAATACAAGCATTAATTGGTCGTGATCAAGCTCGTCTACTGTATATTTAGATGAAAGCACGTTGCGTATATTATTGACTGTATTGTGCGTGGTACTTGTTGTCGGCTTATTAATGGCTTCTTTGGCAATGCTGGTAGCGATTGATTCATAGCTTGTTTGGACACGATTCAAGTGTTGTTCCAAAAATGCTTTTTCTTTTTCATGAAACAGTTTCATTTCAGAGAGTTCTCGTTCGTGCTTTTGTTTCACTTCTAAAAGTTCGCGCTCGTATTTTTGTTTTACCTCGAAAAGTTGTTTTTCATTGTGCTCAGCGAGTGTAATTGATTCCTTGAAATGTGCTTGCTTTGTTGTTTTTAGTTCCATTTTTAACCCATCTATTTCAGTAGTATATTCACCTATTTTTTTGTCAGATTCTTCTTTTGTTATGATAACAGCATGATCTTTGCAACTTTCTATATGAACATTTAAATTTATTCTAGTCGCAAATACAGCTTTACAACCTCTACATGAATATGTATTATCTAATGAGAGTCCTCTTATTTTTAGACATTTTTTACTTCTTGACATATGTGAGCTTAAACTATACCTTGTTTTGCATATCATTTTACAGAATTCGCATGTAATAACGTTATCCTCGCCCATTTTTATATTATAAAATTTAGTTTTAAATTTTAAATACAAATGACTTATTTTTAAAACCATCCAGATGGTTTTACTTAAAAATTAAATACCACTTTTTTAATTATTTATTGATATTTTGGATGTTTTTTGGTAACCTGTAAATAACCACAAATTTTCATAAAAAATCAAGAAATTTAAAATAATTTAAATTTTATATTTATTTCTGAAAATTTTTCAAGAGCCAACACACACAATAATTGTGGGTGTTGATTTTTTTTTATAGGCCTCTTTTTTTTGAAAAAGCGGCACCAAACACTTACTATATTAATTTAAACATATAAATATCTAAATACAGAAGCGAGGTGGCGCAGAGGAAGCGCGTATGGCTCATAACCATAAGGTCCGTCGATCGAAACGACGTCTCGCTAACAATAATTAAAAATTATTATTTTTAATTTTCTATTTAATTTTCTATTTAATTTTCTCTTTAATTTTCTATTTAATTTTCTATTTAATTTTCTATTTAATTTTCTATTTAATTTTCTATTTAATTTTCTATTTAATTTTCTCTTCAGTTCCTGAATAACGTTTTTGGTGCCGCTTTTTTTGAAAAAGCGGCCTACATTTCTTTACGAATAAACCCCAACAATGCATGCAATGATTTGCAATCAAACGTATTATAAGCCAAAATCGTGTCTAATGTCTGCTTATCTCGGCTTTCATAATATTCCATCCCTAAACATAGGGCATCCATCCCACTGCAACACTCATTTGGTGGCAATTCAATGTTAATCTTGCGAAGCGCCGCCAAGGCATTGACATAACTTTTAAGTTTAAAATTTTTACACCCTTTCGCCATCACATCGCCGTCGAAAAATACCTTGTATAAATCAACCCACGTCACACCTAAATCCAAATTATATTTTTTGCACACTTTAGCCCAAAACCCTTCTTCGGCACACCAATGCCACACTTTTGGACGACCCAACTCGGTCCAAAAACTGTGAAATTTCAACACAATTTCTTGTTCACACGCAGGCGTGATAGCGTCCGCCACAAAAGACGTGTAAACAAAAGCGCCGTCACGGTCACGCCCTCTTGCTTGTTTGTGCCAAACGCCAATCAAAAAAATTGTCGATTCTTCGTTTTCATCGGGGTTGCCAACCGTTTCAAAATCCACAAATATTTCAGGGCCGTTGTTGCGCCAATCAAACAAATCGTGTTTGATACGTTTTGGGTAGATGGCGCCAAGTTCCCCGCGATTGATTTGAAACAATTTTGTAACCTTGTCAAGATGCGCGCCGTTTACGCCCAATACCGACGGGTCAAACTGCGGATCACGCCATGAATGCACACGATCGCCGGTGCGATCCAATAGGTTTAAACGGTGTTTGACGGAGCATTGCCAAAAATCGGTAATTTCGCCAAAATAGTCTGCAATCTTTTTCTTTTCGCCATCGTATAAGGGATGACTAACTTTCATATTTGGCAATAATTTCGGTGAAAAATCCCACATGTGTCCATTTGCACGAACATCACGAAGCCAGTCAAGGCCTTTGTAAAACAGCTTGACAATATCCTCATCGCGTGTTTGAAAGTAAACATGACCAAGCGCTGTAAACGGGTCTGGATGCGCATCAGTGCCTTTGCCAATAATGAACGCACAACACGGAAACACGCCTTGAATGTCGGATAAGATTTGCGAATAAACACACAATTGCGTCTTGTACATTTTGGTGCGATTGACATTAAGCAGGGTTTTACCGGTCTTGTCAAAGTGCAATGACGAGTATTTAATTTCGATAGGAATATAATAATACCGCCCAAATTGAGAGTCTTCTTGGGGCACATCCTCGATCCCAAAATAACTTTGGATAAAATCGCTACGCACAAGAAGGTCGGGGATGCCACGCAATTCTTGTTTTTCACTGGCAATAAATGGACTGTAAATAAGCGAATCGCCGCGTTTCATGGCGTTGATGGATTCTTTAAGATCACACGCGTGTGTGTAATCGTCATACTCACGACTGGTGGAAAGACTGGAAAGTTTAGGGAGATACACTCCCAGTTTTTTGCGAAGCATGTCGAGAACAACGGCTTCGTGATTGATACCTTTATTGAAAAGCGATTGAAGAGGATGATTGTCAATTTTTTTGGGAAGAACAAGAGAGAGCCAGTCACAGACAAGATCATTGTTGATAAAATTGTCAAATTCGGTGGCAGAGATGTACGAATAACGAGACTCTTTTTTTGCTTTTACATTTGCTTTCAAACCCAATAAAAGACGTAGTGACATATTGGATCTTTTTATTACGTTTCTGATTATTTAAAACTTAATTCGATTTTAAAACCTCTTTATAAATAAAATGTATAGTATTGGTCATTTTGATATTGATAACGCTGTCATTGATTTGGCCAAACGGTTTGGAACTCCACAAGCATCCGGTAACAACGGAAGTGGTGGTAGTACAGGTCCAACCGGACCAAGCGGTGGCCCACCAGGTCCAACTGGTTCAACTGGCCCCACTGGTAAACAAGGACCGGCAGGTATAAGTAATGTAACGGGTCCAACAGGACCAAAAGGTGATCAAGGCAATCAAGGTCAGCAAGGCATTCCGGGACAACAAGGCAATCCTGGTCCACAGGGTAATCCGGGTGATACAGGGGCAAAAGGCGATTTGGGACCTACGGGACAAACAGGGCCTACTGGTGCTCAAAGCACTGTTACTGGACCTACAGGACAAACGGGACCTACTGGTGCTCAAAGCACTATTACTGGTCCAACAGGACCAAAAGGTGATCAAGGCAATCAAGGACCGCCTGGTATTCAGGGTAATCCCGGGCCACAGGGTAATCTTGGTGATACAGGGCCAAAAGGTGATTTAGGACCTACGGGACAAACAGGGGCTACTGGTGCTCAAAGTGTAGTTACTGGTCCAACAGGCCAAACGGGACAAACGGGGCCTACTGGTGCTCAAAGCACTGTTACTGGTCCAACAGGACAAACGGGACCTACTGGTGCTCAAAGCACTGTTACTGGACCAACAGGACAAACGGGACCTACTGGTGCTCAAAGCACTGTTACTGGACCAACAGGACAAACGGGACCCACTGGTGCTCAAAGCACTGTTACTGGTCCAATGGGACAAACGGGACCTACTGGTGCTCAAAGCACTGTTACTGGTCCAACGGGACAAACGGGACCTACTGGTGCTCAAAGCACTGTTACTGGACCAACAGGACAAACGGGACCTACTGGTGCTCAAAGCACTGTTACTGGACCAACAGGACAAACGGGACAAACAGGGCCTACTGGTGCTCAAAGCACTGTTACTGGACCAACAGGACAAACTGGACCTACTGGTGCTCAAAGCACTGTTACTGGACCAACAGGACAAACTGGACCTACTGGTGCTCAAAGCACTGTTACTGGACCAACAGGACAAACGGGACCTACTGGTGCTCAAAGCACTGTTACTGGACCAACAGGACAAACGGGACCCACTGGTGCTCAAAGCACTGTTACTGGTCCAACGGGACAAACGGGACCTACTGGTGCTCAAAGCACTGTTACTGGTCCAACGGGACAAACTGGACCTACTGGTGCTCAAAGCACTGTTACTGGACCAACAGGACAAACGGGGCCTACTGGTGCTGAAAGCACTGTTACTGGTCCAACAGGACAAACGGGACCTACTGGTGCTCAAAGCACTGTTACTGGACCAACAGGACAAACGGGGCCTACTGGTGCTGAAAGCACTGTTACTGGTCCAACAGGACAAACGGGACCTACTGGTGCTCAAAGCACTGTTACTGGACCTACTGGACAAACGGGGCCTACTGGTGCTCAAAGCACTGTTACTGGACCTACTGGACAAACGGGGCCTACTGGTGCTCAAAGCACTGTTACTGGTCCAACAGGACAAACGGGACCTACTGGTGCTCAAAGCACTGTTACTGGACCTACTGGACAAACGGGACCTACTGGTGCTCAAAGCACTGTTACTGGACCTACTGGACAAACGGGGCCTACTGGAAATACAGGACCAACGGGAGCGCAAAGTAACATAACAGGTCCTACTGGTAACACAGGACCTCTTGGTACAGGTCCGATAGGCCCAACTGGTAACCAAGGACCAACTGGAAACACAGGACCGACGGGAAGTCAAGGATCAACTGGAAATACAGGCCCAACCGGAGCGCAAAGTAACGTAACAGGTCCTACTGGTAACACAGGACCTCTTGGTACAGGTCCGACAGGCCCAACTGGTAACCAAGGACCAACTGGAAACACAGGACCGACGGGAAGTCAAGGATCAACTGGAAACACAGGTCCAACCGGCGCGCAAAGTAACGTAACAGGTCCTACTGGTGACACAGGACCTCTTGGTACAGGTCCGACAGGCCCAACTGGTAACCAAGGACCAACTGGAAACACAGGACCGACGGGTAGTCAAGGGTCAACTGGAAACACAGGCCCAACCGGCGCGCAAAGTAACGTAACAGGTCCTACTGGTAACACAGGACCTCTTGGCACAGGTCCGACTGGAAACACAGGTCCAACCGGAGCGTCAAGCTTCGTCACAGGTCCTACTGGTAACACGGGCCCAACCGGCGCGCAAAGCATCGTCACAGGTCCTACTGGTAACACTGGATACACGGGCCCAGCTGGGCCAACCGGTGCAGGCGGTGCACTAGGTTATTATGGCGTTTTCTATAGCACTGGATCACAAACGGCTATCGTTAATACAGCAACACCAATAACATATAGCGTTACTGATATTGCAAATGGTGTGTCAGTTGTGAGCAACTCAAGAATAACGTTTCAATACGGGGGTATTTATAATTTACAATTTTCAGCACAGTTGCATAATAATAATGGAGGCGGATCCGGAAATACTGTAAATATATGGCTTCGACGAAATGGAACAAATGTGCCAGACACAGATGGAAAAATTACAGTTTCAACAAATAATCCTTATACTCTTCCAGCATGGAATTATGTAGTACCGGCAAATGCAGGAGATTATTACGAATTAATTTGGTCAACGGATAATCCCAATATTGGATTAGATTACACTCCGCCGGGCACGGCACCAGCACCACCAAGTCCAGCCATCCCATCGATTATTTTTACGGCCACGCAAGTAATGAACACGCAACTCGGTCCAACCGGTTATACGGGCTATACTGGGCAAACGGGTCCAACTGGTGCACAAAGTATCGTTACTGGTCCAACAGGCCCCACTGGGCAAACTGGTCCTACTGGCGCACAAAGCATCGTTACAGGTCCAACAGGTCCCACAGGTGCATCGTTGACGGGTCCCACAGGGCCGACAGGCACGACCATCACCATCACTGGTACGACAGGAAATACGGGGTATTTTATACCATTTGTTGGATCAACTGGCACGGCGTCGACACTGAACGTCAATTCGTCACTAACATATAACGCGTCGACAAGATTATTGTCATCTGTTGGATTGGATGCAAGTGGGCTGATGCATATGGCAAATACAACAAATCCAATAACGTCAGCAACAGGGTTTTATATTACGGATGGAGGTGTTGGAAATACAAGTGGAACAAACACATATTATCGTTTATATGGTTCAACTAATTTAGTTGGACAAGATTTTTATGGAACAATGAATTGGAATAGCGTTCCATCTGCAAGCCCCTCGGCAACTCCAACACAAATTTTATCATTAACCAGTACAGGCCTGAATATTACAGGAACAGGAAATAAATTAGGAGTGAGTTCGGCCTTATACTTATGGACTGGGGCTGGTAATTTGACTGGTAATATCGTTTTGGGTAGTTCAACCTCTGGTAATGCTATAACTTCAGGTGGTATTCAAAATACTGTTATGGGTCAGGCTTCTGGAGTAAACTTGACTTCTGGTAGTAATAATACTATCGTAGGGTATACTTCAGGTCAAGCATTAACCACAGGAGCAATTAACACACTAATAGGACAGAATGCTGGTGCTGGGGTGGTAGGAGGAACAGGAAATACGGCTGTTGGTGCTGGTGCCGGTGCGTTAATTTCGTCTGGGAACAATAATATCTGTATTGGGAGAGACGCAGGAAAAACTACAACATCTGGAACTCAAAATATCTGTATTGGTTTTAATAATCAAACTTCATCGGCATCAACAAGCAACGAAATTGTCATTGGTAATAATATCACAGGCTTGGGGGCAAACCAAGTCTTTATAAAGTCGGTAGGTGAAATATACCTTCAAACTGGTGGATCAAATCTTGGTGTTAATATGGGTCTGGGAACAGGAGCACCTTATATATCAAGTCTATATGACAACGGTTTATATTACATATGGGATTATGGAAGACGACCGACAGGATATAGCAACCCTCCTATTTTTAACATATGGCGACCAGACCAAGCAAGTCCTGTAGGTTTATATGTTAATAATAGTCAACAGTTTTATATAGCGGTCAATACTCAAACCAACACTGGTGCAGCTTGGGCGTATTTAGACGGTTATCCAACTACCTTATGGAAATTTGGAAGTGATAGGCGTTTAAAAAACAGTATCGTTGATTTGCCTTCACAAACAGACAAAATAATGAAGATAAAACCTGTTACTTTTAAATTCAATAAACAAACGGACGATATACCAAGATACGGTTTTATCGCCCAAGATGTTAAAGAAGTTTATCCTGAATTTGTTAGTGTAATGTCTTCGCAAGGTGAAGATTATTTAGGACTGGGTTCTAATGATTTTATCCCCTGTTTAGTCAAAGTCGCACAAGAACAACACGCCAAAATTACCTTGTTGGAGGCACAACTCGCCTCGCTGAAAGCCATCGTAGATGCCCTCGTCGCTCAAAAAGAAATTCTCTTACCTCGCTAAAAGCCACAGTTGATATTTTTAGACCCTCCTTAAGCGTAATTACAATTTACATATAATTTAAAATTATATGTAAAGCATATAGAGTTTCATTTTTATATTTTGGCAAAATTTTATTAAATAGAAAAAGTGCCTTTAGCTGAATTCATAGAAACTGATGTAGATGTAATATTTTTTGTAGTATTAAACGTTTTTATTAAATTATAAAATTGAGTAGTAGTAGGAGTCGGAGTCGATGACATTATACTAATAATATTATCATAATTAGTTTTATCATCTTGAAACCCAATATCGGATGTATTTAATGGATTTTGACAAATTATTGACGAATTAATTGCAGATGACGCAATTTGTAATTGTTTACTTTGAAAAGTAACAGTGACATTATTTACGATATAACTTAGATTAGTAAATTGATAAAGAGATTCTTGGATAAAAATAACAGAAGTAAAACTTACGCTACTTGCAGTGAGTGTATAAGTAGAAGAAGCAGTAACGGAAATATCAGATATATTATTTGGATTATAATAAATTGATAAAGATGGTAAAACTGACACAGATTTGTAAATAGGAGTTGCTTCGTATCCGTTATATATATATATATTAGTTTGAATAGCGGAATTAGATACAGTTGTGTTTGGTTCAGATTGCACATTAAGTGTATCAGTTGTTCCTATTTGAAGTGGAATGTTAAAATTAAAAGGATCGGTTGTTACGCTTAATACATTATCAGAATTTTTGTAAAGAGTTGTAATACCAGCTCGGCAAAGAAGGGACGGAGTTGGCTGACCTGTTATTACACTATATTGAACATCACCTACCGTATAAAATACACGTATATTGTTTGTATTTGTATCAACAAATGAATAACTTGCATTTGCAATGCTTAAATATGGAATAGTTCCAGGCCCTGTGTTATTAGATGAAGATGCATAGTTAGTCAATGACACAAATGTACCAAAACTTCCCGTATCCGTATAGGTATACTTATTTGGTATAGCACGAGTATCTATAGTCATACTATTATAAGATGTAGTAGCCGGAACAAGACTTATAATAGACGGATCGATTTGACTGTAATAAATTGTTAAACCGCTTGTAAGATATGGATATAGGCTTGTAAAAGGAGGTATAGTGTATGTTGTTCCACCAATCTTTGCATTAATTTTAATAGCATAAGATGTCATAGAAGGCACAGAAAGGCTTTTCAATACAGGCTGTGTTATTGGTTGTATATAAGTTGCTTTATATGTATATGATTCTTGTCCTAAAAATACAGTGCCGTTCCAATACGATACTGTAAAATTTGCGATGCGTTTCAAAGGATCAATAGAGAATGATGATATTGTAATTTTTTTAACAGTAATATTATTATAGGTAATAATAGGACTCGCATTACTTGTATCAATATCCATACTTTATTTAATATTTTAATTTAATCGTTTTTGGCATCGCTTTTTTTGAAAAAGCGGTTAAAATGCCTCCTGAATCCATTTTTGAATATCATTTGGCGCCCATGGAATGTCACACAAAGGCATTGTTACCATCTCTGTCGTGTTGTCTTTAGTTGAATAAAACACGCTTACCATTTGGTCTTTTTCATTAAATGCGATTGATAAGCAAAATTCCACAAACAACTCGTTGAAAAAAAACGGCAAACTGATTTGTTTCAAGGTCCAGTCACTTGCATATAACATAAATCGGTGAATGTATTTACGCGTATCACGAAATAATACCTCGTGAACGATCATTAGCCACGACCCATCTGGCAATCGAATAGGCGAAGATGACCCACGAATCGATGACAAGTCAATCTCTGTCATCTCCTTCATATCGCGTTTTAAAACCATCGTCGTATGCCCCGTTTTTTTATCAATTTCAACAATGGTTAGGGGATGATGCGAATACACGGCACGCAACGCATTACCTTCCACAAATGGAGCCCAATTTTTTTGGACTTTATCATCCTCATAATCGGTAGGAAGAACTGATGAAATAATATAATTCATATCATCGTCTTGTTCGTATTTACACACGCAAATTGAAGGATGATTGTGTTTACCGTATTCAAAACTTACAGCTAAACCGATGTAGTCGCCACCAATTTTACAGAGACGCATATCTTCAAGCCCATTGATATGACTTTCGCGGATGGGTTTGCACGCCTTGCCCAATTTTACTTCATAGCATTTTGTGACTTCACCTTTCTTGTTAATATGGGTCCAGAAATTTTTGGTTCTTATAAGGTCATTTTCAGGGCGGCTTATATAATTTATAGAATTATCAATAACGTAATTGACGGCACGGACGTTTCCCATAAATCCGCCATTGCTAGTTTTGACTGGAAATAACGATGCACTGGAAGGCATATAGTGTGGCGATGATACTCCCAAATCAATTGGAAATTTTTGATGCGTTTTTGTGCCAAGTTTTGGCATGTAAAAAAATAAATTAGAGATAGATTGTTGCTTGATTGGCGTTGGAATGTTTTTTGATAAATTTAGGTAGTCGGTGGCAATCAATCCTTCTAATCGTTTAGGTGTGTAAAATCCGCAAATGCTTAATTCTTCTAGCAATCCAAACTGGTAAATGGGGTGTTCAATAAATAAAACTTGATCTTTGGGATAAGGAATTTTTAGCGCGGTTTGCAAATACATCAAGGCAAGATGGTTTTTGCCGATTAATCGATATGTGTGAATGATACGAAAAAGCGTTTCCGAACGGCTTGGCAAATGCTCGTATCCCAAGCTCCAGTAATGGATGGCGTTTTCCGTTTCTTTTAAATGCATATAAGTGTCGCCTATACGCAAGTAAGCCATAAATACTTCTTCTTGCCATCCACCGGCCTCAATACGTTTTTTGTACCATTTGATGGCTTCTTCCTTGTTTCCTGAATCTGAATAACTTTGTGCCAAATAAAAAAAATAACGTTCGTTTTTGGGTTCGTCGATTAAACCTTGGGTTAACAAACGGATATCGCGTTCAAACTTATCGGCTTTGGCACCGCCGTCTCCAATATCGTCAATGTACAGATCTTCGCGCTTACCGTCTTCTTCTTTATCGTCACATCCCCAGTATTCGTGTGTCACACCAATGCATTTGTATGCCAGCGATGATCTAAAAATACGTTTGTTATAGTAGGTCATTCCGGGGTTTTTTTGTTGGATGCACCATGAATCTTTTTGGAGGAGCGCCTCTTTCTTAAATTCGGGCTTGATACGGAAAATCATATCGGCATCAATAGTTAAAAGATATGTGGTGCGCATATTGTAGCTATTTTGATTTTCACGCAACCATTCTTGCGCGTTGATGATACTTTTACTACGATTATGTCCAAAATTTTTCCATTCATCGACGTAGACTTTTCCCTTGACTTTTTCAGAATGTTTTTCAATAAATCCATTAATAAGTTCGACGGTATTATCGGTGGATCCTGTATCGGAGATGACGATGGCGTCAAGAATAGGCAAAATGGAGGTTAAACATCGTTCAATAATTTTTGATTCGTTTTTAACAATCATTACAAGCACAAGTTTCACGACACTCATTTGGACTGATTTAAATAAAGCAAATCCTATTTAAATCAAATTTACATTTTTTCATATTTATTTATATGTAGTCTAAGAACTTTTTACGCTTGCTAATTTTTTAAATGTAGCAGTATCACGTTTACTACCTAAACGTGCATGGGCATCCTTTACTTCTGTTCCATCTTTCTTACCGTCAAACACACGAAAATCTGGAAATCCTCGAAAGCCATCTAACGATTTAGTAATATCTTTTGTGTCTGGATCGGCTGTCACGTCTATAAAACAGTATACAACCTCTTTATTGTCTGTCATCATTTCAGCGACTTCTATAAAAGCAGGTTTTGCATTTTTACAGTGACCGCACCATTCTGCCATAATCATAACTACAAATGTGCAATTTTTGTATTCTTCTGGAAAAATATCCATATTTAATTTGCCATTTGTAAAATCGTGTTTTTCTAAAAAATGCATCATTCTTTTATTTCTAACAAAAACAAATATTTTTTTAATTACGTTTTTAATTACTCCGAATTTTCACTATCGTTTTCATTTTCGTTTAGACCACCAATATCTTCCTCTTGGATTTGCTTTTTGTCTTTGGTATAAATAGCAATTTTTCCAAGAGTGCCTATAGAACTATTAAAATACAGAGGCAATCCGGTTTTTTGGTATACTTGAATCATCGTACTTATTCCTGAAATCTTTGAAACGCGGTGTAATTGTTCCGTATCAAATTCCTGAACACAGTTTATTTCCATTCGGTCTTCGCTTTCACCAAATAAAATTTCGCGACTGTATATACCGCTTGTGTTGCAATTGAATTTTAAAAAACCGGCGCACGATGAAATGGTAATTTGATTTCCTCCCATATTGGTTAAATCTTTAATCATTTTAATATATTCATTGCTCGGAATATTAACGGGTTTGTCATAACTGTCAGGCACATCGATATCCAAACTCTGTAAATTTTGGATTTTTACATAACTTGTTGTGACACGATTTTTTTCTTTTGGAATAACACGAATGCCAAGCTCTTCTTCCTTATCTTCTTCAATGAATAACACAAGACTATCTTTCTTTTTAATGGTTTTAAGCATTTTATAAAAATGAGATAAATTTAAACCGATTGAAAGTTGTTTTTGTTTTTCTTTATATTTAAAACTAGCAAATTTATTTGCGTTTAATTCGATATCAATAAGCACACGACGATTGCTATCAGTCATTCGAAAAAAAATCCCTTTATCATTTACAATAAAACAGCCGTTTTTTATATTGTTTTGAAGAAGTTCAGCTAAAATCTTGATGATATAGCCTTCAGTTGTTTTACAGTAAAAAAGATAAGATGGTTGTGACTCAGTCATTTTAATAAAATTATTGTGTTTAAATAGTTTAAAATAATTTTATATATTTATTTTAATTTTCAAATAATAAAATGAATCCATCTATTTATGCCATTTTTGGCACTTTTATATCTTTTATCGTTCTCATGATATATTACGGTGTCGTAAAGCCTGACTTTGTAAAAGAAGTTGATAAAAACTCTGAAGACCAAACACCACGATTTTCTGTACGCCTATCTGTAGTGTATAGTTTATTATTCTCAAGTATGATTGGGTTGTTGGTATTGGGTATATCGTTTTGTGTAAATAAAAACAAAAAAGCAATCGAAAATGAAAAAAGTGAAAGCACAAGTGAAAGTGACAGTCTAAGCGAAATGAATAGTTTAGATAGTTATGACGAATAAAATTAAGGATAATATAAAATATATTTTATATTTTATAAATGAGTAATCAGCTATTTTATGTAAATCCTTTGCCTGTATGCACAGAGTTGCACGGTCCTGAAAATGTAAACGATGTTCGCGATTGTGTGATGGATTCTATCCGTCGTTATTATGGCACTTTTTCTGATTTTCATCAAACTGGGCTTTTTAATATGATTCAAAATTATATGATAGAAATTTTAAAACAAGCGGGCCGTAATCCAAAGGCTGTAAAACTTGCATTGCCTCCGCCACATTTACAACCTGCTTTTTTTGTGAATCGTTACTTTGAAACCCTTGATAAAGAAAAAGCATATCAGCTTGCCTTACAAGACTGTGGACATAACAACGAGTATAAAATACAATGTTATGTTGACATGAGAGCAATGACACCGTTCTCAAAAGAAAATGAAAATGGTGAAGTATATAACAATTATCCAATGTCTTGTAAAAAAGTGTCTCCTTATAAATAAGAAAGATAAGAAAAATAAGCTTGTACTTTATACATGATAATACCACACACTAATGAAAATATTGCAATATAAGGAGAAAAAATGACCCAATCAATTTCTCGAACGCCTTTTACTTCTTTTGTAAAAAAAGATGGCTTTGTGTATATAACCGTTAAAATAAAAATAGCGTGAAGCACTAGAAAGCTGATAAAAGGGATATATTTTTTCCAAGTTGTTCCGTTTACAAAAGCGTTTTGAGCCAATTGATGACGACCGATACCGATACCTTTGCTTAAACATTGTTGTATTGTTCCATTTGCATCATATCCTGCAGGTAAAACTGCATTATCTCCGCAATAAAATTCACGAGGATCAATTGGTTGATACGGATCGTTATAACTTTGATCAACAGGCATGTTAAGACCTTTGCCAATACCTTTACGTAAACATTGATATCGTGTTCCAATATTTTTTGTTCCACCGTTGCCAATAAGTTGCGGATTTAGACGATTTGATCCACAATAAATGTTTGCCATTTATTATTTATTAAATAATAAATTGCTCTTTTGCTTAAACTACCCATGTATTATCATTATCCTCTTTCATAAAATGTCGTCACTGTTAACGTCATCACCTCTTTCCCACTCTTCAAAACCCTCTTCCATAAAAATGTCGTCACTGTCAACGTCAACGTCATCACCTCTTTCCCACTCTTCAAAATCCTGTGCCGACCTTTCAATTTGAGATTGATCTGCAATACAATTGTATTGATTCCATACGATATCACGACCATTATTTTTAACGAGCAATGTCCATGGATACTCACTAAAATAATCAATGTATACTTGATATCCTGACGGTATCTTGTAGTGTGTTAAAAATGGTGTTTCCTGTAACGTGTCTTCACATTCCTCGCATAAAAGATGGTCACGTTTTGCTGGCATATTAAAAAGCGTCGATACGTATTTTAGTCGTTCATTTGTCTCAAAATAGTGCATATCTTCATCGATATCTAAAAAGTCTCGTTGAGGTATAAAGCGATTACTTATCCAATCATTGCTACACAATGGGCAAATTAAATTAAATAAAAATGTCGTATTTTTGTTTCGTTGAAGGTAAACTTTAACAATATCGGCGTATTGACTTGAAAGTATACGAACTCGAACAAGATCACGGGGTAATAAAAAAGAACAGATATTATACACCAAATCAGCGGGAACAAGATCAAGCATATTTTAGTTTTTAAATTTAATTTATTTTAAATTTATTTCAATTTTATAATGTAAAACTAAAATAAAACTAAAATAAAACACAGATGTTTGAAAAATTTAATCGGTATTGGGAAGAATACGGATTGGAAGGTTTAGCCATCCTTGCAGGCATTGTGATTATTGTCTTATTTTTATACAACTGGTTTACAAATAAACAAGGTACTTATTCAGATGGTTTATCACCTTCTTATTTTGGCTCAAAAGCCCTATCATTTGGCCCGCTTCCACGAGACCCATTTATGAATTACAGACAACATACTGTGCGCGATAGCAAACTTGAACTTGCCGCAAAGTATCATTTGGAAGATATGTTTCAGCTACCATTTTACAAAATTCGACCTGACTTTTTAAAGAATGAGGCGACGGGGCGCAATTTGGAGATTGATTTATTTTGCAAAGACTTAAATTTAGCCGTAGAAATACAAGGTGTCCAGCATTATAAATTTAGTCCTAAATTTCATTTGACCGAGAAACATTTTCAAGAACAACAACAACGTGATCAAATGAAAGCACACAAATGCCGTCAACGTGGTATCCGATTAATTGAAATACCCTACCATGTCAAGGAGCGCGACGTGCGATCATATTTACAAACAAAATTAAGAGAACAAGGAATCTTATAAAGCGCAACGCTGTTTAAACTTATTTAATTAAAAAATTATTTAATTAAAAATGGATTGTTTTTGTTGCAAACCTGATTACATCGAAATCGACGACTCTGAAAACACTTCAATTACTCTTATAGACAAAATTGCTGTAAAACCTCATTATATTATTCACAATCTTGAAGAAGGCACGCGCCAATTTTGTTTATTGTGTAACCAAAGGTTGTCCTACAAATTGGTGTTTTGCGGAAAGTGCCAACATACAATTGGTCATGTTGAGTGTGTAAAAAAATGGCTGAAAAATGAAGAAAATCCAAGATGCCCAAAGTGCAAAAAATAGTGACCTGCCGCTTTTTGTAAAAAGGGGCAAAGCGGCTTTAAATTTCTTTATACTCTATAGGTCCTTTAAATTCGCTTGCAGGTATTTCCATAAAACGAAATTTATCCAATAAGGGGACGCTTTTTTCCAAAATGTAACGTGTGTCCAAATCGGTAGATTCTATCCATCCTTTATATTTATTTCTAGGCTCCATTATGGCAGATAGGCCCGATAATACACCCGCTGCTACTTGAACAATTGTTGGTGTATATTCCCTTTCAACACACGCATTTGATGTGCTTAAAATAGATCCACACCAAAATATACGATCGACCGATTTGTCTCCGCAAAAAAGAGTGCATCCAACACTATCGTGTCCTGTAACTTCACTTCCTTCAAAAATGTGATAGGTTTGATCTTGGTTGACATGTAGCCATAGATCTTTAATATCGGCATTATTTTGTTCTTGAAATGTTTGTATAGATTGATCCACGTATGGACTTGATTGATAAACATATGACATAAAAGGAGCATTTTGGCCGAAATAACGTGCCATATTAAACATTTCACCGTGATGAATTAATTTGCCTCTATAATTAGTGATTACAATTTCTCCATTTTCATCTAATACAGGACATATTGAATTTAAAGTAGTTTGTAAGCCAGGTTTCTTTAAAAATAATATATCATATGGTTGAGATCCACGTAATTTATCATATAAAGATATTGTAAAATCACTAAATTTTTCACTAGGAATGATAGGATGAACAAAATCATTCTTTTTACCACACACAAGTTCTGTTTTATCTTCAGCTTCAAATACATATCCAGTAACACTCCACGTATTGTAAATAATACCGGGCACTAATGGGTCCGATGATACCATTTTCATATTGTCAATTTCACTCATTAAAATAGTTCCAACTTTAAATTCATCAACAACTTCTGTAAGGACATCACGTGAATATTCTTTATTTGTTTTCTTTTCCTTTCCCTTTTCCTTTCCCTTTCCTTTGTCTAATTTTTTACCTAATTTTTTCATTTCGTTTAAAGCAAAAATGATATAATGTTGTACAAGACCGGGGTTTTGCCCAAATTCGGTTAAAATTGTGCTTGTTGGGTGAGGAAATTCAGATGCAATAGTTTCAATCATATGTTGTTGACAATCGATGGATGTCCCCAACATTGCATCATTTTTATCTTCAATACTAGTATTAATATAGTGAAATCCGCGCATAAAACACATTTTGATAAAATAATAGGTTACAGTAGAGGTAGTGAGGTCAATAATAACATCGTGTTTTTTCAATTTGATACGATCAATCAACTCTTCAAAGTTGGTGGAGTCGACGGTCATTACAATTTTTTTCACACCTTTTAAATTGGAACCTGTAAATGCGCTTTTTGTCTTGTCCACAAGCACAATACGACGTCGGTTAAATGTAAAGTATTTATCAAAATAATTCCAAACGCATTTAGCGACAGCACCATAGCCTAAAAATAATACCTTTTTATTACGAATATCAATTGACATTTTTAGTCTTCTTTATTTAAATTATTTATTAATTTAAAACCGCTTTTTCAAAAAAAAACGCGAATATGTTTGCGATTTTTTATTTTTTGTGACTACGTTTACGACTACGTTTAGGGCTACTACGTTTAGGGCTACTACGTTTAGGGCTACTACGTTTAGGGCTACTACGTTTACAAGGTGCACAATAATATGTATTCGTCGTTGGAGCATCGTACGTTTGAGTAGAAGGCCCAGTTCCTCCTTCACCTCCACATGGTAACCCTAATAAAGGTGAAACATAACATTTTTTATTTTTATTGTATTTCATTTTTAATGAGAGATGTTTTCCAACATTAACATATAAACCCATCAAAATATCTTGCGCCATCTTCATGGGGAAAGAATGGTCTATTAAGTATTTTGCGTATTTCGCAGAAATTATATAAGCAGACGCGGCTGCATTGTAAGAGACCGTTTCTTGAACAATTTTTATTTTGTCATTTATAGCAAGCATTTTTTTATGTTTTGAAATAGATCTAGCCCAGTTACCATTATAAAGATGTAATATGGAAAAATCATCAAGTTTATGATGCTTTAACATTCTCATGATTTCATTTACACGATCAATAAAGTCGGCATGAACTTCAGCGTCATCTTCAAAAATCAAACCATATTCTGCACATGAATTTAAAAGTTTTTGCCAACAATTGTAATGAGACATATTGATAGAAATTTCGACCTGTGTCAGGTCCGCGTTTTTAGCCAATAACCCAGTATCTTTCATTTTACAAATTTCGTCTTTTTTGAATTTTTTACCAAGCACGCATGGAACACGGCAATAAGTTAACCCAGCTTTTTGGGCATATTTATCAAATTTTGTCATTCGGTTAGTATGCATTTTACAATTAATGACATAGACAGGCATTCTTACTTCAAAATTGCGTGAGCATCTACTTTCAGAAACACAATTTGTTGTTTCATCTACTTCCCATTTTGTTGGGTCAAATTTTTCTAATCGTTTTGATGGTAATACACACTCGTCTATAGACATCTTTATTCTTTATTTTAAAAAATTATTTTTCTAAAAAGCGGCAAATAAATATCGAAGAGTGCTGCCGTCACTTCTTTTTGTAAATGAATCAAGCTTAAGCTTTGGAAGACGCTCTGTGTTATATAGTTTTTTAGCGTTAATTTCTGCAACAACTTCTTCAAAAGTAGTGTCATCATTTATTTTTCGAATTACTTTGCCAAAAATATCTGGTTTAAATCCTATTACTTCTGTATTTTGACCATTTGTATCGGTTCTATTTTGTAAAATAATATCAGAATCTTTATTAAATTTTACAAGCTTATCAAAATGTGGAATAAAATATTTTCCTGTTATCTTGAATACAATATCGTATTTTTTAAAATCTTTCCAAAAATGTTTTAATACTTTCAACATACTATCTCTTTCTGGAACGGATGGATTTCCATCTTTAAAACCACTTTTTTGCTTGAAAGAAAATTGAAACAAACGTGGATTAAAATAATATGGACTTGTTGCGGTTTGAGTTTTTTTATCAAAAAATAAATAATTATTGGAAGAATCAACGATATAAAAATTAATTCCTGATGTCTCATCAAGCCATCTTTTTATACGATTTTCGTATATTTCTCGTCGTTCTATGGTATCACCTATATACATTGTGAATAAAACGCAATAAGATTTACTTTTACTTTTCTTTGTAATACTTTTTGTTTTACTTTTCTTTGTAATACTTTTTGTTTTACTTTTCTTTGTAATACTTTTTGTTTTACTTTTCTTTGTAATACTTTTCTTTGTAATACTTTTTGTCATTTATAAATTGTTAATTATTTTTTTTTACAAAAACATTTTAATATATTTTTATCACGTTCAATAATAGTAAACTCTAAGCCACGTTGGAGAAGATACTCTTTTTCTATAAGCCACGTGTTTTTGTCATCGTATTTATAAAATTGTACATCTTTAGGCAATTCAAACTGTAAAATATAACGTTCAAGTCCTGAAAATCGTAAGGCGACATCCATATCAGTAGAGCAACTGCTATACCCAAGGTTTACAAATGATGTCGTATTATCTATATCAAAAAATGAACGAAATCCTCTGTAAAGGGTTATGGGTTCCATTACCGAGTTTACAGTAAATAAATCAATGTTTTGGATATGTTTTTCAATCTTTGAATCTGGTCTTTTTGAGTCTTGTCGTAAATAATCATTGATGATTTTGTAACCCCATTCATCATTTTTGTAATAGTCAATTGATTCCATTTTATTTTTTCATTTTTGTTTTTTTGACATAAATTAAAATGAAACAAATCACACTTTTTTTAATTATTTTATTTATTTTGATTGCGTTTATTTTTATATACTTTTCTTTTAAAAAAGAAACTGCTTTTGAAAAAATAAATAATATAAAAAAAGAGTTGAAACAAGTTATCAAAGAAATTAATATATACAATAGACTTTATCCACGAAAACAAATGATTACAATTCCAGTATATTATATCAATATGGATAAAAATAAAGACCGTAATGAATGGATGATACAACAATTAAGCAAAAATGTTGACAGATATTACAGAGTTTCAGGCGTAAATGGGTATGACATACAAAACAAAGAACATGATATAGTAGATGGAGTAGAATTTTACAATGATTTTAAAGAGTTGACTCTTCCAGAAATAGGGTGCACTTTATCACACCTAAAAGCCATACATACAGCGTATGAAAATGGTGAAAATATAGCTATTATTATGGAGGATAATGTTTATGTTGATATGACCAATTTACTTGATGATAGCTTTGAAGAACTTGTTAAAAATGCACCAGAAGAGTGGAAAATTCTTCAATTAGTTCATCTAGAATCAAACTTGAATAAATCATTAAAAATGTTTAAACAATATACATTTCACCCACATACAAGAGGAAATTACGAATTATTAACATCTTCTTATTTAATCAATAGAAATGGGATGGAGAATATATTGAAAAGATTAGGTAGAAATCCTTATTATTTGGATATAAATACAAGTGATAAAGGTGTAAGTGATTATATTATTTACGATAATGCAATTACATTTATAATAGAACCAAGTATAGTTACGCCAATACACACAGATAATACACAAATACATTTAGAAAAATCATTAAATATCTTAAAAAACTATAAAAAACCGATAGTAATTAAAGGGTCAACTTTAAAAATATTAAATCTTATTATTTATAACGAAAATGAGGAATATGAAAGACAAATGAAAGTTGAATTAGAAATTTATTTAGAACAATTTGAAAATAATGTTGTATTTTATTTTATAGCATACAGAGAAACACAACAAGATGATATAATGATAGAAAATAATTGTATATATATAAAAGGGAAGGAAGGGTTTGTTCCACAAGTTCTTGATAAAACTATTATTGCACTTGAATATTGTATAAAATATTTAAATATAAATTTTGACTTTTTTGTAAGAAGTAATATATCATCTGTTATTAATTTTAATTTATTCCCTATAAATGAGCTTAATTATGATAATGTATATACTGGGCCATATGTTTTAAAACTTGATTGGCTTGATCCTCCTTATGGTATAAATTCTAAAAATATTCATAAACTAAAAGGAACAAAATATGCACAAGGAACATGTATAATTTTAAGTAAAGATGTATGTGATTATTTACTTTATCATCAAAAAGAACTAGATAGGACAGTAATTGATGATGTATCAATTGGATTTTTATTATCAAAAATATTTAAAACTTCACAGATTAAAAAAGACAAAATATATATTGTTAACACAATTGACAATGATGCATTTGTTATACGAAATAAAACTAAAGATCGATACGATGATGTTTTTCGTATGTGTAAAATAAATAATTTTAAAACCTTAAAGGATTTAAAGGATGGATTAACATTTATTATACCTACTATAGGAAGAAAAACATTAAAATATACAATAGAATCTTTACAAAATCTTAATATACAAGATTGGAAGGCAATTATTTTGTTTGACGGTATTAAACCTACTTTAGAAGTAGAAGATGATAGATTTAAAATAATAACATTAAAAAAAACAGGTAAATTAAACTATGCAGGTAATGTAAGAAATCAAGGAATAAAAATTGCTGATACAAAATGGGTAGGATTTGTTGATGATGATGATACTCTTTTACCAAATTATTTAGATATTTTTAAAGATATTGTTAATAATTCTAATCCAGATATAATAATATTTAGAATGTTAAATAGTGATGGTAGAATTCTTCCTCCTAAAAAAGATAAAGATTTTTCTATAAATAATGTTGGTATATCATTTTGTTTACAAAAAAAACACATGATAGAAAATAATATATGGTTTACTCCATCATCGACAGAAGATTTTGATCTTTTAAACAAATTTCGAAATATAGGTAAAAATATTGTTATTTCAAAAGATATTACATACATAGTAAGGCATATTGAACCTAAAATAATATTTAATTTCTCTGCATACACATACACAAATTTTATAGAAAATTATAAAAATATCAATATTTCAAAAATTATTCCTAAATTAATGTTCAGAATGTGTCCTTTTGATTTATTATCTATTCCAAATGAAATTAATACAGTTCTAAATAGCTTTTTTAAATTAAATCCAGAATATGTTCAAGTATATTTAGATAATGATGATTGTATACAATTTATAAAAGATTATTATCCACAATATTTTGAACATTATAATAATATTATACCAGGTGCATATAAATCCGATATTTGTAGACTATTACTTCTTTATGAATTTGGAGGTTTTTATAGTGATATTGGACAAACTTTCAAATATCCTTTAAGTAAATTTATTGATGAAGACGATGAGGTTGTTTTCTCTATAGAAAATAAACCATATACTAATATTTTTAATAATTCTTTTATGGCTTTTTATCCAAAGCATCCACTGTTAAATTATATGATTAAAAGTGTAATTGATAATGTTTCATCTAAATATTATGGAGTTGATAATATAGATATAACAGGACCACGTGCACTTGGAAAAAGTTTTAATTCTTTTTTTAATAGATTACCAATATCTGATATCAATACTGGAAAACATAAAATAAATAATTTTAAATTTAATGTTTTTATAGCGGATTATCCAAATAACAAAATAATTGACAAAAAACAAAATGAACTTGCTGAATTAAAATTTCCAAATTATATGACTGTAATGTACAAAGATAAAGGAAAATATTATAAAAATTTATGGGATAAAAGAAAAGTTTATGTAAATGAATAGTGAAAAAAGCGGTCTGGTAAAAATGAAAAATATAAAAGAAAATCATTAATAAAAACAAAACACAATCTAAAGACTTATTCTAACTGTATAAGTATATTAAGAAATAAGAAGATGAATAAAAAATTAAAGCAGTTGTCTGTCCGTTTTCCTGATCTTCTTTCAACTTACAAGACCAATTGGTCTCCTGAACCATTTGATTTTGTCTTGCAAGAAGAGAAAATGGTAATTGACATTGACACAGTAGAATCTCTGTCTAAAAATAAAGACCAGATTTTGAAAAAAGTGAGACAAGCAAATGAACATGGGTTTACCGTAATACGTATCCTTGATATATTTATCTTTACACACATAAATTGGGTGGATAAATTTGTTTTAAAACGTACTAATCAATTTATTTGTCCAACCAATGAATACGACGAATTAATACATCATCTTTTAGAAAAAAAGGATGATGTAAAGGATGATGATGAAAATAAAAAGACGTTGTCTCTAGATTATTCAATTAAAAATCTGGGAGAGTTAAAGGACATTGGGAGATCACTAGGAATTCCAAAGGTTTACACATATAATAAGGAAACAAAGGGCGATTTAATCAAATTGATTATTGAAAAACAAAAATAAAAACAATCGACAAGCAAGCCAATGAACACGGTTGACATTACCCCTATCTTTTTTGATCTTGTTAAAAATATCGTCTTATTAGACTATCCTGAAATTGTCAATTCTGATGCTTTTAATGAGCTTGTTACATATGTAGACGAAGAATCAGAATTTATGTTGAATTTAAAAAATGACACGCTTTATTTTGAGGACATCAACGATCTTATTTACGGATCACGTCGATATTTTGAGTTGCACGAAATGACAGAAGAATTCTGGTGGTTAGACCAAGCCATTCGTAAGATTGAAGCATTTGTTGCCATGGGTGAATTGTCAAGCTTGTTTGAGGATTTTAAAGTTTAGTTTATTTATTTGATGATTACTCATCAAATAATGAAAGTACTAGAACATGGTTATTACATCTTTAAAATGTGCTTAAAGATTTATTTATATAAATATAGAAAATGTCTATCCAGTTTGCTGATTGGGATACATCAAAATGGCTTGTTGGGTCGTCTTTTTCATTTTTGATTCCATCCTTTTATGCCTATCGAAAAAAACAGTATTTATATTCAAGCATTTTAATTGGGACGACATTTTTCTCTGTAAATCATTGGCGAAAGCCTGAAAATGGATGGAGAAGAATTTTAGATATTATTTATGCATCAATCACATTTATTGTATTTACCAAAGTTGGTGATCGTTATATTGGAAGAAAATGGTATGGCTATAGCGGTTTGGCCTTGATTCTAGGTCTTTACAAAATGTCACATCATGTTTACCAGACAAAAGGGCGTGATAGCAATTGGTTTATCTATCATTTACTCTTTCATTTGTGCACAGTAGCACATCTCACACTTATTGTAGGATCGGCTCCCCCAAAACAAATTCACAGACAAGTAGCTCGTATTTTATAACTTCTTTTTTATAATTATATTATTTTTAGTGCTTAATTATGGTTAAAATACATATAATTTCAGTATTATATGTAGTACTTCCTTTCACTTTTTATTTTTATATTTGAAGCGATATTATGGATTCAAATAGTTAATTTAAACGTAACGTTTTTGGTGCAGCTTTTTATGAAAAAGCGGCGTTTAATACTCATACAAATGACCACTCACCACCCGAATAAGATCCGCATAAGAAATGCTATCTTCCATGCCGTCGTCTAACGTTCTCAACACGTCATTTACTTTTACCATACGCTTTAGATCAATCATTCTATTTTGTCGAAGATAATGATGCAAATAAAGGCGGATTTTCATAAAACTGACCTTGTCATCGTATGTCCATAATTCAGGACCATTGTCCGAAAATTTGATGGGCAAACACGTCAAGTTTGGGTCCTTTTCATTGTCAGATTCTTCTGATGGGTGAGGAATGCGAAGTGCAATCATTACACTCAACAACGTCTCCGATGGGTACAACAGTTTAGCTTGCATTTTTTCGTTTGATCCTCTTTTGCTTCTCTTTCACTTTATCTTCATCTTTAAAAATAAAATTTCAATTTTAGATCTTTAGGGCACCGAGTCGTATCATGTACACAGGCTCTTTAATGTCAACTGTTAACCCATTTGAAAAGGTTTGATACACCCTCTCAACAACTACAACACCTTTGAATTCTAGTGTAAAACGTGGGCGATCTTTTCCGTAACCATTGACAAACTCAACATACGAATACTCACGCGGATTTCCGTGCTTGTCAAACAATCGCGATTTCATCCATTGACTTTGGTTACGATACTCTACCTTTTTTTCACCGGTAATCATTACCTCAAAAGGTTTCTTTGAAAGGGTCAATTTTAATGTCGTTGACATATTTCTCAATTTATATAAATTCTTTATATAAATTTTCAATTTTAACGGCCTACAAACGGCGTCTTTGCTTTTTTGAAGACCTTGGTGCGTCTGCTTCTTCTTCCACCTCCACCTCTTTAATTACACCCTTGTTTCCTCTCCAAATGCCGTCTACCAAACCATTGGAAATGCACTCATCGGACGTCCACCAACGGTCGTGACTTAAAACCTCCTTGACTTTCTTATCATTCATTGTCGTATTTTCACGATAAAGTTTGTATAATCGCTCCATAAATTTGGTATCATTTTCGAAATCATCCTTGATTTCCTCATACTTGCCATAAATACCCGTCGATAACTGATGAATCAACATGAACGAATTTTCAGTCATATATCGCTCTTGGCAAACCATCGAAATAATAGTGCCCGCTGATGCGTTTTGTCCTTCAATGATAGATACAACAGGCACACGTGTATTTTTAATGACGTCCACGACACCAAATGCTGACAATAAATCACCACCAAGGGTATTGATGTGCAAGTAAATTTTTGGTGATGGAATGTCGTAATCGATGCTTAATTTCAATAGATCTTTAGAAAGATCATTGATTTTTCGACTAAGATCCAAACACGTTTCTTGGCTAACATCGGTGTAGAAATAAATATGATTTTTTTCACGCTCGGCATTTTCAGGAGGAGCCATCATCATTTTTAATTGTTCAAACGGATTTTCGGCCATTTTCACTGGTTCTGCTACTTTCTTTTTTTTCGTTAAAATAATAGACATTTTATGCGTTATTCTTTCTATATAAAGGTTTCTTTTTAAAATCGAATTAAAAATTAAATTTAAAAAAAAAAGAAAGAAGAAAAAGACAAATATGCAACGTTCTCATTACTCAAGTGTTCCTTGTGACGTAATTGTCCCTGGATCGGTCGATGAGCCGGCGTGTAAAGACAGTGATGCAAATAGTCGTGATGCTATTTATTATCTTGTTTTTGCCGTCAATGCAGACGGTAACCGCTATATGAAAGACCTGAAACAATGGGGTAGTAAAAGCGCCAAAGAATTTTTTACAGCCAATCCAAACAGTCACTGGCTAAATTATAATGAAACCTTCTTGAGACGTTTAGAATTATATACAACGGAGCCACGACCTGAACCAACATTGGAAAAATTGAATGAGTCATTCAAGACGTTTTTAAAAGGACATAAAATGTTGGATGATGATCTAGCAGACTTGCGACTGTTTTTAAAACCGTTTGATTCTGGTCTTATTCGTCCGTTTGATCGCAAGGAAGCGAATGATTGCTTAATAAAGGAGCCATATGGCTCATGGCTGATTCGCGAGTCAAGTATTAAAACCAAAAAACCTGAAAAAAATGACATTTTGTCGTGCGTAAGTATCTCTTTCAAAAATAAGGAAAAGGAAGGTAAGGAAGACGACAATACAGTTTGTTCTATTGTTCATTTTATTGTGTTTCATGCCAAAGGGTATGGGTATTATTTGCCAAATACAGAGAGTCCGACGTTTCCAATTCCGGATGTGACAGGTACAAGATATTTACCATTACTGGGAGAACCAATCGCGTTTCCGGAACCCACTTCCGGAAAAGTGTTTACATGTTTTATTGATTTGCTTTTGCACTTTAAAACATCCGAAAGTCGTATGGATTTTTTGAGATATATAGAGAGTTAATTATTATGTTAATTATCATTTCATTTGATAATTAACAACCACATCGAGGACATTTTTCAAATTGATTGATACAACTTAGATGACCAAGAACATGATGACATTTGCCACACCCTGTAATGATTTCACGCGTGGTTGTGATTAAATGTTTACAGATAATACAATGGACAAAACTGTCTCGTAAAATTATATCAGATTCATGTTGTGTCAATTGTTTATACATAGGATTTGGGATATAATTATCTGAACAACAGCATCCCATTTATTTAATTGTAAAATAAACTACAATTTCTGACAATGAGATTTACAAAAAAATTTTTCACTTTTTATTTAATTTTATTTTTAATAAATGAGTGCTAAACAAAGACTACTAGAGTTAAAATGCAAAGGCAAACAAAAAGACCAAAAAGACACACCTCGATCACACCAATTACAAAAAATACCTCGATCACTGCTATTACCACAATATCTACAACCATTACTAAGGAAATTTGTTACAACATTTTCAGTGGGTAATATACTAGACGTAAATACATCACCTATTACTTTAGCCATTCAGCACGTTGATAAAAAATCTGGGGGCAAGTTTACAGCCAATGCGTGTAAAGCTATTATTGATGCAAAAAACGTTTTGCTTCAACATTCATGTGGTGCTATCACAACCATCGAAGCAAATAAAAAAATAGCATCTTTGGCCGAAGAAATACAGTCTAATCGAGAACCCTTGCGCGCTATCATCGATGATACAATTGGCGCACTAACGACAATGAAAAGCGGAGTTGCAGGAGCTGCATCGGCTGGAGGATTATATTGGTGTTGGATCAATTTAGTCAGCTCATTAGCAAATATTCAGAGTTTATTAAACACACCAGGGGGCGTGCTAGCGGGTTATAGCGCTGTAGTAAGTTTTAAAGAAATTCTTTTACCAGAAGGAGGTTTAACATGGTATGATTATCTAAAACTTTCGTTGAATCCTAACACGATATCAAAGATTATTCCTGATATTGATGATTTTAAAGCAACTTTAAGTGGCACCACAGAAGAAGCTGGGAATTTGTTTAGTAAGACAGTTGAATATCTTAAAGGATATGCCTTTAGTTTATCCGACACGATTCTCGGCGGAACTGTTGCAGGAGCAGCTGATTTAGCAACACAAGAATATAAACTCGTGAAGACACATCTTAAACAAGTATCAAACTCAATGCGAGCGACACAAACTATTTTATATGGCTGGATAGGGGTGTTTGTAGTAATAGTTATTATTTTTACAATTATTCATGTAAGAGACTACTTTAATAAATCGTTTTTAACTGTAGAAGCAATGAGTTCCGATTCTGATGAAAAAGAATTTAGATCTAAATTTAATTCCACAAAGTCGTCTAAACGTTCTTCTAAAAAATCATCTAAACGTTCCTCTAAAAAATCATCTAAACGTTCCTCTAAACGTTCCTCTAAACGTTCCTCTAAAAAATCATCTAAACGTTCCTCTAAACGTTCCTCTAAAAAATCATCTAAACGTTCTTCTAAACGTTCCTCTAAACGTTCCTCTAAACGTTCTTCTAAACGTTCCTCTAAACGTTCCTCTAAAAAATCATCTAAACGTTCCTCTAAACGTTCCTCTAAACGTTCCTCTAAACGTTCCTCTAAAAAATCATCTAAACGTTCCTCTAAAAAATCGATTAGATGAAAATAACATTATAATTAATTTAAAATTAATTATAAGCCTTTTTTACGTATAAAAATAAAGCGTTCCATTTTTCATGGGGTTTGGTATCCTCTTTGATTTATTACCAAATTCAAGCATCTGATTATATGTTCCAATTTTGTAAATAACTGCCCCTATATCATTGTAATACCACCATTCTCCATCACGTTTTATCACAGCAACATAATGATAGCCTCCATTATGTATAACAATAGCAGATAAATGCAATGTTTTAAAGGATGGTATAAATATCATTTCCGGTGGATACATTTTCAAGTCTGTAAAACCTCCTTCAAGTCCTCGTTTAATATCAAATACAATAAATGGAACTTTTGCGACATGTTTTATTACACAAATTAAAAGTCATGTTATTAATTTAAAATCAAACACTGAAAAGCTTAAAAGAGTTCAAAAATCTTTAAATGCTATTTCTATTTTTCCAGAACGTTTTGATGCAGTTTATGGGAAAGATTTAGACCCTTTATATATAGATAAAATTACGTATCCATCTGTACAAATTTATAAAGAGCGACATAATTTTATTACTGGATTTCAAATAGTATGTCAAATTGTGCAAGATTTACATCATCACGATTCAGAGCAACAAAATCAAATTTTAAATTACGTATGGAGAAGCGGATTATATTCATACAATCTAACTGCTGCTTTATCTGTGCCATATCAATCACTTTTGATTAATTTAGGTGCAAAACCAAACGCAACATTTACAGAATTTATAAAAGATTCTACAGTAGATACACTTAAAGATGTTGTAAAAGAGACTGCTACAAGCCTTGCAGAAGATTTAGCAAATGATGAAGAAATGCAACAACAAATTTTAGACAAATTAGCTATTAAGGCAGAAAAATTATTTGAAGAAAAATCTGATAAATTATTAGAAAAAACATTACTTAAACTTGAAGACAAACTTCGTGAAAAATTACCAGAATTAAAAGAACAATTGCCACAGATTGTACAAGACATTACAATAGAACTATTGGAAAGTGAAGAATTTACAGGTAAAATGGCTGGATATATTGACGCAAATATTCAACATGTTGGTGACACAATTGTTGCATCGATTGCTGATAGCGTGTTTAATGCAACTGTATCAGAAGAGGCTAGAAAAATGCTTTCTCATTCAACCGAAAAAATAAAGACATCTGAAAAACTTTCAAAAGCAGCTACTAGTCTTGTTGCATCAGGTTTAAACTATGTAGCAGAACACCCAGAAGTTGTTGAAAATGCAGTTGATACAATATCACCCATACTTGAACAAGGTGTGAAAACTGCTGTATCACGTGGATTTGGTAAAGCTGAAGCAGAAGGATTTACAAATTCAATATTGTTAGGCGCTATCAAGGGTGCAATTGGTGTTGGAGCAGAGAAAGCTACAAGCAGTATAACAGAACAAGCTGGATATATAGCAGGAAATATTGGTAGAAAAGTGCCTGGTGTAGTTGTAGAGGCGGCAGATACTATAACAGAAACTTTATATGATGGAGCACAAGCTGCTGCAAAAGTTGGAGGAAATATGGCAGATGCAACAATGGCAATGCATTACACTCTTAATCCACAAACAGATTATACAAAATTTGTGCCATTGCAACAGGGCACACAAACTGCTCCGGCATTTAAAAAAAAGAAATCTATTTCTAAAAGTCTTTATAAAAAGAAAAATGTAAAAAGTCTTAAATTGGTTTCTAAAAATAGGAAATTACCTTTAAAAAGTTTTCGTAAAAAGAAATCGCTCTCTGTAAAAAGAAAATTATAAAAACACAGCTTTTTCATAGGCAATTTATGCCTTTCCTTTTTTTTTATAAATATATTGACTGTTTTTGTGGTTAAATACATATAATATATGTAGCACTTTCGAGCGAGTTTATGGGTCCAAATAGTTATTTTAAAAGTAACGTTTTTGTGACACTTTCCCCTATTTTTTGAAAAGCGGTAATTTATTTACCACATCGAGGGCACGTTTCAAATTGGTTAACACAACTAAGATGACCAAGAACGTGGTGACATTTACCACATCCTGTAATATTTTCTCGTGATGTTGTAATTAAATTTTTACAGATAATACAATGAATAAAGTGGTTATGTAAAATTGTGTCAGATTCAGACAGACTTAATTGTTTATATTTGGGGGCGGGTATAGGGGTATACTCATTGTCCGAACAACAACATCCCATTTTATAATTAATTTCTAAAAATAAAAACACTGCTTTTTTAGAAATTAGGTGTAAAAATAAAGAGTGCCGTGTGTTAATGGATTTATACTAGACTGACCTTTAAATTTTATCATATCATCATAACTACCAATTTCATCAAGTTGTGTCCCTATATCATTATAATACCACCAAGAGTCTTTACGTTTTAACACAGCAACATAATGAGCCCCACCTGTATGAATAACAATAGCGGATAAATAAAGGGTTTGATATGATGGCATTAATATTTTTTTAGGTGGATACATTTTTATTGTGTAAAATTTTTCTTTTCCACGAGCATCAATAAAAGAACGTTTAATATAAAAAACAATAAATGGAACTTGTGCAACTTGTTTTATCACATTTTTACGATATTTAAATTCTTTGCCTTTATGTGGACCCGTAGTTGGTTTCCATATATTTTTTTTATCAAATCTAGCTGTATCGGATTGTATCATGAATTTTGTAAGAAAATGAGTTTTATCTTTATCAAGTGTTATTAATACACTTTCTACTATAGAAACAATTGGAGATGTATCTTCTTTTCGTTCACTTACTAAAACAAATGGGTTTTTTGAACTATCAGTTCCGTAACTATATGATTTTTGCACAGATACTGATAAAAGTTCAAAAATATTTAAAAGATACATTAAAAATTCACCTGCATCTTGTGTTTTACCTCCATGAAAAGCTTCACTGCCTTTACAATTTTCAAATGTTTTTCGAAGATTTGTACAATTATAGTGTGCAGTTGCTACAAATTTTGATCGACTACCCCATTCATCTTCTTCATCTTCATCTTCGTCATCTTTATCCTCTTCGTCCTCTTCATCTTTGTCATCCTCGTCTTCTTCCTCTTCGTCTTCTTCCTCTTCGTCTTCTTCCTCTTCGTCTTCTTCCTCTTCGTCGTCATCCTCTTCGTCTTCATCCTCTTCATCTTCGTCCTCATCGTCCTCTTTATAATCTTTATTTTGTATAAATGCGTATATCTTTTGCAGTTCTGTTTTAATTAAATTTCTCTGTTGTGTATCAGTTTCAAAAGACGATGACTCTCCACATATTTTTTCAATAAATATTGGATTAAAAAGAATACGTTCTTTGATAAAATCACTTGGCTCTGCAAATAGAGCCATTAAAACGCTATCTAAATAACACGAGTTTTTACCATTAAAAGTAAGACCTCTAAAAGATGTTTCATCAACAAAACTGCCATCATTAAAAGAAGGGATTTTTGGTTGAGTGTCTTTATAAGAATAAAGACTTTTATCTTTTAAATGCGTTCTAATATATGTAGAAGTAATACTATCATGCTCAAAACAAAATATAAAAGATAAAAGACAATGGTAAAAAATGTATCCTATATCATTAAAAAAATTCATTATACCATTAAAATAATATCGCTTATTTAAAAATTCTTGAAACATTTCATCTTTAGGTTTTACTTTTAAAATGCCACTATCTTTATCATATACAAATCCTTTAGCTAACAATATTGCTTTAAAAACTGTTTTAATGTTGCGTTTAATTGTATTTGTTTCAGCATTTACATTAGATAAAAATAGCCTGTCTTCTTCTGTAATGTCTGGAAAAAAAGATGCAAAATCTTTTATTATATCAAATGTAAATGGATCTTGTAGATAAAATGCAAATGTATCCATTTTATCTAAATATTATTTTTAAATTTTATTAATAAATGCACCTACAAATTATAATTATAATTATAGACAGACACTTGCTCCTTCATTTCGAAGTTGTCTAATATAATTAAAACATAAATTACATGTCGTAATAAATTTATCACCGTGGTCGTGTTTTTGGCCACAGTTTGTGCACAAATGCCTGTATCCGTGCTTTAATTGTTGCTTACATGCCATCATAATATCACATTCACCGATAGCCATATGCATGGGGACAATATTTTTACAGTGTTCACAATAATCCCACTCCACGCGTTCGGATTCGTGAATGTTTTTATCTATTTTTTTGGTGTTTACACAGTCGTAGCAGTAAGTCCATTCGCCGTCGTAGAAAAAATTAGAATTGGTACTGGTCTTAGGACTTTTCCCACTTTTTTCACCTTTTTCATTTTTGTCAACCTTTTTACAACACTCGCACTTCATTTTTGGTTTAGTTCTGTTTATTTATTTCTTTTCTTTTTTAAATGAAAGAATTCAATTTTAGTTTATTCTTTTTTATTCATTTAATAAATATGAATAAAAAGCTAATTATAGTAATAATTATTATTCTATTAATAGGGTATACTATATATTACTTTTATCAAATTAATAAAATGCATTCTGATTTAGAAAGTTTTATTGACAATATAAATTATTATAAACTTAATCATCCTTTACAAAAACTTTCCATTCCTGTATATTATATTAATATGGATAAAAGCACAGAAAGAAATGAATGGATGGTTTCACAATTATCTAAAAATGTTGAAAAATATAAACGGATTCGCGGCGTAAATGGATACGAAATAAAAAATAAAAAAAATGATACGATCGATGGACTAGAATTTTTTAACGAGTTTTCAACATCTTTATCCGAAATCGGTTGTTTAATGTCCCATTTAAAAGCAATCAAAACAGCGTATAAAGATGGAGAAGAAAAAGTGATTATCATGGAAGATGATGCCTATCTTGATATTATTAATATGCTTGATTTTACAATAGAAGAACTTGTTACAGAGTTACCCAAAGATTGGGAAATTTTACAACTTGCGCATCTTAACTCACGTAAATTAAAACATCATACTAAAACTTTAAAAACGCATGATATTTACAAGCATACAAGAGGATATTATCCATATTATTGTACAGCATATATAATTAATCGCAAGGGGATGGAAAGCGTGTTGAATAAAATTGGAAGCAATCCATTTTATTTTACTGAAAATATAAGTGATAATGGTGTTTCAGATACTATTATTTACGATGTAACACAAACATATATTATTAAACCATCTATTATAGCTCCATATAATAAAACATTAAAAAGCACTATACATGACAGCCATACTACTACTCATCTTTTTTCAATCCGTGATATGTTAGAACATTATCGATACAAATTTCAGCAAAAATATATTATTTGTTATCCATTTGGAGGTCTATGTGATACAGTTAATCGGATTTATGAATGTTATAAATACGCAAAAAAATACAATAGATTTTTGATCGTAGACACCACTCATAATTGGATGAAAGATGATATTCAAAATTATTTTACAATAAAATCTCCTGTATTTAAGAATCCTTCTTTGATCGATGAGTTGTTAACCCGTGATAGTATTTATCCACCAAAAATGAAGGATAAAAAAAGAGAAGATATGAAACGTATCCAATTCAACAATAAAAATAAATTGCCATTGTCTACTTATTGTGAGCTTGACAACACCGATTTAAGCATTAGTTTAAATATGGATTATTCACAAAATATAATAGTTTATTCAAACTGTGGCGGTGGTGATGATTTTGTAAACTTTTTAAGAATATCAGAAGCACCGCCACTTGTCAAAGATGTTTTTTTGAAAAGAAGATCACAGCTTCCGGATAACTATATTTCTGTACATATTCGTAACACTGATTACAAAAGTGACGTAAATGTATTTATTGAAAAATATGCGGATGTATTCTCAACACATTCTATTTTTTTAGCAAGCGATCATAAAGAAACCATCGATTTATTCAAGCAAAAATTCCCCAATGTGTATTCATTTGCAAATATTCAATCGATAAAAGGTGGAAATTTACACGAAGGAAAAGCAAATGAACGTACAGGTCAACAAATACAAGAATTTAATATAGATTGTATCGTTGATATACTTCTTCTTGCAAGTGGATCGACTATTTACTTTTCAAGTCAGGAGTCGGGCTTTTCAAAAACTGCCAAAAACTTGCTTAATAACAAGGATGTCTTACACACATTTCTTACCTTAAAACCAAGAGTATGTTTATTGTCATTTGCAAATACACTTTATTATGACTCACTCGACCGTATACAGCAAGAAGCGAAATCTTTACCAATTGATACTATTTATGCGTATAAAGATACAGACTTGTGGATGTTTCCAGATTTTTATCACAAGCACTACCATTTTATAAAGTCTAATAAAAGAGGCTATGGCTACTGGATTTGGAAACCGTATTTGACACTGATGACATTGTCACTTTTAAATGAAAATGATATACTTGTTTATGCAGATGCTGGGTGTACAATTCAAGCATCTGGGTTAGATCGTTTTAATGACTATATTAAACTTGTAAATGAAAGTAAAACAGGCATTTTATCATTTCAACTCGGGTTTAAAGAAAAAGAATGGACAAAAATGGATTTGTTTCAGCATTTAGATGCAAGTGATCATTTAGATGCGGAACAATTATTAGCAACTGTATTTATCGTTCGAAAATGCACTGAAAGTATAGCTATAATTAAAAAATGGTATGAAACATCTTGTCATTATCATTTATTAGACGATTCAAAAAGTATTTCTCAAAATGATCCATCTTTTAAAGAGCATCGACACGACCAATCGATTTTTTCGTTGATTCGACACCAATCTGGGTCAACTGTTCTTTCAGATGAAACGGATCCAAATAATAAAACGTATCCTTTCCTTGCGACTCGAAAAAAATCTTGGATAAAGGGAGTATTACAAAGGTTTGGGATTTTATAAATGACACGTGATGCATTTTTTATTAAGCGAATAATATGACAGACAAATCAAGCAAAAATACAGAATACCAGTTCTACAAACAACACCATTTGTAAGAAGGTACAATGCATTGTATAAAAGTGTTGTAAAAATCACAAGTTTTATGAGGGTTCTAATGTCGCATAATGATCCTATTACAGTGCTATTACATTTTCCAGAAATGATATACAGTAAAAAAATAAGCGTAAACAACATCATGTATTTGTAGTAGATAATAAAGCGTTGAATATACAAAAAAATATTCCATGATTTTTCAAAGTGCATCATTGCACACATGTTTTTTGATACAAAACAATCATCAATTGACTCACAATAGTATACAATATGATTAGGTATCTCATATACATCATTTTTATTTTTTTCTAATAGAGTTTTATATATCATTCCACCAGTTGTTCGTTGAACATATAAAACATCTAAATATTCATACCATTTTCTTTTAAAAGAATTTTTAATATGATCAATTAGATTTTTAAATAAAGGATGATTTGGAACACTTCCAATAAAAGATTGTCTTACACCTGAAAAACCTCCTAAAGATGTAGCAATCTTATTTTTGTCAATAAGAATATCTAAACTTTGTTCACTTGCCTCAATATCCATATCAATGTAAAATCCTCCATAAATATAAAGTAAAAGATATCTCCCTAAATCACTTCGCTGTTGTGGTAATTCAAAATATGTGTATACTTCAACTAAAGAAGGATCGTATTTTTTAATTAAATTGATCAATGATTCATCGCTCCAGCACATATATTGATATCCTTCTGCTTCTTTTGCTTTCCAACCATCTGTATAGTTTTTATACTTTTCAGGAATTTTATCACACCCTTGTGTCCAAATCTGATGAATGATTTTTGGTATACCCATTTCTCTCTTTGTTTTAATAGATAAAATTATTAAAACAAATAATTTTTTGTTAGTAGTCGCATACTATAAATAATACAATAATTATATAAAAAAATATTTCTGCGTAATGATAATACTTGCTCCAATCTGGTCCATATGTGTGAATAACATCTGGAAGTTTGTCGGCACCATTTTTCCTCACATGACATCTTTTTATTTTTATTTCTTATTTATTTTTATTATTTTCCACAATGCAATGCACCATCCTGTAATAAGAAATGACATGTGAAAAGTGTCATACCACTTTTGTTTTTTAATTCCAACAAGCTCCATCCAATCTCTAAAATATCCGTCAGGAATATCACACATCTTATTGGTTCTTTCGGTTAATACACATCGATTTTGGTTTGTTTTCCAATGAATTAAAACAACAATAGGCACTGTCAAGTAAACGTATAATACATATATATTTGATGAAAGCCACCCAAGTTGTGAAAACATATTGATAAAATGATGAAAAAATAGATCAGTATGAAATACAGGAGAATGTATGCATTTTTTATAAATGCCATTGGATGTAGCAATATCCATTACATATGAAAAAATAACAAGGCATATAAAAATGTAAAATTCCTTCTGTAATCTATTCATATTTATTTGTATATAATTAAATTAAATATAGTATATAATAATTTCTTACACATTTGAAGATTTAAAAAATACATTTCTTACACCTTTGGATATTTAAAACGCCGATTTCTCAGAATAAAAAATTCCAAATTAGTAATGATTGGCTTCAACGTATTTACGTTGAGCTTTATGTTGTGCTTCTGTATAGGATGCAAACTTGTCTTCCCATCCTTTGATGACGACTTCTAATTCTTGGATTTTTTGTTTTAATGTTTGATTTTCAAGTTCAAGAGAGGACATATTTTCTATATATTATATAGAAAATGTTTAAATGGGAGTTTTCATTTTTTAAAATATTGTATATACTTTTCGTCTGTAATAAATTCTTCCCATAATTTTCTTATTATGTCATCCATATGAATTTTTGTATTATAATTTGTAACTTGATGTGATAACCATTTTCCTATTATTTTTTCTTTTAAATCCGAGCTTCTTTTATTAGGTCTTTTTTTATTTTCATTAATATATTTTTTACATTCATCTAATTTATATACCCATTTTTCATTTCTAGTTAATAAATAGTCTTTATATAATACATCATTAATAAATTCTTCCCATTTATTTCTAATTAAACAGTCTTTCATTATTTCAACTTTTTTTTTATAATTAACACGTTGAGTATTTAACCAAGCTCCTAGTATTTTAATATTTTCAATACTACTTATCTGAGATGGTATTTTTTTATTTTCAATAATATATTTTTTACATTCTTCTAATTTATTATACCAATAATCTTCTTTAGTTAAAAAATAATCTTTATATAATAAATCACTAATAAATTCGTCCCATTTATGCCTAATTAAACTATTTTTCATTATAAATTTTTTTTCTAAATAATATTTTTTTTGGTTATTTATCCAATATCCTAATGACTTAATATATAAATCAGAACTAGTTGAACTAGGTAAAGATTGTGTTTCATTAATAAATACTTTTATTTTTTCTAAATTAGTATTCCATTTAACTTTGATAATAAATAATGTTTTTATTATAAGAATTCATTTTTATAAAATCGGCGTTTTAAATCTCCAAAGGTGTAAAAATAAAATGTTATTTACCCATTTTATGATATTATATTTAGTTTGTACTTTCACTACATAATAAACGAAAACGATGATATTGATCAAAATTAAAGTAAAAATAAAGCAAAAACCATGTAATAAAAAATACGATTAAATTGGCATTATAATTGGAATGAACAGAATTAAGCACAATAAGTACAATAAAACTAAGTATATTTGATCGTCTCCATGATACTCTATTATTTTCTTTACAAGCAACATTTGTAGTTGTTATACTCTTACTTACAGTATGATCTGAGCAATCATAAATAGAACAACCATTTTCATTACTTTCATAGTATAATGCTATTATACAAATCATAAATAATAAAATAAATATATATCTAAAATAGGATTGATAATTTATCAATTGTTTAAATAAAATTATTAAAAAACAAAAGATTATAATCAATGTCAACAAAAATCTTTTTTGATCCATTTATAAATTAATTTATATTAATTTATAATAATTTACAATTCAATCGTACTACTCACCGGATTATGATCGCTGTATTCGCTCTGTATCGTCACCGGTTTCATTGATACCGTCCCGCCGGTAATAAAATAATCAAAAATCAACCCATCGTATCCTTTTGCGAGACTCGACCGTGAATGTGCTGTTTTAAAATCAATATAAATGGTCGGCTCGGTCGGGTGATATAGACCCATGTTTTCGCCCAACATGTAATGGCGTTTTTTCAAATCGGTAATGTCAATATTGAAATCGCCGCCAATAATATACGTCTCGCTTAAACTTTGTGTATGGTCCAACAACTCCCGTAGCTGTAAAAACGCATAGTAATCGTAACGCTCAAAATCGGACGATTGCATATGGGTATTCACAACGCTAATAATTTGCGTCCCCAAGTCAAGCGAAGCCAATAAAAACCCCTTCTCTGTCAACCTATCAAGTGTCAACGGATTATAATTAGTATACGGCACAAATTGGTGGGACAAGATAGGATATTTTGACATTATTGCCAAACCGCTGTTGATAAGATTAATACCTTTCAGTGTGCCTCTACATATATAGTAGTGTGGAAAATACGATTCAAGTGACGTAAATGTTTCGTCGTAGCATTCTTGTAGCAAAATGATGGAATGACGGTCAAACATCTCAATGACGTGTTTAAAGGTTTTAAAAGACCACGGAAATTTTTGAATGTTGTAGGTAAGGATGGATGGCGTTAGTTTATGAGGACGAACACGAAAGGATGGAATGTAGGCTTCTTTGAGACTTTTTTGATAAGAGATCCAAGTAAAGACGATGATGAACAAGACCACCGTTATATAAATGACGTAGATCATTTATAAAAATCATTACAATTTAAATTGGTTTATAATTTACCGCTTTTCTTTTTTATGAAAAAACGCTATAAAAACCCCTTACTATAATGCGATTAAAGTATTTCCATTGTCTGTAGATTTCCACATGCTACCATCATTTTTGATTAAATATATGATACTACCATCGGGGCTGCATGTGCCATATGAAATAAAATAGCCTGTCAGATTGGCGACAGGTGCAAAATTACTTACATTATCTGTATTACAATAATAAAGCTGATCATCAATAATACACCATTTTTTAGATCCATCAGATGACATAAAAGATGCTGTGCCTGATGCAAGTCCTGTTTGATTTCTTCTTGTAATTTTAATACTTGCATAATCTAAATATTGATCTAATAACAAAAAAATATAACAATCATATACACCATTGTTATACTTAAATCCAATAGCTATTTGTTTTACACCATCACCAGAACACGCGCAGCTATCCCATACAACATATGAATTATTAGATGTAAATATATTAGTATTTCTTGTTATAGCTGTCATAGGATTTGTTGCAGTTCCTATATTACTTGTATTTATAGATAAAGTCCATAAAACACCTGATTGATCAAACACAAATTGTTTTGACCCATCTGATGAAATAGATAAACATCTCAACTCATCTTTTACTGGATAATTTTTTGCAGGTGCAAGTCCAGTAAACCAGTCTCTAATATTAGGAGTTTGTATATTATTAATATTATAAAAATGAATTTTTCCATCTGTATCCAATAATGTAAAATAGTTTCCATCGCTTGTCATACGCACTTGGATATAACGGCCTGTTTCTTTACTTTGTGTTATAAATGTTTTTCCGCTATCTATAGAAAGATATAATTCCTTATTAACATTATTAATTCCAACAATTTTAGTTCCATTACTTGAACAATCAATTGAGTTAATTAAAGGTCCATTCACCCTCTTAAGACTATCATAAAAAAGTGATACAGAACCAGAAGGATCGCTAGAATTTATATAAAATGAAGATGCATCTGATGCAATATATCCTCCATTGTATGCAGCAACTCGTATAAAATTGGGCAAAGACGTCGCTTGTAAACCTAAAAACAACATACTAGTTAATAAATTTGGAGTTGATATAGATCCAACAGTTGACAAATGCGGGGTTGATATAGATCCAACAGATGACAAGTGTGGTTCAATTTTATCTGTAAATTCTTCTGCAAGTCGTTCTGTATTTAGTGTCCCGTTTGAATCAATTGATGCTTCCATAAAAACAGATGTAGATGCTGGTCCATTTATTTGTGGATCAGATGGCGCAATAACACCACTTGTTCGGCTGGATGTTATTCCATTATTATTATAAATCACACGTGGTAAATGCGTACCTGTTTTTAATGAAAAAGATGATCCAGTTGTGTAATACGACATTTATATTTATATCAAATTAAATATAAATTTAAAGCTAAATCTAAAGCTTTTTTAAAAACTCTTAAGCATTTACTGGTTCCGTTTTTGGTGCCGTTTTTTTTGAAAAAGCGGCCTTGCGTTCTTTGAAAATATAATCAATCTCCTTCTTCATTTCATGGACAGGAATGGTGATAAATGATTCGTTGTCTGGGTGCAAAATCACCAAACACATCTCAACGATCGACAAACCATATAAGGTCTCCAACAATCTTTTATAAACGTTTAATTGGATGGAGTAATGTGAATAATTACAATGATCCAAATGACTCAGCCCTCCCTTGCCTTTTTCATAACGATTTTCCATCTTGATTTCCTTGCTTCGTTTCCAATCATACAAAGCGTATTTTTTTTCTCCCCCGTCCGCGCCATTAATGCTATATAACATATCCAATTGTCCCGCCAAACCAAGCTCTGTTCGGAAAATGCTCCATTCGGTTCGATACGGCGTCAAACGGTGTTTGATCGTCTCGTGAAATGCCAAAAAATGGTGAAACTCTTTGGGTTGCTCTTCATACATGTAATTCATATCATCATTGTAAAAAAGCTCGATTGATTTATGCAGACGTGTGCCTTGTCCACTTGCTTCCTTACCACTATCGCTCCATTGTTGCTTGATTTCTTCATCACTCATGCCCTTGTATTTTTCAGGCAAGCCATTACGTCCGTTTCGCATATTTTGAATCACGGTATCGGCATCAAAATGAGGGAAATGGGCGTGGATAAGCGTCGTGACACTAATGATGCCTTCACTTGACCCATCGATACTGTAGGTGTGTGTTGGTTCATCAAACACGATACGGGAATCGCGCGGATGCGGATGGAGATTTGACAAGTAGGCCGTAGGCGATTGAGAAGATAGCGGAGGCGATGGTATAGGATACAATTCTGACATCTTTCTTCTTTTCTTCTTTTCTATTTCTTATTTTTATAAATCAAATTTAAATTAAAAACTAAACAAAAAAGTAAATGCAATCGTGGATCAAAGAATGGGCAAAAAATAAAACGATGATTATTCAGCGCACTTCTTTTACAGCACAAACCTTGGATGATATACACGCATTTGTTGCAAAATCGGTCTCGCGAAATTTAAAACCAATTGTAAGTGAACGAACAACATCCGATGGATTTTATATGGGTTTGCACCGAGATGATTACCACCTTGATCATTATAAATTCAAGAACGGTATAAGAGACGACTCAGTCTGGTCAAAAATGTATGATACAGATAAACGACCAATGGTGACTGTTATATGGTACAGATCTACGCAAGGCATCGATTTTGTTGGAGGCAATTTAAGGTTTCACGATGGGTATACAGTAAGACCTGTAAAGGATAGTGCCATCTTGTTTGACTCTAACGATATACATGAAGTTACGCTTCAGACAAGAAAGGAAGGATTGCCAAATATACGAACTGTTGTGATTATAAAGTATTATGATTTATTTTTTTATTAATATAATAAATGACATCAAGATCAGCTAAAAGATCAACTAAAAGAACAGCTAAAAGATCAGCTAAAAGATCAGCTAAAAGATCAGCTAAAAGATCAGCTAAAAGATCAACTGACAAGCGTAAACTTAGTGGCTATGAAAAATTTGTAAACCAAGAAATGAAAAAAATGGAAAGTGATCCACACTATAAGAATTTAACAATGCAAGAAAAACTAAATTTACTCAAAAAGGTGTGGGAAGCTGTACGTTAAATTTGTTTACTTTTGCTAAAGTTTAAAATATGAAAAGAGCCTTACATATAATTTCAATATTATATGTATTTTAATTTCTAAACATTTTATAAAAACCATTTAAATAATTTTGCAATTTTGTAAAATAATTTAAATTATATTTAAAAAATTTATCCAATATTTTTCATTTTTTTCTGCCTTCCTTGTAGTTTAAAAATTTCTCAACACACTTTAAATGTGTGTGTTGAGAATAAAAACTTTTGATGAAATTTATTTTCAAAAAATGATAAAAATAGATTTCATGAAAATTAAATTTAAATTTTTATAAAGCATAAAAGGTTAAAATAAAAATTTTATGAAATTTTATGAAATTTGATAAAATTTTTTCATAAAATTTCATAAAATAAATTATTGATATTTTCAATAATTTTAAATAATTTGTTGAAAACTTTTACTGATTTTCAATAAATTATTGAAAATTTCAATAATTTAATTTAAAACAATATCATATATAAAATGAGCAATCTACAGTGTCAATATTGTCTCTTTAATTTTAAAAACGAAACAACTTTCAAAGGCCATTTAATAAGCAGTAAAAGATGTTTAAAATTGAGGGGTGTTAAAATTGAAACTAAATATGTATGTGTAGGTTGTAATAACATTTTCATGAATAAAGTAAATTTACACGTACACGAAGAATCTTGCAAAGAGTATATTCTTATAAAAACAAAAGAAAAATATGATGCAATAATATCAAATTTAAACGAAAAAATGGAAGAGATGTCATCACAAAATTCCGAATTAAAAATAAATTATGATAAACAACTTGAAAGTCAGCAACAACACTATTTAAAACAACTTGAAATCCAGCAACGGCAACACGATTCAAAGCTTATTGGCATACAAACTAATTTTGAGAAAACCATCCGAGACTTACAAACACAAAATGATAAACTTATTGATTCGCTTCGCCAGTTAGCCAGTCAAGCCATCGATAAGCCCAGCACGTCAACAACAAATAATGTGACCAACAATACTATAAAAAATCATTTTTCAGAAAAGTATTTTTTAGAGACGATTTCACTTGACGATGTAAAACGTAAATGTCAAAATTATCTAACTGAAGAAATTTTCTTACAGGGCCAACGTGGTATCGCTAAACTCTGTACAGATCATATCATCAAAACCAAAGACAATAAGGCCTTGATGATATGTACTGACGCCAGTCGTAAGAAATTTAAATATATGGATGAACAAGGCAATCTTAAAGAGGACCATGAGGCACGCGCGTTTACAGAAAAGGTGAGCAAACCCATTAAAGATGTAAGTAAAATTGTGTATGAAAACATATTATCAGATGTTAAATACGAAAAGGAGAATGTGGAGGAAACCGATTATTCTCGCAAAGCTGTCTTGAATGACAAGGAACTTTCAGCTATTGATTGTTTTGTTAAAATTACGTGTTTTGATCACCCAGATCATAACAATGATTACAAGAATGAACTGGCGATTTTGAACAAGTAATTAAAGATGGGAAAGACGGGAAACTCATCTTTTTTATTTGAGATAACATATACCCAATCATTGGTTGGACAATAATGACATTGACAGGTCTAACAATGATATAAGATGTCATTTCTACACAAACGGGTGTTAGCGCTGGTGCAATGTGTATATATGAGACGACAAAAGATGATATATAACGTGAGACTGGTGCACTAAATAAAAAGGTGATCATGTGCATCATAAAACTCATTTTTATTTAAAGAAAAATAGCTTTAAATAAAAACATGATATCGTGTAAAATAAATGCAACCGTTTTATGTCATTTTTATAATGAAGAGTATTTATTGCCGTTTTGGCTGAAACATCATCGTTCAATTTTTACACATGGCATTATGATAGATTATCATTCAACAGACAGGTCGGTTGAAATTATTAAGGAATTGTGCCCTACTTGGGAGATTCAAACAACAAAAAATGAAATGTTTGATGCACATCTTGTTGATAAAGAAGTGATGGAAATAGAAAACACGCTAATTGGTTTTAAAATTGCATTAAATAGAATTTATAATTTCAAAAACCGAGTTTAATTTAACGAATGACTTTACATGTATTGGAATGAAATCTTATACGGCACTGTCTGACTTGAAAACCCCAGAAAATGAAATTGAGTTTATTAATAACATTCAACGTATATGTTATAAACCTGATAGAGGTCATCGTGTTATCCATTCATATCAAAATGGCAACTATAATGTAGGAAGACATTCTTCCAATCATCCAACTACTTTATCAATGGATCTGTATATTTTATGGTGCGGGTTTTATCCTTGGAATGATGAAACGCTTAAAAGAAAATGTCAAATAAAATACAAGATTCCAGAGTCTGATAAAGTAAGAGGTTTGGGGTTTCAACATTTATGGAACAAAGAACAAATGGATCATGAATTAAAAAATAATGAATTAAATAGTATCAGTTTTGATAAAGATAATTTTATAGCAAATCAAGCAATAGATAAAGTTTTAAATAATTCAAAAAAAAATCTTTTAGAATCGTATACATTATCTTTCAAAGATGAAGATGATGAAGAATAAAATTGATAAATTAAACAAAAAATAATAAAAACAAAAAAGATGTCAGCTGAAGCCCGCCAATTGCTTCGTGACGCCGTCGTGACTTTATCCACTGAATGCCCATCTCTCATTGATGCAGGCTCAGCCAGATCATTACGCTTACTTTCTATTTGTGGAGGGCTGAATAACGAAACGTTTAAGATGTGCATGACAGATGAGTATTTAGAAAAGATACTTGAAAAGAACGGCGAAGAAATTACAATTTTTCGAAACACGTGCATCCATTTTCGCAAAGAACTGTTAAAATTAAATGTTGATACCATTGCATTTAATGAAGGAGGTATTAAATTTGTAGAACGCTCCGCCTAACTAACTTGTTTTTATTAATTTTAAAGGTTTAAATTTTAAAGGTTTAAAAAGCTTTAAAATTATCAGCGCTTTCTCTTATTTTGTGAAAAAGCGATTTTAGACATTGACAACTTGGTCAAATACACCTGTATTAACTTGGTGAGCGACACACATTACTAATTTGCCTTTGTATTTTTCTTTTAGTGTATCCACGACCGTATCAGATGTTTCGCTATCCAATGAGCTTATACATTCATCTAAAAGTAACATTTTATTTTGGACAAGTTCAGAAAAGGCAAGCGTAAACGCCAAATTGACACGATCGCGTTGACCACCTGATAAAAAATCAATATCTCCCTTGATAGTTTTATATGATACGTCAAAAAACAGTCCTAATTTGTCCTTTCCTGATTTTAGTTCTTTATTGGTGACTAATTCAACGCGAATATCTTCATCGGGGAAAAAGTCTTCGATATAAAGGCTAGCGTGTCTGTTTAAACTATCAATAAATTGATGGATAGAACGCGTCTCGGCATCTTTTACAAAATACAGTAATTTTTCACAGCATTTAAGTTCTTCCATCAAATATTCCTTGGCGTCTTTACTGCGCTGGATGGCACTTGACAATTCTGTAAATTTTTGATTGGCATCATCAACACGTTTCCATTCTTGCAATTGGTCAATGGAAGTAGTGTAAACATTAATTTTTTGTTCATACTCGTCAATTTTTTGTTTAGTGTCAACAATAGCATCACTAGGGTCTTCTATCAGTTCAAGTCCAGCCGTTTGAATGACAGCCACACGTTGTTGTAATTCATTGTATCGTTTGATGGATTGATTAATGGTTGCCAATTTTTCTAAAATTACAAATAGATCGTCACTTTCATCACTTTCATCACTTTCATCACTTTCATCTTTATCATCTTTAGATTCCACAAATGCGTCAACTTTTTGCGAAAGCGTTGTGTAGGCATTTAGGACAATTGTATACGCACGTTCTTCTTTTTTAAGAGTCGCAATGCGTTCCGCAAAATCCGTTTCTGTATTGTATACAGTATCTTTTAAAAGATCCTCAAGCGCGTCAAAATGGCTATTATATTCTGTTGTTGCACGCTCAAGAAGCGTCAAGTCTTTAAAAACGCGATCAAGTTGTTGTTGTTTACGCACCAGATCGCCATTTGACATTTTTTCGTCTTTGATGTCCTTATTGTCCCTAATAAATGTGTCAACTTTTATTAATGCACCATTATTCATTTTTAATGGCGCTTGACAAGACGGACATTCATAAACATGCTGTTGATCAAGTACGCGTTGAATATGGGTAATTTCGGTTTTTAATAATTCTGATGATTTTGTTAAAGCTTCTTCTTTATCTTCACCAATTTGAGACTCCAGTGAACAAATAGATTGATAATGTTTTAACATTTTTTCAAGTAAAAGGATATCTGCAAATGTTTCTGGGTGAAATGCTTCAAGTTTTATTTTTAATTGTGCTAATTCTTCACGTTGTTGAAGGTAAATTTTACGTTCTTCAATATACTTTGAATGATTTTCAATTTTCTTTTTTTTGTCTACTAATTCATCGCGTCGATCTGTAAGACTGTCGATATCATAAACGGCCAATTCGTCTTTCATTTCAACCAATTTGGTGAGACGCGAGGATTGTTCTGTGTACATTTTAAAATCTTTTTCAAGTCCAGAGCATTTGGTGATAAGTTTAACACGATTTTTTTTAGAGGTGTCAAGATTAGCACGTTGTGTTTCAATTGTATCTGTATAATTATCAACGGTAATATTTCGTTTTCCAATTTTGCACACATTTTCTTTGTATTGAAGCGTTTTTAAAAAAGACAACGATGTGGCGAGCGTGGCTTCTTCGGTAATAAGCTCTTTTTTACACGCATCCATTTTTGCTTTGATTTTATCTTTAATGTCGTCAATGGGTTCAGTGGAAAGCAACAAATGTCTTAAAAATGTCATTTTTGCTTCTGGGGACAAATAAACAAATGAATTGGAGTTGTCTTGGTCGATATAACTAATATGTTTAAAATCGCATCCAAAATAACTATTAATGATGTTTTGGGCCTGATCTTCTTCATAGACGCGCATGCCTTGTTTGACAGTAAAACGTGTTGGATTTTTTCCGCGTGTAATGACGAGATCTTGGATGGACAAAACAACTTCCATATTTGCTTTTTCTTTTCCAAACGTAACCACATTTTTAACGTTTCCAGTGATAACAAAGAGAATGGCGTTAAGAATGGTGCTTTTGCCTTTACCGGATATACCGGAAATAAGAATGATACCATTGTCTTGAAAAGTAAATGTTTTATTTTCCCAGCACCGAAAATTTTTCAATGAAAGAGTGACAACACCTGACATTTTTTAATTTTATTTTTAATTACTTTATTTATTTCGATTTTATAGATTTCTTTTCTTATTATCTATTTAAATATTTTTACATTCATAAAAAATGAATAGCCAAGATATTGTTACGGTTGATCATGAAAATACAAGATGTTGTCTGATGGCAGTTTCCAAAGACGTTTTTAATAGATATAATTACAATATCGATAAAATTTTTAAAAAAGATTACAGTCAAATACGTAAAATTTTAAAAAAAGATGGATGGTATTTTAATTACAAATCAAAAGAAAGTTCAAAAGATGAACGAAAAGAAGAAATTGATAGTATTAACGCTAAATTAAAAGAGTTTAATAATAGATATGGTAAAGAATATTATAAGGCAGCTGCAAGTATTTTAGAAAATAAAGCTGAAAACGTACAGGCTGAAAGTGAAAGTGTCGCTGCAAACGTAGAGTCTAAAGTGGATAAAGCCGCAAGCGTGTTAGAGTCGAAGGCTGCTGCAAGCGTATTGGAGACTAAAGTGGATAAAGCCGAAAGTGTATTAGAGACTAAAGCCACAAGCGTGTTAGAGTCTAAAGAAGTTAGGGCTGCAAGTGTAGTAGATGATAATTTACACAAAAGTAGAAATAGAGAAAAAGAATTAGAAGAATTATTACGCCAACGTGATGAAGAACTAATGGCATTAAAAACTAAAAGAGACTCAAAGACTAAAAAAACCAAGTATTCATCCCCATCATCCCCATCATCCCCATCATCCCCGTCATCTCGCTCCCCGTCATCCCAGTCATCTCGCTCTCAGTCAGAGGACGATTTTGACGATTTTATTCCTCCTAAAAAACAACAACAACAATATAAAAAAAATCAATATAAAACACGCAATGAAAGCAGTGTTATTAGCACCATTTCACCTCAAAAGAAAAATAATAAAAATAAAAAGATGGAAAGCATTGTTTCCCCGCCAAAGAGAAATAATAAATTAAAAATGAAAAAAGTATTGAGTGATTTTAACGAGGACGACGAAGATGAAGACGAAGACGACGATAGTCGTTCCCCTAGTCCTAAATACAAGACAAAAAATCCTAAAAAGCTAGAATTTTATAAATTGTTACAAAAAATATCAAATTCTGTAAAAACATATTCAGGAACAACAAATTCAGACTCGTCTGACTCAGAAACAGATTCTTCAAATCGTCATTCAAACTCGCGTTCGTATTTATCATCAGATTCTTCCTCTGATGGATACCCAAGCCCCAAACGAATTTTAAAACAACAACCACCTCCTAGAAGTAAAAAATAAAAACAAAAAATAAAAATAAGCAAATTATAATTTTTAATCAAAATTATAATCAATTTTTTGTAATATCTTTTTTTCTAATTGAGAAAGTTTTTGTGGATTTAACCAATTATATGTTTTTCCCAAAATATTAATGATAAAAGTATAAGGCTTTTCTGAAATCCAACAATCTGTATAAAATTTTATAGATAAAACATAGCATACAATAAGGTAATTAATGACACTTTTATTAGAAATATATTTTATTTTTGCTAAAACTTTTTTATAAAGTTTCTCTGTATATTCTCCAATTTCAATATATTCTTTATACAGTTCTAGATCTTTTTGATCTACAAAAAGTGTAGGGTTTACATCCTCACACGTTTTATAATAATTATCAACCTCTTTGATGAGATTAAACATTTTTTGCTTTTTTATTTTTATAAAAAATAATAGTTTTTAAAAACTGCTAACACTAACCGTGTTGTTGCACACACCTTGGTTTTTGTGAGTCATCTCGTAGGCAGTGTATTGGTAATCTGGTTTATCTGCCAAGTTTACGCCTGAACCAACGCCAGAAGCATCTCCATATATTTCCATAAATTTGTTCATTGTTGTAGTAGACTCGCTATCACCGCCAATAACTTGAAGAGCACCTTTCGATAATGATGTAGGATCGGCAGGGGTAGAGAACCATCCTTGGTGCGTATTAGGAGCACAAGGAAGATCACCACGAATCAAATCACGTGTGCCGCGTCCAGCAAAACGGCCAACTTTCAATGTAGTCGTCATTGGGCGATCAAACACCATCACTTCTTTGCCATCAAAAGGATCCATTAAAGCCCCATCTTGAGCCAAGTTGTCTTCCGGGTGCACAAAATTTTTTGACATGACTGGTGGTGGCAAAGGCGAGGCTGTATAAGCTGGACCCACGTAATCTGCGACCGGAGACATATAAGGAGTTTGCGGTTTTGTGCAAGTTTGGGGAGGAGTATAATTTTCACGAACAGATTTGTTGCATTGATAATCATCTGTCAAGCCCATATTACTCAATGAAGGAGGATTGTAACGAATCAGCGCAGGCAAGTTCATACTAGGAGATGGCTTGTTTACTGTTTGATTAAGGTGAGGAGTCGGTGTAACATACGGCATGTTTGTTAAATCATTCGCGCCCAAACCAGAGCCAACAACACGGTGGCCTGCTGAATAATTTTCAACGGTTTTAGGACGAGCAGGCGTCGATGCGCATGCAACGTTTGGAATCTGATCAACTGCCAAACTAGTTACGTTACCTTTCTTATCTTTTACAACTTTATCTAATTTACTATTACGAAAGGCAAAGCCAGAGTTAAAATCTTCTCGAATGGGCTTGTTTTCATCATTCATACTCATTGCTAAAGCAGCAATTCCAACTGTTCCAATAATAGCTAAAACAAAATCCTTCATTTTATAAAAAGGAAAAAAATATATTTTTTATAAAAATGATTTTTTGAAAAGTAAATCCGTTAAAAAAAAATGCATACGATTACAATCTTAAATAAAAATATTACGATCGAGCCAAAGCATCTTACAAAAGATATCAAAGAATATATATTCAGCGAATTAAAAAAAAAATACGAAAAAACATGCTCTGATACAGAGGGGCTTATTATTTCTATTGAAAATATCATTTCGATTGATAATATAATTAACAAGGACTCTATACACATAACTTTTAGCGTAGTGTTTAAGGCAGTTACTATAAAACCTGAAAAAGATATGAATATTTCATTTATACCAACATTGATATTGCCTAAAGGTATTTTTGGAAAGTTGTATGATAACATTAATTTTTTTATACCAGAAACATCTTTAAAACAGTCAGGATATGTGTTTGATACAGATACAAATTCTTTTAAAAAAGAGACTGAAAAGGATACATTTATAACATATAAAACAGAATTGACTACTGTTATTGAACAATTAAAATATGATACTGTAAAATATAATTGTATTGTTCGTCTAATTTAATCAGCCCAAATCATCGTTTTATGAAACTAGCTTAAAGATTTTTAATTATATTAAAATGTCATATACAGAAGAAACGATACTTTTAGAAAAATTTCAAAAAAATCTAGTTCGATTCTTTGACGAATTAATTGAGATGTTTCCAAATGAAAAAGACTTTATACTTATCCGAATTTTGGTAAAAGACCAAATTCCATCTACTCAAATCATGGGTTACTTTGAAATGATCATGATGAATAAAGAAATTGTTGCTTCAATTGAACGTCGTGATGATATGTTTATTTTATCAAATGTGTTATTTTCAAAGATTAGCAAATCGGATGTTTTTAAAAATTTATGGGAAAAACGTTTGGATAGTGATGATAAAGAAATGATATGGAGTTGGGTGGATTCATTCAAGACAATGACAACTCAGTATATGAAATTAAATAATCGCTTATAAAGCAAAAGCACTTAATAAATTAATAAATAAATTAATTTATTTTACAGGCATACACACAGGTTGACCTTTATCAAGCATGCGTTTGCATTTAATGTTTTTTTTACAGATGTCATCGTAGTAATACAGTGTCTCCAAAGTCGGTTTTAATTGTATATTTATTTTAACAACATATAGATGCATATCTGTATTGTAATTCATCCAGTATGGTATCATCTCTCCTCCAATCAATAAATTATATGGTACGTTTTTGTAAAAAATCTCTGTAAATAAAGGCTTTGCTTTTTTATACTCATCAATCCATTTATCTTTGAAAAGAGTTACCCAATAATATGGATTGGTTTCATTAAAATTTGTTGATCGCATTTCGTCCCCTGTTTTATACTCCAACATAAAATCTGTATCAAGCAATTTTATAATAGGATTGGATGGGTCCATTTCGCGAATAAAATCTTGTAATTGGACACGGTATTTTGGTGTATTGACAATGTCAACCAATTTACAGTTTACAATACTATAGCGTTGTTTCCATTCGTCATATGTCTGTAAAAATGCGCGATAACGATCTTCAAATGCTTCTTTTTTGTGAGTGTATTCTATGTAGCCCGGGTGTAGAAATGTAGTTGGCTTTGGTGGATTTGATACAGGAATCAAGTCAAACGTAATCGATATATTTTTTGCGTATTTTTTAGGCATACATTTGGTTTTACATTTTGCGATTGTTTTTTGAAACCATGTGTGTAGTTCGTCCATGTTGACATTTTTCATTGGAATACCTTTGATCATACCGTAATCATTTACACCAATATACAAGTCACCGTTTTCAATGCCTCCATTCCAGAAACTTGAAACATATCGTGGAATATATTGTTTTATATACATTTCTAAACTTGAACTTACAAGTTCTGTAAAATCAAACATGTTTGTTTCACAATACGTTTCAGTTTGGGTCGAATCAACGAAAAACCCCGATTTGAAAAAACTAAATTCTTTATATTCAGTAAAAAGCGTTTCAGGTCCAATAAATTCGTCGTATTCATATCGAGACATCTTTCGTCTGAATCAATATTATAGTAAAAATAATCATAATTTTTCAATTTTATTTTTACTTTTTAAGAATAACAAAAAGTATGACCACAATAAAGCACCCTATTGCTATATTTCTATAAAGTGTTGATTGATTATTGTAATCATTGGACAAGCTTAATTCATACAATTTTTCTTTTAGCATTTCAACATCTCTTGGATCAATTTGATTAGATAGCGAGGGCGAAGACGATGGCGAAGACGATGGCGAAGGCAAAGGCGAAGGCAAAGGTGTTGAAATAGGCATATGACCGTGACTAGGACCGTGACTAGGACCGTGACTAGGCTCATTTAACATTGACATAATAGGTTCGTTTGGTAAAAAAACAGGCGTTTTCTGTGGTTTATCAAGCTCTGTTAGACGAACGATTACATTTGGTTTAACAAGTTTTTTTTCATCGGTTGATGGTAACTTTTTAAATGCAATGTAATGATTAATATGCTCGTCGTCCTCGCTTTCATATGTTACGCGTCGCGAAAATCCACCTTTACATACTTCAAAATTGATATCGCCGTTATCCAAATCATTTTGGTTTACAATTGCGATATAAAAAGGCTCATCTGATGTAGGCGTTACAATGCATTCGGATCGAAAATTTATTTTTTTACCATTGATATCAACCAATTTCATGCTTTTTTCAACTTCGACTGTCGTTTTTAATTCCAACACCTTCCTGTCGTTCATAACTTTTTAGTTTATTTATTAGTTATCCAATTAAATATACAATTTAATAAAACATCCTTTATATATAAAACATGCCAATAAAACGTGATATTATCTATCCTATTTTTTTAAAAACAGTACAATATACAGAAGATAATTTTTGGAAAGATACCTTTGAAAATCTATCCTATGGAATCTGTCCAATTGGAGCGTACATTAGTAAAGGTTTTTTATGTTCAAGTGTAAAGGGCAAAGAATTTGTATTTAAATTTATTGATAAAGATCCTCAACTTATCTACACTGAAGTATTCAGACTTTTAAAAGAAAAATTAAACATTATGAGCAAAAACGAGAGAGGTATACTGTTAAAAGAATTTGAGGAAGTTGAACAATCTATTAAAAAACTACGTACCTGTACTTGGAATGAAATCAAAAAGAAGGGAACACGAGACATCTTGTTTCAAAATTATCTAATTCATATGAAGAAAAAATATGAATTAAAAATGACCCAAATCAAAAAACTATACAGTATTATTAATTTATGCCTAACACTTAAATCCATTTCCAACTCGGATATTGACTACTCGGATGGCGAAATTAAAAGCATTGCTGGCATTACTTTTTCAAAAGAAAAATATAAAGTGGATATTGATATTTATAAAAATATTGATGCCTAAGCGGGGTCTAAAATACAGGCAAAAGTAATCTGTCTATAATATGAATCACTCCGTTCTGTAACTTTATATCTGCCTCAACAAGGCGCGACATATTGTTAATTGTAATGTCTCCATAATTGTTAAGAAACATCAGTTCAGTTTGTTGATTTTTGGTAAACAATTTGGTCAATCGTTGGCTTTCAAGTGTTTTTTTGTGAATTTTTTTATTAAGCAAGTGTGCTCCAATAATATGGATGGCTTGATGCTTATCCATATTGATGAAAAAACTGTCGTCATTACCAAACTGTGCACGCAAATTTGTGTCATTTACTAAAAACAACGTTTGATCAAATTGTTCGTGTCCCATCTTTAATTCCATGTCAGCAAGTTTAATCATCCATCCAAATAATTGGTATTCATTTGAACGGGAATGGATAAACCCCGAAATCGTGTTTAAAGGGATACGACAGACTTCTTTTTTGGGAACAGGATCAGCCTGTATAATATTTTGGTATTGCCAGTAGCCGTGATAAGAAACCATCTTTCTTTTTTATTAGAAACATTTTAATTCTAAATTGAATTAAAATTAAAATTAAAATTAAAATAAATGAAAGATGACAATAAAGAAGATAAAGAAGATAAAGAAGATAAACGTATAAATTGTAAAAAAGCGGTGAATAATTTGAACTAATAAATACGACTAAATTAAAATCGAAATTAAAAATGAATTAAAGAACAATTACAGAAAGTAAGAACGACCGATTACATAAAATGTCAATACGAATCGGCTTGGCTCCACTTCTGCGGAGTTGTGATAAAACAGATATGAAATTTAAACTGTCTGCTGGCATTATTGTTGGAAAGCATCTTGTCCCAGACTCTATCTCGTGTAATTCCACGCGCACGCTTATCCATGGTGAACTTTTTCATAGCAAGCATGCCGAACACGGTGCAGTCTTGTATCTTAAAAATAAAAAGCTTCGTAAAAATACAAAGTTAATCGTAGTCCGAATAGATTCGGATGGAAATTTGGTAAATTCAACTCCTTGTGAAAGTTGTATACGGCGCATAAAACAGGCAGGTATTAAAAAAGTTATTTATGTAAATGAATCTCAAAAATTGGTCGAGTCGCGTGTCGAAAATATAAAATGTATTCCGTCAACAAAAAAATCAGTACTTGATTGGTTTAAAAAAGTTAAATTTCAATAGACAATCAAGTTAAACAAACAATTACATATAATTTAAAATTATATGTAATTAATATAGCCTTATTTACAGTATGTTTCATCCAAAATAATCGGAGAATTTAGTTCACTTTTATCGGTTTCTATAACAACTATATCATCAAGTATACTTGTTGTATAAATGTCGATTTTTTCATTACTTTTATCATCACTTTTATCATCACTTTTATCATTACTTTTTTCATCACTTTTCTCATTACTTTCCTCATTACTTTCCTTATTAATTTCCTCATTGTTTTCATCACTTTCCTTATTAAAACAACGCAAACAATCCATATCTTGTTTTTTTTCAACTCTTTAAACTACTGTTTACATCATTTATTTTTATTAATGTTCTTCTTTTTTATATACATTTAATACAGTTGCCGATGGCTCACTTCCTACTTGGCTCCATTTTGGTAACCATAAAGGAATCTCTGGTTTATAAGACTTGTATACATTCATAAATACTGTTTTGTAATAATTACTTTCACGCGTGCCTCCAAAATTGTCAACAACATGTTGTGTCTCAACATATTCGTGAATCCACTTGTACCACGGCTTATCCGAGCTACTTACTGCGTCTGAAAACGCCGCCTTGCGTCGCCATAACACCTCCTCTGGTAAATACCCTTCAAATGCGGTTCGCAACAGATGTTTTTCAAACGATACGCCATCGTGCATCTTTGGTTTTTTCAACGTCCCCGATGTTTGTAGTGCAACAGCGACCAACGCGCTATCCAAGAACGGTTCGCGAAATTCCAAACTATTCCCCGCCGTGCACCGATCAGCGCGCAAAACATCGTATTTGTATAAATTTTTCACCAACCGAATGCTATCAAAAAACAAATCGTCATCGCTTGGTGCATTGTGTGAATATAAATAACCACAAAACAATTCATCGCTTCCTTCGCCTGAAAAAATAACTTTTTCTGTAAAGTTGTCATTAATCCATTTGCATAACATGTACATTGGTGTGCTAGCACGCACGGTTGTTGTATCATAACTACCCAATTTTTTAATTACTGTAGGAATATACGACAGTGCATCTTTATATTCAATAACCAATTCGTGATGATCAGTGCCAAGATAATTGGCCACTTTTCGTGCATACACCAAATCAGTTGAGTCAGGAAAACCAACCGAGAATGTCTTTAAAGTGCGCCCTGAATCTTTTAATTCACGCGTCAAGATTGATGCAATCAGAGATGAGTCCAAGCCACCACTTAAAAGACAACCAATAGGCCGATCGCTACAAAGACGTTTGTGAACGGCTTCGACAAGAGTCTCTCGCACAAGGGTTAATGTCGTCTCTTCGTCCTTGTAGCGAATGGATACAGGTAACGTATCGTATTCATATCCACATATATTTTGTGTCGTTTTATTGAATTCAATATAAGTGGACGGAAGAACCTCGACAATAGGTTCAAAATCGGTAGAATCTTCATACACATCAACGCCGATAGCTTCACTAGAAACAGTTAGCGTATGAAGAATATCCTCTCTGCCACGTCTGTAAAAAAGAGGTTTAACGCCGATACGATCGCGCGCCATGTAGATAGACTCGGGTGTAACGTATACAATAGCAAAAACGCCATCAAGACGACGCAATGTCTCTGTAAATCCGTATTTATGCACAAGATGTAAAATAATTTCGCAATCGCTTTTACTAACCAATGGAAATTGCTCCTGTTCTTGCAACTTTTCATAATTGTAAATTTCGCCATTGCACATTAAAAAATCACCATCCAGCTCAAATGGTTGATCGCCTTTCGACGACAAATCGTTGATGGCCAGTCGATGAAATCCGGCAAGACAGTTGCCAAATAAAGAGAAGCTGTGTTGGTCAGGGCCACGGTGTTCGATGGATGAACATTGAAGTAAAAGTCGTTTAAATACTTCTTTGCGGATGATTCCGTCTTTTGTAAAATGTAAAAAAATCCCGCACATATGTCTTTATATTTTAAACATTGTTTTAAGTGGTTTTATTTATTTTTTTTAATAAATAAATGAGTCAAAGTATTCAAATAACTGATTCTACAGAATCAAGACTACTTGATCACCACTTTTTTTCGTCAGGAGTCAGGCTTGGTCATATTATTTCATATCAATTAATTGATACACTTTTTTATACCAATTCTGTGTGCCACACACAATTTTCATGATATCTTGTACATCTGGTAAAAATATCACTAGTTTAACAAGAATGCTCAGGTCCAATGTAGGAAACGCTTTTTTAAATTGAAAACATCTCAATTTTCTGAGCATTTTATGCATTGTATATTTTTCAAGGTGTCGAAAAAGCGGATTTTTGTCAAGCGTTGTGCACCATACCATTTTATCGCGAAAATTAGAGATGGTATCAACAATTGGTTGGTGAGAATCCTTGTAATCAATTAATATATGTTTACCACTGTATTTTATAAGCGAAGGGGCGATAACACTTTCAGTAATAGGTTTGATACGCAATGTTCGCCCACGATCAGATGTCGTGATGGCCGTGATATTTTTTTCATCGTCATGCAACTCAATCGTCCCAAATACACATAAAATAAGCTTGTTGTATTTTAAATGAGACAATAAAGGATAACTTGTGATTGGTAAGAAAATTTCAACTGTGTTTTCAAATGATGTTTTATTTTCAAGTTTGATTGTCTTGTAATGACCCGCAATAATTTCAAGAAATGATTGAATACTTTCTAACCGATCTGTAATACATAAAAAGTAAGGGTATAGCTGTAATGGATTTTCAACCGTTTTCGCATCATCAATCGAAGAAACATGGACGCCGTTTTGATGTTCGCCAAGTCCAATCGATATATGCGTCTGGGCAGGACAACTGACCGGCTTTTGTGGAAAAAACGAAAAAGTGTAATGAAGAGGGTTGACAAATGGGTCGACTACTTTTTTGTGGGTTTCTGCGTTTTTATCATCTTTATCTTCACACACCTCAAAAAAAAGTGTTTGTGAATCGGGTTCATCTTTTTTTAAAAGCGTGATGGAGGGAAACATGTCTTTTAAAAATGCAAATCTATCGGGCGCGTTTGTTGCGATTGTGACAGCAGATGACGCAACGTTATCTACCTTTATACCATTTACGGCATTAAAAAGATATGGAATCAATTCACAGTTTCGCCCAACATTTTGTAAAGCCCTTAGAATGATTTGACGAGGCGTTCGTTCTATCATATTTATATTTATTTTATATTTAATATTTAATAAGATTATTAAATCGTATTAAATCAACAATGCTTTTTAAATTATTTCTAATTGTTTTTTTAGCTCTTTCAACTCGTCTTCTTCATCTTCTTTCTCTTTCTCTTTCTCTTTTTTATCTTTCTCATTTTTCTCTTGTTTATCAACCGGCACATTTGGTAAAATAATTGGCACATGTACAGGCTTTGCTAGCTGGCCAAGTTCTTCTAACTCTTTTAGTTCATCGTCAACATCGATATTCACCAAAGGTCGTGATAAGACCGCTGCAATTTCTTGTTGGTCATCAACAGCGTCCTGTAGTTCGTCCATGACGCGTTCAACATCATCGGCCTTGATACCCGTTTCTTTCAAAACGGAATTGACTTTGGCAAACGATTCAACTGCCGATTTTTGGAATTGCGTGTTTTCCAAATTTAGTTTTTGGACTTCAAGATTGAACATGGCGTCGTCGATCGTTTTAATTTGATTTTCGTACATTTTGCGTTTTTTCAAGCACGCCGAAGCGGCTTCTTTCTTTCCAAGACGCACAAATTCACGTGCTTCGGCGGTGAGAGCATCGATTTGCTTTTCAAGGTGCGCCTTGCGTTTTTCTTGGGTTTTTATAGTTTCGGAGATGGTGTGGATGGCGTCGACGATTTTTGAGACCTTTTCGGTCTCAACTTGCTTTTTTGACGTCCCGAAAAAATTGAAAAAACTCATCATTTAGTGTTACTATTTTAAAGATATTTAAGAAAAATAAAAATCAATTTTATAATAAATGGTGGAAAATATTGATAGTGAATTCAAAGAAAAGCTTAAAGAATTGTTGCACAGTTACAAGGAAAATATTGATAGTGAATTCAAAGAAAAGCTTAAAGAATTGTTGCACAGTTACAAGGAAAATATTGATAGTGAATTCAAAGAAAAGCTTAAAGAATTGTTGCACAGTTACAAGGAAATTAATGAAAATGAGACTGAACAAATTTTAGGAAAAATAAAAAAAATTAGTTCAGAATACACAAAAGATAGAGATTTTTTAAAGTATCAAACAAAGCTTAATATTATAAAAAATTATCTAGAATTAGAATTACTAATCCAAAACCTCCCTAAATTCAAAAAATCAAAAAAGAGATCCAAATTGCTTCGTAAAACCTCTCGTAAAACCTCTCGTAAATCGCCCACTAAACCTCGTCGCAAATCAAACCAAAAGTTGTAAAGCAAATTAAATTTAGTTTTAGTTTTTAATTTATTCTGCACAAATAAATTAAATGGCATACACAACCGGATCGACGTTTTCTTTACAAACTGGGTATAATTTGCCGTCTTTATTTTATCCCACAAGCGGTTTAACATCTGGAACTAGGTCAAGTGGGATTGTCGCTCCAACGGATCCATATACATCAAATGCAACTAGCTCATTTTTTACAGACATCTCAAACAAAACAAACGGGACGTTATCAGTAGAGCAACTTGCTTATATCGTAGAAAATGACCCTACTCTCCTAACAAGTATATCAGCAAATGTACCTATAGTGTATACACAATCTACGGACACAATAGGGAAAATGATTGTTAGTAAAATCATTAAAAATACCACTAAAGTTTACGGTGTTCCAGGAGCATCATGGTTTGACGTTGACGACTACTTAGCAGATGCTTCTGCGTCTCTTGAATACGTTCACGCATCAAACGAATCTGCAGCCGTTTATATGGCATCATATTTTGCTGAAATGAAAAACTCTGTTGGAGTGACATTTTGCACAAGTGGTCCTGGAACAACGATGGCGACCACGGCCGTCAATTCCATTTACAATGAAACAAAATCGTGTGTCTGCTTTTTTGGAATGTCAGGTAGTAATTTTCAGTCTGGTGATATGGCCATCATGGAAGCCATTACACAAAAATGTATATACATTTATAAAGATACACTAAATCCAGACCAGTTGGTAGACGAAGCATTTCGTATCGCAAAACAAGGATTTAAATTTCAAAATGCTGGGCCAGTCGCCGTATTTGTCCATCAAACAGCGTGGCGATTAAAATATTATACAACAGATGCTAAAATATCATTTAATGTTCCTGTAAACCCTGTTGATAATTTTTTAAATACAATTTTTTCGAATATAAACCAAGACTCCAAAATTATCATACGAGTAGGTGAACGCGTTGATAAAAATAATATTACAAGGCTGGCATCATTGACAAACACATATAAAAATATATATGTTCATTTGATTACAAACTCTAAAATGTATATCAATGATATTGACACATTCTCAAATGTTGCCATAGAAGGACCTATAACAAATAAAATTGTTAATCAAAATTATGAAACTGCAACACTTGTTATACAGATTGGAACTGGTATTGAATATACAAAAACAACATTTGCAGATGTAAAACTTCTTATGAAAACTACTAATTCTCAAATTTTTTACGCACTGGATCAAGAATTGGTGTATTTTCCTGCAAGTTCAACAAAAAATAATACATTAATGACAGATGTGTCACTATTTTCAGGAAAATTTGTAGATATGTTGTATACAATAAACCAGTCTTTTTTTAATACTAATACTATTTGGTTGGATACAAAATATCAACAAAACGTATACATAACTAATTTAATAGAATTATATAAAAGTCAGTTGCCAACCCCTCCTCAATCCCCTTATTTAACAACTATTTCTATATTGGCAAATATATTGGATGTCATCTATAGTTTGCAACAAGATCCACCCAAAAAAATGATAAGGGATAATAATTTATATTCATTTGATGTTGGACTTGCCTCTTTTTTAGGAGATTCAATAATGTATCATTCAAAGATAAATCATATTTTAAATTTTAATGAATTTGGTCCTATTGGGTGCAGTCTTGCGTGTATTGCAGGAAGAATTGATTCTGGATTTTACACAGGAGACATCGTATGTTTTATAGGAGATGGAGGCTTTTTAAATGTGCCAGGAGACATGATTGATTTGAGACGTGCATTAATGAGTAAATCTAAAAGATGTTTGTTTGTTTTACTTAATGATAAGCATTATAGCGCTGTATCTTCAGTTGAAGACCAAGATTTAAATAGGGTTACACTAATAACATCTACAGCAACAATGCAAGTTGGTGATGACTATCTTTACAATTTAACGTGCGCTTTTATGGGAGCCGACAATGTTAAACAATCAATAAATTATACAAATATTACGTCAGGATCAAATTTATTAAATCTAAGAGATTTTGTAACCAAATGGTATAGGAAAGATCCTAATTATAATTTGCCTGGGTTTTATTTTATTAATTACAAGACGGATGGATTACCTAAAACTGAAATACCCATCTAAATAAAAATTAAAAAATAAAAAATAAAATTAACCAATAAACAAACTTAAAAAACTAAATTTTTAATTGCTACTTAAAAACAACCACAAGTATAAAAACAAGATGTCCGCTAAAACCGCTTCTACCAAAACTGCTTCTACCACCAAATCAACTGCTTCCGCCGTCGAGAAGAAGGTCGCCGATGCTCCCAAGACCGAGAAGAAGGTCGCCGATGCTCCTAAGACCGAGAAGAAGGTCGTTGTGAAGAAGCCTGATGCCAACGCCAAGCCCGCCAAGAAGGCCAAGACTGAGAAGAAGGAGTCGTCAGCTACCGATTCGGCTGTCGCCAGTGCCTTGGCTGCTAGCTCGTCGGATGGAGAGAAGGTGCGTCGTGTTGTGAATAACGAGGAGATTGAAAAGTCGTTTGACGAGTTGTACAACTCCCTCGAGTCTGAATTAAAGTCCCTTCGTGAAGACAAGAACCACTCGGTTGGCATTCGTTGTCTTCGCGCTCTTGCTCGCCAAGTCAAAAACTTGAAGGCCGATTGCTTCCGCCTCCTCTCGCGCAAGGTTCGCAAGCCCTCGGCTCGCAACGGCAATTCTGGATTTATGAAGTCGGTTAAGATTTCCGCTGATATGGCCAAGTTTTGCAACTTTAAGGCCGACCAATTGGTGTCTCGCGTCGATGTCACCAAGGCTATTTGCAACTATGTGAAGGAGAAGAACCTCCAAAACCCTGCTGATCGTCGCCAATTTACTCCGGATGAAAAGTTGGCAACTTTGTTGGGTGTCAAGGATGTTATCACCTACTACACGCTTCAAAAGCACATTCAAAAGCATTTCCCCAAGGCTTAAATACCGCTTTTTTAAAAAAAGCGGTACCAAAAAGGTTATACTCGTATAAATAAAGATATATAAAATTTTATTTAAAAATCTTAAATAAAATGAGTGAAGTTGTGTCTTTATCTGGCACAGTAATAGAACCAGATGATTTATTTTCTGATAAAATTAATAAAACTATATTACATTATGATACAATTAATGGCAACCCAATAAATAATGTTATACGATATGACTTTAGTAGGATATTTTTGTCTGGCAAACCAATAATCATGAAAAAAATATCAGACTCTTCTTTGAGCGTTGATTATTTTGTTAGATTTAATGTTATTAATGAACAAACTCACAAATTAACTGTTGAAGGTACTTTTAATCCTTCTATTGACATCGGTTCACGTGTAATAATAGAATTAGTAGATAATAAAGATGAGGATGAAGATGATTTGCCTGATCCATTTGAAAATGTTGATAGTGATTACGATGATAGTGATAGTGATAGTGATGAGAGAGATTTAAATCCTGTTGGATTTCATCCATTATTCAAGAAAAAGAGTGAAAAAGTTGCCAAAAGTAATAAAAAAGTGACTAAAAAACGATCTACATCTAAACGTGGAAACCCCAAACGATCTAAAACTAAACGTGGAAACCCCAAACGATCTAAATCTAAAACTAAAAAACGATCTAAATCTAAAACTAAAAAACGATCTAAATCTAAAAAAGTATCTAAATACTAAACAGTTTAATTTTTTTAAAGCTTGTTAAACTTTAAAAAATACATAAGCAAAGTATCAATCATCCACAAAACTCAACTCGGATTCACCCAAATTTTTGCGCAATTTGTTGACATTGAAACGCAAGCCGTGTGTCTTTAAAAAATCCTCAACTTTCCCAAAATCGGGAATACCACAATACGGTACATAAAAATCTACCTCCGACGGTATCGCAAACATCTCACGTACGCGTACATGGTTTAAAATTGCCTTATCCTCCTCCTTTATGTCTGTAATGGCTTCAATCGAGCCATATTTTTTTAAAAATGCAATACTTTTCTCCGGCCCCACCTTTGGCACATTGGTATTGTAATCACATCCCATCATGATACACAAATCGACAAACGTTGCCTTTGTCATCTTCAATGTATCGAGTATACTCTCTGACCGAATGACTGTGACTGTATCTGTAAACGTATCAATTTTAGTTAAAAAAATCGGTGCGCCATAGGCAAGAACATCCGTGTCCTCTGACAATACCGCGTCCACTTTTCCGTGGATACACAAATAGGACGAGTAAGCTTCGGCTTCAGAAGGTGCAATGACGTAAGGGATTTGAAGGTGGTCAAACAAGTCACGCGAAATCTGTAAATCGTCTTCAGTAATGGAAATAATCATACTCCGCATTGACTCAATCTTCCGTTTAATAAGTTTGGTATCCACGTATTGGCGACGACGCGCCGTTACCAATTCTGGATTGTCGCGTTGTAACAACGACACCACGCCTTCCTTTTTACAAATCTCAATCATTTTTTCAGATGGCTCGCCACCATTTTCATATACCTCTAAATCGTGTTCTAGTTCTGCGACACGATCGCCTTGTTTGGCACGCACTTCACGTCGTCGTTCTTGTTCTTCTTGTTTTTCAACGGGCGCTTTGTTGTCATACACAAAAATACAGTGAATGTTCCATTTGCGAAGACAACTAATAAGGTAAACAAACGATTCCATCCATCGATCACCAGCCACGGCCTTGTATTTGTAAAGATACAAGGAAATGTCAATGGCCACACGCATGTAAGCAAATTCGGACAGATGCTTTTTTTCATAGCAATCAGGGGCGTATTTTTGCAACAGTTTATGAAGATGTTTGATGCCCATATTTAAATCTTGTTTAATCTTCTTTAATTACAGTTTAAAATTATAATTTTAATTCAATTTTAAATGTATGTCTTAATATAAGGAGAAATATGAATACAAATATAAGTAATATTGCTGTATTTATTGACGGGGATAATATTTCAGCTTCCCATTATCAAAAAATCATTGATGAATTAAAGCAGACTGGGCGAATTCTTACCCAACGACTTTACGCCGATTTTAGTAGATCAACAAGCAATGCATGGTGCGAGTATATTATGAATTACGGCATTGATGCCATCCAGACGTTTCGTATTGCCAAAAAAGAAAGCACAGATAACTGTCTTATTGTCGATTGTATGCGAACGCTCTACCATCATCAGATGATTGAAATGTTTGTCATTGTAAGCAGTGATAGCGATTTTTCAAGCCTTGCATCCGAAATACGAATGAGGGGAAAGTTTTGCGTCGGTGTTGGGTATCAACATACGCCAATGAAACTTCGTAATAATTGTGATCGTTTTATTGTCATTGAAACGCTTCTTGTCAATAAAAAGAAGGTTGAAAAAGTTGATAAGCTTGAAAAGCTTGATAAATCCAAGAAAAAATCTGATAAACCGTCTGAAGAAAAATGCGCGGATATCGATCTTTATTTTAGTAATCATCCAAAGTTTATTGTCTTGAAAACATTCAAAGAACTTTACCCACACTACTATACAGACGAACAAAATATAATTATAAAAGATGATATTGTGTATTGGTTACGACTCGATCACTTTAAAGACAATATTCGCGATATTATTTTCAAGGTCATCGAAGACTCAGATCGCAATGAAATACATATGAGTTGGTTAAAAGATAAATTATTGACAATCGATAGCAGTTTTGATCAGCGTGCGTGGGGCTTTACAAAAATGACAGATTTTGCGTCGATGATTATCTATAATACATGTTTTATCATTACAAAAGATAAAAACGGCGAATATGTGATTAAAATGTCATAAATTAAAGGTTTTTTAATTTTATTTTTTAAATTTAATTTTAATTTAAAAAATAAAATTAAAATGACATCAAGTGATCCTTCCTACCTATTCAAGAATAGATCATTTGATGAACGCAAAGCGGATTCCGACCGTATTCGCAAAAAATATCCCGACCGTGTCCCCATTATATTATCACGTTATTCACGCACAGATGTGCTTGTTGATAAGTATAAATACCTTTCACCATGCGATGTCACCGTAATGTCGCTTCTGTATCACATTCGCAAAAGTATCAAATTACGCCCAGAACAAGCAATCTATTTAATGATAAACGAAGAAATGTGTAATACGACATTAACAATGGATTCAATTTACGAAACAAAAAAAGATAAAGATGGATTTTTATATATTACGTATAGCAATGAAAATACTTTTGGATCAAATTAAAAAATATTTTATTTTTAATTTTATTTTATATAAAATGTCATCAAAGTTACAATATGATCACACTGGAATTGGTCGCTCGGTAAACTCCACAAGCTATGTAATGTTAGAAAACTATTGCGGGCCAGCGCCTGTGCCTCTTGGCGTCAAGAATGTTGCCCCTAATTACATGCCTTACGGCGCAGACCCAATGTTCCAAAATATTCCCGTCTTTATGGGCACAAATTATAACGAAGCACCCTACGTAAATCCAAGAATGTTTTGCGGAAGTTGCGGCGGATCATATTGCAATGCATTGGCCGGCTACCACGTGCCTGTAGACGCTAAAACAGGCAATCCCATCCCCGAAGCAACTTACAATCCTCAAGGCGGTCGTAACCCTGGTGGTTATGAATCTGTTGTATATGTATCTAGAGCACCCAACGCGTCTGTCAATCAGACGTGCGCTCCTACTGGAAACTGCACGACAAGTCAGTTGATGCCAAGAAAATAAATGTTAAATTCACAAACATAAAATTACATATAATTTAAAATTATATGTATACCAATTCTCTTTTACGAAAAAGCGGTTTAAATGTAAAAAATTTAAACTAAATGTCCAATCGAAAGAAAAGGAGAAACGAGTTAGATCCATTGAGTCCAAATACAGAAGATTCGACTGGTCCATGTAGCCCAGTTTTTATTTCATTACCAAGTCCGGCTATCAAACCCTTGGAAGGCGATAAGGACAAGTGTAAAGAAAAAGAAGAAAAAGATTTTGAGAAAGAAATTGAAAAAGAATTATCTGACGCATACACTGAAAAAGATGTAGAATATATCAAAAAACTTAAACGTAAATCACCGTTGTTGTATCGTAAATTTATAGAATCAAAATCTGTCAGTTTAAAACGTTCCATTCGGCTAGAAGACATCATTACAATGGATGCATCTACAGAAAAGAAGGCAACCGTCCTTGAAAAATACGAATCACTTAATCAAATGATACCCTATACACAAGATTACATTGAAACACGAAACCAGCTTCGAAACATGTATAATCGTTTTACACACAAACAACTTGTTTCCGAAGACCCAGATGTGGAATTGTTTAAAAAACGCGTCTGTGAACTTATTACATCGCGTGATCATATCAAACTTATTGAAGAAAAAATTGACGAATATCAAGAATCCGAGCGTAGCGATGAAAAAAGCAAGCTAAAACGTTGGTTAGGACTTGTCACCTCTCTTCCTTTTGATAGAATGACGATTTCATATGACGACATCATCCATAAACTATCAGAAACCAAACAGTATCTTGACAAATCGCTTTTTGGTATGAAAAATGTCAAGGAACGACTCCTTATTTTTCTAAACAAAAAGCTTCGCGCTTCCTCTGGCTCACGTGGCTGCAATTTGGCGTTGCTTGGCAAGCCCGGTGTCGGTAAATGCTTGCATCCCGATACACTAGTGCGTATGGGCGATCTAAGTCTTCGTCGTGCCAAAGATGTGTGTACAGGCGATTTTCTGATGGGAGATGACTCAACCACACGATTTGTTACTTCTACCATAAAAGGCACCGATGACATGTATGAAATATTTCAAGAATATGGAAGGACGTATACTGTAAATAAAAGACATATCTTGACGCTTTCTCGACGTGATACAGAAGAAATTGTGGATCTCCCCATCACATCCGTTATTGGCAACGAACATCTATACACACCTGTAAGTGGATATTACAAGGGAAGTATCGTTGCCACCAAAGATGCTGTATCGTATGCCATTTTATATTCTGGTCAAGATGAAATGGCACCAAGTTATCCCGACCATTTTCCTCTATTACCTCCTCATTACTTGGAATGGTCATTAACTACCAAAATGATTTTTTTCAAAACACTCACAAAAAATGAAACAGAAATGACTGTTTACATTGACCCCATCTACCAAATTAATAAAATTGTTGACTTATTACAAAGCGCTTTTATTCGATGCAAATGCGACGGTCAATATATCGTATTTAAACCAGCTGACCATAAAGAAGTGTTTCGTATTACGCCAGTGGGCCTTGGACAATATTGTGGTTTTACCATTACAGGCAATCGACGTTTCTTGCTTGCCGATTGGACGGTGACACATAATACAGCTATTGCCAAAGCATTATCAAAGTGTCTTGAATTGCCATTTTCGCAAGTAAGTTTTGGGGGTGTAACAACCCCAGAGTTTTTGTTAGGACATGATTATACTTATATAGGAAGTCGTCCCGGAGAAATAACGCGTTGTTTATCACGTATGGGCACAAAAAATGGAATCATGTTTTTTGACGAGTTTGACAAGGCATCAGATCGAAAAGAAATCATGTCGACATTGCTTCATGTTACAGACTTTTCACAAAACAATGAATTTCGTGATAATTATTTCCCGGAATTTGCCCAAGATTTAAGCAAAATTTGGTTTATTTACAGCATGAACGAATTGCCAAAAGATCCAGCAATGTTAGACCGTCTGGAAATTATAAAGGTGGATGGATACACGTTTCAAGATAAAAAGTCGATTGCAAAAGATTACATTTTTCCAAAATATACGGCTGAATTAAAGCTATACGATGCATTTTTAATTGATGAAAAGGCATTAAATTATTTGGTTAACATGGACAAGTCAGAAGGTGTGCGAGAGTTGGAAAGAATGATCAATCTATTGATGGAAAAAGTGTATTTTTTTATGTATAATAACAAGATACATTATGACTATGATTGGTTTGTAAAAATGAAAGACTCGTTCAAAGATGGCAAAGTAATGATTGATGAAGACTTGCTCAAAATTATTGTAAGTAAACGAGAAAATGATACGTTTTCAATGTTTAATATGTATACATAACCCTTTTTTCACATAATGTTATTAATTTATATTTATATTAAATATAAATGTCGTCATACACGCCTTTAAAACCGACCACAAACACAAAACTTAGCACATCTGTTTTAACTGATAACGATAGAATATTAGCAATTTTAATGCAAAAATATACAGAAGGTAAATATAAAGGTCAGTATAAGTATCCAGAATTGATAAAGTTTATGACACTTGTAGCACAAAATGCAAAGGAAATAAATAGCATTATTGATGATAATATTAAAATAATTGATAAATTTATTTCTGAAATAAAAAAGAAATCATTTCAAGATACTTATTTTAAAGAAGGATGGAAAGAATGGATAGATAATATACAAAAAGATATTGTTTTAGATGATTTTTTTAAGGAAATAATAAAAGTTAGAGAAATTCTTGGTGAAAGAAGATTACTTGAACTTCAAGATGATTCTTTGGAAATAAAACCAATAAAAGACGTTACAAAAAAAACGAAAAAAGAATGGAAATTCACAGCATCATTTCCAGCTTTAATAAGTTTTATAAGTTATATTTTGGATTTTGATACGATTATTAAAATAATTACTCTTGATTTTAAAAATTATAAAGGTGATAATTTACAATTAGATATTTTTAAAGTTGTTTCTATTCTAACTGTTATGTATTTTGTTTTACGTAATACGAATCAATACAAAGCAATTTTACCGTTTAATATACCGATTGAATCAGTTGAAGTCGAAACCTTACAATTTAAAAAATCAAAAAAACGATCAAAAAAACGATCAAAAAAACGATCAAAAAAACAATCAAAAAAACGATCAAAATCTCGTTCAAAAAAATGCGCAATTTTAATCTAAAAAAATAAATAATAATTAACAATGTTTAGTTTTGCATTTCGACACATAAAGAAAACTTATAAATATCTTCGAAACTTTTCATCTTTTTCAATTCAAGACTCTTTTCTTCTTCATTCTCAATTACAAGGTGATGAACAAGCCATCCAAGATACCGCACGTGCTTATGCAACTAATTTTTTACAGCCTAGAGTTCTTTCCTCCTATCGAAATGAAAGCTTTGATCGAAATATTATGAAAGAAATGGGAAGCGTTGGTCTTCTTGGCGCAACCTTATTCGGTACATCCAACGTATCCTATGGACTCATTGCTCGTGAAATTGAACGAGTCGATAGCGGTTACCGCAGTGCCATGAGTGTCCAATCCTCTTTGGTTATGTATCCTATCCATACCTTTGGCACTGACTATCAACGAGAAAAGTATCTACCTCGTTTGGCATCCGGTGAAGATATTGGATGTTTTGGGTTAACTGAACCTGATCACGGATCAGATCCTAGTGGAATGAAAACAAGAGCACATTGGAATGGCACACATTATGTCTTGAATGGCTCAAAAAATTGGATTACCAATAGCCCCATTGCCGATGTGTTTATCATTTGGGCCAAAAACGATGAAGGCGTCATAAAAGGATTTATTCTTGATAGAAAAATGAAAGGTATTGAAACGCCAGCTATTCAAGGTAAATTGTCTTTACGAGCATCCAAAACAGGGATGATTTTTATGGAAAATGTTATTGTGCCTAAAGAAAATATGTTGAATGTATCTGGTTTAAAAGGTCCATTTTCGTGTTTAAATAAAGCACGATTTGGAATTTCTTGGGGTGTGCTTGGCGCAGCCGAAGATTGCTTCTTTAGAACACGAGACTATGTCTTGCAACGTAAACAATTTTCTGCTCCATTGGCTAGTAAACAATTAATTCAAATAAAATTAGCAGATATGTTGACTGGAATTACATTTGGTCTTCAACAATCCTTACGCGTCGGTCGATTGATGGATGAAGGACAATCTTCTCCAGAAATGATTTCGATGATTAAACGTAGTCATTGTATGACGGCGCTAAATATTGCACGACAGGCGCGAGATGTACTTGGAGGAAATGGAATTTCAGATGAGTATCATATTATGAGACATGTTATGAATTTAGAAGCAGTAAATACGTATGAAGGAACAAATGATATCCATGGATTGATTTTAGGAAGAGCAATCACAGGCATTCCAGCCTTTTAAAGACCAAATAATTATATATATATATATATATATAATTTCAATACTATATGTATCACTTCCTAAAGCGGTATTATTTTTTTATCTTGTATCCAGCGTAAAAGCATACAGCAAATAATATACAGATAATACTATATTTTAGTAAATTATTTTCACTCTCTTTATTACTATAATCATCTTGTTCCTCTGTAATCACTTTAAAATTTCGAAAGTTTTCCGCCCAATAATATTTTAAATTTGGCAAATCTTTTGGAAACGAAATCAATGGATCCAAATCCCCATACAACTCCCCTTTCTTTATCATCTCCACCGCTTTTTTGGGATAAAAATTGGTTTCGTCAATATCAAAAATCGCACGTTTTTTAACCAACTCTGGGTTATACATTTCCATATCTGTAATGTCGACCTGTTTACCTTTAAAATAACCATCATTTGTCATATACTGGGTTTTATTTAAATGGTGGTAAAAGGGCGCACACCCCGACACATTGTCTTCCAATTGGCATTCCAGAATACCAATTTGCATCTTGAAAAACCCAAGTAAGCCCCAGTCTGTTCCCCAACTGTTTCGACAAATCCAATATTCTGGCACAGTTTTACCTTTATCTTTATTACCCCATCCAATAATAGACACATAATGTCCGCCAAGTGGCTTGTCTCCTTGGGCTGGTCCTGTATAGATAGACATTCCATCATATGTATTAGAAAAATTTTCATAAATCACAAATCCTGCCGCGACAGGCCCAAAACGAAGCAATTCATACTTTATGTTATCCACTGTTTCCTGTAACGTATCCCCTTTGATATTGAAAATGCCGTCGCAAAAAAATGTACGACGTGCAATCGGCTTGTTGTCTTGCATTGTTAAACAAAAAAGCTGATTGCCTTCAATGTTTACACACTTTTTACCGTAAATGTTCTGCTTTTCATTATATGTCAATTCGGATGGCAACACCTGCTTTTTTGCATCATCTGGGTATACTTTTTTTAATGCATTTTTTAATTTTCGTCTGGAGAAACAATTGGTTTCTGGAACACCATACTTGTATATATATTCCCACGCATCATATATACTATATCCTTGTGTCGCATCTATATAAGGTGATTCGGGATTTTCCACATTTAAATGCTGAGGCGGATTAATACACGCCACAATCTCTGTAAAACTTAAAAACAAGTTAATTTGACCAGCCGTAATGATTGTATACCGATCGGCTAAAATATCTGTTGCAACGATAGCCCAGCTTTCGCTTGATTTTTGTTCGGATGGAAACTGTATATATGCTTCCCATATATCACGTCCGTCAAATGCTTCTGGCAATTTTTTGTATTGTTGATTAGTCGAATCGGTCCACCATGCTGCAGGATACGTCATTGGGTATTTTTCAGATTGATTTTTTACTTCTGGATGAGATTTTAATAAACTGCCGTATTTATGTTTTGTATTCCCCTCATTCATTTATTTATTTAAAAAAATTAATGAAACCTCACAGTTTTTTTATTTCTAGTCAATCTTTTAAAAAGTATTCCCAATAAAAAGGCGCCTACGCATATAAACACTATTTTCCAAAAAGACCACTTGAATAAACTAGTGTTACCTTCATACTGGGCAAGCTTAATATAGTCCGCTGTAACATCTTCTGGACTCATTTCCCCTACAATCATTTTTTCAAAATCAGGTGTGTATTTACAGATCACTTGATCCAAGTTTCCTTTCAATTTTCCTTTTTTAATTTTATCAATAGCTGTATACCGAAACCCTGTTTCCTGATCTACGCCAAACGTTTTTCGCAAAAGCACATCTTTCGGATCCAATTTAATATCATATAATATATAACTTGTTTTAAACCCCACCAAATCTGGTATAAACCCTACCACATTTTTTTCTAATTCGCACTCTGGGATACCAATTTTCATCTTGAAATAACCACTCAACCCCCAGTTTGCACCCCAACTGTTACAACACCACCAGTAATCCACACCATTTTCTGTTCCCCATCCCATTATTTTAATGGCATGTCCGCCTTGTTTTTGAGACTTTTCAGAAGGTCCCATATAAATAGTTGTTCCATTGTAAGAATTGATAAAATCGTCATACACAATAAACCCACTTGCAACGGGTCCCCATTTATAAATTTCTTGTTTAATTGATTCGGGTCGAGAATCAACGCTGTAACCCGCACAAATTCTATAAAAACGTGCCGCGGTTTCTGTATCCATACATGTATCATAATCTGCTCCAATCACATCTTGGCACATTGGCACAACGTCTCCCTTCTCTGTGTCTATATCCTCTAAACGTTTAATATTATATTTAGCAAATTCGCCTTCATTCACACATCTTTCCGTTGTTAATCCACATGTATACATAAAATCCATTGCATTGTATAAACTATTTCCATTGCATGCACCAGATGAATGAGCTAAATTATTGATTACCTTTAAATATTCGGGATCGTGTGTTTCCGTATTGATGGCATCTTCGCACATAATCATTTGATAGGGAGACAATTCTACGGCAAACTGTGCAAGGGTCATGATGGTTAATCGGTCACCAAGTGCTCCTGCCGTAGCCATGGCAAAACAACACCCACATGCACCTTGATTTTTTACAGATTGTAAAAGATTGGCCCATTGTTTGATTGGGTTGAGTTCAGTTGGAAAAGTTTGCAAATCCGTTGTTTTTTTCTGAACTTGTTTGTATTTACTTGCTTGTAAACGAACGTGACGATTGTCGTTTAAAATGGTACCAAATGATTTAATGATTGATCCGTTATTAATCATTTTATTATTCAGGTATTTTTTTAATGCAACTACAATTTTTTATTTTATATTTAACTATATTGGACGTTGGTTATGAAAACTTTTGTTGTCGACATCCACATTTCATGTGTGTGTCGATGATGAAAATTTTTTCAGAAAATATGTTTACACCTTTGGACATTTAAAACGCCGATTTTTATATGACTATAAAAATCTTATTCTTTATACTGTTTTGACTTCCTTTTTGTTTTTCTTGATGATTTTCTTTTATATTTTTCATCTCTCTCATACGAACCTTGAAATATACGTAACATAATTTCACTTGGTATATCTTTTATTGTATCCTTTATGTTACTCTTTAGTTCTTGATAAGTTATTCCTATCTTCTGTAATCGTGACTTCCAACTTAAAGATATAACATCAAGATTTTATACATGAGTTATGCGTTCTTTTTTAAAATATTTAATTTTTTAATAAAATAAATAGTTATTTAAACCATTATCCCTTTATAAAAAGTAAAGATGATATCTCGACAACCTCCTAATCTTGTTGTTTCAAAGTTATCCGATACCGCTATTGTTCCCAAACGTGGATCTGCATACGCTGCCGGTCTTGATCTGTTCACGCCTACCAGTGGAGTTGTTGACCCAGGGAAACGCTTACTTGTAAAGCTTGACATTGCAATCGAGTTGCCCCAAGGAACATTTGGACATATTTTACCACGTAGCGGATTGGCCTTGAAAAATGGTATTCATATCGGTGCAGGTGTCATTGACGAAGATTACAGAGGCAATGTAGGCGTTCTTCTTTTTAATTTAGGAGAAGAGCCGTATGTTTTCAATGCTGGTGATCGTATTGCACAATTGGTGGTAAAGCCTTACATGCGTGTCAATGTGTTTGAAAATGATACAAATGTGTTAACTGAAAGCCAGCGTGGAAGTGGCGGATTTGGAAGCAGTGGGCGCTAAGCTGCTTTTTCACAAAAAGCGGCACCAAAAACATTAACTCTTAATTTAGGTCTAGTTAATTTAAATGTGATGTTTTTTGTATGGTTTTTTCACAAAAAGCGGTGGAATGCAAGAAAAGTTTCCAATAAAAATTAAAAAATCTCGTCGAGTTAGATCGATGTAAATAGTGGAAAAATTTTACAATAAAATATAAATAAAAAGTGTAAACAGTCCTCCTGCGATATAGTTTATATAACTTGTCTGTTGTTGCGTTTCAGTAGAAATAACCAAATCAGTGCTACCTTGCTTGCATTCTTGTTTGGTATGTTGTATCATGTCTTCTATTGTATCCAAGTGATCTTGTTGTGTTTGGACTACAGTATATAAAATATTCATACTTTCCTTTAATAAAAGAACATCCTTTTCAATTTGTTTGTATGACGTCTCATTCATTTATTTTTATTTTATTTTATTTTTCACTTTCACTTCTTTCACGTCCTTCACGTCCTCAGGTAGACATTTTTTATAATCTTTTATTGCAAGATATTTTGTTCCATTTGACTTTAAATAATTAAGAATTTCTCGAGCACTTGGTCGGTTTGGTGTAATTCTTGTTATTTTATGTAAAAGATCTTTGTAAAATTTGTATTTTAATGGAAATTTTACAGAATCAATTGTATCATAAACCGACTTTATATTACACAAATCTATAGTTGGGTTTAACATATATACAAATGTAATTCCAAGAGCATATATATCCGTGTAATAGCATCCATTTTTTAAAAATGGTTCTTTGTAACATTTTGTGCCTGAATACACTGATACATGTTCATTTTTTTTATGTAGTTTTGAAAGCCCAAAATCGATATATTTTAAATTTTCATCTTTATCAATTAAAAAATTAGAAGGCTTTATATCTCGATGAATTATACCAAGTTTATGTATATGACATAATCCCATAATTGCTTGTCTAAACCACTTGTCAAACATATCAAAATCGGTAGATTTATTTTTATATTCTTTCAGAAATTTTTTCATGTCAGAACCTGTATTATATTCCATTAATATATATATATTGTCTTTGGTAATCTCGTAATCGTATAAACAAATAATGTAAGGGTTACATGGATAGTATGATAATAATTTCATAATATATATTTCATTGTATGAATTATTATTATTTACTATTATTTTAAGAATAAATTTTGACCCATTTTTATCTTCTACGAGATAAACTGAGCCAAATGAACCTTTGCCAACACTTTTTAATGAGACATATTCTTTGTTATCAATTATAAATGTATTTACATCTGATTGCACAGAACCCATTTATTTTATATAAATAACAAATTTATATAAATACAACAACCGTTTATGTTTATTTTTATTTTTTATCCCCCATTTTACTCAGCATTGGTCCCATCATACTCATCATATTTGAAATCTCAGGTGGCACTTGACCATCGGGCGATAATTTGGTCATCATTCCCTGAACGCTACCTAATAATTTGTTCATATCCAACGAGCCGTCAGAAAGACCGCCTTGCATTCCACTAATTAAATCACTAAATACACCCGATTGCATCAATCCCTGCACCATTTCCATTGGATTGCTTGTATTCATTTTTGATGGATCTACAGATTGTTCAACCTTTTCAATAATATTACTCAAAAAATTTGCTTCCTTGTTTTCAGTTCCATTCTCATTTTTCATCATCTCGCGAAGAGTTTGTTTGGCCTGACTTGTTGGATCAATTACGCCCCAAATGGTTAGTAAATGTTTCCAAATAATTGATGCCGAATCTTTGTCGGAATGCCTCAATACATTTTCCATATCCACATATACGCGTTCGCTGTAGGTGATTTTAGAATCGACAAACTTTTTCATATCTTGTGTTTCCATTGCCTCCTTGTTTTTTACAAAAAAAGCGCGAAAACAATCGATATGTTTTAATACAGGGCCTGTATGCATAATTCCGGTTTTTTCTAACAAACGATGGTATAACGAAATGCTTTTATATTTTGCACCAAATTCTGTATGTAAATCATTAATAAATGTTGTAATAGCTTTAAAGATTAAAATGGACGAATTATCAATTGTTGACGCCATTTCTTTTTATAATAATATTTAATTTTAAATAGGTTATATTTTATTAAATAAAATGTCCAATTCCGATTCTGAAAATGAATCTGATATTTATGAAATGACCGAATTTTCAGACTATGATAGCGAAGAGAAAGAAGAAGAAGATAGAAAAGATAAAAGTAAAGTAGACAGAAGAGATGACGGAGATACCACCTATGAAGATGAATACAATCAAGTTCCGACATTTGGACAATTTCAGCATATGGGGGAATTAAATGAATTAGATATAGTTTCGGGGTTTGATTTAGACCCCAAAAATAAACGCAAAATGATGGCAAATCTAACCGGCGAAGAACGATTTCGTAAAATTGCAAATCAATATATTAATGAAAACTTTAAAAAGATCATACGTCCATCTGTTATATCTAATTTATTAGAAAACATTAAAAAAATTGAATACAAAAATCCAAAGGCATTTATACTTGCTTATTACTTTATATCAACCGGTAAAAAAGATAGAGAATTACGTGATACAATATCAGAATATATTGTAAATGAAGAAATGGGCATTGATATTAAAGATGTTGTAAGATATGTTAGACTTATTAGAAATAGTAAAAAGTAAAAAGTAAAAAGTAAAAAGATTTAAATTTAATTTATTAATTTTTGATTTAAATTAATAAATGACATTGTATGAAGCAATATATCATATATTATCATATTGTTTTGATACAGAAGGCATTCTTTACGAAAAAAAACAAAATGATATGCTTTATAAAATACTAGATGATTATAAAGGAGAATAAGGAGAATAAACTTAACTTAAATTTAGACGTCTACGTCTTTGCGTTTGCAATCACAACTCGGGCAATTTTTCTTTGTATATACAATATACATCACAAATAATGATAAGCATAAAAGTATAACAAAAACAAACGAGTTTGACGAATTTTTTGATTGTTTACGCGGCATTTTATTATCGTATTAAATAAAAATCAAAAACATCATTTTTTACATTGAAAATCCGTGTGATACACTCTTTACATGGGCATATATCCTTGATAGCCAATGTTGAAAAATTCAAAAATCTCCATATATCCGTTTTGTTAATACTTTCATTAAAGCGGTCTGTAAAACCATAAAAATGTACTATTATTTCTGTTTCATTAATTTCAATGACGTTTGCGTTATACCATTTATTTTTACAATCCATTACCTGTATTTGATCCCCAATTGACAACTGTGATATTTGTGATACAGATAAATGCGGTGTTTCAATACAAAAACGGCTCTCATTTATTACAGGAACATTTGAAAAAATATACAATTTTTGATAAATAAGTACTTGCAATTGATCTACCACCAGTTGTGCATATCGTGTATTTGAAAATGATAAAAGTATTTCTTTTGAGAGCAAGCAAGGATAAACATATTGCCATAATTCTAAAAATTCCGCATCGCGTTCACGTTGTTCTGTCTCATCTAGTTCTAGTTTTTTATTATTGTCTTTATTTTCTTTATTGTCTTTAGTTTCATCATTATCGTCGTTAACTTTATTTTTACTTGGTCTATTGATGTAATGAATAATGGAATCAAATAAGCATGTCTCAAGTATCAAAGAGCGTTTGAGAAATTGATCTTTATCCATATGTTTTATCTTCCATTTTCGTTTCAACATGAAAAGAAGTATATCTTTACAATCCGTAACATAAAAAGTGCCGTATATATCAAAATGCTTGTCATACAATTGATTTATAAATTTTAATGATAAATCCGATGGAGTGGATAAAGCATCTTTTGCCCATGTTTGAAGTGTTTTATCTGTATAAATGTTTTTAGAAAATATGTGAATATATACAGATTCTACATCTATACAAAAGTAATCAAATGCGTTTAATAATTTAAATAAATTTTCATTTGTACATTGAAGACTTGTAAATAATGTATGGATATGCTCAAACATTTCAATTGCTATATTGGTACAAAAAGGAATAGAATATACATTGTCTTCTAAAAAGCCTTTCTTTTCTTTAAAAAAAATTGTATACTGTGAAAGTAGCTCTAAATTAACATGTACATTAACATATGTTTCTTCCGGTTTGCATTGATCTGTAACTAATGTGATAACGTGATTTCGTTTAATTTTACTTATAAAATCGTATAAATGGAAATCCGCCATTGTTTTCATTTAATAATTTTAAATTATTAAATTTTAATTTTCAATTTTAAATTAACAGTGCTCCAATTTGATCTAGGTATAAAATATGAGTTACCTGCCTATGAAATTACTGTCAGTTTATCAAATTCTTTTTCTACAGCAGATAGCGTTTTATCAAATTCTTTTGAAATTTTATTTACGCATTTATTAAAATGTAATGAATCTTTTTTTATTTTTTTTAAATCCTTTAGCTTTTCTACTGCCTTATTTGGACTTTTTTGTTTTTTCTTTTTAGGCTTTTCAGACTTTTCAGGTGCGCTAGGTTTCTCTGTATCGGGTTGTAATTCGTCGCCAACCATACAATCTAAAGGCGTATCCGAATAGTCCCAATCTTCATCAAATGCTGTATCTTCAATAGCCCATCTAAAATGTTTCATATGCGCCTTTGTGTACACCTTATCAACACAATGCCTCAAAACTTTCTCTTCTTTATCATCCTCGTCTTCATCCTCTTCTTCATCCTCTTCTTCTACCTCATCATTACATCCTCCCAAATTGACATATTCAGCCCACGCTTTCACGATACGTGGATCAATATAATTTTTTTTAGATGTATCCAGTGCAATTTCCTTTGACTTGTCACGTTCACTTAATTCTGCTTCTTTTTTCTTTATTTCCGCTTTTAGTTTGTCTTTTTTTGTTTTATTATCTTCGTCCTTCATTTTTTTCTTTAATTCATTGATTTTTTCTTGATCCTTTTTCAATTTTTCTTTAGCTGCATCTGTAAGACCTTTTTTGTGATTTAGTTTTATAGCCACGCGTCGATTTACTTCATTAAACCCAGCAATTTTTTCCTCTTCCGTTGATTCATCATCAATGTCCAACTCTTTTAATCCCTCATACATCATACTGCTCGCCAATCGCGTGCGAAACACCTTTGCCGAAAAATCCTTATCAATGGATTTTAAATATTTATTGACATCGCTGGATGTAATCTCGCTAAACACGTTATCATCGGCCTTTTTGGATTTTTTAGTATATTTTACCATATGGTCATACACGCTCTTGATAACATCCAATGTATTATCGTATGAAACCGAATCTTTACCTTTAAATGACAACTCTAGCTGATAAATCCCTGTATCTGGATCCATCTTGCATGTCACATTTTGAACCATTAACGTCGTTGCGCCAACAACTTTTTCAGCACTATCGCATTGATCGTCTTCACATTCGTTGCCCACACGGATTCCGTATTCTTTTATAAGATAAAGGGCACATCCAATTTGATTATCTTTAACCGATTTGCTTTTTAATAATCGTTCAATATGTTTATCAACGACATCAATAAAATGATTTAATTTTCGGGCTTTTTCAAATTTAAGCAAATCGCCCGTCTCGGCCAATAAAATATACTTGTGTTTACCCGTTGTTTTATCGACATATCGTGCCGTCCAATTTGCGGTTTTATCATGTACAACGGCGCCCCAACGATGCCCTTGTGGTGGGGTTGGGGCGCTTTTTTTATCCGTTACATTGATTGTAACATCTTCTGGATAATACATTTGCTTGATTTTGCCTTTATTGGTCATCACATTGCCAGACCCAACATAAAGACCAGGCAATTCAACCGCCGAATTGCGGATATCTTTTTTAGCACCATTAACATAAGCAAATGAAAAATTAAGTTTTTTTTCAAGCTTTTCAATACGCTCGCGTTTCTTTACTGGATCTTCTATGTCTTCCCCTTTATCCCCTTTATCCCCTTTTTTACCCTTTTTATCTTTCGCTTTCTCTTTCGCTTTCTCTTTCGCTTTCGCCTTTTTTAAACGTTCTTTTTCTTCGCGTTTTTCACGTTTTTCACGTTCTTTTTGTTCTTTAATTTCTTTTAAACGTTTGACAAGTGGCGTAAAATCAAACTTTTTAAAATCTTTGAAAATCTTTTTATGATCGGATGTAAAATACGTCTTGAAATCCTTGAAAAAATTGTCGTTAAACTCTTTTTTATCCAAATACTTTTTAACACTTTTTTCTTCTGTAATAATACGTTTGGCATAAAAAGACGCCGCGTCTTCTTCTGCTCGAGACAGCGCATATTTTTGTCCATCATAAATGATACCCACCCCAAGCGGATCTGGCAACGGTTCGTATAAATGCTTAAAATACGGACCATTGTGTTCAAGTGTGTCCCATCTAACGGCTCCTTTGGCTTGTTTAAATCTATCAAAATCACACGCATCTGCTCCAGAAACGGGTTTGATAAGACGTATATCACTGTTTACACCAAGATCAGCGTCTCCAAAGGCACGCAAAAGACGCTGGATGCGTGCGCGCACCGGTTTAGCACGCGTTTTAATGTCTAGGCATACGGATTTTTTTGTTTTCCACCGAGTTGCAATGCCGATATCGATGGGCAGTTTTTCAGATGGCGCAAATGCATCCTCTTTAAATTTTTTATTACGAAAAAGTGATTCCAAATGAGCGCGGATTAAATCTGGACTTACTTCTTTTCCGTCTTTCCCTGAAATAGAATAACAATAATCCTTTGTTGTCATTTTTATTAAAATGAATTTTTTAATTATTAAATTCATTTTTAAGCTGTACCCCAAATTTATTTTTGTTTGTCTTTCGCATCCTTTGCATCCTTTGCATCCTTTGCATCCTTTGCATCCTTTGCATCCTTTGCATCCTTCGCATCCTTCATTTCTTTTATTTCTTTTATTTCTTTTATTTCTTTTATTTCCTTCGCGTCCTTCACATCCTTCAGGTACATTGGTCGTGGTTCTTCTGCCATTGCCATCGCTGCAGCTGGCACCGCGTTCTTTAAAAAGCCATACTTTGACTCGATATCGTGAATACGCGCCTCCGTTTCTTGCATCAACGCGTCCATCTTGCAACAAAACATCAAATCCTCGATATACGTATCCTTTACATTTTGCATGCCTGCCTTGCATTGGCGCAAATCGGCAACCAAATTTTGGCAAAGTGTGCGGTCAAACTGTCGTTCGTTATCAAGATGCATCGCTAGTATATCAAACCCTTTTTTGATAGATGTATTAATAAATGTAAACGTGTTGGCACGCGTATCGGTATGTACAAAACTTCGCATTATTTTGGTGATAATGCTGTCAGGATGAACTTGCATATGTTTAACATTCATTTTTTCCCCTTTCTGAATCTTGCCGATAAATTTAATTCGTGGAATGATATCATCGTCCATTTTAAATTATTATCTTTTTTTTAAATTTTATATTATCTATTATCTAATAAATGTCATATGTTCCGTTAGGCGATCTTTGTGGCTCAAAAAATGGTGCACCATTCTCAAATACGCCCACACCTGTAAAAACCGTATTGCTAAGCAATTTTGGCGGTGCAAGTTACGCACTTGCTATTGATCCGTCAAAGCCAGGATTTCAATGCGACGGTGCTACTATGTTTAAAAACGCCTATCCACAGGCACCAGTCAATCCTTATTCATCTTCAATCTGCTCTGGCTCGATATGTCCCGGACTCCGACGCTAAATTGAAACACAAATTCAATTTAACAAATAAATTGAATTAATAAAAATGCCACCGCATTTATCCATTACCATATTACCTGAAAAAGTTAAAATATACAAATTGACACATCCCATACATAGTTGTAATATTATGTGTCAGGCTAATGTCCGCTTACCAGATCAGGAAATCACAGTATATAAATACAGAGGAAACGATGATACACTTTTTGAACAAAACTCAATTGTATTTGATCCAAGAGAGTATACAGCAATTAATATCCATGAAGACATTCCTGGAATAGATCATGTTGGCATTGTAAACTATATCAGCGGATGTTTTATGAAAGAAGGCATCCCTTTACTCTATATCAATACATATGCTTATAATCTTATATTGGTATCGGAAGATTATATTGATAGTGCACAACAATTATTGGAAAAAATTTAGAAGACCAAAAACGTATTGTGGTTAAAATATGTCCTATATTTTGAAATTATATTTAATTTATTTAATTTATTTAATTATAAATATGAGTGTTTTTAGACTTGTATATCAGTGCAAAATTATTTTTTCTCCGTATGAAAATAATAATCCATATAGGAATATTGGAGATAAAAATTTTTATCTTAAAGATTTTTGTTATTTTTTAACAAACGGGGCAAATCCTAGTTTTTCATCAGGTGGAGCTGGGACAAATTTAGCTGTAACTAATTTGGAGAAATTAACAGAAACAAATTATTTTGATAAAAACAAATTGAAAACAATTGGACAAAATGGAGAATTTGGAAATATCGTTGGCGATGGAGTTGGTCTGGTAGAAAATACTCCTTATTTTTTAGATGATAGTGCCTCCGCTAAACAAATTGTTGGTGTGTTTCATGTTATAGGAAAAAATTTCAGTCACGAAAGCGATTCAGCTAGAAAAGCTAATGTTGGTGCTGTAGTTGATTATTATACTCGAATTATAAAAGCAGTAAATGAATTTGCTAAAAGCAATACTGATAAACAATTTATTTTATATTTAGCAAGAATTCCAGGGAATATTTTTAAAGGAGGAATTGAAACTGTCATTGGAATGTTAAGAGCGATCAATGGTGTTACACAAGAAAAAAATGTAGGTTATCAAATAGATGTATCAAGTGAATTGTATTATTTATTATACGATTACTTATTTTATAGTACACCAACCCAAGGTAAACCTTTAAAGTTTAAATACGACGAAAATGAAGAGAAAAAAGAAGACAAAAAAGACAAGAAATTAGCAAAGCAGATCACAGATGCATTTGATCGTTCGGAAAAAGGACTGCCTTTTATATATTTATACGTTAATGATGAAGACGACAGCGTATATAAGGAAAGATTTAAAAACAAAAACTGTTCTGTTATCATATTAACTATAGTAGAAAATATGGTAAAATACGAATTTCCATTAAAATTTGATTTATTAAATAACGATCAACGTGAATCTGATAAAAATACAAAATTCACCGAGTTAGAAGCACGTATAAAAGACTTTAAAATTACCTATAAAAACGAAGTAAGTTTAGGATCGTTTGATATTTTAATTTTCAAAATAGGAAAATATAATATTATATTTACAAAAAATAGGGATAAATTATTATCAGAATTACATTTTTGCAAATCGTCTGTTGATATACTAGAATATCTTCAGAAAGATTCTAGTAAAATTTTATTAAATTTGATTGATGAAAAAAAATATCAATATGAAAGAGATGATTTATCATGGTTTATCGAGATGAGAAAAAAATATCAACACTTTAATTTGATTAGTAATATATCTCATTTTTTTAAAACAGATTATTACAAAATTGATTCAACATGTATAGAAGATTTATTTGGAAAGACAGACGTTTTAGAAAAAACTAAAAAGAGTGTTATCATTTTTTACAAAGATGAGATGACTGTATATTTTGTTGATCTACCATTCTTATATTTTGTTAAAATTGATAATGTAACATTTTTAATAAGGGTAATTCCTGATGATGATTATTTTGGATTAATATTGAATGGTAGTGTAATCCCTAGTGATGGTAGTAAAATGTATAGATTTAAATACGATGTTTTAGAAGAAAAAAAACATCATGATGATTTACCAGATCTTGATGTAGATGAAGATGAACAGAAAAATACTTATTTAATTGAAACACAACCACGGCCACAAAACATGTATAAAAGAGTAAGTAATAATACAACTTTAACGCCAGAAATGTTAGCTTCGATAGTTACATCAGATGGCTATGGTATAAAACGACCACTACTTAATATTGATCCAAATACAGATTGTAATAGGTCACCTAGTTTATGCGTAGACTTGTATACATGTATTTTATGTGGTAATAAGTTTCCAAGTTGGGATCCTTCAAAAATAAAATTCAGAAACGAAGAACTTAATGATACATACAAAGCATCATTTGGCTGTAAATGTCCTATTAAATTATATGTTTTAAATTTACATGAATGTACGGATGAAGAAAAAAAACCAAAATATGGAGATAGAGATGGAGATATAGTTTGTTTTAATGGTTTTGATGGTGTTTGGAGTTTTTATACAATAAATGGGAAAAATATTGAATTAAGCTTAAATGAACATGTTTTATTAGATGGAATCCATACACTTTTAGTTAATATAAATGACTCTTTTTTTAATTTACAACCAATTGTTGATTTTATAAAGTCGTATTCTAGATCACATTTTCAAATAATATTTACAGCAAATGAAGAATTAAGAAGTCAAATAATGTTACGTAGCGTAAAGCTTACAAATAAACATCCTTTTTTACCAGACAAAATTTCAATGACAGATTGCACCGAACAAGATCCTAAACAAATGACAAATTTTCCATATAAAGGACGTAATTTTTCATACAATAGAGCTATCTTTAGTATACTTTATACTATTGCAGAATTAAGAAATAGTTTAGTTAAAGAACCACTCTCGTTTAGAAAGAAATCAAAATCAATTAGTAAAAAGATAAAAAAATCAAAATCAAAATCAATTAGTAAAAAGATAAAAAAATCAAACTCAAAATCATTTAGTAAAAAGAAAAAATTAAAGTCAAGGTCAATTAGTAAAAAGAAAAAATTAAAGTCAAGATCAATTAGTAAAAAATACAACGCTTTTTCAAAAAAAGCGGGACCAAAAATATAGTAGAATGGAAATTCTTTATAATTTCAATATTGAAATTATAAACATCGTATAGGCTTTAATTTTCTTCATCAGATAACTGTTTACTGCTTTGTTTACTGCTTTGTTTACTGCTTTGTTTACTGCTTTGTTTACTGCTTTGTTTACTGCTTTCTCTGCTGCTTTGTTTACTGCTTTGTTTACTGCTTTCTCTGCTGCTTTGTTTACTGCTTTGTTTACTGCTTTCTCTGCTGCTTTGTTTACTGCTTTGTTTACTGCTTTGTTTGCTGCTTTCTTCATCGAAACGTTCTGAATGCTCCATATACTCCTGATACAGCTCACCACGCTCCGCTGGGTGTGTCTCGTTTAATAAACGAATTAATCTTCGGTCCAGAGTCGTCTTGGAAGAATTTTCCTTATCCGCATTCCACGTGTAAATCACCGTATGCTTATCAAACACAAACTCGCTCGGTAAATTCGCCTCGATGGCCTTGTAGATCTCAAACGTGCTCTGTAATGGAATCGTCCTGTAATCCTTCTCTTTTGATTGGCTTAATCGCGAAATTTTGTCGTGGCAATAATTCTGGATATTCTTTCCCAAACATAGCAACGTGCACAACAGCCTCTCCCAATTTAATTTGGGGTTGCAAAATTTTGCCACATGATCTACCGCAGCCAACGTATCGCGTTTAAAATTGTCAACTGCTTCCGTGCGTGTATTCCCAGTTGGGCTTGTATACAACTCGCGGTTTTTACATGCACTCGCCACAATCTCCTTTAAAATATACATGTTATAAAAATCATCATTGACCAGCTTTTCAATCTTTACAAATTCCGAAATCAGCAACGCCATCAAATCCTTGGTTTTTTCCTTGCTGTATTTATACGTCAATGGCAACACCGCCAACGTCTGTAAAAGATCCACAATAAAATCACCTTGTTCATCAAAAAATCGCGACCGCTCAAAGGATCGCTCATGATCGCTCATAAAATCATCGCTTATATTGCTTTTCTGGCGATTATCCCATCCACAATCCAAATCAACCCGCGCATCTTTGTAAAGCGATTTTACCACATTGCGAAACGTCTGCGACGTATCGCTTCGCTTATACTTGTTGATTTCATTGCTAACCGACAATAAAAACAATTTGGCGTCTGTATACGAATCCTCCTTGCACTGAATAAACCCATATTTGGTATGTGCCAACGAACAATTCATTCGATGATTCTCCGCCGACTTGCTGAATGAAAACCCAAAATCGATAATGACTGGACATCGTCCATACGTTGGGACCAAATGATACTCACCATTTACAATATACAAAAAGACGCTGTTGGGGTCACATTCTTGGATCAAAATGTTATCGGAATGCATATCATAATGCGTAAATTTCACCTTTTGATGCGCAATTGCGCTTGCCAATAGCGTCTGTTTGACAATTGACAACAACTCCATCGTCGAACACACATCGTTCTTGATATACTTGAAAAATTTCTTGCACCCTTCTAAATGCTGAATCACCAACATATCAGTTGAAATCGTCTTGTAATCCGGTGTCGTTTCAAACGGATTTTTGGCACGTTTGAAATTAGCCGCAACAGGCACACTCGTTTTACCAAACATTTTCACAAAATGCGGGCAATAATCACGAAGCGTATTAAGGTCCATCAAGACTCTGTATTCTTGATCAATCATAAAATCGAGATACTGACTGATTTTGTAAACATATCTTTTACCCGATTTTTTATCCATTAAAAATCCCACAAGACCTTGTTTCCCTTTTTTTAAAAGAGGACCATCGTATTCTAAAAAGTCTGGAAAAGATAAATCTGTAGTTGTATATTTTTCTTTTTCTTGTTCCTTTTTTTCTTCGTTAAAAAAATCAATAACATCTTCTAGCTCTCGATCATATAATAAAGGATCCTCCATTATTTATGTTATTGAATGGATTCTTAAATAACAATTTAAGAATCATTCCCTATTAAATTAAATGAGTAAAACATTTGTTGAAACGCTGATTAAAAAAAAAAGTGACGATAACAACACCGATTCAGAAGATGACGAAGTCTTTGTCTTTAATCCTAATATTGAAACCTCTCAAATTCGTCGACACGCCATGGACCTTTTCTCTCCCCTCGATATCCGTCTAAAATACCTTGAACTTTTTTATAATCGAGACCCCACTCAATTCAGCGAACTTATCAGCTGTATCAATGGAATGTACTCTTTTTCACGCACGGTCTCCCTTAAAGCTTACGTCATCGGTATCGCGTGGTCGGCCTTGATACCCATCGTTTACCGCATCGACTGTGCCAAAAATGTCAATGAGGAAGGGTACCCCATATTAAACCAACTTTGTCACAATCCATTATTTGCATTTGAACCCACGCCAATTCGTGTTGAAACAGTGTTGTATTTAATGAAAATAGGTCTAAAAGAAGAGAAGGGCAAAGAAAAGGAAAAGGAAAAGGAAAAAGAAAAGGAAAAAGAAAAGGAAAAAGAAAAGGAAAAAGAAAAGGAAAAGGAAAAAGAGAAAGAAAATGAGAAAGCCGTACTAAAATACAGAGAAAACGCTCGAAATTTTTTCTGCGAAATTGTCAATGATATCCACATCGATTGCCTCTACAGATTTAAACTTATTCAACGTCTTGAGAACGATTTTAAAGATGATTTGTTTCATTATTACGCCGATGTTGCCGCCTTACGATTTGTCGAATCACAACACAATCGTCTTGTTTACCGCGTCATTTGTTGCCAATACATGTTTCAAAAATGCGAAGCCCCGCTTCATATCTTTGCCAACGAGTTTTTATTGCATATTGCTTCCTTGCCCGATATCAACGAAGACATCCGTGCCGACGCGTGCGACATTTTACTGGCCTATGGAACACCTGAAAATGTCGAAAATGCGCGAATGATTTTGTTTGTCTTGGGAGGAGGCGAGCGCGCCCGTCACAATATTTTCAAAAACTCGCAAAATGTGCACAATCAAGCCATCGAAGAAAGTGTTGAAAAAATGATTGAATACATCTCAACCTTTGTGCCACGAACTGTCTCACCCTACACATTTGAAAAAGCCAAAGACGAATTGACCGAATTGATAAAGCTTGAGCCCGACGAAGCCAAGCGCACCATTCTTGAAAACGCCATGATTCGTATCACCATTGATCGTGCCATTTACGGCCGATTTCATCAAAGTCTAGCGCACATTATCGCAAAAATGTGGACATATATCCAAGACTCGCCTTACCGTGAAGAGCTTCAAAAACGGTTACTTGAAGAACTGATTGACTCTAACAATAAATGCAGTTCAGGATACGTCTCACGTATTGTCAATACTTTATCTGGATTTGGCGACATGTCATTACAGATCAGTTTTGAAGATCAAATTATAACTGTTCTTGAAACACGCTTAAATAATGAAATTATGAACGATGAAAATTCCGATATAATATTGGATGAAATGATGTTGCCTGTACGTTTCTTTGAAAAGCGCGGTACATTCTTGAAATTTTTTCGCACACACATCTCACGTATCCGTGAAGAAATGTATGAGGAATTTAAAGAGCATGTAAACACGTATGATTATGATATGTATTTTCGTAAAGCCATTATGCATTACGAAGGTTTTGGTGGCGTTTTATAAAGCGGTAGAAAAGTGTTTTTCAGTATTAAAGAAAAAACACTTTATATAAAGAAAGGATATGTCATATCACTTTAACCGCTTTAATTTTAATTATGAAACAAGTCAGGCAGGTGACCGTGGTGGTCGCGGACGCGGTCATTATGACCAATACGGCAATTTTATACCAAACGAAAGGCCTGTAAATATATTTGCCCAGTATATTTTACAAGCCGTGTCGGATACAGTTCGAAGTGCCTTGCATAATTTATCAAATCAAATTGAAAATCATCTGGTGGGAAACGCTGATGATATTGCATTTTATAATCCTTATCATCCACAGCCACGGCGACAGCCCCAATATGTCATCATTCGCTATAAAAACATGCCCAATAAAAAAGACCATACAAGTTGCCCGATATGCTTTGACGACTATGACGATTCGTCGATGGTGTTAAGCACAGAATGTCTTCATTTTTTTCATGAAGGGTGTTTAAAAAAATGGGCAGATGTAAATAAAACGTGTCCTATTTGTCGAACTGAATTGTAGATAATAATTTTATTTTCTAATTAGCACACTAATTAGAAAGACTTGTATCTAAATTTTGATGTTGTCTTTTTATGAAAACACTTAAAAATAAAATTTAATTCTAGTAATAAAAATGGCAACGTGTACAATTCGATCAGTATTCTCTACGAGTCAAAACGTTAAAATTGACGATTATGTACCAGAGACTAATAACACTATAAACCCAAAGTTTGTAGCAATTTTAAACGAAGGACAAACATTTACCCCTGAACCCCAATACATCACAAATCTTAAAGCCCAAAACATCTCTTTTCTTGAAAAAAATACGGGAAATTTAAACAATTTTAACACTATTTTTCCTAATGGTTATACTATCATGTCAACTGAAATGAAATATTCTAAATGGATTTCATATCGTTTGACAAATCGTTATACTTACGACTACAAGTTGAACACATCAATATTATTATTGTTGAGTCAAACATTAAACGCGCTTCCCTTTAATTTGACATGTCAGATTTGTAACACAAATGACAGTGTTGTTAAGAATGTAACATTACCGGCACTCAGTGTTGGATCGGCGTACATTTACGCAACCATTAATGAAACAATTCCGGCAGGCAAATACATTCAATTTAAAATAAGATGCCCCGACCCCCCAGCTGGTCAAACCGCGACCAGTCCTATGCCTTATCAAACCTTATTGAATTATTTGGTTATTTCTCACACTGGAACAAAGGTTGTCGTCCCAGAAATGACATATGATGTAACATCCATCACATCAACATACGAAGGAGTTGATGCAAAGCCAATAAAGTTGTATCTTAAACCGTCTTTAAAGGGTGGTGATAGTGATAATTTAGCCGGTCATAAAGTGCGATTTTATGCAACTTTAAATTCTCAACAAACAGATCTCGGCGAAGAAACAATTGTCGTAAATAATCAGGGTGTATACTCTGTTACACGATACTTGCCAAAAGAACAACTTCCAGTTGGCGTATATACCATCTCCGTTCAATTAAAACGACCAAGTGCCACTCCTACAAATTACGTACAAAATGCATCTACTACCTTAAATGCGTTGGCTTATACAGTAAATAAACAACAAATTGTATTAACAACAACTATTGACAGTGAACGTGTCTCATATCTAGGCAATTTTATCATCAATTCGTCAGTCGATTACAAAAAACTTGGGACTGTATCGGTTAGGATTACAGCGACTGATTATGAACGTAATGATACTATGGTCTTGTTTGAAAATGGAAATTACTTTTATACAAAGCCCGTGAAAACGTCACCTATGAACATGACCATTGGAACTACCTACACAGTTGAAACTCAATTTATTCCAGACGGATCGATTGCTTCCAATTTTCAAGCAAGTGATGTTAAAACTGTAACATTCACAATTGAACCTTATAAAATGGTTATTTCGGTAATAAATAATTTGACAACGATAAACTACAGAGAATTCATCGAATTTGATGCAATTCCAAAGACGGGAAATGATAGCGCTGAATCTGAAGTATCAGGCAACAAAAGTATTGTCATTTCCAAAAATGGTGTCGTAGTTGAAACACAATCTGTTCCCTATACATTAACACCCTACCAAACATCATTGTATTCACCTGGAACATATGTTGCCGTTGCCAAATTTTCCAATTCAAGTGCTGTCCTTGATTCCGATGCTTACACTTTCACGATTAACGCACAAGATACAACATTGACGGTTAATAGCGAGCCCTCGCGCACTATCGATGGCGATGCAAACACATCAGCTGATGATATCACAACTGAAGCCGGTGTTTTCACGTATCCATACAACACGTCCTTTACCGTATCGGGTGTCTTAAAAACCGGCACGGTTTCTCAAGCGCTTGCAAGTGAGCTTGCAAAGATACAAAGCGGTACTCCTGCCCAAACGATTCCCATCCTTATCAAGGACGCCGACAATGCCGTTGTGTTTGATGGTGAATACACGATTGATGAAAATGGCGCTGTTACAAGTTTCAAGTCTGGTCATGGCGCGAGTGGGACTGAATTGCTTCTCGCCATAGATCCTACCAATTTAGAGTCCGACTCTGGTTATTATTACGATTCAAATAACATGACAGTAAATGGGGTGATTAGCAATAATGGTATCGCTTTATCTGCATTTCCTGGAATGGATGCCTATTTAAATGTATCGAGTGCAACTACACCGTTGTGGAATTTTTATACTTGGGGTAATATATATTATACTGCAGCTAATAAAGTTGCTGGGGAAACAACCACATCCGTACAAGCTGGGTATATAACAGTTAATACTAATTTTAGCATAGTTGTAGATGAAACTGCCTCAACTATTGCTATAAAAGATAATAGCAACAATGTGTTGATAACCCTTGTCTATGTAAAAGATGGGGACAATTTAACAAGTTTGAAAAAGGTAGGTGATGACACTGAATTATATATGTCCGATTTGTCATCAATTGAAACTGCCATCAGGGGGTCAGACAACGATTTGTGGAATAGCCCCTCCTTAAGAATATCAAATGGAGCCACTTTGAATGCCACGTTATTTGCTTTTTCGTCGGCGTCTACCGAGTTGGCTACTTATTTTAGAAATGGTTATGATGATACTTATACTTTTAATAATACGTATTTTATAATGAAATCACAATCTCATGGACTTGAACTATCTATATTTTATGACCGAACCGTTACAACAACAACGGGATCATCATTTGTAGAGCACAGCTTTATCGATGTTGGTCTTACAATTGAAACACAAATTGACGGTGGAAACAATGGTAATGCCATCACAAACTTTCAATTAGCACGTGACAGCGATTCTGTTGACGTATCTTCACATATATCCAACGTCACAATGGTCGACGGTGAAGACGCCAACGGCGACCCAGCCGTTTTGTATACGTTAAAGGTATCTTCTCCTGCCGATATTGGGGCTGGGCTGGACAAAACAGGTAATGTTGATTTTACCTTAAAATTTAACCCTCCAAACGCCAATTATGTTTTATCCACTGCGCCCATCAAAGTAAAGGCATTGAAAGATTTCATTGAATTGACAATTGAAGTCGCCCAATCATCGGTTAAATTTGAAGATGACATTGTCATCACGTGCAATGTATCCAACCAAGCACAAGATATGACCACGCCTCATCCCAATCTTAGTGGCACTTACAAGTTGTATCGCAAAAAACTTTCCGATGCAACTTGGCCAACGACTCCCATTATAACACAAGTAGATAACTCGAATGTTAAAACAAGTGTGTTTACAGTATCCGCCCTTGATCTCGATATTGGCACGCATATGTTTTACGTTGACTATATTCCTTCTGAGCCATTGTCAGATAATTTTTATCCCGAAATCCGAAGTCCCGCAAGTGTATTAATCGATGTGCAAAAAATCGATATGTCTTTTGTAGTTAAAATGGTAGACAACGTTGATAATGAAATAACAAGTGTCGATATTAGCCAAAAAGTTAGATTTCGTGTGAATGATTGCAAGTCTCAATTTGGTGCTAAGCATGCCGTTGCAGGCACTCTTTCATTGATCTCGCCTGTTGTTGCCGGTTTTTCAACGATTACATTTACTGACAATGGAGACACAAACGGTGATTTTGATTGGTTTAAAATAATGGAATTGCTTATCCCCAAGACCACCACATCTTTTGTTTTTAAGTTTACACCTACAAGATTATCCCATTTTAACGCTACAGAAATTACGCTTTCTACAACTATAAATTCTGTTGGTGCATTGCCTTTTAATGGGCCTACCACTAAACTTGCTAACGATCATCCAACATATCTTGAAGATATTGTTATCAATTTACAAATTACGTTGGTATCTCGTGCTGGTAGCATGTCCCTTATACCATTATCTGGAACACTTGAATTAGTCGATGGAAACAATGTTTCTATTTATAAAAACGAAACTGTTACAATTGAAGATAGTAACATCAAAAATATAAATACCGAGAAAAAGCCTTACAACTTTAGATTTACTTATAACACTCCAGTATCTTTGACACTTCGTTTTACACCAACAAATAATGAAAATAATGAATATAAATATTACAATAATTACGAAAAAACGGTTAGCGTGGTTTCTCAAAAACAAACGCTTCAAGCTATTAATATCACTACCACTAAATCCACTTATATATATGGAGAATATATAGGATTATCTATCAGTACAGGTGATTCTTACCCATTTACAGGAACAATAAGGTACACTATACAAAAAGTCGTAAATGGCGAAGGTGATGGAAATGTAAGTTATGTTGGAGACTCCGATATTGTAAATGCATCTAGCACTGAGACTGAAGATTTTGATATAGGTAGCGAAGAAGCGGGTGATGCAACTCATGATTCAACACAACATCAGATTAGTTGCCGATTTATATCAAAAGATGTCAATTTTAATAGTAGTGTGGAGAATATATCGACTAGTCTTGAAGTCGGTAAAACAAAAGTTGAGCCTAAAATAATCGCGCATCAAAAATCTACCGTAGTACTGACAAATCTTGAATTTGGATATAAAAACAAATTTGGCATTCCTGTCACAACGCGTGATTTAGAACAGGTTTATAACAGCAATATTGAATTATTAAACTCATCTACTCTTGTCATTACCGGAACTATAACAAATGCAATAGACTTAAGACACGTCGGTTATGGAACTGTTAGTGTGATCAATAGATATACCGAAGAAGACGGCGAAACTGTTACAACAACAGTTTACGCATCTGCCCCTGTTTCAGGAGGATATGGCGCATTTACAATTAGTTATACTCCAGATATAACCGGTGAAATTCTACTTATTTACGAGTCTGATACACATTTTTTCAGCAATACTGACAATTTGAAACAATCAAACTTGTATAACACATTTTATTTAATATTATCCAATATACCTTACGAAATTAAAATGTCAATTGGCGCAACAGAAGGAGTGGGAATAACGGACTACCATGATGGATCATTTACTGTAAATGTAAACATGTTAATGTTACGTTCAGATGAAGCCAAAAATGCCAGCAGTGCTAACAATATCAACGACAAGTTTTTGCTTACAATAAGCACGATGAATGATGTTATTGTATACTCTACAAAATTGGATTTAGTTGAAGAAAAATCTAGCACAACTGGTGTATTTACCTTTATTCCAAGAAAACTTTCATCGACAGTTCCTCTTCAGGCAACAACAACTCTCACTAAAGGGTTGGAAGCCGGTGATTATTTGCTTAAAGTGTCGTATGAAGGCATTCCCGGATTTTATGACGCAGAACAAGCACATGATAGTGCAAATGTAACAAATAAATTTATCCAGTTTACAGTAGCAAAAACAAACCCTGCTATCCAATCCCAGTTAACGCATCGTTATAATGGCAATAATAATACTTTATTGGCAAATACACAACTTGATAATCTTCTTTACACGGGAGATGTTCAAGTAACGAGTAATACGGCAAGCTTTTTCTACAGAGAATTGCCAAATATGTTAATCCGTGTTCAAACACTTAGAACAGCTTTTGCCGCCTATAACGCGGATAACAATTTGTTAGGCAAAACAGTTGTTAAATTTCGTAGTTCATTTTCTAGTTTATCAGCTACAGACTATAAGATTGTAAACATTTCTGGGTCAGAAGGTGCCGATGGTGTATCTAATAACGAAATCACCAATATTGTTAATACTAAAATTGTACAATTGCCCTTGTTGAATGCTGGAAGTGTAACATTCATTGAATTGGAATTTACACCAAATGATACCCGAAATTATAACAGTAAACGTATCATGTTTAAAACAGAAGTCAAGAAATACACGCCCACTTTATTGAATACTCCTGATACTGACGACTATAAAATTAATGTTGTTGCGGACAACGACGGTTCCAGGGCATCAAACGTTCTTGCATCACTTGCATACAAAACAAACGGTGTAATCAACTATGATGAAAACTTTGAAGTATATAACAAGTTACAAAAAACTGATCTATTAACAGGTGTTGACTACGATAATATTGATGGTGAACTTATATTTGGTTACACCTCGTTATCTACAAATTTTACCCCTATAAATGATGCTGCAATCCCTGTTGTTGTCACACAAAATAAACTTTACTATAAAACAACATTCAATCCTAAAGATATAGAATCACTAGCTGAGCGTGTTAATGTAGGAACGTACACAATGATTGTTAGTTTTAGACCATCTGATCTTTATAATTACAACGAATCTGAAACTATTTCTAGAAATTTTGCCGTTTATATCGCCAATAGTGTTGGTGTTGTGGCAATTAACGATCCCGTCCCCTCCACTGTAGTATTTAATAAGGTACCAACGCTTACGCTTACGTTAACAGCTACCGTGACATTTGGAAATGACGTATCCCCCAAATCCGGTAACTTATCGTTTTATTGGGGCAATCAAACAGATGATTACCCCGTATTTGATGAAAATCATCTTTTATCTACATCCAAAAATGATAAGACAACAGGCGTTATTCCTGTTAGTGGATTAAGTGGTGACTATTCATTGATTATTAATACTGCGGATAATAATGATGTCATGTTGACCCCTCGTTATAACCCATACCTTATTTATGCCAAATTAACCCCAACAACCGATAATTATCCCGTTATAATTCAAACTGTGGCCCAAACCGTACAAATCAATCCTTCTCTTGTTATCACAATTTCAAGCGAAAGACATAATACTTCTGTATCTGGTCCCAATACACTTTCCTCCATCGAAGTCGGTGATGCCGGGGATGATATTACTCTTACAGCAACTCTTTTTCATCATAATGAACCATATACAGGTGGTGTAGCAAACTTTATGATCACCAAAGAAGATAAAAACGGTAATATATCTACATATGTTGTAGGCGTTCCATTCACAAATAATGTGGCAACATTCCATACAAAAACGGTCGATAATTTGAAAAATCTTGTACAAGATGGGGTGAATGTTTCTCAATTTACAATGGGTTTTGGCGAATATGTTGTAGCATGTCATGCAACATTTGGTGACAATCGATATAAAGAGATAGACCAAGACTATCTTAACGGCTATTTGATTAATAATCGTACATCTACTTACAGTCTTTCAATTGACAAGACAAATATTACATATGGCCATATCCGTCCTGTAGTTACAACCACGTTTGACGAGGATTTTGTATACGGAGGTGCTTTTACTTATACCATTGTTTACACATCTGTAAATGGTGTTACAACAATCAAACAAGATCAAAATTTAACAAATGATGGTGATAAATTCGGATCTAATCCTCCTAGTAAAACATATACATTAGCACTCTCCACCTTGGTAGACAGCTCTAACAATATCATTGATTTAACAGTTGGATCTTACAGTATCACATCAACATATTCTAGTGATCCCAACTTTAGTGGCACGTCAAGTAATACCGTATACTTTGTCGTAAATAAAGAAGATGTCACTATTAATCCGTTGAATAACTATTATCTTTCTTTAGACACATCTCACGCGTTTACATTAAGCGCGACATTGGACAATACAGATATAACCGATTCAAGTGTCAAATTTGTAAACACAACCACAAACCAAATTTATTCGGCAATACACTCGGGTGGCGTTTATTCAGTCACTGACAATGGTAACGATTTGTTTGCTGGAACATATGAAATAATGGCATACTTTGCTGGCAACTTTAATTATAACAAATCAAACAATGTATTTAGCAATCTTATCGTTCAACGACAACAAAAGGCGATCACCTTATCTTTAGTTAGTCCAACCGCTAATGCATCAAACGAATACACATTAAGTGTCAATACACTTAGTGGCGATACCGTACACGTTTACTCGACTCACAAAAAGGAAGCTATTGCCGTGTTTTCACACACCGCTGATCATCTTTACAAAATTGCCGATACACTATTGAACGTTGGCTTAAACCACGTTTTTGTAACCGTTGTCCATCCAAACTACTCCGGCAATTCAAACATAGTTGACATTACTCGACCAAAGATGCCTCTCACAGTCTCATCGTTTACTTCATCTGCATCATCTGTTCTATATAAAGGCACTGTAACTCTTACAGCAAATGTGACTGTTACTGGCCGTGGATATACCGTAACAGAAGGTGAAACAATGGACTTTTATGTCAACGGCAGTCATGTCGGTACAGTAGATGTTATAAGCAACACTGCAACGCTTCCCAATGTATGCCTCCGTGAAATGGGCGCTAATGTAATCGTTGCAAACTTTGTAAACAGCAAGTCGTATGTCTGTGAGAATACACATTCATCAATTTCCGTCAATGTTGTCAAAGCAAACATGGACGTAACATTATACGATGAAACATCTTCTGATATGAATAAGCTTAACAATAAAACCGTCTCATTATACCTTGGCGGATTAACACCAACTAACAAGAGTAATACGACCGATGATGTTGTTGAATTTAGCCGTATCAATTCGGGCACTGCCACTTTTTACAACAACAATGACATCATTTACGATAATGTGCCTATCATTAACGGTGTCGCATCCATCTCATTATCGATGGACTTGGTGTCGTATAGTATCAAGGCAACCTTTAACGGCAATGTCAATTACAATGCAAGCGTATTTTCAAACACTATCACATTCACAACTACCCAAAAGGCCATTTCTGATTATTACGCATCTGTCACCATTGGCGAAGACTCAAAGAATGATGGCAAGACATGCTACATTGTTGCAAACGTGGCATTGAAATCCGGCGTGGCGTCCATGCCAGCATCAAGCCTTTTATTGAACACTGGTGTGGTGACATTTACATATGAAGGCGTAACGAAAATCGTCAACCTTGTCGACGGCGTGGCAACTGCAAACTTTAAATCGTCAAGCAAAAACAATTTACCAACGGTCGTTTACAGCAACACGGCGTATTCGGGAACATTGTCGGCATCATCGGTTGCTTGGCCCGTTGACCCTTTTACGATAAATTATCCAGAATTTATAACAACTTGGTTTGCACCAGGTAGTGGCGTAACAAGTAATTTTTACAACCCTTTTATGGCCAGTCAAAGATCTTATTACACTCTTGATAACTCTAAATTATTATTTATTAAAAATCGGGATAGTGCCAGCATTACAATCAGCTTTTATGCTCAGAGTGTTAAGGCAAAATTGGTTGATAACATAACAAATCCTGGTGATAATAAATCAACTTTATATATAAATAGTCCAATTGTTATAAGTGGCGGAAAAACTCTCATGGTACAAAATGCATCTACTAATATATACGGATTTTACTTTAATATAGCTAAAACAGGAGTTGCAATAGGAGCATTCAGTATTAATGCAAGTCTTACTACCGACTCGTCTGGAACAATAAATGCATCATCTGGATACTTTACAAATAATTTTGCATTGTTTGATTTCTCTACCAACTCGACAAATAATTATGAATTTAGCATATTAGCAAATGTTTAAGACATAGAAAAACGATACAGCTTTTTCACAAAAAGTCTTACCAAAAATTCTTAAATTAACAATCTCGCTAGAAAGTGCTCCCATAATTTCAAATTATTAAATAATTTGAAATAATTTAATCCACAAAAATAATCTCTAAAATATAAGAACAGTCAATAAATATAAAACTAATCCGGTGTTGCTATTTTTGTGAATGTTTATCCATCTTTATCCCCCTTTTAACACGTATGGGCGACTTGTCAATGCGTCGCTTCTTTTTGTAATGCGTCAATATATCCTGCAATTTTCGCTTGACCGTCTCCAAATGCTTATCCTTTACAAACTTTTCCGTTCCCAAAAACTTTATAACACGCACACAATTCTCTGGCTGTGAACGCATATTTAAACACAAATCATCCAACAATACCGTATTGTCCGGTCCGTGATTTGGTAACTTGTAATGCTCCCACAGCATATCCAGTTTTTTAAGATGATCGTCGCCATATAGCTCCATACTTTTGTCACAATTGTCCGAATTTAAAATGCGCTGAAGACGCCGATGTTTCGCACTCACAATATTCTTGGCAATAAAGTCGACATAATCGGGGCTCGCCGCCGACCAAATCGATACAGAAAAATTCTCAAAAGCCCAATCCAAAAAATCTTGCAGGCCCGGTCGTTCAAGAATAACATATGCATTCTCAAAATTATGGTGCTTAAACTGCTCCACATGTTTCGGAAGTGTTTTTCGAGAACGCATATCTATAGAATAAATCAAGGTTTCATCAAGATCTAAATAAAGATTGATTTTTTGAGTAGGCTTTTTCTTTACCAAACTTTTAAAACTTGACATTTTTTTCTTGTCTTTATTACATACAAAATTTTAAATATTCTTTTGGAATCGGTTTTGTTATTCCCATATTTTTATAATACTGAATAGCATCTCTTGCCACATTTTGCTCTGCTTCCTGATCTGTATACCCTTCCTTTCCCGTTAAAATCTTTCTGGGCACACTAAAAACGTCTTCTCCCGTAGGAGTTTGATCTGTAACCCTTGATTCATAAATATATGATACAAAAGTATTATTCATTTCAATAGGATACGTTCTGTATTGTATTTTTATTGTTTTATGCAAATCAAACAATTCCTTTAATCGCGTCTTTGGGTCGGCCAAAAATTCGTATGAAATGGGTATTTCTTTCTCATCTAACAATGAGGCCATAAATCTATAACATACAACAAATCCCATACCTTTTTTATATTTACTATCCACCACCATATTTAATGCGGCTAAAAAAGATTCAAAAACATCCTCCAACACTTTTAGTTTATTTATCACACTAAGGTCTCTTGGGCAGTATATGTAATCGTAAAATCCTAAAGATTCCGATAAATCACCGATCCATTTCGTTTGAATAATACGAATTTTTATTTTTGTTAGCAAATCCACTGCATCTGGCATATTTAAATATGGAAAACGGTTTGAAATGTACCACAATACACAATTATTTAACAAATTATCCCCCAATGTCTCATACAATTCGTAATTACTTGCAACATTTACATCAGGACTTGTAAACGCCGTCATAAAATGTGTCATGTCTTTTTGATCCAATTTTAAATCTGATACCAACGGCACACGCTGATGTATCAGATTTAAAATAAACTCCTGAAATTGCCCAATGGGCTTGCCAACATGAACAGGTCCATAGACAATGGAGGGTTTTTTACTATGTTTATTTACATATCGGATTAATCCTTTTTGTTGTAAAAGTAAAATGGCTTGTCTAGACGCATTTTGTTCTCCTTCACTAATAGTACCCCCATCTCCTTCGCCTATTTTGTATTGGTTTCCTGTATATATATCAACATCATATAACTCTATATGAAATGTACCATCTTCTTTTCGTTCTTCTTTTCGAAGCAATTTTCGGGTCAGTTTATTAAAATCAAAGTAAAGTTGTTTTAATATTGTTTTCGGGTCTTCCAAAGATGTATTGTTAATATTGATATCCAATTGATCTAAAACATACGTGCACAACTTCTCAGTCACAACGTTTCCAATCCCAAATTTGTAATCTTTGTGATGATTAATAATAAACGCGGTCGCGCCAACTATCGCTTCAAACACGTTCTGTGACATTTTTTTTAATTTACTAATTTTTTCATCGCATAAAATATGAGCATTGATGCCTAAGGATTCAACAAATTTACCAATTATAGAGTCACGCAATAAATTAATCTTGACAAGTGTAAGCGTTTTTTGTGTCACCTGTGGATGTTTTTTAAAAATATACCACACAAGTATTCTATGCAAATCAAGTGTTCCAAGCGAGCGAAGAAAAAGGTAATTGTTAGTGTCATCATATGACGGATCCGTGAACGCGGTGTCGAAATAGGCCGCAGATGCAGGGGTAGAAAGCGTGTCAATATATTTTCGCTTTACTTTGGCACGCTCGAGAAGATCAATCACAAATTGCAGTCTTTCCATCTTTTCTTTATTTATCCCTTTTTTATTTTTAACGAATTGTTAAAAATAAAAATCAAAATCAGGCGGGGTCCCGTTCACAGTCAGCAAAGCTGACGCCTGCTCCGCAGGCACGCGCGACGGAATCAGATGCACCTCTTATTTTTGAAAATTTAATTTTTGGGGGTGCGGCCCTTTTTTAAAGGGCTGCTTAGAAGCCTCTCACAATAATATTCTCTTTATCCATCACATTGCAATCCACAAAAAACTTTGCAATATTCTGCCGTTGGTCGCCTGAAAACTGTAAATACTCGTCATCGCCGTCTTCCTTTTTTAACACGCTTCCGCTACAATTATAACACTTTTTGATATATTTGACAAGCTTTGGCAAGTCATATTTGTCTGGGATGTCCGTCACCGTCGTCACATACTTTTTCGCATTTCGTTGCTGGATCGAAATAACCACCTTGAAATCGTCATCGTCGCTATCGACATACACTGTTTTTTTAGAGCCATCAAGCTCCTTGTCGAGATCTTTCAAGTTGTTTGTGTTGAAACGAAGCATGTTTCTTTCTTCTTTCTTTTTTCTAAATTAAATAAAAATTTCAATTTTATTACAGGCTCTCTTTTATTTTTTCTTGTGTGTGGATTTAGAAAACGGTGATCTCTTTGATTTTTTCTTGTGTTTAGATCTAAACAACGATGATCTAGACAACGATGATCTAGACGATGATCTATACATTTTTTTTAAGGCCGCCGAAGAACCTTTATACGCTATAGATTTCGACCCATTCTTTTGATAATCCTTAATCTGTTCTGAAGTAAGCTTACCATCAGATATACGTTTTTCAATATGTTTCTGTACATTTATCTCATGTATTTTTGAATGTAATTTTAAATCTAATTTTGATTGTATATACTCCTTTAATTTTGATTTTATATGGTCAAATTCCAATAATTTTTTGTCCCCACCATCAAAATGTTTTACCAAGACAGGAGAAAAGTTTTTTACAAATTTAACTACTTCTTTATTTACTTCTTTATCTACTTCCTCATTGATTTTTTTTATTGTTTCTTCTAAAAATTCATCTATCAATATCAAAACAACATCTTTATTAATAGTCTCATAAACATAAGGATTTACAAAGATGGGGTCGATAATGTGTCCTTCATCATCGATATGCACAGGGTCCTTTTCATCATTAAAATCTGCATCATAATTTTTTACCAGTTTATATGACTCACAACCTTTCCAGTCTGTCATTTTTAAAATATAACCTTCCAATTCTAATAATTCACGTGGATCAACTGTAATTTTAAATTCTAAATCTACAAATTTAACAATTGATGGAATAATGTTTGCATCTCTGATCCAATCATGTGCTCCATACATTTTTAAGGCTATGATCAAACATGCCATTATATGATGAACGGCTGATTTATTTTCCAATATTTTAGAATCCTGTTCAAAGTCTAGTTTTTTTTCTTTTACTATTTTTTCAAATAATTCTATTGCACAATTTATCATAATATTAAAAATTTTTGATCTTGTTATACTTATATCTTTTACATCAAATTTTTTTCTAAATACATCATTTACAAAAATCGGACTACTTAAAACTTTATAACAAAGTTCTTTCAAAAGTTTTTTAGCATTTTCTGTAGAAGCTTGTGCCATTTATAAAATAATTAATTTTATTAAAATAATGTTTTATACACCTCCATATGCATCGTTCCCATATCCTCATTACAGGTCGAACACACCACCTCCAAATTGTTAATCTCATTTGACCCGCCATCATGCACCGATACAATATGCCCGCAATGGTACCCTTTCTGGTACGACAACTCCTCCTCGCAACAATAACACTGGCCCATCATCTGGTTGGCATACCGTTTGTTCCACACCTCCATTTTGATCTTTTTAGGCAACGCGTCGCGCTTTTTGGCCAAAACCGTGCTTGAACAATGCTCTATCGCCATTGGGTCCGCTTCCAATCGCGACACCCACTCATAATGTCGAAACAGTCCAAGATAAAATGGCACAGCTGTCTTTGCCAACTGCTGACGACGTTTCTCATCGATTGTCACACCCCACCGTGTCCATTCCTCCGAGGTGCGTGACCCATAAAACGTATTTAATCGTTGTATCGACTCAATCAAGTCCGTCGCCTTCATCCGTTGAAATAGCCCCAGCATCTCCATCCTTTTCAACACCTGTTTAACGTTAATGTTCAACATTGTAGGCTTGTCGCTATCTTTACAATACGTACCAAATTTATCAGTAAACCATTTCTCGACTGCCGGCGCGGCGCAAGATGCCATCAATCCTCGAAACAATTGCACTGGCACGTTTTGGTTGATAATGTTATACAACCTATACATCTCCTCCTCTGTATTGATCAAATAACGGTCCACGCGTATGGTGAGCATTTGGATCTCCGGAAACGTCGTGCGAAGTTTGGCAAGGACATGCAGACGATGTTGGCCATCAAACACAATGTATTCGTTTTTCTCCGGATACGATCCAACCGAAATGCTTCCTGTAAACACTACATCGCGGTGTGTTTCATAATATAACTTTATATTCTCATACATCTCGTTAGCATGATGTTCATTTTTACACCTTTGGAAAGGTGGTAAGCTCATATTGTCAAGCAATTTGCCGATAGGCAACTCGGTATAATCAATTTGGGCACGGGATAGGGGAAACATCTTGAATTTCTTTAAATTTCTCTAAATAAATTTATACATCTTTAAACGTCTTTAAACAGATTTATTAAACATTTAAAAGCACGCACAACTCGTGCATAAAATCTTGATTATAATTTAGGTCGTCAAAATTTAAATTGTCCATATACACCTGCTGGGCACGCATCGAATCGTCCAGCAACTTTTCGCGTCGTGACCGGTCATCCGACGATAAGCGGTCTCTTTCCTTTTCAATGCGCTCAATCACTGTATCATAAATTTCCTTCGTAATCATCTTTACAGGCACTGTAAGTTTTTTGCACAACAAACGGGCCTCGATGTCTTCCTTTAGGTTTCCTTGGACATCTAAAATCTTGAATTTTTTACGCGCCATATCTGTACAGCACACCATCATTTTATTATCCGGTGTTTTGATAACGTGATCGACGCAGAAACCCGCAAGGCGTTTCTGGCCACCAAAAAAATCTCTTTCAGTATAATACTGGCGCATTGTATCCTCCAACTGTTTGGGTTCCAAGCTGTCAACCGTATAAGTGGATGAAAGCTGGTTGCGGATGGTATTGTTGACGGTATTGTGAGTCGTTGTAGCCTTGTTACTACCTTCACGCGCAAGAGTCTGGATAAAGGCATCGCATTGAGCGATTTTCAGTTCAAGTTTGGTGATGGTTTTATCGTGTTGCTTGCCAAGCAAATCGTGTTGTTTTTCAAGCTCTTCAAAACGAACTTGTAGTTTATTGTATTTTTCATAATCAACTTTATTTTTTTCAAGTTCTTCATAGCGAACTTTAAGTGTTAAATATTTGTCGTAATCCACTTTATTTTTTTCAAGTGTGGCTTGAAGATCTTTAATTATATTTACTTTTTCTTCAATTTCGAAATAATGATCATAATTTATATTTTTTATTTGTAGATCATAATCATCTTTTATTTTTTTTATTTGCAAGTCATAATCATCTTTTAAAGTTTTTATTTTTAATTCATATTGTTCACTTGCTTTTAATAAAATATTTTTTTTACATGTTTCCATATGATTATTCATATTTGATTTATTTATAAAAGTTGTTGAACAGCCTTTACATATAAAATTATTCCCAAGTTCAATACCTCTTATTTTTAAACATGTTTTATTACTAACCAAATGTGTTTTCAAAATATACTTTGATTTGACCATTATATTACAGTGTTCGCACTGCATTTTTATTTATATAGATTTTTTAAATTAATATAAAAAAATTATAAAAATTTTGTAAAAATATAATAAAAATTTATTTTTTTACAAAAAATATAATCAAAAAAATTTGCATGAAAAAAACGATTTGACCTGTTATGCCTTAAAAAGTTACAGTTTAATATATTTATAAAAATCAAGTTTTGAAAAAATTTTTTACATCTACACACTCATAGAATGTGGATGTAGCAAAATAAAAAATTCTAAAAAATATAGAAAATACTAAAAATTAACCAATAGTTTTTTTAATCGCGTCAATAAACAAGTCAATTGTCTTTCCTTCTGGTAAAATAAAACGTTCTCTATTAGCTTGTTCTCTATAGTCTTTAAGTCTTTGAAACACATATTGTTCTACTATAGACATTGTCTCTTCATCGCCACACGATTGATAATAAATGACTTCGTGTTCATCTGTCTTATTGTATACAGAAAGTCTATTTGTTAGATTAGTAGCCTTGCCAAGAATATATTTGCCTTCCTTTTTATGAGAAGGAGTAGTAAGAATATAAATTACATTTTGTTCTGTATACTGGATACGTGGTTGCAATTTTACATATTTTTTTGTTAAATATTGTATTTTAATTTTTTGTTCTTTGTTTTTCAAGAGTAATTGTTGAAAACTTTTAGTTTTGCCAATATCAATTTTTCCAGTTAACATTACTTCATATATCCATGATGATATTTTTGCATCAAATTGAGGAGAAATCCATTGAGCAATATTAATAGCAACATAAGGATGAACCCAAGTTTTTTGTTCAGAACCCGACCCTGTTTGGTGGGTAATTAGTTCCGATATCGTGATTCCGATATCGCTAGAAAGCGCCTTTAGATAAGCTCTAGTTCTATCAAGTGAATTCCAGTGACCAAACAATTTTCCACCAGCCTTACAAAGGTTAGTTATATTAATATAACCATCTTCTCTACTTTCAACGTACATATCATTGCCAAGATCAAGAGGTTGCAGTTTATATTCATCAGACTGATTTTCATTTATATCTTTATTTTCTGAATTTTCATCTAATTCTGTATCAGCTTCATTATATATTCTATTTAAAATTATATCTTGAAAAACTTTATCAGATTGATAGATTTTTTGTTCGAGTTTGGTGATTGTTTTTTCATTATGTTTTTCAAGCTCTTCATAACGCACTTTAAGACTTAAATAATTGTCGTAATCCACTTTATTTTTTTCAAGTGTGGCTTGAAGTTCTTTTATTGTATTTTCATGATTAAAAATCATTCGTTCAAGTTCTACTATATTATCTTCATTATTTGTTAATTTTATATTTTGTTCATTTATAATTTTTTCTGATTTTTCAAGCTTTTCTTGAAGCTGCTCATTTTTTTGAATTAGCTCATTATTTTCTTTTTTATACACTTCAGTTGCTTGTAATACTATAAAATCTGTACAAGATTTTTGATGAACAGTAATATTTAATTTTGTCATAAATATATGGTTACATCCATTACATTTAAATTTTGAATCAATAGCCACTCCTCTTTCTCTTAAACATTTTTTACTTGTTATCAAATGAGTCTTTAAAGTCGTTGCATTTTTAAAAGTACTTGAACAGTATTGGCAAATATTTTCTTTCTCCATTTTATATTTAATAATTGTTTATGTTTATTAAATATTAATATATAAAATTTATTTACTTATGACTAAACTTTTCCACAACACACGCTTTGACGGGCTCTTCTCCTTTCTCTTTGCCATCTTTATAATATCTTTCTTGTGATGCAACTTTAGCAACTCCTCGATGGTAATCGGTGTCTCGTCCGTGATGCGATGCAATGGCCGGCACGCCTTGCCTGTGCTTCGTTTCCATTTCATATTCTCGCCACCGCATTCGACGATTTTCCCCTTCTCTAGATAAGGCACCACTTGGATCCATTGCTCTTTAAACCAACGCGTCAGGCCTTTTCTAGAACTTTTTTTCACGCTTTTTTTACCCTTTTTTGGACTTATTTTGCCACCCATTTTTTTGTACAGCGAAACGATGCGACTTGATCTGTAGATGGACGACTTTTCTCCGTATTCCTTGTTGGCCATCTCCAAGGCTTTTTTGTAAACCGGACTCGTCTTGTCCATATTTATAATTTCTTAAATAAATAAGAAATTATGTGCATGAAATATTACACAGCATGTTGAATTTTTAGTGACTGATTAAATACATATAATATTTAAATTATATGTAGCACTTCCTATATTTAAAGAACGATCGTGGATACAAATAGTTAATTTAAACGTAACGTTTTTGGTACGGCTTTTTGTGAAAAAGCCGTGTTTACTCCACAAATCGCAATCGTGGCATAAACAGTTTTTGCAACTGGTCAATTACCTTTTTAAACTGCTCTCGTGTTTTGTAGAATTTTTTAAACAAATCCTTCTCCCCATATACCGTCTCCAACACCTCATCAAATGGATTGATCATCAGTTTCATATAATACAAATAATCAATCTTTAGTGACTCCGCATGTTCTTTGAAATAATCGGTATCCTCCATCTTCTCGCCTAGTTTATCTCCATTCTGGGTAATCACGTATCCCAACCTCTCCCCCGCCGACACGTGCGACCCCCTTGCCCGCATCCGTTCCGCCAACTGGATCTGTGCCGGCAACGACAACTTTACATACTCTTTGAAAATCAAGTATTCTAAATTGTGCAAATACGATTCGTCCTCTATATCCTCCTTTCGACCAAACGCCGTAATGATATTTCGCAACACGTCCATATTGGCCTCTTCGTGATACAATCCCAGTTCCTGTAAACGTTTCTTGCACTTTTTGTCGTCAATGTGCAACGGTCGTATCTTGTAATCGGCAATCGCCCCAATGCCTTTGGTCACCACCAAATCCTTGATGGGCAACGCATTTACACACAATTTTTTCACGTCCTCGAAAAGTTTCCACAATACCACGTCCAAGTCTTCGCGATAAAACGATTTCAAAATCGTGTTGGCATATGTGTCGCGAATGTATTTGCTATTGTCACGACGACTCAACAACACACCGCGTTTGGCAATCTTATTGTCGACATTGCCATCCAAGTCGCATTTCAATGCCATATATCGCTTTTTGGTCAAGATAAGATACCGCCAATAAATCTGCTCTTCGTATGCAAATTTCATCGGCTTTGGAAACAACGAACTGATTTCAGATTCGACTTGACGACAAAACGAATCCAGATCTTTGGCCTTTGTCTTGTCCGCGTATTCTGAAAAATTAATGTAACAGGAATCCGTATTTTTAAGAATAATACGACCCACACCTCCCAAAAATCGACCAGATTCGGTTTCAATGTCATATACATAGTCGTCGGCTTTGGTATCCGGCAACGTGATGATTTTCTTGACAGCATCAGGATTTGCGCGAAAGGTATCGCACGTATGCAACGTATAAATATTCTCTTTATCTGTACGCGTATTCATTGCGACATTGAATCCAAGTGAATGCAACAAGGTATAAAGTCCATGTGCACCGATTTTTCCTTTGCATTCGTTTTGCCACTCGCACCCTTTAAGAAATTGAAGTTTGAACGAGTCTTTTCCATTCAAGATAAAATAAGGCACTTTTTTATATCCTTCCTTGTCATAAAATAAACGATGCCATTTGTTCACAATAAAAGACGTATATTCATTTTTGTTTGGCACCAATTTGTCCCCTACGATTTTCCATTCAAATAAAGGCTCACATCGTTTTAATGTAAACTGGGCAAATTCAAGATTTTCATCGATAATTTCCCAGATATGTGTTGTGTTTGTTTGACAGTTTCCTTTAGCAAAAAATAAACCCCAAATGTATGCCAAATCGTCGCATAAATTCTCGGATGGATTGCATGTATAGTCCGTCTCTGAAATATAAGCGGTCTGTTGAGGCGTTTCATTAAACACACATTCCTTACATTTTTTTTCGCAATTTACTGTTCTGTCAAACTCAAATTCAAGTTTGTGTTCTTTGCATTGAATACATTCGTAGACTTTTCCTTCAATGATTGCATCTTTAATCTCCATTTCCAAAAAGTCTTCTTTGGGCGGAAAACTATGATACAATTCTGACCCAATATTCAACTCGGTCGGCTTGATTTTATTTTTATCCTTATCAAGCAAACTGTGGTCTTCAGTCACATCAACGCACCCCGTATGTGTCAATACGCGAAACATCTTTTTGATCGTTTTATGACGAATGACACGTCGCACGCGACTCCAACAATCGCCTGTCCATACTTTTAAAATATTCATAATACGAAAGGCACCGGTCGACACAAATGGTAAAGTCTGTTCTTTTTCGCGTCGATTGGATTCAACATCATCGGATTTAAATTCGTCATAATTTTTCCAGACTTCTCCAATCTCATCAATCCGTAGAATGTCAACCGTTTGGTCTTCATATCGAACAAGGATAGGCGTGTCACCTGTTACGCTGTCTCCGTAGATCAACTTTGCCCCATAATTTTCTACAAGAAATTTTGATGCCTTCTCAATGCTTTGTCGACCTTTTGCTGTTGTACATGTTGCGCCATAAAGAAATGGCAAATAACCCTTTCGTGTTCCCATCCCGCCATACATGCTATTGTGAACAATAAGATCCCCAACGCCTGCCGCAAAATGATGATTTTCGGTTTCAATGTCATAAATATACTCTACTGATTCTTTTTCTGTATATTCATACAAAACATTGTATCCATCATCGCTTGCCTCGCAACAATCGCAAATTTTTACATATGTTTTATTATCAAGTGTTATACCCTTTATGCCAGTTAAAGATTCTTTTTGACAACACCATTTACGATATTTAATTTTTTTTGTGTTTGTATAATATTCAATAATGGATGATTGACGTTCTTTCATAACATCAACAAGTCTATCAATTGCGTCTAATAGTTTTTGTCGTGGGATACGTTCACAAATAATTTTAACCCCTCTGTAATAGACATATCCTTCTTTATTGAAAAATATTTTTGTTTGATTTCTGATAATATCAGGCTGTAATTTTTTAATTTCGGGAACAGGTGTTGAATCTGTGATTGTTTTTATAGATGTGTGATTTTTATTACGAAAAGATGTACAACATTGCAATCTATAAATGCTATCTTTTCCAGGTGATAAACTAATACTTACAATGTATCCTAATGATTTTGCTAGATAACACAATCCAGCTGATCCTATTTCTCCTTTATTTGTAATAACAACGCCTTTCTTTAAAAGTCTACTACCATCACCTGCATAATAACCCATAAAAAATGATTGACGTGTATGTAAATCAGCTGAAAAAATTTCAGACGGAATTCGCTTTGTACCACGTGCATCATAAAATAATTTTCTGTATTTATTACACAATAAAACAATCGAACCTTCTTTGTTATTTACAGGTTTTAAATGAAATACACCTGCCGTTTCATAAAATGGAGAAATAATCATATTTAAACCTTCGCATTTTTCTGCAAGGAGCTTTACGCGTTCAAGTAGATTATAATTATTGTTATAAATAATCCATGACGACTTTGCCTTTTCTAAAACACCCCATACCCCACAAGTTCCTTCAGCAAAAAACAAACCCCATAAAAATGCTTGTTCATCGTTGATATTTTTTAATTGAAACGTATCAATCGTTTCATTGTTAATTGTGTCAAATAAAGGCGTTTTTGGTGTATCCGACGGCAACGGAAGAGTTGCATGCAATAGCTTGTCGCCAATCGACACATCAATCGTTCTAACTTCCTTTGCATTTTCATCCAACAACGAATGCTCTTCTGTCACATCTACGCATCCCGTATGTGTCAATACTCGTTTAAGAGGCGTTCGAATAGGGTGACGAATAACGTATTTGATTGGTGTAAACCCTTTCTCTGTCCATACCGACAAGCCTTTACGAGGTTTTGATACTTCGTTCAAGTCATCGTCCGATATCCATAACGAGTCGCTGATTTCTTCCATCGTCAAATACATAAATGTGCCATCTGCATCAATGCACGGAATCGGTGTATTGGGAGCCACGCTATTTGCCGAAACTTTATAAGATAATTGACGCTTGTCCAAGACTGTAATCATACGTTTTTTGTCGTCGTATTCGGCGCTTCCCTTGTCCTTCATTTCATCCAATTCAATTGTCATCTGTTTCATCTCTGCATTTGTCCTTTTGCGTGCATCCAACAAGTTTTTCAGCAACGTCGGTAATACGCCCATCGGCTCTTTCATAAATCGATGACGCTGTTTATCGCACACCACCTCCTTTTTGGTCGTCTTGATCTCTGCCCCCGGACACGTGCAATTGATATGCTCTTCCCATTCAATCACGTGACACTTTTCATCCGGAATGCTTGGATCCAAGACCAACGTGCTGTAATCAATATTGTTGCTGATAATCGTGCTTGGATACAAACTACTGAAATCAAATGACACCACCATCTCATACAATCCCGGCACCGGTGGAAACACGTATGCACCCGTAAACCTGTCCGACTCGTTTGTCACAAACGAATCCTTATCAATCACAATATTATCAGCCATACACTTTTTGTACACCTGTGAGAAAATCTTGATTTGTTGCCCTTGCGTAAACAACGTAAACATCGGTGTGTTACACGTGTTGCTCATCTCACACAAACCAATCCAGATCTGCAATTTCTCAAATAGTTTCAAGACCAAATTGCTATCTTGGACGCAGTATTTGCCTACCAATGCCAAGCTGTCCGGCGTAAACATACGATAGCACTTGAAAATACCTTTAGGTGTCAGCGGATCTTTGGACGCCGCCAAAAACTGATCCGATACCGTTTTCAGCTTGTAATTTTCCAACTTGTAATCGCGTTGAATGATGGGCAACAAATCAATCCAAAGACGCCCATGTGCATCCAAATATTTAAACTCTTGATTTTTGAACGCCGAACTGCTCCAACTGATCTCTTTCATCTTGCACGGCACGCCACGCATACATGAAAATTGTGTAAATTGGCGCTCGATATTACACACTTTGGACCGCTCGTATAGATACAAGATATCAAAAGAAAAGATATTGTAGCCACAAATGATTTGCGGGTTTTTTTCCAAGACCAAATCCTTGAATCCTTCCAACAACTGTCCTTCGGTCTCATACCCCAACACCTCAATGCCTTCGCCAAGTTTGTCCATATTTAAATCCACAATCTCGCCCTTTTTGTTTTTGCACAAAGTTAGGATGTATTTCTCAAACTTTTCCTCGGGATCGCCGTTTCGTGCAAACACGCACGAAATCTGAAACACTTTATCTTCCGGTTGCGACGATTGTGGAAACACGTTGGGATTATTTGAATTGACCTCAATATCAAAGCTAAGAATGTAAGGCCGTGCTGGAACTTTGCCCTTATTGTCAATCGGCGCAAAATGGCGATAACTGCAAAGAAACTCGTGATGACACAAACTTTCACGCTCGTCTTCGCTCTCGCGTTTTTTGCCCTTGAATGCAAACCAGCTGGCCGGCTTGATGTCCATCATACACATAAATTGCAAAACGGGATTGGCGTCGGATTCGTGTACTTTCAAGGTGATTTTGGATCCGCTAAAAAAGATAGGCTGACGCAATTTGTAAGAAAATGTGCGAATATTGGTGGTCGTCTTGAAAAAACATTTGAGAAAGGGATAGGTCTTGTCAACATACTCACCGGTTTCCGTCTTGTCTTTTTTGGCAAAGTAAAGTTTTTTCTTGCTTACAAACTCCATCTTGACAATCGAGTTGAACGACATCTCTTTTAGTTTGGTTTGAACGACGCTTAGAGATGCCGGCGACCATGTTTTATCGGTAGGCAACTCGATGTAAATGTAAGGCAAAAAGTCGTCAATTTCAATGTAAATGCTTTCATTTTTTCCAGACAGACAAAAGATGCGGAGTTTTGTCGCACCATACTCCTCGTAATGATGCCAGTGATACGGAAAGGCTTGCAATGACATTTTCGCGATCGTGATGAAACGATTACGTTTTCTTATTTTAAAATTTGCGTTTTAAAATATCAATTTTAAGCGGAGAGGGGTTTCGCCCCCTCACGGCGAGTAATATTTGGCTACGCCCACTTTGAGAAGCGACCCTTTTCTAAAGGGTTGTTTTTAATACCGCCGCGAGGGGCGGGACCCCTCTGTGGAACCGCGCTTTGGGGGTACGGCCCTTTTCTAAAGGGCTGTTGAGGGGTTTCGCCCCCTCACGGCGAGTAATATTGGGCTACGCCCTCTTTGAGAAGCAACAGCGGGCACGCACGGCGAGTTAAAGAATACTTTATGGAAGGCGTAACTGCTATACAATCTATTTTTATCGCTTTTTCACAAAATATATTGATTCCAAAAATATTACGTTTAAACTATCAATAAATTGATTAACTATAAAATCAAAGTCTAAAAATAAAATATACTAGTATGATCTAAATAACGATTTGATAAATATTTTTTATTTATAGTTTTTTAGATGATCGAGTCTTTTTAGATGATCGAGTCTTTTTAGATGATCGAGTCTTTTTAGATGATCGAGTCTTTTTAGATGATCGAGTCTTTTTAGATGATCGAGTCTTTTTAAAATCGACATAATATTCTCTTATACGATTTCTTATCATGTCTTCTGTTATAACTTTTTGTTGTGGTATACCTAAATAAGCTTTAAAAAACATCAAGTCGTCTGTATTTTTTAAGTTGTCTACAAGGGTTTGTCTAACCCTAACCTTAACTCCCTTATTTATGTCACGTTCTAATTTAACCAATTCTTCGTTCAACATGAATTTTGCAATATTTATACTAGTGGCACCTATGTAACTTTCTAGTGGCGGTGGCGTGTCATCAGCATCAGCCATCTTTATTACATAATAAATTTTTTACGCGTTTTTATATTTTATGAAAAAAAGCAGTGACATATTTAGTTGGTTTAATCAAACCTCATTGTTATTACATTTTTCTTTTTCACAAAAAGCGGTAGGTATGGAAATAAAAATTTATATTTTTAGGCATTGGATTTTTACTATAAATCCAATTATAAATCTGTTTATTGTAATTCAGACTTAAAGCGACACATTTAAATTAATTTTTTGTAGAATAATTAGATTTTCTTTATTTTAGAATTAATTTTCTGAGAACTTTTACGTTTAATTTGTTTGGATAGACTTTTACGTTTAATTTGTTTGGATAGACTTTTACGTTTAATTTGTTTGGATAGACTTTTACGTTTATTTTGTTTGGATAGACTTTTACGTTTAATTTGTTTGGATTTCTTGATGCTTTTTTTAGCCTTAAATACTAATACAAAATCATCTTGTTCATCTTCATTTATAACGACATTAATTTTTTCAGTAGAAAAGCTATTGTATGCTTTAATTGCTTGATGTAAACTTATACGTGTTTTTGGATTTTCGTCTAACATATTTTTAATTAATTCTTCTATTCCAACATAATAGATAGAATGGACATCTTTAACCAACAATTTAAATAAGAATTCCAGCACTTTTCCAAGAGAGAAAATGTCAGCTTTAGAACAATCAAACATTACGTCACTATAATTATTTACTTCTGGTGCGTTACATGCGGGCGTTCCTGCATCTTTATAACAAGTGTCTGTGTCAGACCTTATAGCAAGTCCAAAGTCGATGATAGCAAGTTGCGTTTGTTCTTTATCTAAAAATACAATATTTTCTGGTTTAATGTCACGATTGTAAATGCCTAATGAATGAAAACAATTTACAGCTACTATTAATTGTCTAAATAAATTGTCAAAATCTTTAATTGTAATTTTTTGCCCCGACCTATTTTTTAAAATAATATAATTATACAAATCACCTCCATTTGCGTACTGTATTAACATCATCGCACTATCCTCGTCTTTTTCAAATCCTTCGACTTTAATAATATGAGGACACTTTTCAAGATTAACCAAAAAATCAGATTCTTGTTCTAACATTTCAAAATTTTTAAATGTATGTTTTTCTGTATCAAATTTTTTTGCCTTTTTTAAAATATATTGCTTTTTTTCGTCGCCTTTTTCGTATACTAGATAAATATCTCCAAAACTGCTCACTCGGAATTTTTTACGTGTATCTACGTATGTTTTGCCTCTTATTCTAAATGTGTTTTTTTTTTCTTCATCTAACATTTTCTGGTCCATCGTTTTACTTTATATAAATAAATATTTGTGAAAGTTTTATTAAATTAATTAGTTATTGTTAAAAAGTTGTCGAATTGCAAAAAGTTAAACCCAACAAAAAGTCATCTAAAAGTTATAAAGTTTGCGCCATTCTCCGTATAAATCTAAAAGCCCACAAAAAAATTTGAATTTAGAAAATTTTTTGGTTGGTTTAGGATTACCACCAGATATAATAAAAAAATAATAAAAGTTGAATTAGACGAAACTGAAATGCACTATGTATTGAAAAGTTTAAAAACAAAATTTGTCAATAAAGAAATCAAAGACATAATTGCTCAAGCAAATCCACAACGAAACGTTCGCGTTTGCGTTCGCTAAAACCCCGTCGTCGTTAATTTAAATGAAATTACAAATTAATTTAAATTAAAATAAAAATGGCCGACTCGAAAGAAACCGATTCAAGTGTCGAAGAAAATTTAAAATTCATGACGTGGACGTCATATTTAGAAGACCTCATCTCCAACTGGGCTGATAACGCCCTCAGTTACTCGTGGCTCAACCTTCAATCTGAAACCAAATACCGCCGTCTTAATTACATGTTCACCATCCCTATCGTGATTCTTAGTACCATTGTGGGCACCATCAATGTCGGTATGAACAGTTTATTTCCTCCCAATTTGGTGCAATACGGTCAAATCGGTACAGGTTCCATTGGTATTTTTACGGGCATTTTAGGCACATTACAAAACTTTTTTAAATACGCCCAACTCAGCGAGGCCCATCGCAGTGTGGCCATCAGTTGGCACAAATTTTACAGACAATTAAAAACCGAATTGTCGTTGGAGGCGATGTGCCGAAAACCGGCAGGGGAGTTTTTCAGGCACGCAAAGGCCGAGATGGATCGGTTGTTGGACAGCAGTCCGTACATCCCGTCGGATATAATTAAAAAGTACGCCAGCAAAAACAATACGGTCGAGTTGCCGGAGATTATTGGCAATTTGAAATCGACGACGGTATACCGCGGCGGGTTGCGTATGAGCCCCAAACAGAGCCCCAGCGAGAATTTTATAAAGATTATTGGCGACTCGGTGGACGCATTGGACAAATAAGCCGCTTTTTCAAAAAAACCGGCACCAAAAACGCTTTTTTGATATAATTTATTATATACAGACATGAAAAAACCTTATGGCTGAAGCTGAATACGAAGATCCATCTTTATTTAATAATATAAAAATTTCTCTAAGTCTAAGAGAGATAGAGACACAAATAGAAGGTATATACGATGGACATATGCACATAATAGATATAAATGATGAGGACATGGATGATAATACAAAATTAGCTAAAACAATAATTGAAAAACTAAATATTCCTAAAGTTATAATTTTCCAAGATCCTCGTCGGTATCATATAGTTGAAGTTGAGGTTAAAAAAATTGACTCAAATTTTCGACCGCATCATACAAAATCAAATAGTGGTTCTAGATTGAAAAAAGTTAAAAAGATAAATCAAAAAGCGTCAAGCGTTCGCGAAAACCCCGTCGTCAATAAGTGATATTTAAAAAAAACTTTTTAAATAAATGAATGCATTAAGAAAGGCTTTTACACAAAACGCGCGATATACCGAAAGCCAACTTTTGCTTATTGACCTCATCATTTCTTTTTTAAAATACATACAAAAAAAAGGATGTAAAACTAGCAACAATTTACACAATCTTATCTGTAATTTTATTATTATGTACACACCCTTGCCAAATAAAGACAATGCCAAATTTATCGTGTTTGATAAAAATCTAGGCGGAGGTGTATATGGAGATGTGTATGATAGTGGAATGTTTGAGATGGTGCCTATTGTCACAAAATCCCCCAAAATATTTATGACAGATTCAATCCAAGAAATATTTCTTAATGTTGTTGTCATTAATTCGTTAATAATGAAATACCCGTGGCTTCGACACCATCTTGTTCCTACATTAGGCTTATTTATATGCGGACACACTTATATAGATATAGATACAGATACAGATACAGATACAGAAAGAAAAAGAAAGCTAGTCAGTGTATGTGATGATACAAATGAAAAACCAAATATCCATCTTGTGCAGAAAAAAATAAAGGGTAAAACATTATACGATTTTTTAGAAATGAACCCTGTATCACTTTCATGGGTTAAAAAATGTTTGCTTTATCTTTTAAAAGCCTTAATTGTTCTTGAAAAGTCTAAATACAATGTGTATCACCGCGATTTACATGGAAGCAATATTATGATTGAAGATAAAACTGAAATGCCCTTTATTCTAGACTTTGGTATATCATCGTTTCAATTAAAATCATTAGACGTTTCATTTTGTTTTTATGACGAGATCAGGTATGACGGGAAAAGAGTGAAAAGTGCCGTAAATGATGTAAATAGTCTAATGCGAACATTTTACAAGTTTACAGTGGATGTAAAGATTAAAAAATTCTGTAAAAATATAACGAGATATTTATTTGGAAACTTGTGGAAAGCTGAAAATAAAAAGTTGTTTGCGTCAGGTGACAGTGACTTCTTTTTTGAAGATGAAGCGTATAGTACATTACATTTTTATGAAAACATGATAGAAAATGCATATGAACGCGCGCGCGTTCACGCTCACAACATGGCCATTTTAAATTTAATTACGTATTCAGCATTTAAAGACTTGATTGTATAATATGTGCAAAAACCTTGTACACATTTATAACCTCTGTGGCGAAATGGATATCGCGTCCGACTTCTAATCGGAAGAATGCAGGTTCGACCCCTGTCTGAGGTAATATAATTTTAAAATTAAAATTATATAATAAATTCATAAATAGTTGTACCGTTTTTGGCACGGCTTTTATGAAAAAGCCGTATTTTTAAACGAGATCGGCAAGATAATCTTCGTACGTGTAATAAGCTTGTAAAAGAACGATTAGGTTTTCATAGACCAGCGAAAATAGCGAGACACGCTGAACACCGACGCGGTTATAGATGGTATTGAGAAGCATATCAACGTCATGAAAGTAAAGAAACGCTTGCATTTTATCGATTTGGCCTGCAAATTCGGTTTCACTATACTGATTGACAATGTCCATCAAGGCCTCGCAAAATTCGTCCTCGTTTTCGATATGATATGTTGCGAAACGACTTTTCATATCTTCTAAATACACGGATGTCTTGTTGGTGACGATGGATACAGGCAAATTTTCATTATCCATATTTAATGCTTGCTTTTGTTTTTTCTTTAAATAATTTAAAATAATCAATTTCAATTGTTGGTTAAAATTTAAAAATGTGTACCTGTTGGTTGGGTCGTGCCACGTGGCGTCGATGGTGTATTGCCCCCAGTCAAGCACTGAATAGCCGACGGATTCTGATTGTAATCAACATGCTGGGCAACTGGCAACGTATTTGTGACCTTTTCAAACGTATTTTTTGCATCGGATACTGTCTTTAATGCGACACTTGTTTGAGGTTGTGTTGGCGCCGAATGCATTCCGTCGCCGTTCCATATATGTGACTGACCCTTATTGTCTGTCCAAACACTGTTTGGGCCTGTGGTGGGAAGGTAAGATGAGGTAATATTCACAATGCCTGCCGGTTTGTAAAGGTTGGCCATACTGTAATTGGAAACGCCTGCCGTATAAATACTTTGCATCTTCTTTATTTCTAAATTATTTTTATTCATATTTTGATATTTTGATATATTTGATCTGCTGTAAACTGACCTGACATACAATCCTTTGCAATAGCTTGTATATAGAAGTTTTCGTATCTTTCAAACATGCGTCCCAATGCAATCACATCTTCGATTGGATTACGTTTTACCAATCTAAAAGATTTGGCTGTAGTGTAATCAAAAAATTTGTATACACGCTTCCCGTTTTTGTTTACCCATCCTATTGTTTTGGGGCTAATATTAAATAGCGCTACTTTATATAAATGAAACTCTCTGATCGCATATAAAAGTTGACAAAAACAATCAAATGCATTTTTATCAATATTTATCTTTTCATCTCTAGTGATTTTGGTGGTGTTTTCATCTTTTTTATCTTTTTCATAAAAATCACCAAGTATTCCATCCAATCGCTCCATTGCGATATTATTACCCCACATATCATATACATGAATGGAGTGTTTCATTCCATTAAAAATATACAAATAGCGTATTGCCGAAACAATATCGAGCAATTTTTCTTGTGGAAACTGTTTAATCACGATATTGTTGCCAAATTCTGAATGCGTGGCATTGTAAAATATGCGATGTTTTGTCTTTAGAAACTGGTTTAGAATTCGGTATTGAGAATACTGATGTGGGCCAATTGTTATATTGTCCCAAGAAAAGTTGGTAGAAATACTTGACATATTATAAATTAAAAAATAAAATAAAATAAAAATCATTTTTATGATACCTCTTTTTCACAAAAAGCGGTACCAAAAACGTTACTTTTAAATTAACTATTTTCAACCACAATCTCGCTTCAAATAGTGCTACATATTTATTTTAACCACGAATTTAACCATTAAAAATAAAATGACCTAAAATGAGTTACATGTCTATGGAAATAAAAGTGTATTTGAAACCACCATCGCGGTTTCAAATAATGGGTAACAACTCTTTTTTCTTTCTCTTTTTCTTATCTTTTCTCTCTTTCTCTTTCTTTTCTCTCTCTTCTCTTTTTCTTTCTATTTTTATTCTCTAAGGTTCACTCATACCGATAGGTTCACTCATACGGATCGCATGCGTCTTTTCGATCTTTATCACTTCTGATAAAAGATTATCGCACTCAATCGCCTTCTGATTGATTTTTTTTTCGATACTCCGGTGTCTTGACCATAACTTGGTATTCATGGCTTGGACTTTCAAATTTTGTGTAAGGACTTGAAGCGTAATGTGTAAATTGTCCAACTCTTTTTCCAAGGCGTTCATCTTTTGCAAAAGTTTGGAACGGGATGCGTAGGCCAGCTGTTTTTCCATCTTGTCAACAGGGATAATTAAATAATTAAAAAAGTATTTCTAAATAATCGATTTTATACGGCTTTTTCACACGGCTTTTTCACAAAATAAAAGCGGTGTGAAATTAACTACTGGACCCATGATCTAAATGTGTAAAAAATGAAGTTAAAATAATAAATTTTATAAATAAAAAATTTTATAAATAAATGAAGGTGTCTGTGACAGACCTACGTCACTGTATACGTACAGTTCTTGGCGATGAAGAGGCAGCCCAACGTAGCCCTGAAAATATGAAAAAAATAATAAAAATGTATTTGAAACAGTCCTTTCATCCTATTTTCAAGTTGAATGAAAATATTTGCAAACGACTTTCCCATTTTTTCCGAAAAGAAAAGAATGAGAAGGAAATCATGAAACACGTTCGCAACTCCCAGAACGACGTGTGTCTACTCCATACTCTCCGAAATATGCTCTGCAAAAAAGAGAAAAAGGCAGAAATAGGCGACCGTGAATTATCTCGTATAAATGATCTTTATTACGAATTAAAACTTGTACAAAAAAAAATGTCACCTTTCTTTCAATACTTGGATTTAGGCTGTTCTGAAGGTAAAATCACAAAGGCAATGATTCATGCTCTGAGCCTCCGTCCAGACCAAGCCTTTGCATGTGATATTTTTGATCAACCACCAGAACCAGAGTTTTCTTTTAGGCTGAATACGCCTACCCATATTCCATATGAAACCCATCAGTTTGATTTTGTTACATTATTTATGTCTGCACACCATTTTAGTCACATGGACGATATGATGAAGGAACTATTGCGTGTTTTGAAACCGGGTGGATATGTATTGATTCGCGAACACAATCTAACGAGCGCAGATGATGAAATTTTTTACAATATTATTCATGCTTTGTATGCATGCGTTATAAATTCAGAAATGACCCCATACGACTTTGTTGAGTCGTTTATTCATACAGATCAAACTAGTCGTTATTACTCAAAATATTATTCGATTGCCGATTGGATAAAGCTTTTCAGAGGATACGGATTTATGGATATGAGGACGGGTGCTCACGGATTTTATGACAAATATAATAGGATCTATAAATTTGATCAAATGAATGGATTCTATCAATTGTTTCAGCTTCAATAAGCAGTAAAATTATTAGTTCAAATTATTACATAATTTGAAATTAAAAGAGCACTTCCTATCAATATACCGCTTTCTACCGCTTTCTACCGCTTTCTCTTATTTTGTGAAAAAGCGGTGTAAAATTAATACAATTTAAAATTTAAATTCTTTAATAAAATGGGAGTTTTATACTGGGTGCTCGGTATATTTACAATTCTTACGTCGCCATTGAGTGTGATGGCAAAGCCTTCTTATTCTGACATTGTACAACAGACAAACAATATCACGTCTGAATTAAAAGACGTTGCGTTGAGTCAGTTCTACGAAGCCAAACAAGACGTTTTCAATGCCAAGCAAACTCTTGTATTGTCAAAGCAAGCACAAACGTTCTTTGATGAATTTCAACAAACAAATAAAGGCATGGATTTGACAAAGTCCAACGCTTTCTTTGTCGATTTTAAAAACCGATTTGAAAATGATGTGGAAAACGCGGAACAAGGCGTATTGATGTCAAAGCAAATCCTTAAACTTTTTACGCAATTGAAAAGTCAAATTGATAAGGAACGCGATACACGTGAATGTTTGCCTACTCGAAAGCCACAGAAGGTTGTCGCGCATATGAAAAAGCTTAAAGACGTTGTTGCATCTACAAAAAAGCGTGTAGCTTTAGCGATGCCTACGAAAAAACCGATAAAAGCTGTTACACCTACGAGAAAGCCGGTTGCACCTACTAAAAAGCCTGTTGCACCTACTAAAAAGCCGGTTGCGCCTAGTAGAAAACCGGTTGCGCCTACTAGAGCACGTGTAGCTGTTGTAATGCCTACGAAAAAACATACAGTCGTTATGATGCCTCCTAGAAAGCCAGCAAAAGCTGTTGCACCTACTAAAAAGCCGGTTGCACCTACTAGAGCACGTATAGCTGTTGTAATGCCTACAAAAAAACATACAGTCGTTATGATACCTACAAGAAAGGTTGCACCCAAAAAACCCGTAACTGTGGCCCCTAGAAAAGCAATGTCAGTTATTGTTCCTCCTAGAAAGCCCGTGGCCGTCGCTGTTGCTCCTAGAAAGCCCGTAGCCGTCGCTGTTGCCCCTAGAAAGCCCGTAGCCGTCGCTGTTGCTCCTAAAAAGCCCGTGGCCGTCGCTGTTGCCCCTAGAAAGCCCGTGGCCGTCGCTGTTGCTCCTAAAAAGCCCGTGGCCGTCGCTGTTGCTCCTAAAAAGCCCGTGGCCGTCGCTGTTGCTCCTAAAA